TATCAATATTATATATATATGATTTTTATATCAATTTTTTGAAAAAATTGACATAATTTTTGATATAAATAAATGTTATCAATTAATAGTATTAATCATGTATTTTTGTGATAAATGCAATTACTTATATAATTATACTAAAGATGTAAAAAACAAACAATTTGGTGGTAAGAATGCTAATGATAATATCAATAAAATATTTGATAAATTTGCTAGACGGGAACAGATTTTAGAAGAGGATTTGGTTGATGTTACTGGACCAGAGTTGTTGAAGGATGATAAATTTGATAAGATGAATAAGAAAGATCAACGAACATTTTTGACAAGCATCAAACGGATCAATAAAAATTTTTTTGTAGAATCAGCAGAAGAGAGCGAGCAAGGAATGGAAAACACAAACATCGCATATTTTTTTTGCAAATATTGTAACTATCATAAACCCATGAAGGCTGGGACAGTAATATATTCTAAAGATCATAATAATGATATCAGTATCGAAACTGAAGATTATAGTTTGATGTGTCATAATTATTCTCTCCCGCGTACTAGAAATTATATATGTCCCAATAAAAAATGCGAAACGCACAAAAACATTGAACTCAGAGAAGCGGTGATGACGAAAAACAAAGCAGACAGAATAATTTATGTTTGCTGTCAATGTACGACTAATTGGATAGAGTCAAATTAACATCAATGGTATAAAAAAAAAATTGATTTTAAATTTAATTTAAATAAATTTAAAATCATATAAAATAACAATTTGGCAATCAATATTATACTATATGACAGATAAAAAACATCATTCCGAATCAAACATATCACCACTCGAGAAATTATACTTGTTCATGGGAAAATATCGAACCGAATCTACAAAAAAGAAAGGCGATAACTTACCGTTTACACATGCAAATACACATACACCATATGGAAAATTTAACATTCCAGATGATATGAGTAACCGATTTCACGAATTATATGTTGACGCGGTATGCGCTGGATATCAACCGCATATAGTAGAAAAGCATAAGGAATATGGTCCGATACTATTGGATTTTGACTTTGTGCAAAGTGGAGATAAACCAAAAAGGTATTATACCACTAAAATAATTCAAACACTTGTCAAGGAATATAATAGGCTGATTTATAAATATCTTGATGTTAAAGCCAAATTTATGGACGCTTACATATCCGAAAAAAGTGCACCTGCATTAAGAAATGGAGAATATCACGATGGAATTCATGTCATCTATCCATACATTTGCACACGCCATGGATTACAAGAAGCTATGCGCGAGGAGTTTATCGAAATAATTCGAGAACTCGATGTTTTCAAAGATATCCCTCATAATAATTCTCTCGAAAAAGTAGTCGATAAATCGGTCATCTACTCAAATGGTTTTATGATGTATCTATCTCGAAAAAATACGTCATATAAAGCATATGAATTGACGCATGTTTATTGTCCAAGTAACAAAAATTTGTATGATTCATTTATTCCAAGTGATTTGAAATTAACAAACAGAAAGTTAATTCATCACCTTGTTACCATAACTAGCATCCGCCGTTTTAGCGAAAGGGACATTATGAAATTGAACGAAAATGTAGATCCCCTTGTTGTTGATAGCAAGATCAACGCTATCAAGGTCAAATTGCAAGATAAATTCAAAGATAGAAAATTGGGGGATGTCCATTCTGACAACGAAAATTTTAGTAATTACATTGGTGACAGTCATTTCATTAAAGCTGTACCAGATGATGTGTTAGCCGATACGCGAAACATTCTATCGTTGTTGTCTAAGGATAGAGCTTTCAATTATGATGAATGGTACAAAGTTGGTCAATGTTTGAACAATATTGATTATCGTCTGTTACCCGACTGGATAAGATTCAGTAAAAAGTGCCCTGAGAAATTCAAAAAAGGCGAGTGTGAAACGTTGTGGAGAAAGATGAGAGAATCTAATTATTCCGTTGCAACGTTACATTATTTTGCGGCTGAAGATAGTCCCGCAAAGTACATCGAATTAAAAAAATCAAAGATATCAAAATTATTAGACGATGGTATCCAAACCAGTCACAATACGATTGCCAAGTTAGTGATTGAAAAATACAAATACAAATTCAGATGTGCATGTATCAAACAGGGGTTATGGTATGAATACAAAAACCATCGATGGATAGAAAATCCAGGTGGTTATTCTATCAGAATATTGATTTCCGACGAATTATCCAAAGAGTATCGCGAAAAACGATCTTTGTTGTTCTCCGAAGCAGGGGAATATGAAGGGAAGAAACAAAAAATAGTATTGGAAGAAGCTGCCCAAATTTCTAAAATTCTAGGTAATTTACATGATAACCGTTTCAAAAAGAGTGTAGTTTCGGAATGTGCTGATTATGCGTTCGATCCAAATTTTCTTAGAAATATTGATGAAAACATATATCTGATTGGCTTTGATAATGGTGTTTATGATTTAGAAAATGATGTCTTCCGTGAAGGTTGTCCCGATGATTATATCAGTTTAACTACTGGTTATTCATATGTGCCATTTAACAAGGATGATGAAACTGCTATCGAGATTGAAGAGTTTTTGAATAAAATTCAAACAGATAAAGAGATGCGGGAATATTTGATGCTTTTGTTATCAACTTGTTTATCGGGATCAATTACAGAAGAAAGTTTTTATGTATTTACCGGATCAGGTGCAAATGGTAAATCCAAATTGATGGAACTGTTGAAATACACGTTAGGAGAGTATTTCAAACCTATGGATATCAGACTTTTGACCGAAAAACGATCATCATCATCATCAGCAAGTCCGGAAGTAGCGGATAAAAAGGGTATCAGAGCGTGCCCTTTTGATGAACCGAAATCCAATGATGAAATCAACACTGGTTTTATGAAAATTTTTACCGGTGGGGATACCATAACAGCAAGAGCGCTGTTCAAAGAGCCAATATATTTCAAACCTCAATTTAAACCATTCTTGTTATGTAATCACTTGCCAAACATCAATTCTGATGATGATGGTACTTGGAGACGATTATGTGTCATACCTTTTTTGAGCAAGTTTATCAAGCCAAGTGATACTGAGCAAATAGCCAAAAAAGCGACGTGGCCAAGTAATTATTTTATGGCAGATGGAGATTTATCAAACAAATTGAAGAGTTGGCGTCAAACTTTTATGGGAATGCTGATATCGTATTATCGAAAATATAAGGAGGACGGATTAGTACATCCTAAATTAGTACGTCAACATACTGTTAATTATCGCAGACGATGTGATATATTTCAAGATTTCATCAATGATTATTTGGAAAAAGCGGATGACAGTTCTTTTATTACTCTTGGTAAATTATATGAAAATCTCCGAACATGGCACAAGTCTAATTACAACGGTTCTTGTCCTAACAAAAAGGATTTGAAAACATATTTGCTAACAAGAACAGAAAATTATGTCGAAAAGTCAGAATCTCTTAAAGGATACAAACTCAAAGATTTTAATGAAGAAGACAAAGAGGGAGAATTCAACGACGAACAATAGATTCAATAATAATTCATTAATTGTTATTGAAAAAATTGATAAATAAAGAGTCTTTCGCGAAAATTTTCAGTGTCAAAGATCAATAAGTTCTATTATGGCAAGTCATTCAAACGTTAAAACTTCTAATTATGGACATATAATTATGCAAATTCATCCAAATATTAAAACAATTTGGAATGGTGAAGAGCATATTTGGTACATTTACGATCAATCTCAGCATAGATGGATTCACACGTCCTCTGAAAAAATTAGATCCATAGTATTCGGATCACATATGAGATATCATATGCGTCTTCATAAAATTAATGAAACAGAAACGATAAAAGAATGTGCAGAATATGTTTGTGATTATGATTTTTTTAATAAGTTAGATGAAAATGAACATCTTATTGGGTTTGATAATGGCGTTTATGATTTGATAACGAATATTTTTCGCGAGGGCCGCCCAGAGGATTATATCAGTTTGTCTACTGGTTATTCATACAAACCTTTCGATGCAAACGATAATTCTGTCGCAGAAATTAATGATTTTTTGAGTAAAATACAACCAGATCAAGAAACGCGCGCAAGTTTGGCATATATCTTGTCATCTTGTTTGTCTGGACGGACAGATAATACGTTGTATATGTTCGTTGGATCAGGTGCAAATGGCAAATCAGTGTTGATGGATTTGATGAAATTAACATTAGGGGACTATTTTAAACCAATGTCATCTCGAGTTTTAACGAAAGGTTATCGTGCCGATCGCGTAATGGGCGATAAGAAAGGAGTCAGAGGATGTCTGGTAAATGAATTCAATGATAAAATATACTGTAGATTTATGAAATCTTTAGTGGGCGGCGACAGTATTACGTCAATAAATTCATGTGATTATATGTTCTATTTTAGACCACAATTTAAGTTATTTTTAACATGTAACAGTTTGCCGACTATTGATTCAGATGATGAAGGTACTTTAAGGCGAATTTGTGTAATTCCATTTTTGAGCAAATTTATAGATGCTAACAAAGTGACATATCAACAAAGTAATTTTTTTATCAAGGATCCGAAGATTTCTGATAAATTTAATAATTGGCGACAGATGTTCATGGGTATGTTGATTTCTTGGCACTGTGAAACGCGCGTCGTCAAAAATATTGAATTTTCAGAATTGATACGAAGATCCACTACACATTATTGCACACAAATTCGACAACTTGCCGCTGATAAAAAAAATGAAAAATCAAACGCCAGACAGGTCATCTATAATAATGAACAAAAAATGTCGACATCTAAGTGCACAATGATAACGTTAGCAGAACATATTATGAAAACAATGGATCCGCACATTAAATATTATGATTCTAATAATGCGAAAAATTGGTACGTTTATCGTAAAGATCTTCATCGGTGGACTAAAACAACTATGTGGGCGATACAAGAAAATATATTCTCTCATGCTATCTATCAATATTGCTTCTCACACGGTATTAATATTACGCCAGGCGTAGAAAAGAATACCATGTTAAGAATTTCTCAAAAATATGATCACGAATTCATAGAAAAATTAGATGCAAACCCAAATATCATCGGATTTAATAATGGAGTGTATGATGTCAAATCACAACAATTTAGGCCTGGACAACCAGACGATTATATTACCATAAGCGTAGAACATGATTTTGTGCCACACGATCAACATCCTCATGAAAATGAAAATGTTATCAAATTGTTATCGATGTTACCCATTCATAAAAAATTTCGTGAGTATTTTTATACTTGTTTATCTGACTCTCTTTCTCGAGGCAACATTGCTAAATCTGAAAGTGACAATATGTCAGGACCAGAGTCAGAATCTGATGATGATGATATGCCAGGATTAGAGGCAGTTTCTATTGATGACGATATTGTTGAGCTAAAAAAATATCAAGGTAGAACCGTTTGCCCAATAGGAGAAAGTGACAATATGTCAGGACCAGAGTCAGAATCTGAGGATGATGATATGCCAGGATTAGAGGAAGTTTCTATAAATGACGATATTGTTGAGCTAAAAAATTATCAAGATAGAATTGATTGCCGAACAGGAAAGATGCCAATGTTAATGAAACCGATTTTTAAATCTTCTACGAATTACGCGATTGAGCAAAAATCTGAATCAAATATTAATGGTCATAATTTACCCAAATTAGTAGATGCTCACGGTAAGATAATATGCGAAAACAAAGCTGAATTGGCTGTTATGATGTTTGACGAAACGGATTCTATGATAGACATCACCCGAATTTATTTGAATAGATTTCAGACAATCACTGCATATGTTGATGATTTTGATACTGAACTTTCATTTAAGAATGGTATTTATGTGGAAGTTCCAGCTGATAAGAAAGATATTCATAAGATTAGATGTCATATGTTGGTAAAACATCAAACTAAGATGATAATGATCGATTTGCAGCAATTTTGCAATCTTTATGCATAAATATTAACAATATGAATTACATAAAAAATTGAAAAAAAAACACACTACGTAGAACGGTTTTGATATAAAAATTACAATAAGCACTATTAATAGGATGAAAAAAACTGCAAGATCAATTGAAAAAGTCGTTGTTTCCGAATCTTCTTCATACGAACAAGATGATTCGAACTCTTCACAACGTGACAGTGACGAAGAATTACCGTTAACAGACGAAATCATTTACCCAGGTTTAATATTAAACGGTGATTATGTTTTGATCAAGAAGATAGGATATGGTAATAATGCTGGTGTTTGGATGACTTACAAAATATCTACAAAATCTTATTTCGCGATCAAAATTCAAGATTATCAATGTTATGACGATGGGTGTAGAGAGATTAAGATATTGAAAAAAGTTGCAGAATTTATGGAGAAGAATAAAAGTCACAAAACGTATTGCATCAATATGTTGGAATGTTTTAAATATTCAGAAGAACATAACGACAGCGTCATATTCGTATGTAGTGTATATGATTTGTATGCTGGAAGTATTAATACACCAATATCGACTGGAGTTCATAAATATGGTTTGCCGATCAACGTTGTCAAAAAAATTACAAAACAATTATTAACAGCATTATCTGTGTTACATAACGAATTGAATGTGATACACACCGACATTAAACCTGAAAATATTTTATTGAAAGGAGTCCCTACTGTTCATAATAAAATAATAAAAATGTTCGAAGAAACCAAATTTCACGAAAAATATGACGTATTGGCAGTCAAGTTTTCTAGAAATCCTAAAAAATTTAATGAGAAGAGGAATATGTTAGCATTAGCATGCGTTGCTAATTTAGAAATAATTGAAGACGCATTTATTTGTCGACCCACAACTCTATCTGATGAAGAAGAGGAGGATAGTGGATCACATATCGAAGGCGAAGAAGATGATTTTGAAGATGTCATAAACAAGTCCGAGTCTGAAGAGGCACCAGCCAGCACGAAATTAAATAAGCGTAGTCAGTCAGTTGATGATCTGCCAGAATTTCTTGACTACAAAGTGTCTCACTCGTTAGAAGAGTTTTATGATCATGAATCTGTCATCAATAACAAAAAGAAGACAACTGATCATAAAGTTATTCTTGATGAGAAATATATCAATGATTGTGAAATAGCTGTCACAGATTTTGGTAATAGTTATTTTTATGACAGAAGGACTAAAAATGAGATCCAGGACCGCAGATATCGAGCGCCAGAAATCGTTTTAAACCATAAATATGGCTACAGTTGCGATATTTGGTCAGTTGGATGCGTTGTATTTGAATTATTAACAGGATTTACTCTTTTTTCAGTCTATGATTCTCCATTATCGAAAGATATCCATCATTTGTTTTTGATGGAAAAAATGTTGGGACCGTTACCATTAAATATGAAAAAGAGTTCTAGCCGGGCTAAATTTTTATTTGATGCTAAAAATAATTATAGTATCAAGAATGTAGACGACTTTGATATGGTGTCGATATATGACAGATTAGTCAAGCAATTCTTATTCTCAAAAGCCGATGCACTAAAATGTAGTGATTTCATTTTAGCAATGTTGAAATATAGTCCAGCTCGTCGGCCAACAGCTTCTGAAATGTTGAAACATGAATGGTTGAAAAATATTTAGATAAATATGATTTATTATTAATAAATCATATTACGCAAAAATATTACTAATCGATCCAGAACTAATTTTAGCAATATAAATCTCTAATTCCTTTCTCGACATACCATTTTTATCGGCGCATTCTTCTTTTTGCGCATCTGTCATGAAAAGATAGTTATGGGGTATGTGCACGTTCGATGGTGCTTGTCCGATTGTTGGATCTTCATATTCAAGATCTTTATACAAATCCATAAATACGTCATATTCTTTTCTTGATTGATTATTATTCTCAAAATTTATGACTCCCCTTTCTTTGAGAATGCTAAAGACAACATATTTTGCAACGAAACATGGATGTATGTCATCTTGTAATAACAAACCATCATTGATATCTTTTTCTATTTGTACGAATGATTTCTTATCGTTTTCGAAGATTCGGTACATCTCATCAATTCTGTTCTGTTCTATGACTTTGTTACGTTTATTTTCTTTTTCTAATTCAAATCGTTCATCTTCTTGTGTCATCTTTTTGGGTGCGTTTACAACTTTTTTTGGTGGTTCCGGTATCTGTTTGATTGGTTTAGTAACTTGTGGTAGTTGCGTCCGTTTTGGTTCAGCTCTACAGGGTGGTTTAGGAATCTCAGGAACAGTTTTGGTCATGTCTGCCAACATTTTATCAAACGCAGCTAACTGTGGAAACAATGTAGCAATTCGAATCACACATGAGTCGCCGTACAACACAATTCCGTTGTCGTATTCGATACTAAATTTTGTCATTGGAACGGATAAATAAATGGATTCTATGGTGACAGTTCGAAGCATCACCTTTAAATCTGTCATGGACAGGCTGCCGTTCAATGATTTTGGCATTTTGATTATTTTGTCAAATAATTGCGGAAAGATATCTACTAAATTTGGACAAATAGAACTATTTCTGGTGTCACCGATGACTAATTGATAATAATTAAGCATTATGTAATACTCTAATTTATATATATTTATGTACATTATGAACGAAAAAAATTGAAAAATAAAATATCAGGGAGTCTCATTATTTATATTTATGGGCATTAAATATCATGTCCAAATTTTATGAAAACTCAAAATTAGCCCTTAATAATTTGTTAAATAATAGAGGAGATGATGTAATAGGTAGATGTAAACTGGATGTAAATGGCGATGACATAATAGGTAGACGCCGGCTAGACATAAATAGTCAAGAGCTGTTTCTGACCAAAAAATCAAAATAATGATTTTCAAAATAGCCATACTGCATATAATACCTTATTCGTAGATTGATAATATCGCAATAATTTTTATTGCGATATTAGTACGTCAAATTATTCAGAATTTCATATCTGTTTGAATTTTTTGCAGTTTTTTTGTCATTATTTTCTCGCATGTTAAGTGCTCTTGGGAAATTACACTTGTTATTGTACTTATCATTATTGTACCTATCATTATTGTACCTATCATTATTGTACCTATCATTATTGTACCTATCATTATTGTATTTATCATTATTATACGGTTGCGGTCTAGAAAACTTAGTTGCAAAAGAATGTTTATGCAATTTTTTATGACCATCTGTAAATATTGGCGTGGGAACTTCTAATTTTCCTTCCTCTTGCAATGATGTCCGAGAAACATATTTTTGGTAGCGTTCTTTTCCTGAAGGAGAACCTTGGGATTTTGGTGTAACCGAAACTCTGGGCCCTGAATTAACGTCATCGGATGCAAATTCTGTGACAGGTACATGTTCACTTTTGATAACGCTATCGTTTTTTTCTAACGAAACATCGAATACCCAATTTTTGGTTTTCTTAAAAATATTATTACGATGATGTAACTCTGAATTTCCCATCGTTTTAACATCAACCAAACGAATCTCTTTCGCCATATGCTTTGTCACAAAACCGATAGTTTTAATAGACAGTTGAAAGTCATTCACATTTTCTAGTGATAACTCTATTTTGTTCGTTAGTGCATATGTTAAATAATTGATAATTGAATCGATATCATTTTTTAATACCGAATGCACGAAATGATGTTCGTTACATGTAACTTGTGTTGTTGGATCATCAAAGTTGTAGTAATTTTTGCATTTTGTGTATTTCGAGCAGAAATTATATGATGATCTGATAATTTTAGGGGTGGAATTAGAGCTATCGTGAATGATTAGCTCTTGGCCAATACGTTCTGCGAGTATTTTAGATGCATTACTTATCCATTTTAAATATTCAATAATGTCACTCATTTTGTCAAAATCTATGAGATCGCATTTTTTAATAGTCCTAATTTTATTGGGTTGGTTTCCGTCCATCAATCCGCGAATGAATTGCGCAATTGATGACTCATATTGCATAATATGTAACGCTTTCAAATCATTTGGATCTTTTTTGATCATATCTTCAACAAAAATTTGTTCTATGCCGTTCATGTTAGCAACATCGTCATCGTGTAAAAAACTAAAAACCGTTTCATTTTTAGCAATTTTGTTATTCTTGGGTGGATCAGGACTGTTTTCTTCAATTATCAAATTGGGATTCAACACATCGATCGTTTTTTCATCCAATTCGTTAAACCAAATATCAATATCATCGTCATAATTATGATCCATACTACTCAGTTTATTAATATTGCCTTTTATTTTTTTATATACATTACGAATATAAATATCACATTTTAATTATAAAATAATACTATAGATGGATACCACAAAAATACGAAAATTTGCCCAAGCGGAACTGGAAATAATCAAAAATAATGAAAAGAAAAGACAATCTGAGAAAAAAAACATAGTTAAAGTTCCACAAGATCTTAAGAATAATTTTGACCTTAACAATTTTTTAGAAAGTTATGTACCAAAATCTTCAGAGAACGCACTAAAAGGATGTCTATGTGATAAACGTCTACAGGGATACCAGATATTATCTAAAAAAAATATGAAGGATTTAATTGCAGGGAAAACCTACATCAAATATATCAAGAACGGCATTGGCTATGACATGAAATTGTTACAAACTGGCGGAATTTTTGTTGCAGGGGGAATGTCACAAAAAAATGGTTTCAAACACACTGAAATACCAGAAGAATGGACACATCTGATGCTCAAACTACGCAAAGGTGAGGAAGAAGACGATGCACATGTTTTTGTTGTTAAAATACTTAACTTTTACATCTTCTACAAATTATTTGATGAAGTGTTGAATAATAATACGATACGTGATATTATGGTTAAGCTACAGAATAGCGATATGGACACAGCAATTCCCACTCATGTCAAACTAAAACGCAATACTAAATGATTATAAAAATTAATGAACATTAGATATATAATGTACAAACGCACACAACGTCTTGGAGCTGACAAAACATACAAAAAACCGGATGTAACTTTTCAAGAACAGCTAAGCAAAGAAGAAATTGCCGAAAAGTTAAACGGTTATGAAAAAGTAGATAATATAATGGATGTGCCAATAAATACGCACCTTCGGTATTTTATTTTTGATAATGATGGGACAGCTAGTTTTCGGACCGGAGGATTATTGCAAAATAAAAATAATGGTGATGTATACGTCGTGCTATCTAACGGGTCCTTCACCTGGAGTGTTCAAGTTAAGACCGCGCAATTTTATAGAAAGTTAACACATGTCGAAGAATTGGCCATGGTACATGATGCATATCAAAATAAAATTGATGAACAGAATGATAAAATCGTCGATCTTAAATCGCAGCTGAAGGCTACGTCAACGAAGACTCCCATCAAAAAAGTGACCAATGCAAAGACAGAAACGGCTGCAAAGACCCCTGTTAAAAAAGTAACAGAAACGGCCGCAAAGACTACACAAAGAAGCAAAAATATGCCCCCAATTGAAGTGGAATTAGTAGAAACTGTCCGAAAACCCAAAAAAAAAATTGAAAAAAAAACATCTTAATATAAAGCCACAATACAATAGAATAATATACCTAATCACACATGTCAAAAAGAAACGTTGAGAAACCATCTAAACAACCTGTAAAAAAAGCAATTAAAGCAAAGAGTGACGATATTGATTTTTCCACGATATCGATGGCAGATCTTAAAAAAGTAGATGCTGTACAAGCTTGTAAGCAACTAAATATTGAACAAATACCTTCTCTCGATAATATTCCTCAAGGGGAACGACATCTTTTTATACGAAGACTATATATGGAACGAGTTTTTAAATTGCAAGCATATGAGGAACAAATGAAAGTTCTCCAGAAAGAAATGACTTCAGGAAAGTATCAAAATATTGATGATAATGATGATTTGACTGATGATAAGAAACCAACTAAATCTGATAAACCTAAAAAGAAGATAGAATCAGATAGCGATAATGATTCTACAGAATCTTCAGAAAATAATAAAAAGAAGAAAGTAGAAAAACCTCTTCCTAAACAAAAGGAATCCGCTAAAAAAGCAGTTCCCGCTAAGAAGAAGAAAGAATCTTCAGAGTCTGATACAAAATCTTCTGAATCAGAAAAGAAACCTGTTAAAGGAAAAGCAAAAGTAGTTCCTAAAAAGAAAGCAGTGACATCCGAATCTGAATCTGAATCTGATTCAGAATCAGAACCAGGTAGCGATTCAGATTCTGTTGATAGTGAATCAAATGAATCGGAACATGAAGATACGGAGAGTGAATCCTCTGAAAAAAAACCAGTCAAGAAACCGGTCGCAAAGAAAGGTCCTCCAGCTAAAAAAACAGGATTCAAAAACAAATAATTATAATAATCTTTAGCATAAACATTATTATAAAAAAAAATGAATATTGTACACCCAGGCATGTATATTTCAAGAAATGATTAAGAAATAATATGTACGACATTAGCAAACATAGAAAAAAAAATATATGTCCGATCAATATACAAATATCTAGACCATATCACACTATAAACAGCATATCAAAAATATCCCCATCATTGCCCCCTGTTACAGAAGTTTGGCAATCGCCTAAGAAATCATATCCTGAAACACCCAAACCATATTTAGGTTCTAAAAAATCATATGATCATAAAAAAACATATTGGGGATCTAAAAAAACATATAACAATAAAAAAAAATATTGGGGTTCTAAACGAGTTATATTCAAACCTTATCGTGGATCTAAAAAAATGATTCATCGTAAGCAATATTGGGGATCTAAACGAAACTTTGGAGGTTCTAAATATAAAAATATGTATAAACCATATAACTCTAAAAAAAGAGTAGGATATAGACGAACAAATAACGAAAAAGATCGCAATGAGAAATGGAATAAGAAGCATTATGATGAAAAGAGTACGGTTGTTCCTCCAATAATAAAAATGGTTAAGAACAGAAAAAAAAATTGAATTCTAATTTAGTTATTACTATTTATCATTATTAAAGATAACATCAAACATGTTTGCCATTGAAAAATTGATTTATTTTGAAGCTAAAATAAATACAGACATTGCACGTTGCAAAGAAGCTCTTTTCGAGTCATCATCGATTCCCGACGACGCTATCCGTTTGCAGAAAATGACAAATTTGATCGATTATTATGAAAGAATGCAAACGATTATGGATGAAGATGATTTAAGCTGCTATTTAGATCCTGCAGATTATTCCGATGGAGAACCATATGAAAATCATTTTGAAGATCCGGCCATACCGATGAAATGTCTTGCTATAGACGAGTTGTTAGCTCTCGACGATCATCAAATTTTAGAATCAGAATTTGTTTTTGACGAAAACGTACCAGAAAATATTTATGATGATCCTATTTAAATAATTTTTTATAAAAAACTATTTAAACTCCCAAGTATCTTGATAAATCATCTGCCCCACCTAAAAATCTATTATTATAAAATATAATCGGTTTCGTATGATGCATATCATTAAATTGAACTATATCTTTGTATGTGGTTAATGTTTTTAATAATTCAGGCATACCTCCTGGAATTTTATCAATAATGTATCCTTTGTATTTGACATTTGAATCACGCAACAATTTCAACGCTCGCTGACAATAAGGACATTCGGTAACATAAAACATTACAAATGTGTCAGAATCAGCATCTAGAATTTTTTTGATAATTATTGGATAATCCATCTATATAATACACAAATATAAAAAGAATAATGAATTGTCACTGTTTTTAATATGTGCAATATAAGTAACAATGAATGACGAAAAAAATTATATAATTGATCCTTTTACAATGTTGTGCAAATTGGCCTTGATTTATTTTATGCCCAATTACACTAAAATTAGCATTAGTAATCACGTGTTACATTTGCAGGAATACACATACTATCAATGGGCAGAACGAATGATGAATGGAGATAACAGAAAAGACGTATCATATTTATATTCGCCGATTGTTAAAATGATAAAATGGTACGTTTATGACAATCCCGAAAAAATTCAAATGGATAATGCCCTAAAGGAAGACATCAATATCATTGTAAGTTATTGTATAAAAGGACTTCGCAAAACTCAAAATGTTACGTATGATAAAGATTTAATGATAAAAATTTTATTGCAATATTTCATAAATCTAATAACTGACGCATCCATAGGGACACTAAGCGAAAATAATATGTTAAAATTAGGCGATACCCAATATGAACCCAATATTTTAGAAGACAGAATCAAAAATAATTATGATCCTAAGATGATAAATTCTATTGCGAAAATGATGATAGATGCTGATAACATTGATACTCCCGATTTACTTTCTTCTGATACAAATTTAGGATCGAAAATTAATCCCCTTGGACGAAATTTTCAAGGAGCGTTAGTCGATTGTGTACATAAATTGTTATTGAATCGTGATGAAATTTTTATTAAAACAATGAAAGATGTCAACACAGTCCTTTGAGTTCATGTATAAAATTTAAAAATCACTGTATAATAATAATATGAACAATTTGATTCTTGTGAAGGATACTGCGACGATCAATAAAATATTCGAAACTGCGCAAGATAAGTTGGTATCGCTTATGTATTTTACAAAAAATAATCCACAATGCCGAACAGCAAGACAATTTTTTGAAAGATGTGCGCAGACTCATATCATATCCATATTTTGCATTATTGATATCGATAATTTTGAAGGGGATGTCGGTCACGTAACCAATTTTCCGCACTTTGATTTTTTTCATATGGGTCGAAAGATCGGAACATTCCCTGGTAGTGATCAAAAAGGAATCGAAGGATCAGTACAATCTGGAGAACAATATGTTATGCGGCAAAATAACATAAAAAATCAATCTCAAATATATAATCAACAACAAGTACAGCAACCGCAAATGTATCCTCAACAGCCCGGATATGTACCCGTTCAGCCAATGCAACAACCAGTGCAGCAAATACCCCTGGTACAACCGGTACAACAACCGATACAACAACCGATACAACAACAAATATTTCAACAAATGGTCCAGCAACAAACAACCGATTCGATAGGATTACCATCACCTCAACAAATGGTTTTGATGTTCAATGTTTATCAGAAATTACATCAGTTAGGATTATTGAATATGGGGCAGCAAATCACATCAAATGAAAGTTCGAACCAAAAAATTGAAGGGGAAGAGATATTGCCGTCAGGGGACAAAATAATTCCCCTTGAAGATGGAAGATATGTCCTCATCAAAAAACAAAATTAGGAATGTAAATTATTTTGTTATTTATTTGTATAAATAACAAAATGCTAGCATTAGAAAATGTCATCGATTATACTCCAGATTCGTTCGGGAAAATGAACCCACATGACACCAGATATCAAATTAGAGACCCAACTGAACCTGCGTTCAAATACAACACCAATTTTACTTTGTCCGATACTCATGCACTAAATCAGTTAGACTCAAAGGCGATTCTACATCGCGATCAATACGTCAATGAAGAATATCCAAACCAGTTCCTTGACATCACACTGAGAAACGAACCCATGTTAGTGCCAAATTATCCGCGAGATTTATTGATTGACCAAACAGATCACGATGTTTATGGCAATACATACAATGATCCAATGTTGTACAAGGAATATATTGATAATCAAATCGATGGATCGATGGATCAAAAAATATATAACGAATTTTTGACGTATGCTGAGAAAAATCCAGACATAAGATTATCACAATCTTACACTAGCGAAAAATTTTGGTTAGAAGATCCAATGGTGTTATTTCGCGGGGATAATTATTTTGTATTCCTACCCAAAAGTTCTATGAGTAAAATTGAAATGCTAAACGCGATGACAAAATTTTTCTTGTATCTTATGATTTTATTGTTGCTCTTCAGCAATAATTATGATTATGTATATGTTCCAATAATAGGAATAATTATTGTCCTAGTACTTTATTATGTGCAAAAAAATGATACTGCAGATATTAGATATGAGAATTTTTGCCGTGATGATAAGTGTGATAAAATCGAAATGTGTCAGGCTCCAACTCAAAATAATCCATTTATGAATGTCACGCTGGCAGATTTAATGGATGATCCTGAACGCCCCGGAGCGTGTAATATTAACAACAACGAAATAAAACAGGAAATTGATGAAAAATATAATTATGATTTGTTTAGAGACGTTGACGATGTGTTTGTTAGGGGATATTCTCAGCGACAATTTTATACAACTCCTTCTACAACGACTCCCAATGACCAAACCACGTTCGCTAAATGGCTTTACAAGTTGCCAGAAACGTGCAAAGAAAATCAATCTAATTGCCTCAAATATGAAGATATCAGATTCAATAGATTCAATCCTAATATAGATAGAATGGAACGCGTTCAAGAAGATATTATACCATAAGTCACACAAAAAAATTATTTATTATTATTATAACATGAGAAAACTGTTGCGCATCATAGAAAATAATAACATAATCAACATCTTGAAAAATAATTTGGATTATCAACTTGAATTCAATGTAGATTTAGATGAAATCAGAAAAGTTTAAATTTATGTTTATTGAACTCTCTCCAAATAATTATCATTCCTTGCGTTGCATATCGGTCAATGATGAAATTATCAAATTTGAATATTATCAACATTCGCATAATGCGAACAGTATTTTTGGAGAGCGAATAATAAGTAATATATATGATTCGATTAGCAAACAATTTAGCCAAGAAACACTGACATCCAATGATACTACAGATTCAACAACATCTCATAATAGTCATTCTTGCACGTCACAAATGAGAGAATATCCTACTTATAGGCCGCCAAAACCAAAAATAGTGATAGATGAAATAGAACAACTAAATGATAGATGCGTCAAAAAAATATCAAAAACGACATCGTAAATGCAATAATTGTCATACAGAATCGTGTTGATAATAAATTATCTAATTAAACAATATAACATGCTAAATAATTTTACTGATGATAAATATCAAAAATTCAAAGAAGATATTTATAACATATCATTTATCATCGATGATACTGTTTTATGTGATGATATCCATGCAATAATTCTGTCGTTAATAAATGATTTTGTCACGATTGCGCAACAGAAGATATTGCATACTATTGAAATTGCGCAACATTATGTATATCCCAAAAAACAAGAAAATGGAATACAAAATTGTGAAATTGTGCTTTGTTTTGATATCATTTCTAATAATTATTCAGATGGATCACTGCGATTTTATGCAAAGTATCAAAAAGATAACGGATTTTTTTATGTCCCTATTCAGCTTGTGCGCATTAACGCTGTAAAAACATGTCAACATTTGAACATAGAACAAATAGAATATCAAAATATTGACAAAATGCAAGAAATTGAGGAACAAAAGTATGTTGCTATGAGTCGTGCACAAACGGACGCAATTAAGGCAAATACTTTGGCCAAAAAATTATCAATTATGAATCCAGATGATATATCAAAAGTTGTAGATGTTGTGAATGAGATAACTACAAAAGTTAGGGATACATTGACGGATGATTCTTCATTTAAATTATCTGTTCCGCCAGAATCAACGATCCATATTGCCAAAGTAGTTGCGAAATCATGTGCCGAGATAAGTAAAAAAAACAACATGGTTTTTATTTTAGTACCAAATAGTGATTTTGTAATTAATCTTGCTATTGGTAAAATGAAATATTCTGTATTACTTGACGCTAATCTTGCAATAATACCCTTATCGTGTTTGTCCGCTGATGTAAATGCTACACAAGTGATCTCAAACTTGTATATCTTACATAAAGCTACAGATAAAGGTATAATCAACACATTTGTAGAATCACATACGAACACTGAACCCCAGCGATCTATATCAATCAATTCTTTTTGGAATAGGATATATAAAAAAATTAGAGATTTATGGGATAATATTTCTAATGTAGATAATTCGAACAAGGATTCAAATAGTATAAAAATATTATCTAATTCTATATCAAAAGAAATGAATACAGTATATGACGATTCTTCCAGTGATTCAGACATTGCTCTCTTCACGACTGAGAAAGAAGAGAAAAAACAAAAGGGCGGAAAACATAAATCTAAACATTGGCGCACCGATGATATCTCGTCTGATGATATCAATCTATTCACATCAGAAGCGCCCCGCAAAAGACATGCACCATCCTTAAAAGATAATGATAAAAAAATGCCAACTGTTGATATTCCTAATTCATTAGCAGATGAAGATTCTGGTGACGACATTAACTTATTTACTGACGAATCTGAAGAAGTTATGTTCGAACCACAAATGGGTGGTGCACAAGGAAAGCAACGTGGCGGCAATGATGATGACGAATCATCATCCACTACCGAATCTGAAGACGTAGATGATGTCGATTTATTTACCTCTGACTAATAATCTATTTTTGATCAAAAATAGATTATAATCTAAACAATAGTTACTTCTGTATACATATATAGAATGAGTTCATCTTCGACATTCGGAACAGAAAGTGATAATGCTGAAACGATCACTTTCATAAAATTATATGATGATCACGAAAGCGAAATCAAATATGTTTATCACTTATCTGATATACATATTCGAAATAATCAACGACATGCAGAATATAATGAGGTATTTGAGCGAACGTACAAGAAAATTAGAACTATGATAGGTGATCGTGTGATGTCATCATTAATTGTCGTTACTGGCGATATTGTTCATGCTAAAACTGAAATGAGTCCTGAGTCAATATCTGTCGTGTATTATTTTTTTAAGAATTTATCTGACATTGCGCCCGTCATATTGATACCTGGGAATCATGACTGTAATTTATCAAATCGGAACAGAATGGATGCTCTGACGCCGATCGTAGATGACATTGGTAAATTGACCAATTTATATTATCTCAAAAATACAGGGATATATCAATATCAAAATATCTTATTTGGTGTAACAAGTATTTTCGATAATATGTTGATATCTGCTAATAAAATAGATAAAAACATTTGGAAAAAAATGAAACATAAAAATAAGTACAAGATTGCGTTGTATCACGGACCAGTTCATGGTGCCAAAACTGACGTCGGTTACAGAATGAATAATACGGAATTGGTTGCTGAAGATTTTGCTGGTTACGATTATGTCATGTTAGGGGATATTCACATGTATCAATACATGAATAAAGAAAAGACAGTCGCGTATGCCGGATCATTGATTCAACAGTCATATGGAGAATCGATCGATAACCATGGATTTTTAAAATGGGATCTGCGCGATGGTGATTCTGAATTGATTAAAATAAGGAATGACTATGGATTCTGCACGGTCCGGATAGTCGATGGCAAAATGGAAAATGCAAATATTCCTATCAAACCACGAATTCGTTTCATAACTGAAAATACCAATCAAATGCAGTATCAAGAAATTCTTAGTGCACTAGAAAAAGAGTACGAAATATGCGAAATTGTTAAAGAAACCAGTTTTAAAACAAAAATGGTTTTACAAAACTCACCATCCAAGAAAAAAAAGAAAAAAATTTCAGCATGCAAAACACAGGAAGAAATAATTCAACAATACCTAAAGAACAAAATTAATAACGATAAAGAGATTGATGGAATCATTGATTTACATCAAAAAATATATCAGAAAATATTTGAAGAAAAGAAAGACCAGGTTTTTGATGTTATGCATAATTCGACCAAAAAGCAGAAGTGGAATATATTGGTGTTAAAGTTTTCGAACATGATATCGTATGGTAAAAATAACATTATTGACTTCCAAAATTATGATCCTAATCAAATTATTGGTATCATGGCCCCCAATCATTATGGTAAATCTGCTATATTGGATATCATTCTATTTTGCTTGTTTGATAAATGCAGTCGTGGTGAACGCAAAGACATATTGAATAAGAACCAAAATGATATGTATTGTTCTTTGTTGTTTCGAGTAGGCAGACAGCGTTATTTTATCGAACGAATTGGTAAAAGAAACAAAAATGGTTTGACAGTCAAGATTGATGTGAATTTTTTTTCTGTAACTATCGATGAAAATGGCCAAGAAGTCAAAGAATCATTGAACGGTCTCAAACCAAGCGAGACGAATAACAAAATTGTGGATCTTATCGGCGATTATGATGATTATTTACTCACCTGTTTTTGTTTACAAAATAATCAAAACAAGAAAGGTGGTAACTTTATTGACATGACACATTTACAGAAAAAAGAGTACTTGCAAGATATATTGAAATTGAATGTGTTTGAAGATTGCTATAACATGGCCAAGGATACTTTGAAAAAGTTATCTGGTCAGATAGAAACGATGGAGCAATGCAAAATTAATACTGAATCGTTGCGTGATTTGAAAAGTACAGCTATCGCATTGACCAAAGAAATCAAACAATTACATTTCGCCAAAACATACAAAGAAGATATTCAAAGTCTAACAAACGGCGTCGTTGAATTATACAAAAATAATCCAATGCATAAGATAGATGAATTGTCTATCTACAAGCTCGATACCGAACAAGAAATATTGCAAACGATAGACAAAATAAATCAAAAGATTGATAATTTTGATAATGAGGAATTGGATGTTGATGCAATAAAAGAAGAAATTGCAACTCAGAAAAAACAGATTATTCGCTTCGAAAATGATATTGATAGTATCCAGAAGGGGATAGATGATAAACAACGCGAATTAGGAAAAGTAATGGCAAAATTAGTCACTATTCCAGATAATCATTATAATGTGAATATTCATGAATTAGCAAAAGAAAAAGAAAGAGTAATGAAAAGAATTGATGAAATTAATGAAAAGTTGGAACAATTTGATAATTTTAATGACATTGAAGAAAAGAATAACGAAATGATTTGTATTGAAGAAGAAATACAAATGTTAAAAGAACAATTATTTTTTGTTAAATCATATGATTATGATTTCGATTCTTTAGTAGAAGAAGAAGGCAATGTTCGCGATTCTTTGTATACATTGGTTATTAAAAACATGGGTAGACGAATCGTAAGTTCTGAAAGGAAAAACAAAATAATGTTTGAAATGCATTTGCGAAAGAAATTTAGAAAACTGGTCCAAATAAACGCAAATGGAATAACAGATCCCGATTTGTTGGCCTTAAATTTGGAATGGTTGGAAGACGATGACGAATGGAATTCTAAAAATTTAAAATTACTGGAGACAGATGATTCAGATGACAAATTGATTGACAAGCTATTTGATGAACGACGATCGATTATAGATAAATTAGAAGAAGTTCGTGTTGCGCAAATAGATCGTATCTGCAATGATAATATACAACGTCAAATTGATACATTGACCCAGAATGTATCATATCTAAAAAAATTTGCAAACTACAAGAAGGAAATTAAGAACCTGCATGTGGAAAAAAAATTACTTGTTGACAAATTACAATCGTTATCCGAAAAAATTATCCAGTTTGATAATAATGTTGTTTATGACGAATCTAATAAGCAACATAATAGTTCAATTCAGGATATTAAATTCTTGATTCGCGAAACAAATAATAAAAAATTAGATTTGATATGCGAAAAGAAAACAATCGTTCAAGAAATAAATTCTAAAGAAAAAATGATACAAGATAATGAGAAACAAAATAAGGACTTTGAAAGATTTAAGTGTCATTTGAAATTAATCAACAAATATTATCTATCGTTCATTCATTGGAAGTTTAGAAGCGATACTTACAAAGAATGGGAAAGTAACAAGCGAGAAATTGACATAGAAATGACCAAAATCAATTATGATATCGAATCCAAAACCAGGTCATTGAAAGATTGTAAAAACAAGATCGAAGAATATATGGTTTTCAGAAAAAAATATGATGAAAAATCTGAGGAAATAAATTTGTATCAATTGTATGTCCAGATTATGAATTACAATGGATTACCCTATGAAATGCTAAAAACGTACTTACCATTGATCGAAGCAGATACTAATCAAATTTTACATTCTATGGTTAATTTTAGTATCGAATTTATGTTTTACGATGAGTCTTTGGTTGATGAGCAAAAAGAGAAGAATATGAAATCAAATATGGGATCTGTTAATATTAACATTTGTTATCAAAATATGAAACCTTATAATGCTACTTTGGCTTCTGGCTTTGAACGTTTCATTATTGGTCTAGCGATCAGAATGACATTAGGATCGATATCTCTGACTGCCAAACCAAATTTTTTGATTATTGATGAAGGATGGAGTTGTCTTGATAGTGAAAACTTGAACAATGTTGGTTCTATCATGAATTATATCAAATCTCAATACGAACATGTCATTATCATCAGTCATTTAGACGAACTGAAGAATCAAGCTGACTATTCTATCTGTATTGACAGGAGAAATGGATACAGTAAGGTCGATACAAATAGAACCCATTTAAAAAAAATTAAAAATTGATTAAAAAAGTACCAGGTGTATCATATTCTTACATAATAGATCAAAAAAATGGCAGATCGACATCGTATTGCCCCAGAAGGTAAATCTATCAAAATGGAACCGCATCCTAAAATTATGGATATATTAGCAACGACACTAAAAAGTCATGGCCATGAGTGTGCAATGATTGTTGGCGCATCAGATCATAAATTTGAATGGTGCGGTAAAGATATTTGCGAAAGAGCCGTTTCGCGACAAAGAATGAATCATATGCAACGAGAAAGGCAAAAGTTTGCAGACGAATTAGAAGCCAGTGGTCATACATGCATCAAAATTGCCGAATCGTATCCAATTCAGATTCATTGGTGCGAGAGTGAAGTTTGTGCAAATTCCAAAAAATAGTATTATTGTTTGATAATTAAAAATTTTAATTATCAAATTATGCTGACATTTCTACGTTTGCTCTAGAAACTCTGTTATTTTTATTGTTTCTGCTGCCAACAGACAAATTTTTAATGGCAACTGTCTTTGAAAACTTGGTCATTTTATCGTCACTTAGTATATTTTTGACTGCTGATTCTTTCTTATTCGTTTCAGTAATTTTTTTAGCGGCTAGCAATTCATTTTTTCTCTGTTCCATTTTTAGTTTTCGCAATTCTACCATTGATGTTTTGTTAACATCTGTGTCGATTTTTAGATCATCCATCATTCTAATTTTCCTCAGTTCTGTGAAGCTCTTGACATTTTTAGTAGTTGATTGTTTGATTTCTTTTTCAATTTGACCGACATATCGTGATGGAATTTTAGATGATACTTTTGCGGTATTTTTTTTAGTTTCTACAGGTTTACCTTGATCCTCCATTTGTTTGTTATATTTTTCCATATTGTCTGCAATCTTGGAGGGAACCTTTTTAGGAATCGGTTCGGGTATTTCGTCAGCAGTAGTTTCTGCGGCGATCGTTTGAGGTTCAGGCGCAGATGTTGTTTTGATAGGTATGTATTTGACTTTACCCCCGATAATCATTCGTTGCATCGGAACAGATCCGTCTTGGGATATCGTGCTTTCTGTTGTACTTGGAGCGGCAGATTTAGCATTTTTTGTGGGTGGATTTTTTTTCTTTTTGGCACCGTTCATCATTCGTTGCTGTTTCTCTAATGCTTCGGTATATTTTGCTTGATTCAACATGATGGATCTCGGTAATCCTCTTGCTTTTTTTTCTGGCACTTCTTCTTGTGGTGTGGGTGTCTCCTCTCCTCCAATTGCTTCTTTTTTATCATCTAATACATTCTCGTCTACATCACTTGATAATGATTCTTCAGCGTCCAAACTATCTTCGTGGCGTATTTCTTGATTTCTATTATCTATAGCAATCGCCATTTTAGAAATGATCTCTGCAAAATCAACTGGAACATCGACAGTTTTATTTTCCGAACTCATGTTTATATTTTTGACTGACAAAATATATTATATCATTTCAACTCGTAATATGTATGAGAAATTACGTCGTATAACTTGAATAGTTATATTGATTGACAATTTATCAAACGCGCCTGTCAGATTTGTATGGAGAGGATCACATTAATAAGGATGTTAGATTCGATGGCGAGAGATTTGTTGGGATTTGCATTGACGGGCTTTGAACGTGCCAATATTGGTCCATTCAAATTGATGTTAATAGGTTTATTGAAATTTGCATCGACAAGACTTTGAACGTGCAAATTTCAACAAACCTATTGACAAAACGTTGAATGTACAAATATTGATCCACTCAAATTGATGTTAATAGGTTTGTTGAAATTTGCACCGACAAGACTTTGAATGTGCAAATATTGGTCTGTCCAATTCGATGGTAAGAGATTTGTATTGATGAGACTTTGAACGTGTCAATATTAATCCATTCAAATTGATGTCAAGAGATTTGTATTGATGAGACTTTGAACGTGCCGATATTAGTCCATTCAAATTGATGCCAAGAGATTTTTGAAGATTTGTATCGACGAGACTTTGAACATGACAATATTGGCCCATTCAAATTGATGTCAAGAGATTTTTGAAGATTTGTGTTGATGAGACTTTGAACGTGCCAATATTGGCCCATTCAAATTGATGTCAAGAGATTTTTGAAGATTTGTGTTGATGAGACTTTGAACGTGCCAATATTGGCCCGTTCAAATTGATGTCAAGAGATTTTTGAAGATTTGTATTGATGAGACTTTGAACGTGCAAATATTTGTCCATTCAATTCGATGACAAGAGATTTATGACGAATTATGTTGACGAGACGTTGGATGTGCTAATATTGATCCATTCAAAGTGATGTCAAGATTTGCATTGACAAGACTTTGAACGTGTCAATATTGGTCCATTGAATTCGATGGCAAGGAGATTGTTGGAATTTGCATTGACGAGACTTGGAATATGCAAATATTGGTCTATTCAATTCGATGAAAAGAGATTTGCGAAGATTTGCGTTGACAAGGTTTCGAATATGCAAATATTGTTCCATTTAATGTGATGTCAAGGGATTTACGAAGATTTGCATTGACAAGACTTTGAACATGCCAATATTGGTCTATTCAAATTAATGTCAATAGGTTTGTTGAAATTTGCATCGACGGGACTTTGAACGTGCCAATATTGGTCTATCAAAATCGATGTTAACAGATTTGCGGAGATTTGCATTGACGGGACTTTGAATATGCCAATATTGGTCCATTCAATGTGATGTCAAGAGATTTGTAAAGATTTGCGTTGACGTGACTTTGAATATGCCAATATTGGTCCATTCAACGTGATGTCAAGAGATTTGTAAAGATTTGCATTGACGGGACTTTGAATATGCCAATATTGGTCCATTCAACGTGATGTCAAGAGATTTGCGAAGATTTGCATTGACGGGACTTGAACATGCCAATATTGGTCCATTCAACGTGATGTCAAGAGATTTGTAAAGATTTGCATTGACGGGACTTTGAATATGCCAATATTGGTCCATTCAAATTGATGTCAAGAGATTTGTAAAGATTTGCATTGACAAGACGTTGAACGCGCCAATATTGGTCCATTCAACGTGATGTCAAGAGATTTACGAAGATTTGCATTGACGGGACTTTGAACATACAAATATTGGTCCATTCAGCGTGATGTCAAGAGATTTGTAAAGATTTGCATTGACGGGACTTTGAATATGCCAATATTGGTCCATTCAACGTGATGTCAAGAGATTTGTAAAGATTTGCATTGACGGGACTTTGAATATGCCAATATTGGTCCATTCAACGTGATGTCAAGAGATTCGCATCGCCGCGACTTTGAACATGTTAATATTGGTTCACTCAAAGTGATGTCAAGAGATTTACATTGACGAAACTTTGAACATGCTAATATTGGTCTACTAAATTCAATGTCAAGAGATTTGCGTTGACGAGACTTTGAATGTGCCAACATTGGTCAAATCAATGTCACGAGAAATATGAAGAATTGCATTGGCGAGATTTTGAGTGTGGCAATGTTGATCCATTCAATGTGATGTTAAGAGATTTGCACTGACGAGACTTTGAACATGTCAATATTGGTTCATTCAATTCAATATCAAGAGAATTATGAAGAATTGCATCGACGAGACTTTGAACATGTCAATATTGGTTCATTCAATTCAATATCAAGAGAATTATGAAGAATTGCATCGACGAGACTTTGAACATGCCAATATTGGTCCATTCAATTCAATGTCAAGAAAATTGCATCGACGAGACTTTGAACATGCCAATATTGGTTCATTCAATTCAATATCAAGAGAATTATGAAGAATTGCATCGACGAGACTTTGAACATGTCAATATTGGTTCATTCAATTCAATATCAAGAGAATTATGAAGAATTGCATCGACGAGACTTTGAACATGCCAATATTGGTCCATTCAATTCAATGTCAAGAAAATTGCATCGACGAGACTTTGAACATGCCAATATTGGTTCATTCAATTCAATATCAAGAGAATTATGAAGAATTGCATCGACGAGACTTTGAACATGTCAATATTGGTTCATTCAATTCAATATCAAGAGAATTATGAAGAATTGCATCGACGAGACTTTGAACGTCCTAATATTGGTCTATTCAATCCGATGTCATGAGATCTGCGAAGATTTGCATTGACAAGACTTTGAGCATGCTAATATTGTTCCATTCAATTTAATGTCAAGACTTTGAGCATGCTAATATTGTTCCATTCAATTTAATGTCAAGAGATTTGCATTGACGAGACTTTGAACTTCTCAATATTGGTCCATTCAACGTCAAGAGATTTGCATCGACGAGGCTTCGAACGTATTAATATTGGTTTATTCAATTCAATGTCAAGAGATTTGCATTGACGAGACTTTGAACGTGCCAATATTGGTCCATTCAATTTGACATCAAGAGATTTACATTGACGAGACTTTGAACGTGCCAATATTGGTCCATTCAATTTGACATCAAGAGATTTACATTGACGAGACTTTGAATGTACTAATGTTGGTTTATTCAATTCGACATCATGTGATTTGCATTAACGAGACTTTGAACGTGCCAATATTGGTCCATTCAATTTGACATCAAGAGATTTGCATTGACAAGATTTTGAACATGTCAATATTAGTCCATTCAATTTGACACCAAGAGATTTGCATTGACAAGACTTTGAACATGCCAATATGGGTCTATTCAATGTGATGTCGAGAGATTTGCATCGACAAGACTTTGAATGTGCAAATATCGATCCACTAAATGTCAAGAAATTCGCATTGACACAACTTGAAAACCAAAAAAAAAATGAAAAAATAACTGCCAGGAAACATAGAATTAATACTAACGATCATATACTTATGTCTTGTTAATACTCTGCTTGTGGTTTAACTTTGCCAATTTTGATAGCTAGACATTCTAATTGGTGAATAATGCAAGTAGCTGATATCAATGGCATACGATGTCTCCAGAATCTTGTTCAGGATAACATATGTATATTCGATCAGCATAACGCCTAAACACAACTTTAGTCAAGAATAAAATTTTGATGCCTGTTAAAAGGATCCATGCAATCTCTATTTTGCCATTATACAATACACCATTATTCATGCATGGGAATATGAATTGTTAATACATATTCCTAAAAAAAATGAAAAATAATCAATAATGATATTGCAACAACCAACGTTACACAACAGAAATGGCTAAAGTAATTTCTGGCCTTCATCATGATAACATCCTGATAGCTATCGAAACTATCGAAAAAGCATTGACTGAAGAAATAAAAAATAAGCTACCAAACGCACAAATCAAAAAAATAAAGGAGCAAATACTTGGTTTGAAATCTCACGGAATTATTTTGATTACGTTGAATGGAAAGAAAAAAATGTTTGTCGAAAACAAAAAAGTAATGATTATCGATTGTAAAAAGGAAACAAAGAAGAATATCAACTTGCAAATCGAAAAAATAAAAATAGAAATCACCAAGATGATAAAAAAATATAACATGATAGTTCAGATATTACGAAAGAACGTGGTCGCAAATGTAATCCCTACTATCAAGAATAAGATATCTGATGGAGTTAAGGATGCGATGATTAAAGGCAGCGACACGATTGATGCGATCGAATATGGGCCCGAAAATACGTCGATCAGTTTATGTTTTAGGAAAAAAAAAGGAAAACCAGATGGTCATTTTCTAGTCATTAAAGAAAACCTTTTGGGATTATTAGATGCATATTTGAATCCCGATAATATTCATTTATGGGAATTAACACACTCTGATCTTCCACAACAACAATTTCCAACGAGATGGAAGATAGTTTTTGACGTTACAAGTAAGATGACAATTAAATGCCAAGGAAACCCTGCATGCAACAAAATGATAAAATTAAGTGTCTTACTTTCGCATTTGACATTTGTAGAACGAAAAAAATTCAGATGTAAATATGTTACGTTATATTTAGCGTTAATAAAAGCTAAATATGGCGATAAAGTAAATATCTATTATTGCAAAAATACCAAATGTGTTTGCGCAGAAACTGGTTTTCTCTACATTTCAAATGTTACTGACGACAAAGAAGACAATGTTTTTTGTGAAAAATGTAACACTAATCACCATGTTCACCTACATCAAATCGAATGTTCTCTTTGCAAATACAGTTTTTGTTCCACATGTGAGCAACATCCCTATCATGTAGACAGGGTGTGTTATGGTGTCGTGTCTGATGACATCAAATTACTGTTGTTAAGTTCATCTGCATACAAACCATGTCCTGGATGTAAATTGCCATACGAAAAAGATGGCGGGTGCGATCACATAATATGCAACAATATTGATTGTGGGATTCATTGGTGTTGGAGATGTTTGCAAAAGTTAGATAGTAAAGATCCATATTTGCACGCCTGTCTGTCAATAAATGTCGTTGCTACAAACGTTGATGGAGCATATCGAGATTTCCATGTAGATTTGGATGATGAATTGCCCGAATTAATTCCAGTGATTGGATTGGATGATATAGCAGTTCGCAGGGCAATTGATATTAATGTTTCAAATTCGGATGACACATCAGAAGAAAGCGACTTAGATGATGAGAGACCGTATATTGAATATCTCCCTGGAATGCTGGGTAGATATCCAATCGAAATCCCTAATTTTCAACTGGTCCATCTGACTAGGGCAAATCCCCGACGCAACGTGTTCGAAAATATAGCACGACTCCCTGAAAACGGCGTCAGAAATGACATAATAACCAAACAAGAGAGTATTTGGACCAAAATAACACAAATTAATATCCCGACCAAAATAACGATTGCCATAACTTGTGGTTATATATTACTAGCTCGTTTTATGCGATGATTATTTATTTTGTCAAAAAAAATTGAAAAAATAAATAATTGTTAGTTCTTTCATTAACATGAACAAATGTCAGATGAAGATTTCTATTCTGGGGAAGGCAATTCATCTTCTGATTCGCAAACTCAATGTTTTTTACCTTTAAAAGTCAAATCAGATAATTCGCAACCCCTAAAATTACAATCATTATATGCTAAAATAATTTCAGATAATATCGAAAAATTAACTCTCAACGAACTCAAATTGATCAATACAAGCTTTGTTTCAACAAAAGATATCATCACGCTGTGGCACCATGTAATTAATTCCCAAATCGATAATAAGGATGATCTAATTGCACGTTATTTGGCAATATTTTATGATCGTTTTGATTCAATTATGTTAGATGAAGATTTGGTTAAAACAATGCATTATGATATGATCATTAACATTTTAGACGATAATTATTTGGATACAGCAGAACTTGAACGTTTTGTTGCAAAATGGTCAAAATTGACCGATTCAAGTCAAGAAATAATTATCAAAAATAATAATACATTTTATGTGTTAGTTCCGATAATTATATGCATAAGTGTTTGTGTTTGTTATTTGGTCAAAAGGTAACATTTACTTATTTACCAAAAAAAATTGATTAAATAAGTATCTCTTGGATCGATTATTAATTTAATGATCAGAAATGTCGCACGATCTATTCGGAGAAGAATTATTTGGTCAATCACTCAAGAGAAAAAAGAGAAACGCTACAAGAAATTTGAAATGTATATCGATGTTGCTGTTGTGTTCACTTTTTAGTTGCTGTTGTTTTATTTTTGTAGTATCTGCGAACTTTGTTTTTGAAGCGATACATTTTGATAAAATATTAATGGCTATTATACTGAGTCTTGCGTTCGTGATTTACTATAGTCAAAAATATTACAACATGTTTAGGAAGATGGACTAATGTATTTATTTTACCAAAAAAAATTGACAAAATAAATATTCTATGATAAACGTTATAAATACTAAATACAATAACTAAATACTATTATGTCTCGAGCTAACAAAAAGAACGAAGAAATAGAAAGTGCTTCGTCTGAAGAAGAAGTGGCCGTCAAAAAGCCTGCTGCCAAAAAAGCTCTTCCCAAGAAAGCTGCCGCAAAACCAAAAGCTGCACCTAAAAAAGAAGTTAAAAAAGAATCAGTTAAAGAAGCCTCCGAAGACGAATTTAGTGATATAGAAGTCGAGGACGATGAAACTGTAGCCAATATGGAACCGGAGACCAATGATGAAGTTTTAGTAGGTACAAGTAAAAATCAAACTTCAAATAATGCTCATAAACAACAAATGCCAACTAAACGAATTGATCCTGCAACACCAGTAGGCGAGCTTAATGTTGAACAGAGAATTAATAGTTTGATTGACCTAGCTATTGAAACATACAATTTGCCATTAAAAAATAGAATGTTGGAAATTAGGCGCGAGTTTACTGGCAAAGGTAAAATTAATAATAAACCTAAACAACAATATAATAATAAAGCGCCTGTTCAACAGCAACAATATAATAAATCACCAAATTATGGTCAGAATTATAGGATGATGCCAGAAACACCGAATAGAGATGATTATCAAATGCGACCTGGGCCTCCTATGTACAATAATAATGGACGAGGTCAGCAACGTGGTGGCAGAGGACGCGGTATTAATAATAATCCGCGCAGGGTCCCACAAGATAATGACCAAGATGTCTACGCTGATGTTTAATAAAATATTTAATCAAATATTTTATTGAATTATGGTTGCGTTTATTGAATCATTAGAATAATAAATAGCACCAAATATTATACCCAAAGTTAACATACACAAGATCTGTGTCGCCCATATTGCACAAAAACAATCGCAATATTCCTGTTGACAACATTTTTCTTTACAATATTTTTCTTGACAACGATGATTAGATTTTGCCGGTATTAGCCTGGCCAAAGATGACATTTTTAGTATCCAAACTAAGATACGTTCTACAAACACTCCAAATTTCAATTTTTTTGATCAAAAAAATTGAAATTATTAATATTAATGATATAGATCTGCAATCTAACATGCAAACATGCAATCAATTGATCATCGTGACATTGGAACTCAACAGGAGCTATTCTTTTTTCATAAATATAGCCCTGGATCGTGCATATTTTTACCAGATGGTACCATTATCTTGAATAATTTGCAACGTTTGATGCGCGAAGAATATAAAAAACGAGGATTCTTGGAAGTATCTACACCTCAAATGTTTAACGCAAAATTATGGGAAACATCTGGTCATTTAGGTAAATATGAAGAAAACATGTTTAAAATCAGCAATTGTTCGGATGATATGTGTTGTATGAAACCCATGAACTGCCCGACTCATTGTTTAATTTTTAAGCATCAAAAAAGATCATACCGAGAACTACCATTGAGATTAGCTGATTTTGGAGTTTTACATCGAAATGAATTGACTGGAACCTTGACCGGATTAACAAGAGTTAGAAAATTTTGTCAAGATGATGCACATATATTTTGTACAGAGGATCAAATTGGTTCAGAAATAAATAGCTGCTTCGATTTTATAGAAAAAATATACAAAATATTCGGGTTTGAATTTAGTATTAGCTTGTCGACCCGGCCAGATGCGTATATTGGTGATTTAGAATTATGGAATAAGGCAGAGGAGTGTTTGCGAACTAATTTGGAAAGATGGGGCAAACCATACGTGGTGAATGAAGGAGATGGAGCTTTTTATGGTCCCAAAATTGATTTTTACATTAACGATTCTAATGGCAAAAAACATCAATGTGGTACTATCCAATTAGATTTTAATTTGCCAAAACGATTTAAACTAAAATATACAAATGCACAGGATAAAATTGATGTGCCAGTTATGATTCATCGGGCTGTTTATGGTTCGTTCGAGCGATTCTTTGGGATATTATGTGAACATTATGCTGGCAAGTTTCCATTCTGGATGTCGCCAAAACAAGTTATGATCATACCCATAAACGAAACTTGTATAGAATATGCCAAGGAAATCAAAGCAGCTTTGTACAAATATTACGTTGATATTGATTTTTCAGGCAACACTCTTAAGAAAAAGATCGTCAACGCTGAACAATTACGTTACAATTACATTCTAGTTGTCGGCGAAAAAGAAATACAAAATAAAAATATGAATGTTCGGTTTAGAAACGTAAGGGAACAAAAGACATATTCGATGGACCAATTATTGTCTGAATTTAAACGAAATCAAAAAACTTTTCTTTAATTGATAATCTATCAATTAACGATTGATACATTTTTTAATCCAACAAGTTTCGGCAAATCAAGATACGTTGATTCAATGATATTATCATCTAGAACTCCGACATAATTATAATCATGTCCGTAACTTATATTTTTTGTCATCAATACATAATTGGATATATTAGCAACAAAAATACCGGTAACATTATTTTGCGTAATCGTATTATTCAATAATGAAATCTTATCTGCACTATCAATGGATATTCTACTAGCCAAATTATTTGCAGCGGCACTTTGCACGTAACTTCGATGACCTATTAAATTCTAATGTAAATCTCCAGCCAAATACAAACCTTTGGATTCTCGCGCAAAATCTCTGGCCAACAAAACTTGACATGTTCAAAGTCATGCTTATGGAAATTATCAAAAAATATTTCTTAATCAAAATAACATTTATTTTAATTAATTATTTAGCACCTGTAATTGTTATTCCTCTACAAGTTGTTTGTCCACTTGTACCCATAACAGATAAATCTTTTGTCTTAATCGACTTTCCCATTTCAACTTCAAATCCGCATGCGTTTCCTCCACTTGTATTCAATATTCTACAATCGTTAGCTATGATGTTTGTAGGATTATGGTATGGGAAATATATTGGTTTTTTCATCGCTCTACCCAATGTAGACGCAATTGATGCTCCAAATCGCATAGATCGAACAACACTCAAGTTCAAATCTGTTCCATTATTATCCGCCAAATAACATTTTTCCCATGTGATATTTTCAGAACCATCATGATTCGCAGCAGTTATGCGATATGTAAATCTGTTATTTTTGACGGTCGAATTTGTAATAATAGCGTTTTTGGCACCATTATGTGCGATGGCAGATAAAAATTCAAAGAAATATGTGTTTACAGGATTAGATAACCTTTCTCCGCTAATTACACCTACATTTCCATCAAATCTTGATCTATCTACCAATATATCTTCTGCCGTTGGAAATATTTGTTTGTTATCATCATCAAGCACCAGCCACACATGTCCAAATACCATACCATAAAAAGTATTGCGCATAACATGACAATTTAAAACTTGTATTCCTTTTGCGAAAACTATTTGACACCCTACCATCGCGTTAAAAATTTGTACATTTTTTAATCTGATGTTGTGAACTTTGTTTTGTCTGTCTGTCCCCTGCATATAGACTGCATATTTGTCACCCTCGCCAATTATGATGCCACCATTCATTTGTAATTTATCTATTTTTTTGATAGATGACGGAATCATATTATTCGTTAATTGGCGCGGTTGAGTTTGGGTCGAGATTATGTTTTTGATCATAATATCACGTGTCCGTCCAAACACTCTGACATTCGCAGCTGTAAAATCGATCACCGTTGCTGCACCTACTTTACCAGTTATTTTAACATTGTTAACATCGCGCGAAATGACAATTCCATAAGTATTTTTATCATTGCTAATTTGTCTCAACGTATATTTTGATAAGCTGAGAGTAACGTCACATGATTGAATTGTAATAGCTACAGCCGCTTCTTTTTTAGGATCAAAATTAATATTTTCTTTCAACTCATAATTTCCTGGTTTTGATATGACTATTCCATTTTTGTGTTTATTAAAATCATTTTGTGATATATATTCATTTATATTTTTATCTACCGACTTTGTATTCTCCATTAAATGTATACGACATATTTTTTGTCGCATTGGCTGATATCATTACTCATATAAATACAGCAAACATATGTATTCTCAATGATGGACAATAATAACTTTGGCTACGTTAAATTTGAAAGTGAAATAGAACCATTGTACACGTTAGTAAATATACAAATAGTAACTACTTGGTTTCAAGAATTCGAGACATCCATAGAAACTTTTGCAGACATAGGATTCGAATTCAATGGTAACTATCGCATAATCAATTATCAACCTATTGCCAATTATGTTATATTTGAAAAATTATATCAGTATGTTCATATTTGTAAAGCGCCAAATTTCGCATCAACACATGAACAAATTAATTTTATTCAATTATTATGTAGGTTGGCAAATAAAGATAAATTGAATGAAATCATTAAAGGTATCGAATTTGATCCATATGTTTGGCCAACATTGATGTCTCTTGAGTTCGATGCAAAAACCTTTTTTGATGATCATGTTAAGATTTTAGCATGCTTTTTTACAGTGCATCTTTCTCCGACTAAAGATAATTGGAAGAACATACTAAATTATTATGGTGTTATGTGGTGTTCTACAAGTAATAATGAGATTCCGAAGTTATCAGATATTTTGTCGGAAGGTAAGACAAGACGATATTTATGGGATGAAATAGATAAAGTTAGATTTTTGCAAATTTTTGATAAAAAAGATTTTGTTCATAAAGTCATGCGTATTAATGATGATATTGTGATCGTATACGATAAGTTGCCATATGTAAAGCCGGTTGGTCCAGTAGGGCCAACTGGTGCAACTGGTGCAACTGGACCAGTTGGTGTAATTGGCTATCCTGGACCAGTTGGAGTAGCCGGCGCTGTTGGCATGGTCGGACCAACGAACGCTGTGATAGGTAGCGAACATACAATTATTAGTGGTGACAATAATCATGTAATAGGTAGCGAACATACAATTGTTAGCAGTGCTACTAATCATATGATAGGATGTCCTAGATCTGAAGAATCCAAAGGTCCCATTGGTAGTTGCGGTAATGTAGGTCTTAAAAAACCTACATCGCGTGACGTAACAGTTTATTTAATGGAAAATGTGATGACCATGGAAGTGTATTATGATTTTACCAAAAATGTACAATTCACATTATATCCACAGGATCACCAACCATCCGGGCATATAAATTTTAGACGTTAATCAAAATAAATATTATTTTGATTAATTCAATCAAATTCATCATATCGAACATCGATATTAATGTCAGTAATGGATCTAATGTTCCCAAACGTAATCTTGGATCCACCATCAATCTCAAATTTAGCGCCGGGACATAATCGCACTCGTTTATCATCCTAAAAACATCAACGTTCATTTTTTTTATGTGTAATATAACACTAATGGATTATATCACACATTTTTCTAATTTGCCCCTACCATTGTATCCCAACGAATATGAAGCAGATATATACACACGGCACAAAAAAGGAAAAACATTGTTACTGGGATATACTAAACAACTTTTACATTTATGCGATGATGCCATGGATAATAATCCTAATCTTGATATTAAAAATGTAATCAAACAAGATTGGTTTACATTGGACAAACATTATGATACTGTTATCGGGGATGGAGTGCTAAATTTAGTAGGTGGAGGATTGGTAACATATTTATCAACACGATGTGACAGATTAATAGTACGATTTTTTACAGAGAAAATTAATGGCATGCGATACGCTACATTTTTCAAACACAATACTGCATTTTTATTACCTGACGTAATAATAGATACGCAACCGGGATGCAAGATCTTAATCTGGAATTTTCAACAGTCGATGAATTAGTCAAATATCTTGAAAAAAGTCAGTATATGAATTTTAATACAGTCAAACCGAGCGGCAATATTATGACTCGTTACGATCTCCAAAAGATGGATTTTAGCGATGAAAAAATAATAAGTCGAACTTCAGGTAGTACTGGAATCCCTGTCATTGTACCCAAAAATATTACGACACTGATGTGGCATACTGCAACTAACGTCAGAGATTTACAATGGCGGCGATGGGATTTGAAACTCAAAAAAGTTGCAATCTTAGCAAAAATAAAAGAAGATTCGGTAGTTGGCAATAGTTTTTTAAAAAAGTTAGATTCTATTCAGAATTTACAATTGTATTTAGAAAAAATTCAGCCGAGTTATCTATACACCTATCCATCTATCGTCAAACAGTTAGATTTAACAAAATTAAATTTGCTTGATATTCGTACTGTAGGAGAGATTGGTGCGACTTCTTATTCATGCGAAGAAACAGGTACGATCGCGTTGCAATGTGAAGAAAATACATATCATATCATGGAAAATATAATTGTAGAGGTAGATTCTGTACACGGAATTTTGGTGACAGATTTAACAAATCCAATAATAACTAGATATGCGCTTGGAGATGTTGTTGAATTAGGTGGATCATGTAAATGTGGTAGGACATTATCAACGATTAGCAAAATATATGGTCGTGTGAGAAATATGTTGGTATTATCCAATGGTGATAAAATATGGCCAACAATTGGGGAACCTTTATTTTTATCCGTTAGTAATAAAATTATACGGCATCAAATGGTACAAACATCGCTACAGGAATTAGAACTGCGACTACAAGTTAATTCTAAACTGACAGATTTGGAAGAGAGAAATTTGATTGATTTGGTTTTAAAGACGATAGGGATGAATTTAAAATGCAATATTGTGTATGTAGATGATTTTCCGGCGGGAAAGTTTGAGGCGTTTTTATCTAAAACAACATTTTAAATTAAATAGCCATCATGAAATATACGATATGATACAATATATCTTTAGGAATATTGATTATGGTAGAATGAATATCTATTTTGGCCATATACAAAAGTAAGGAACATTCATAGCGTTCAACCAACCTTTTGATGTTCTTCTTTTTTCGCAAGAAAGAAGTTATGATATTTGACACGCCGTTTATATCTGAAAAAGTATTGAACTGGTCAGGAAATATCCAATGAAATACAGGCCGTTTGGGGATGGGTTTCTTTTCAAATACTTCATAAACAAACTTTTCTCGACTAAAAAAGCCAGTTTCCATGAATGTTATAAATTCGTTCGTAACAAAATTACCCAATATAATGGGATAATCTGCTGGCACATTTTTGTTGGCCTCATAATATTGTCGAATCATACCCCATCGGCACAGACAAATATTTTTATTTTTCTCATATATTTTTCGGAGATGATTTATAATATTTATGTTACTTGGTGACTTGAAATTATAAAATCGATTAACTAAACTATCATATTGTAATTCATCAGCATAACTCCATACACATTCTATTAGTTCCACACGCCATTTCAATAAATCACATCTACCAAGAGTTACGGCGTCTTGACATGAATGTAATATTTGATTCAATACATAATTAAGCATAAAAATCACATGTGATTCATCAGTCTTATTGAATATATTTATGAAATTTTGCCGTGGTATATATGTTTTGTATGTTTGCTCTTTAATTTTAGTCTCTCGTTCCTTCCATTTTGCAAGATCTTTTATCTTAGTAGCATCATGTTCTTGTTGTAATTTTTCATAATCTATTGACTTTTGTTCGTTTGTAGAATTCTGTCTTTTATGATATCGTTCAATATCAACATTACTGTATTTTTGTCGATCTGTTTCTTCCGCAAGAGTAAGATCATACGTTTTAAAGACATTATTTTTTTTGGCAAACATGATGTCATCAACGCACATGACCAACGAAAACGCATTTCCTGAAACACTAGTGCTATTTATTTCACCAAATTGTTTTTCTAACGTTGTCTTTACTTTTTCCAATTCGCCGTCTGAGTTCAAAATGATGATGATGATATCGTTAACATTTGCGATACTATATATCTTGAACGGCAAGGTCGTCAGAAATTTGCTGTAGAATATGGATGTGTCCTTTGCATATTGGAGGGCGATAAAATAAAAATCGATGATGTTTGTAGGATCATGAAATTGAAACTGAAGATTTTCCATTTGTACTACAAAGATGATGAAATAATATTGATGTTATTATTATCAATTTTTTTATTAAAAAATTGATAATTTAATACATAGATACATAAATATAGTAATAATGTCAAAGAATGTTTAGTGACATTATTAACCATGTATTTACTTTTTTGCGTGATAGTGATAAGATAAGATTCCTGTCAACTGATAAAAATATGGATAAGCGAAAATATGATTTTTTTTATTGTGAGGAAATTTCATACGATAATGCGAAAAAAATGAGATATTACGATAATTTTAAAAACATGTATGTTACGGGCGAATTATCGTCTGATTTGCCAAAAAACATTGTTTCGTTATCATTGATGCATGAGTTATCCATCAATAGTGTGAAGATGATACCTACTACGGTGTCCGTATTAAAAATATGTAACAGATGCGATCATTATTTATCAAATTTTATCATACCTAGTTCTGTCATATCTTTAACAATAGGTAAACTTCCGGATAAACAACGTATAATACCAACATCCGTCAAACAACTAACTTTTTTTGATCATTTTGATCAACCTATCGATGATCATTTGCCATCATCGCTCACACAGTTGACTTTTGGCAATAACTTTAATCAATCCATAACTGGTTGTTTGCCACCATTGCTTACACATTTAACTTTTGGCGATAACTTTAATCAATCCATAACTGATTGTTTGCCACCATTGCTTACACATTTAACTTTTGGCTACAATTTTGACCAGCCTATCATTAATAAATTGCCACCATTGCTTACACATTTAGTATTTGGTCATTATTTTAACCAATCTATCGATAATATTTTGCCACAATCACTCACACATTTAACATTTGGTTTTTGTTTTGATAAACACGTTAACAATTTGCCATCATCGATCACTTACCTAAAATTTGGTTATATTTTTGATAAACCTGTTAACAATTTGCCATCGTCTATCACTTACCTTGAATTTGGTGACAATTTTAATAAACCTATCAACAGTTTGCCATCATCAATCACTTACCTAAAATTTGGCTGCAGATTTGACCAACCAATCAATAACATAATTCCGTGTTCCGTTACTCATTTAGAATTTGGTACTAATTTTACTGGATATACAACTGATAATTGTATTCCCCAATCGGTTACACATTTAACAATCCAATGTGATACACCAATTATAAAAAATGTAATACCCGTCTCAGTCACCCATCTAATATTTGGAATTGATTTTAACCAACCAATCGATGGAATTATTCCATACGGTGTGACCCATCTGACGTTCGGCCAAAGTTTTGATCAATCGATCAAAAATGGGGTCCCGCCGATGGTTACCCATCTGACATTCGGCCAAAGTTTTGATCAATCGATCAAAAATGGGATCCCGCAGACAGTTACCCATCTGATATTCGGTAATAAATTTGATAAACCACTAAATTATGATTTGCCAAATTCCGTTACTCATTTGACATTCGGTAGACGTTTTAACCAACCACTATACGACTTTTTACCGACATCTATCACCCACCTAATTTTTGGTGATAATTTTAATCAAGATTTATATCAGTGTATACCACCATCTGTCACTCATCTTCATCTTCCGCGCACACATTATGACCATCCCATAATACGCGGAGAAAAACGTTTCGGCAAACCATATAAAAAAAAGCCTTGGCATAGAATCTTGCCACACGTTATAGATCTCCAATTAATCTGATAATTAGATAACATCTGCTTATCAAAAAAATTGATTTTTATATTCACTCATTATATATGTCTTTACAATAGCATCAATCCTAATGTCAAAATCATTCGAGTTACGCAAGAGCAGCAATAATCAAACGTTTGATGGGCAGATGATGGGCAAAAATATACGACCGGCCGCCATGAAAATATTGACCATATTAATGAAAGATGATCCCCATAAAAATGATACCGATTATAAGATTACGTTTTCTGTCTGCGAAGTTTCAAGTGGACGAATTTATAATTATGTTGGATATCGGACAAAAATGGATCAAATTAGGACATATGTGACAAAAGATGGAACTACATTAACGTTTGAATATAAAAATGTTATGAAAACAGACAAATCGGTTGCAAAATGTATGAAATCATCACACGTTAAAAAATTTAGATCATCTGTTCCGACAGCGATCAAATCAAATCTTAGATGTCGGGGTAACAGATATTTTAAGATGATTGATCCGAAAACACTTGTATCTTGCGGTAGATACAAGTGTTCATCGCCTAAACAAGCGGCATCCAAAGGATTTACTAAACTTGCCCAAAAATATAAAAAAAATGGTGAATCTGTTCCTGAAAATTTGATCATTTACTTGAGAGAAATGACAAGAGGAAGTTCCGGAAAGATATATGGATACACTGTTCAGCGACAGAAATTAGATAGACCTTGTTCTATTCAAATAGGTGATAGGACTGTTTGTTACGAATACAAAAATAAAGTTACCAAAATTAATAACAACGATCTCCCGATTCAGATTCAAAATAAAAAGAAAGCAAAAAAAAACAAGGTATCGAAAGTAAAGAAGGGAAAAAAATGCAAACCAATAAAAAACGTTAAAACATATTCATCAAGCGACGATGAATCTGAACAAATTTCGTCAGATGATATGCCGGCTAGAAAAGGGCCAGGGAAAAAATATGAATCGAGTGATGAATCATGTGACGATAAATTTATTAAGAAACAAATGTATGAATCAAATGTTAGACCCAAAAAAGTTTGCGTGTCGAGCAATGAAGAATCTGATGGAGATGATGTCAAACGACCAACAAAAATTTGCTTTTCAAATAGTAATTCTCGAAGTTCATCAAGTGAAGATGATGAGGCACATGCCGTTCGCCCACCGACAACATATAATACGTTCATAAAAGAAAGGATAGCAGTTCTCAAGAAAGACGACCCAACAGCCAGTCAGATAGATTTACTCAAACAGGCAGCTGAAGAGTGGCAAAAAAAGAAAAGATCGTTCGAAGATATCGTTAAAAGAAATCCAGCAAATTTTGGTAAATCTATAACAGGACCGTCGAACATCGAATTTTCAGATTCAGAAGATGATTCAACAAATAATTCTATTATCAAGATCAAATATGTTAAACCTTATTTTATGGACGCTATTCATGGAAACGAATCCACTGGCGAATGGACGATAGAACAAGATGAAAAAATGTTAAGCTATCTAAAACATGCTATCGAAAATCAAGAATGTTTATCTGATACTACCAATGATATAACAATCGATGAAGATAACATAACATCTTGTGAGTTATTATTGCCAACAGATAAATCTTCTTGTGGAATTTTTTATGGTCAGAAAATGTGCGATATTGTACAAAACGTGGCCATGAGATTGATCAAATGCGGCGATTATCACAACATAACATCTCTTGTCTTCGCAAAATTAGTACTTTATTGCAAGGATAATAACATGGAGTACGTTTATCATTTGAACAAATTGAACAATAATACATATACGATTAAAATAATTTCTGCCGCTACTTTATTTTAATTTATGATTGAATATTGTTCAACCATAAATTATCTTCATTAATCTTACTGCACTTTGCACACCATCAACATCATTTGTGTTTACCAAACATATCAAATTGAATATGATATCTGTTTCGTTACTACAATGACCTACATAATGTCCCAAACGAGTAGCTATTTTAGTATATATCGGCATATCAGACGCATTATCTAGTAATTCATACAACAACTTGCCAATATCATGTTCTGTGTTCTCTTTTTTATAAAATCTATCTTCTAATATGTCGACTGATTCTTCGACACATTTTTTGAGTTTAGGATTTTTGCGAATATACATTTGTAGCCAAAATGCAAATTCAAACCATCGAACTTGTCTTTCGGAGAGAAATATATTCCTTGCCAAGTTATTTGATTTGATGATTGATTTGGATATATACTGTGCTGTTTCTCGCGCACGTGCAAAGATCATACACACGACGTCACATGATTCTGTGACTAATCCAGAAAACACTGAAAACACCCACTCTGTTATTGCACTTTGATATGCCTTGATCTGCCTAAACATCTCATCATAATCAAATTGAAACACCGAACTAAACACATATGCCAAATTGAACGTTCGAACATTCCATAATCCGTGATCGAATCTTATGTTGGACGGATTGTTTGATAATAACATACTATATGCATATTTTTCTGCTTGTGATGTAAATAAAAATATTGCCCTTACAAGTTTTGAAGCGTCTTCCTTGCCCAAAATCTGGCTGTATTTTTCTCCTATGTCGTTTGCTGACCGCATTGATTTGGGAAAAGAATCAAAAGTTGCGTTATTCAAAATTGATCCTGTGTAAGCATTATTGTATTTTAAATCGTAGATTACCGAAACAATATACGCTGCATTGGCTAACCATGATGCGCTAATATCTTGCAACAATTCGCCCAGAGCAAATTTATCCATTTCGTTTATGGGATCCTTATTCGTAGACAGTGTTAATTCTGGAAAGTTGATAATGGTATCATTCTTACCAAACAAAATATGATATTGCAACTTATCGCCAATAGGAATTCTGTGTTGATAATCTTCTTGATAATATTTTTTGATACTAACGAGATCCGATAAAAATGCATGTTCGCAAGTTTCATCGAGCATTATGTATGCAAGATCAGAGTGTAATGGTAATAATATGTTTTTGCCGCTAATACGATCAACATCATGATATCCATAATTCCCTGGAACATACATTAGTTTTTGAATAACGTTTTCGTGTGGTTTAATCAAACACACATATCCTATGCAAGTTGTGATCGCCCACTGTTTTGGATGATTTTTGATGAACGTAATATTGAGAAATCCAATAAGAGCGTCGGGTGCAATGATTGTTTTGGTGATCGCACGATTTACAGAAAACTTTTCCCAAACGTGAATAGCACTTCTAGATGTTAATGATTTTTCTGTGTTAATAGATAGTAACATGTCAACATTAATGTCATAATCTTTACCGTATGATTTCTTTTGGTCAACCGCTGGTAATAATTCTGCATGTACAATTCCATATTTATTTGTGTAAATATATGCTCCTGTAGCTTTATTCATACTTAATATATATTAAAAATGTATATTAAAAATGTTAAGAAAACATACATCGTCTGCCTCACATTGCATGTAACAAAATTATTTTTTGGTTTCAATCGGTTCAATAAAATCAAATTTGCACACGGGACATAACGGTTTTACTTTTACCCAATCAATAATACAATCATGATGAAATGTATGTCCGCATGGCGTTCCTTTAGCACAATCATCAATAACATCAAGGCAAATAGAACACTCGGTGTTATCGTTACATGTGATATCTGTAAGAATTTTTTCTACCTTTTCTACTTGGTTATTTGTTTCCTTTTCTTCAGCTTCAGTTTTTTTAACCTTGACTTTGATATTTTCCTCCCTCTCAAGAGTTATATCTGTCAGAATTTCTGTCCTTGCCGCATCGCTTAATCTAAATTGCAGAATTACGGTTTCTAATTGATTCGTAGGGACATTCTTTAATTTCTTCATTACACGACTGTACGTGTTGATATCCACGGATGGTTGAACAAATCCATCATTATCATATCCATCTGGTAGTCTCTGGAATCCATCCTCATCATATCCGTCAGATAACATCTCAAACATTGCACCCATTTGTGTTTGCATCATTTCTCGAAATTGATGTCGCTGCTGTAGCAAGTACTCCATCTCCATCTGCATTTGCAATTGTTTCTGTAACTCTAATTTTTTTTTTGCTGCTCTCTTTTCTTGCTCTTCTTGTATTTGTCTGGCATGCCATGCATCTTTTTTGATTTGATCTTGTTCAGCTTGTCGGTCCTTAAACCAGCCACCATATAAACTAGATTTCTCTTTCTTTTCGGCCATTTCTGTTTGTTGCATTAGATATTGATGTAAGTTTATATTAAAAAAAAAATCAATTTTTTTTGTCTGACAAATACATCAAATATATATTTTCGATTATTTGAAAGTTTGACATTTATCAAGTTCTTGCTCAAATGAATTAGCATAGGTTTTTTGATTATATCATCTTGGCATGCTCCATTTGTAATACTCTAAATTATTAATTAATTGTCAATTTTTTTAATACGATATCATTTTCTTTAATAATTTATATAATGGAAAAGTTAGAACGTTTTCTTAAATTAGATAAAGATGTTATCAAATCAAACAATGAAAAATTTATAAATATGAATTTGTATGACAAACTTACTGCCGAAGAGAAATATGTCTTGACACGATATAAAGGTCCATCACATGGAATGGATAAATATGGATTATTTGGTTATGATGATTATAACAAGTTGTTTATTGACCCAGAAAAATTTCTGACGATTGATGTTAATCACTTAGATGAATATGTCGTGCTGTACAGATTAAATGATTCGTATGATGATATGCACTTGAATTTGAATGATTTGAAATCGCAACTCGGCAAAATATTAGATAAGATAAATAACAAGAGAAAATCAAATATAATAAAATGTGTCAATCATTTTGATCACATAATACGTAAAGGAATACATTATCCCGGATATTTATATCGTGTTATGCGAACTCCATTTATGGGAACAGAGATCAAAAATTTTACTTCCTGGTCAATGTATCCTCAAATTGGATTCTGTGATGGTAATTGTCATATTTACATCGTCAAACTACCTAAAAAAATGAAAGCATGGTATATGGAATATGATATTCAATATCCCAATAACGAAAAAGATCAAATATTGAAGGATATCGGTAATTTTGGTTACTACGAATATGAATTTTTGTTGCCTAGAAACATAACATTTAGGATCCTCAAAACTGTTAATTTTAGCATGCCCATGACTCAATTTGATTCAAAAGCCAATAAAGATAAAACGAAAATGCATCTTCAAGTCACAAGGATAGAAATCACTGGTTATAAATATGTTTCGCCAAAAGAGATAGTCAACAAGTTACCTGCATCAAAGGCACTAAAATTTAACGAATAGATTTTAAAATAAATGATATTTATTTTGAAATCCGAACGACACATATCATATAGTGCACTATCGAGTATATGATTTCTTTTGGCAAAATCTGAAATGATCCACATTCATACGATTTAGAACACAATATTAGCCAGAAATTTCGCATTAATAATTCTTTGAAACATGCCATGTCGCTACCATCTAAATACTGATTCAAATTTTGTCTTACTTTATTGAAAGTTAAAAGACGAGGCAAATCATGTTTATCATCATTAGCGTTTACATCGTAATAAGTTGTTGGATATTCACTTATCTCTATGACGACTTCATCTGGATATCCAATATATTGATTTAGAACTAATTTTTTAATCGTGTGTTTATCTTTTTTTGTAGGCGTAACGTTTAAAACATTTTTTTTGAATATGACATCTCTCTCCAAATTTAATTTTCTCAATATTTTCTTGCGACATTCCAGATCAGCAATCCTCATAGCTATTGTATGCTGAGAATTATCAAATATGTATGCAAGAACACATAAATAATATATATAAGGATGGAACATTATCATTTCCTTGCTACAAATCAAATTTTTTAACAAGCATTTTACGATCCAATGAACTATTTCTTCCAGAATAACTGTAATATCTGGCTTATTCGCACATAGTTTTTCTATAATTCTCATGTCAACATCCAAAAATTTCAGCGTCTTATATACATCACACACAAATGATTGATTTAGATCAAAACTTCGCAATATTTTGTCAATATTTTTTTGAATTACCAGCAGTTTGGTTTGTTCAATGTTGCGCGCGACCGTTTTCTCGGCATTTATTTTCATCATTTTTTCTCGCGTCATCATCATCTCTGTCCTGATCTGTTGCAATGTCATACTAATCTCATCATATTTTTCATCAAATAAACCTGGATACATATAATCTAGTTCCGAACACAGCTGAAAAAATTTATTACCCGATAGTACTTTTTGCATATTTTCGAAAACGTCAGGATCTTGTAAAAATGCAATCATAAAATTATCCATCAAAAAAATTTTATCGACAAGTGTAGAATCAAACATAACCAAAAAATTGTCTAACTTTTGATCATTTATCGACGCAATATGTACGATAACGAAATTGCAGATATCATTTGAATTTTGATTGACATATTTTTTTGTTTCTTTTAGATTCATAATCCTCTGTATCGGTAAATCATCTTTTTTTGTCATAGAACTAGTTAAAAATGATGGGATTTTTTTTGAATTATAATCTATCGGCGCTATGTCTAATCCTATCATTTTTGCAACCAACTCTTTGAAAGAACAACGATTATGTCTAGTACATGTTGCATCAGTTTTAACTTTTCCATCCGATAAAATACAGATACGAAACGTCTCATGAAAATAAAATATGCTTATGATTTTAGCGCTGTTAAATCGGGACCAATAATCATCTATGTTAGCATGCTGACATAGATCGATAAATATAGTTGCATGATGCCATTTTTGTTTATGCGCAAATTGTGGATCATGGCCTATATAGTTGTAAACGTATTTCGTAGTAATAAATTCAAACGACGATTTTTTTACGGACATTTTTAATTTCCCTAACTGCACATAATTATCCATCACTTCAACTAATTGTGAAAACTCAGGAGTCTTAACATATATCAAAATTATGACATCCAAACCGAGCCTAATATCATTTATCGCCTTGGCAAAATTTTTTTGGCTAAATAAGATACATCCGATTTGTTTGTGCGCAAATATTGATTCTATGTTAAACAATTTGTCAAACTTAACCATTGTGTTATGAATATTATTGCCCAAATTCTTGAAAATTATTGCAATATCGCAGTTTTTGATGCCTATCGCCGGATTGACAACTAAATATATCAAATCATCGATTTCACTGTTTGCACTGTGATATAATGCATTTATGTTGTCCATTTCTTTCAAGTTGTTCCTTTCTTAAATATTAAGACATTATGTGTGAATATATTTCAATTTTTTAGTTTATTAATCAATAAACTAAAAAATTATTTAAAAAACATTAACCGCGTAATTATCCTAATAATATCAGAGGGCATTGTGCTAAAATTTCCATGACCACCATATCTAGAACAATATAACAACAAAACACAATTGAGCTGCATTTCAAATATATATGCACAATCTGACGGTGTCAGATAAAACTCTGTTGTCAATTTGATATCTTCGAGCGGAATTATGTTGTCAGCTTGATTTTTTAAGATATCATCCATGAAATTATCATATAATTGGGAACACATTTTGGCATTTAGCTTTGTTTTTTGACTAAAATATCGAAGTACACCGAGACAGTATAAATTAGGATGATATTTTATCTCTGATCTGTCGCATTTCAAATTCATGATAATATATTTCGCAGCCGCAAATGCAGTTTCGCGAGTACGTTTGATGCTTCTTTTACAATAGTGCACGACATGATTCTTCCATTTTAATTTTTCGATCATCTTTACGAGGAACGTTCTATATGCAGCAAATTCACGAACTTCTCTTTGTATCCTTTCTAGTTCTAATTCTTTTTCCAAAGCTAATTGTTCTGCAATCTGTTGTTGTTCATGAATGCTCTGCATCTGTAATATCAAAGTATCATATTTATCATGGAAACATTTGGGAAACATAAAATCAATGTCGCTGCAAATTGTGAACAGATCGTTTTCGTTGATAATTTGTTTAAATTTTTCGAAATCTGTTTCTTGTTTGATGAAGACAATGATAAAGCCATCATATGAAAATATCTTATCCAATATGTCTATGTTCTTATCAACTATCATATCGATAAAATAATAATTGCACCATTTTCGATCGATGTTTTTGCCGATAAATTGCGCCATAAAAAACAAAGATATCCCGTTGGGATTGTCATTTATATAGTCCTCTACTTGTTTTAGACTATCAAATGCATATCCAGACACGTTTTTATCCACACAAATTAAAACTTTATCCATTATCATCATTTTGTCGATGATATCTTGTATGGAATTAGGTGCGTGACCATAACACGTATCCATATATAGATTCGTAGTGTTTGGTGATAGATCGTAGTAATATTGTGGACTGACAAGGAAACAAATGATTCGGGATGCTTCAAAAAAGAATCCACTTATAATGCCCATAGATGAATATTCTGAATAGTATGATAATGTATCATTATTAAGGAATAATAGAGGTCGCATTATCTCTCTATCATTTACATAAATCAGTGCCGGATCTTCACCAACATGTTTGAGACCATTAGGGATGCCATAATTTTTAGAACTAATTTTTATTGGTTTGTCGGTTTGTGGTAGAGAAGCGCATTTAAAACTTGAAATTACTTGTTGGTCATATTCAATAATAAATTTCATAACATGATTTATCTTTTTTATCTTTTTAAATTTACCGAATATAGATTTAGTATCGTCTTGTGTCGTTAAAATGCACGCGATATCAAAATAAATAATAACACATGATGCGTTTACAAGTTTCGAATCATCATATTCTTTTTTGATAATTTCGTACACATTTTTATGATAAAACATTGTCATATAAACAGATTTATCATTTTTAAACAAATCTACAGGATTTGCATATATGCATCTTAATTCGTAATATTGGTTTTGATAAATATGATCTATTATTGTTGATTTCATTTAGATAATATGAATACAAACTATGTATTCATATTGTTTTTAAAAAAATTGAAAAAATAATACACATAAGAGACAGAATTATATCATAAAAAACAACTTGATCCCATGGAGAAAGAAGAGAATGGTACTAAAAAGACACGTGTGGGAGCAACTCTTGAAAAATTTGGTGATGTTTTAGTCAATAATTTGGTAATGACCAAATTAAGTGGCGTTTTGGATTCAGGATTTGAAATGACATATTCGAACGCTTTCAAAATTTTGTTGTTGTTATCTGTTGGTGATATCAAAAACGGTATATCTTATGCTATTGAGATGTTTGTATGGTTGGTAAAGCGATCACCCGTATTTGCGTTGAATTTAATAATGAAAATAAGCTCGTTTATGGACAGACGCAGAGGATTACCGGCACAAAATAATTTGATTTTAGAAGATGATGGTCTGTATAATAAGATCGTCATGGATATCGAATTGAACTTTATGATTGCGATGCATGAATATATGATAAAAAACACTGACAAATGCAGATTCAAAACTGATTTGACAGGGATTAAAATACAAAACACAAAGGAAAATGTATTTACGCGAGCATACAAAAATATTGAATTTGACGCGATTGATAAAACGGATAATTCAGTATGTACGATTAAAATAGAAACATGTATCATTTATAAATTCAACGTTGATTCCAATGAAATCACAACTGTAGAAACAAATAGTTTGATAGAACAAAAACCTGGGCAGATTATCAATAGCTACGTTGATTTATTGACAAGTGATCAACAAAAAATAGTGAACGCTATTTATGAACATATGCTTAAACAACATGGACCCACAATCGACAAAGTTACTTCATTTATTAAAGTTGGAGATATACCAGATACTGGCTTCTCGGAAGTGAACATCAATGATTTATTGGCAGAAAAATATCCATCTATTGATAAAAAAAAATCATTCGTTGAGTTGGAAATTGTCATTTGTCTTCTTTATAAATATTTACGGTTCGCGTCAATAACTGATTGTAAAGATACTATTTCAAAATACGAAATGATGTTGTTTGATATACATCATTCGTACGAACTTAAAAATATAAATAAAATGAGTGGCTATTCGTACGCAAATAAGTTGTGCGACCATTTCGATAACTGGACAAACGCATTGAATATATCATCTGCGGAAATAAAGAGTTCTTTTAGCGTTTTTATTGAACTGTCAAATCATATCAATAAACGTAAAACAGAAACATCATCTGGTCTATATAGATTACCTTTTGCTGTCATTACAACGAAGAAGATGGAGATTGGGGAAATTATGAAAGATTTTATTACTATGGTGTACGCATCATATAGAAAATCTACGACCAAAGTTAAAATATTTTCACTGACATTGGAAGAGGATAAAAAGGTGACTGAGAAGGATAATCCGAAATACAATGAATGGATGGAGAAGAAAAGGATGTTTGATAGTTTATGCACTGTGAACAAAGATTCTAAAAATGTTGATTATTACGCAGAGGATTCTAAATTTGAAATGTTTAAGAATCTGACAGATACAATACCCCCAAAAGCACTCATAACAGAAATTATCACTAAACGTGTTGCTGCAAAAAAGTTAAACGATATTGAAAAGAATATCGATAATCTGTATTTACGAGATTCAGATAAGACTAAATTAACGACGGCATTGGATCAGTTCAAAAATAAAAAGCAAACGTTAAAAGATTTAGGATTTCAAAATAAATTGAATTTGCTGTTGTATGGCGAGCCAGGAACGGGGAAATCAACAGCGATTCAAGCTGTAGCGACATATTTGCAAAAGGATATATACTATGTTGACATGCAGAAAGCTCAACTTAACGAAGATTTACAAATGATTTTCGATTATGTTAACAATAATGTCCCTAATGGGGGCATTATTGTTATTGAAGATATCGATGCAATGACAGACATTGTATTAAAAAGAACATCGGAAACTAAAGAATATTCAGTGAAAGACCTTATGAATAATCAAAAAAGTAAGCTAACTCTCGAATATTTCTTAAATATATTACAAGGAACTCTGACTGTTGACAACAGCGTTTTCATTGTAACAACAAATTATATCGACCATTTGGATGACGCGTTTTATCGGGATGGACGCTTTGATGTCAAAATCAAGCTAAAATTATGTGACCATTTTCAAATCAATTCCATCTACAAAAAAATTATCGGCAGAGAAATTCCAGAAAAAATTCTACAACGGATCCCTGAAAACAAATTTTCTCCTGCGACGATCATCTTCCACATCAAAAACTATATTTTTAAAACAGACGCGAGTGATGAGACGATACTAAAAGAATTTTTTTGATTAATTGCAATTAATCAAAAAAATGAAAAATAAATTCATATGATTATATGATAATTAAGGATAGATAAAATGAATTACATCACGATCAAGTTTCCGAATAATAATAAAACGATCAAATTTGATAAATTATATTTGTCAAAATATCCTCACTCTGTTATTACCTGTCATTGCGAGATTTTTCCTGAATTAGATGATATGGAACTTGATACAGCATATGATGATTTCAAAATTATTTACAACGTTGTGATTGGAAAATTAAAACAATGGCAGGTATCCGAGTATATTTTGCAATTAGCATCTAAATATGGTTTGGTTGATGACGAACTTTGCGGAATAAAAAATTTGTTAAATGATAAAATTAACAATACCTGTCTGCAAATTAATAATTTTTTGAATTCGCGAAACGTATTATTTGTTCCAGATTGTATCGCAGAGTATCTAGAATACAAGAAAATATTTGCTGCGAAAAAGAATATCATCCCATTCCAAGTTGTTTTATTGGATGATGAGATTTGTTGTATTAACATTTACGCAGGTTTGCCAATTTATTTTAGTCATTGTACGAGGACAGGTAATGCGCTTGCTCATCATGATATTTTTTTAGATAAAACAACGATAGATATCAATTTTGTTAGGAACAAAATGTTTTTGTCGGGTTATAACACGGAAACAGATACGTCGGATGTGATTGAATTTGAATGTATAAGTAAAATTTACGATAACAATGAAATTGTTTTTTTAGGGGATTTGTTAAAATTATTTACTTTAATATCTGGATATTATCCAACTGAGAACATTGTTTTTAAGAATACGTCGATTCCAAAACATAATTTTGATATTGTTATCAACAACAATATTTGTGATAGGATTAAGAACGTAATAATTGACAGAACAAAAATATTTGAGATAAGTGAAAATAACTTGGAATCTCAAAAATTTTTGTTTAATTATGCGTCGTTTGCAGAAAGTGCATATTATCCAGGCACAACTGATTATCACTTTTATGCTTATTGTGGATTCATCAACATTACTTTTTAAATAATTCTAAATTATTTAAAGACTAACTTGGTATTATAAAATACTAACTATGGACGGATTATTCTCTCTTATTGGAAACTATTTTTCATGGAACGTTGACAATCCTAACGAATATACAACTACAGAAAACGGTGACAAGGCATTGGTAACTTCTGGATCTAAATGTCTCAATTTTTTTACACGCATCACTCGTAGTGCCAATATAAATGATTATGTGACTGCATTCTTTGAGGCTATGATGGAGGACTACGACACCGCCATTAAACTTTTGTTAAATTTGCGCGACATTCGTGGCGGCAAAGGGGAAAAATTGATCCCAATTGTATTGATGGTATGTTTAAAATTAGCATTCCCCGCGAACGTTTACAGTGATATTTTAAAAAATTTTATCGATTACGGTTGTTGGAAGGATTTGTTGCGGATAATTGAAATTCATAACAGACTTTGCTTAATTATCGATCCGTTGTGTGATACATTTGATAATACAATGGAATGTCAAATGTTTGCGAACCAATTAGCCTTAGATTATCAAGCATATCAAGTATGTACGGATTCAAAAGTGGCAATCTCGTTATGCGCTAAATGGGCACCAGGAGAACGATCACATTTTAATCAAATTCCTATTAAAGCTGCTAACAAAATCATGAAAATGATGAATCAAACTCCTAAAGAATATCGAGTGATGCTAAGCGATTTGCGGGCTCATTTGAATATTTTAGAGCGCTTAATGTCAACGGGCCAGTATGAATTGATAGATTTTAAATCCATACCTTCAATTGCTATGAAAAATATGAAAAAGTCATTTTCTCGTGATACCAATGCGACAGGTGTAGTTAGCGAATCAAGAACGAATTTACATCTATCATATTCTGAGTATTTGAAAAAATTATCTGCAGGCGAAACAAAAGTCAACGTAAAAGGGATTCAGCCACATGAGTTGGTATCTACTTATTTGCGTAAATCAATAGATCTTGATCCGTTGGTGGAAGCGCAGTGGAATACTCTAGTTCAAAAAACAAGGGAAGCAGGATCATTCAGCAATACTATCGCAATTGTTGATACATCCGGTTCGATGGATGGACAACCTTTAGAAGTTGCTGTTGCGCTGGGCATATTGGTCGCCGAATGCAGCGATTCTGCAGATTTAAAAGTTTTAACTTTCAATACTAAACCGAGATGGCATCATATAGAGGGATCAACACTGCAAGAAAAAGTAAAATGTATGGACTACAAAGATTGGGGTGGAAGTACTGACCTCCGCGCATCGTTTCAATTAATATTGGATGATGCTATTGAACGGAAATTAGACCCCGAAGACATGATATCATCGCTGATCATTTTTACGGACATGCAATTCGATTCAGCTGACGGTGATAAATGGGAATCAACGTTTGAAACAGTGACAAAATTATTCAACGAACAAGGATATGAATTACCTAAAATCGTTTGTTGGAATTTGAGAACGAGTGATTCAAAGTCGTTACCAATTGATAAAAACGAAGAGGGATATATTATGTTATCAGGATTTTCGGCAGAGTTATTGAAACACGTGTTGAACGGAGATGATATTACGCCTATGACGATGATGATGACAATATTAGAACCTTACAATGTAGAACACGATTATGACGACATCGTAATGAACAAACGTAACTTCACTTTTGCGCAATTAACAACTGCCGTAGCCAATAGTGCTATCAAAAAAGGAGTAAAGCCAGTAAATAATATTTAAAAAATTGAATTTTTAAATATTATAATTTAACTTTTGTAGAAGAGATGATAACAAACTATGGCAGAATGTTATAATGCCATACCAATATCTTGCGTAGATGCTATTGTTTTAGATGATATTGAATCATTTGAAGATTTAATGTTTGATGCGCTTGTATCTATGCGGAGATCATCTGTTTCAAATGATGAACGTGTTCATTTAGAAATGAACAATCTTTTAACGCTGAAATATATAGGCCAAATAGAAACAAAATGGAATATAATATATGCTGTAACTGAACGTCCGAACTTTTTGGCAATATGTCCGATCATATTGCCATATTGTTTTGTGACGACAACTCTTTCTGATTTTTGCACTATTGATCCAATTAGCATCGGATCGGTCGGTCAAAAAATACAATTTGGTTTGATAAAATATGTCAAAATAAATAATTGTAATTTGGAGTTTATGAGATCAACGGATAATATGATCGTTACGTTAGCTTGCAAAATTAGGAGGGGTAAATTTATGCCAGGTCAATCGAATTTTGATAATAAATTGATAATTTGCATTGATGATGTCATATATCATGTGCCAGTACAACATATTCATTCAAGCAAAATAAAAAAAAATTTGTTATGCCCAAAAGAAAGAGACCAATTCAACACGCAAGCAATATTCGTTGGACGTAATCAATCTATCACCAAAAACTATTCATAATTCTGACAAGTGCGTTAAAACTATAATTTTTTTCATATAGTCTAATTACATGAATAAAATCATTGCACTTTGAATGAACGATATAATATTGTGAGTAACTTACCTTACTTTCCCATTAATAGGATAACACACAACTTGATGTTGAATTATTTTTGTTCATATAAGTACATACAGCCATTTGTTTTTTAGAGTATAGTTAACGGAATGCATACAGCAATCATTCGAAGAGCACACCCATATTGTATTCAGATATTTGATAAAAATAGTGTTCAGTATTGATAAATTAAAAATATATACAGCAAAACAAATCCTGGTTATTAGCAGATTAGTATTATATTTTGTTTTTTATTGATGAACATATACTGCAATTTTTTAGCAAGAAGCAATTATAGATATATATTATTCGATCATACAGCAAAACGTTTATTCAGATGAAGCAATGAGTTTAACGATCGATGTCCATAAATTAAAGTTAATCATACAGCAAATTTTTTATTGAAGATCAGTATCCCTTGATTAACGAAATATCCAATCAATCATACAGCAACTAATTATTAGTCGTAATATCCCAATCCGATTGATGACCTCTCATATTTTTTTCAAAACAAATTGATCATACAGCAATATCACACAATCTATTATGTCAGTCCAACAGATCAATGTAGTTCAAATTTTATTATTTTTAATTAAAGATAAAAAAATTTATTCCCAAGCGTCCGATTTCCAAACGCAGATAGTAGTTCGATCAGTCAAAACTTTTGCTGCTTCAACGAGAGACTGAATCCTGCCACCATAAATACCGCATCCTCTTTCGCCGGTCACGAATTTCAAATTCAACGTTTTGCACAACTCTTCTGCTGTGCCAAATGATCTTTTAAAATTATTAATCTCTTCTGCTTCACTTGGCATTGCTTTTTTTTAATAGATGTGTGATATTGAAACTATTCATTCTTATCTGTATCAAAACAGAAGTAAATAAGTTGTTTGACGGGATCGAATCCTTTCTTCCAAATTGATTTGCCACTGTTTTCGCTATCGAGATTCGCTGGCCGACATCAAACATAATTCCAAATGTTTGTAATGAGTAATTTCTTCTTGTTCATTGTGTGTCGTCAACGAGAATGCACCTCCACATGGACACTCACCAGAAGTAAAAATATCAAATAACGTATTTTTCATTTCAGCATCTCGTGCCATTTCTCAGATATCATCCTCTGCTAGCTATTTTTTTAAGTCCCAAAAGAGGTATTATGTCAAACTTTTGTGTATCCGGAAAGGTAATATGTCCATAAAATTCACCATATAATTCCTCCGCATTTAAAACAGTCGGCTCCAAATGCATCTGATCAGCTCTAACATATGAACGTTCGCACAAAAAATAAATGTTTTCGGTTCCATAAGCCAGTGGATATGGAACGTCCGAATTGCCTAAAGGAGAAATAAAATCTAAGATCTCTTCTTTCGTTCTGAAGGAAAATATTTCACAGCCAACATATATGTATTTATGTTCATTTATTTTGATCAAGATAGTATTGCCATGATTTTTATATGGCGACGCATCGTATCCAGTCCAATAACCTTCAAAATCTTTAATCGGTTTTAATCTTTTGTATGTTGTATCTCCAACTAAGATATTTATTTCCCCAGGTTCAACATTGACAATAAATGGTCGACCGCCGTTACAATGGACAGCATAGCTTGCGAGACCTTTTATTTTATCGTATGAAATGTAACTATTCGTTGTTTTCATATTTACGAGTTCCTTTCTTCTTTTTCTTTCTTTTTGCGCCCATGTTCCACCTTTGCCCCCAGTTTGATTAGATTTGACAGCAAAATACTTGCCTTTGTATTTTAAATATTTTGCCTTGTAATATTCTTCCATTATATTAACAGAAGAATATTAAAAACATTCGCAAATGGGATTTTTTTCACAGATACAAATTCCCCTATCATTCTTACCTCCGATTGGCGAATTGCAACAAATACCGTGTATTTGATTATCACAAATGATGCTGGAACTCGAAAAATATGTGGGACAACGATTACAATATCTACCACAATATATTTCTAATTTGTAGATATCAGTCGTGTTAGTACAACAAATTGGATTCAGATGATCTTTATCATTGCGCATAACTCTAACGATGACATCTTTTTTCTTACCAAACTCGTCACCTTTCCATAATACCGAATCGGCAATATTCAGGTCAAGACTGCTTACCAGTTTGGCACTTTCTAAACTAGTATTTTGAAGTTTGGCGACAGTAACATAGTCAGAATATGAGCGGTCATTAACAGAAACGAATTTATTTAGAATTTGGGGGGTATTGTTGCTAACTTTGTGATTAATTGGACAATGACCTGAACAATGCAATCCATTACTTTGCTGACATTGGTTCCAAACGCCGTCACAACAGACACCAATATGGTTACGGGGACCGAATTGTATGATCGCGCCATCGCCGCAATCATATACTATTCCTTTTGATACACAACGTTTGCAACTATTTGCTAAAATGAATAACGATAATAATACTTGAATCATTTTGATATATGAAAAAAGATGAAGAACAAACAATGAATTAAATTTTCAATTTTTTTATCCAGCAAAAAAAATTGAAATCTGAACAACCAGGATACGGTGTCAAATAATATATCTATCAATTAGTCATTTTTGATGCAAAATTCGCAATTTTTACAAAATAGAATAGATACTATTCAAAAAAATATTAAAGAAGACAGCAACGTTAAGGTGTATTCTTTTAAGGGCTATGAAGGATTGTGCATATTTGGTATCGGAACCAACAGCAAGTTTGTGGCACATGACGCGGGATTATGGACATACGACGATGAGAAGCATATGTATTTTCATTTATTAAGTAAAATATGCGGGATAGATACCCTAAAATCGTGGGAAATTGAAAAACAAATAATGTTTGATGAATTATCTAAAACGTTGAGAGATTGTGATATTGACTTTGTCTTTGAAAATGAAACATTCGAAGTAAAAGGTATTTCATTGGCACTGCAACTAGGTTGTGGCTCTATATGGCGAAATAGGAACACACGACAAAATTTTAAACATTATGAATTGGTTAACAACAAGAATTTTTTTACTGATATCAAAGAGCAAATAGAAGATAAACGGATTAATCACGTAGAAAAATGTAAGTTGCAACAGATTATCGATGCAGAAAAAGAAGGTAAACAAATTAATTACGTAGAAAAATGTAAGCCATATGGCCAACAAATTTTTCAAGAAGCATTGAAGTTAACTCAAGAAAATGATATTCCTGAAAGTCTGCAAATTGATCCTCAAATAGTAAAACAGTTTACTGGCGGCGATATGATTACAGCGCGACCACTATTTATTTCTGATCATAAGAATGTCAATGGAGAGTCAGTGTCACATTCTAACATTGAAACAGACGAAACACCCAAACTAAGTAAAAGTAGCGTTAAATTTTGCGGTCAAAAAATCGAAAATGAGACGCCCGTTTCTGCACCAATTAAAATGCCATGTTATGGACCAATTGTGAACACAATCACTGGTGTTCCGAGCGTCGATGTTGAAGATCAAAAGAGAACGACAAACGATTTGCGACTGGGCGATATGGAAAGAACTGCAGATCGTGGATATGGGATTCTTTTGAAAGAAAAATTCGTACCCCCTTCTATTCCTCGTCAAGGTATTACACCTCCTTTGAAGCAACGAACAAAGAATGATACGCCATTTACAATTAATTTGCAAGAATTATTGCAAGTCAAAGATCGACTCAAAAAAACAAAACCTGTAGAAGACGTTAAACTTATCGAAAGAGATGCCATCGAAAGTTTGTTAAAATCTTGCCATAAAGTCCAAATAATCGAAAAAGTATCAAAACCTGTTTGCGCTCCTGAAAAAGTGGTCAACGTTGAAACACATAAAATTCCTACAAAACAATCATATCCAAATTTGGCTTGTCAGGAGTTTTTAAACACGAATAATCCAGACTCTGATTTGAGATGTGTTGATATGAATATGACGATCATAAAAGGCAGTGATTTTAGCAAAAGTGATATGCGATATGCCAAAATGAGGGGGATGAAGGTTAAAAACACGAATCTATCTGGAGTAGATTTTACGGGTACAGACTTAAAGCATTCAATTTTCAAAAACGTTGACTTTACGGGCGCGAAATTATGCAATCTTAATTGTGACTGTGTTGAATTTAAAAATTGTATCTTTGAAGATGCCAATATTAAATATTCTTCCTTTGTAGGTGCAAATTTACAAGGTTCCAAATTAGGAGGAATCGATCTCACAGGGTGCTGTTTTAAGAATGCAAATTTGATTGATACTGAAATTACTGCTGATGTAGCTAGCTTGTATCCGATCCAAAATTTCGATGGTGCATATATCGGATTCCAAAAAGTATACATTTTCTAAACTTATTATTCAATAAAAAATTGAAAAATAGATTTACAGCGTTATTCATCAAAATTTAGATTAAGATATTATGGTTTCTTGTATTGTAGATTGGTTGCCTTGCGAGCCATCTTTTGAGAACATCATTCATAATTTGCAAACTGCGGATGTGTACAAGTCATTAGTATTGGTGACGATGATTATCGATTCCTATTATGATTTTTTTGGGAACCAGTGCAGTCCTTACGATGTGGAAATGGAACTTAGGAAATTAGGATTGGATATAGGTTTGATCGCAGTTGATTGGGCTAATCATCCAGTTTATAAAAAAATGGTAGAAAACAACGGTGGCAAAGTAGTTTTGCGGAAAAATCATGAACAAGTGAAATATTTGGTGATTATTAGTTGTAAAAAACGTTACGACGTAATTGTTGAAACGCTGGAACATCATGAATCTATGCATGAAAATCTATGCTGTTTGAAAGAATCTGGAGAATTATTAGTACATCTAACTAACAAATATGATGAATTTCATAATGCGATTCAGCATGGCACGTTGTCGATGCAATTGAATTTATGTTCTTACCAAACAATATTCGAACGAGTTGTAGAAACTAATCCCTCATCGCAAATAGTGCAGGCCAATAAAGATCTGTATGTCATCGTGAAAGATGGCATAATCATTTGTCCTATCGCATTACAAATTCAAGAAAGTGAGTTTAATTATGTATTCGTAGGAATTAAAAAATAATATCAATGATAATATTTTTTAATAAGTTGAAAGATGTACATTATCATCAGATTTGATTGCATCTTTATTTTTTTTATGATGATAGACACTATATGTGTATAAAGTACCACATATAGTAATAACTGACATTGTGAACGATAAGACAATATTTGTGATGTAGTATTCTAAATGTTCTTCGCGATAAAATAACCATGACACAATGGTAGCCGCGAGTGCTAAACTGGATACGACAATATTACGAATTAATGAAAACAATGAAATATTTGCATATTTGTTACTTGCCTCAAATAAATACATTAGTCCCAAGTTAATAGTGGGCGTGAATATGAATATTATGTTAATAATGAATGAAATCAAAGCAAATTGTTTGCTACCAATGCTAAAAATGGCAACGAACGGAGAGACAATATGTGCGCCTAACAAAAAAAATAATGTAAATTCAATTATTAAGTGACAATATTCCGACATTATATTATTATCATAAATGCCATATTTTTAAATATAGTTACGGTAATTCATTTGATATGAAAGAAGACAATGGAATGGGATCAAACAACCTATTCGTCAATTCTGACAAACCAAATCTAGACAATGACGGGATTTCATCATAGTGAACAGTTCTCGTTGGAGCTTCATTTATGTATATCGGTTGAGTGACGTTCAGACTAGTACATATGAAAGGTAATAATTGTACATCAATATGTGAACGATGTATATTTGTCGTAACTGTTATAACATGATCAATCGAATAATTATTCCATAATATCGCTAGATGACTATCAAACAAAGAATTTGATTTGCTATTGCGCATATCGGAATCATCGATAAAGCCTTTGATGATAGGAAAATCGGTTATGTCAATTACGCAAACAAATTTGATATCGCATTTACGTAGTTCATCAATGTTTTTCTTAAACGAATTAAAAATATAAAATTTGTGTGACACACTAATGTCTAAAATATCGTTCCACTCTAATTGTTTACCAGTTGACAACGCTTCCAAGTGGTATATATCTTTCGTTGGATGTGTCGTAATTTGGAAGTCCTTGATAATAATGTTCTTATGGGTGTATTCACAAACTACGGAGATAGGAGGATTATACATGTTTGTTGATAATGATACATATAATACATCGTAATTGATATAAAATCAATATTTTTCCTAAAAAAAATATTGATTTTTTAAGTGCCAGAGATAAGAACATATATAAAAACGTCATATTACAAGATACCCATAATGAAGTGTGCAGGTTGTAAAAAAACTAACTTTTTTTCCGTTTCTATTTCGAAATTTGATAATTGTGTTTGCGAATGGAGCAATAGCAAATCAAACGTTAAAGGTAAGTTCAAAACAATGCCTGAATTATCATCCATATCAGATAACGGTGCATGTGCTTTTCAGATTTGCATTGAATGTGGACAGATCAATGATTTAGATCTGAAACAATTGAAAAAGGATGTTGAAAAAATAGATTTTAAAGCTGCAAGTGAGAAAAATAAGACATCTGATTCTGATACTGCGTCAGATACACAATCAGATAAAAAAGGGACAACCACAAAATCCTCTTCTGATAGTACGTCAGAAGATACGGAGTCGGTTGAAAAACCAAAGACTAAAACTCCACCCAAGTCTGAAGAAAAATCCAAGGTTCAACCTAAATCTGAAGAAAAAATCAAAGGACCAAAAAATAAACCTTCATCGTCTTCTTCATCCGAAACGATAGATTCAGAAGCTTCTGAAGACAAAAAGACAACAGGTAAAAAAGTTGATAAACCTAAAAAAGGCACATCAGAATCTGACGAAGAACCCGCCAAGAAACCGGTCGCTAAAAAAACTGTGTCTGATGATGAAACAGTTGTAAATACAGGTAAGAAACCAGCTCCAAAGGCCAATTCTAGTAAGAAACCTATAAAGAAGACCTCAGAAGACAATGAGTACGAATCTGCTAAAAAGAAACCCACTAAAAAGGATGATTCAGATTCTGAATCTGACGAACCAATTGTCAGAAAAAAGCCAGGTGCTAAAAAAACTGTAGCATCTTCTGAATCAGATGAGCCGGTTGTCAAAAAGCCTACTAAAAAACCGGTTGCATCTTCATCGGATTCAGGATCTGATGAACCCGTCGTCAAAAAGCCTGCTAAGAAAACTGTCGCTTCCGATTCAAAAAAATCAAACAAGAAATCATCTTCTGAATCTGATGAACCAGTTAAACCAGCAAAAAAAACTACTAAACCTGTTGAATCTGCAGATGAAGAATCTGACGAGAAACCAGTTGTTAAAAAACCGGCCGCTAAGAAACCAACTAAAAAGCCAGCTGATTCTGACGAAGAAGAATCGGAAGACAAACCAGTTGTTAAAAAACCTGCTGCCAAGAAACCAACTAAAAAGCCAGCTGATTCTGATGAAGAAGAATCAGAAGACAAACCAGTTGTTAAAAAACCGGCCGCTAAGAAACCAACTAAAAAGCCAGCTGATTCTGATGAAGAAGAATCGGAAGACAAACCAGTTGTTAAAAAACCTGCTGCTAAAAAACCTGCAAATAAGAAACCAGCCGATTCTAACGAAGAAGAGTCAGATGAAAAACCTGCTAAGAAACCAGCTTCTAAAAAACCTGCTGCTAATGAGGAAGAAAAAACAGCTAAGAAACCGGCAGCTAAAAAACCTGCCGCTAAAAAACCCGCTGATTCTGATGATGAAGAAGATGATAAATCGGCAAAGAAGCCGGCAGCAAAGAAACCAGTCGCAAAGAAGCCGGCCGCAGTTAAAAAATAATTTAATAATTAATCATTGATTATTTATTAAATTTACTATTTTTTGGATTTTGGTTTGCTAGTTTTTGATCCTGACGGCTTTTTAGTAGTTTTGGTGTGCTTTTTAGTTGGCTTTTTAGTTGTTTTAGTATGCTTCTTAGTTGTTTTTTTGGTTGATTTTGCTGCCCCACCTGTATGTTTTTTAGTTGTTTTTTTAGTTGTTTTCTTGGCAGTTTTAGATCCAGATGCTTTCTTGGCAGTTTTAGATCCCGATGCTTTTTTGGCAGTCTTAGATCCAGATGCTTTTTTGGCAGTTTTAGATCCAGATGCTTTCTTGGCAGTTTTAGATCCAGATGTTTTCTTGGCTTTCTTCAAATATACAGAATGTGATTTCTTACCAGCTTTTTCGAGATCATGCGCATGTTCAATACTTAAAAATTTGACATCAGCTGCCATTACTTTTTTGCTTTTTGGATCTGCGTTATAATTTCTAGCCAAACCTAAATGTTGTAAAACTTTTACGGCACCAATATCCTCTGCAGCTTTTTTCAACGCTGCATGACGAACTGAAACTGATTTATGTGTACCATAACCATAACTTCTAAGATGAAAATCGTTGTTAAATTTAGGCAATACTTTTTCGGATGCTTTCGTTTTTCGTCCTCTGATCAATGCTTTTCCTTTACTTGGAACGCATGTTGCTCCCACATGTGAAGCTTGGACACTCATTTTTTTCCCATCCTTACCTACTCTAGTGTATCCTTTCTTGTTGAATGATACGCGTTTTGTTTCTCCGTCCGGACATTTTTTTGGCCCATGTTTTAATTTGGGGTGACTCGTTTTGGAACCTGAAGGTTTAGCTTTTGGCGGCATGTATATATACACGTCAGATATTTTGATAAATTATTATATTTAAAATTTAAACGCACAAAAATTATTGATATAAAAAATATCGTTCACTATAGTAATTATACAATGACCGATCCGGCTGCAAAACAATACTACCGTTGCGCTAACACTCCCAATAGCGAAATCAGTAAACTAATTGATTTTCAGTGTCCGTTACATAAAAAGAATAAATTTACTGGTAATTTTAGAAAAGCCGGATACAAGATTGATATTTCAGGCGTTGCATTATGTCCAGATTGTTTTGCTAGGAAAACACAAAAATATTGCGAGGAAATAGACAGTATCAATACAAAATATGGAATCACGCTATATGGTTCTCTTGTTAAGGGAAAAAATTATGATTCCCCAAAGGAACAATATAGATCATATTATCTTGATAATTCTGAATCGAATGAAGTTTGTCTTGACCATATATCCCCTTATCAATCGATCATAAACAAGCCAATAAAAATTGATGATATGATAAATAAATCGAGACAGCCTACGTTAAATTATAAATCAATATTGACAAGCGATATGTCTGAATCATCCAATGAAGATTTAACAATTTCGGATATTGAAGTGAGCGAAAAAATACCATCGAGAACCCCCAAACCTACGTTTAATCCAAAAAAAGCAGTTAAGAGACCTATTACGTACAGAAAATAATATTTATTAATTGATGAATATTATTTTGATAAAAAAAAATTGAAATATGATCTGTCAGGATGTTCCATTGATATTAGCCCCTATCATATTCCAAACAGCACAATGCAAAAATCTGTTTCTGCCAACGAGGATCATTTTCTTTTATCATTAACGCAACTTGTAATCAAAGAAATGGAACGAGTCCTTTTGCTCAAAAACATCATTTTTTTGAGACAAGACGATGGGTCGTTTCTTGTTTACAATGGATCAGAAATCCCTGAGTACGTTTTCACATACAAAGATCATGTTTGGGAATGCATCGATTATGAAGATCGAACTGTTATTTTTGATCATAGTGAACTGTTCACGTTTATTGACAACAAAGAAGAATTATCAAAGGGTATCGAGGCATGCTTAAGAAGCCGTTGCCCTAAAAGACCATCCACAGTCCCCAAACAAGTGAGTGAAATGACATCTGTGTTTGATCTAAACGGACCAGAAATTATAAGATATTCAGCAATGAATAATGTTATAAATTTTAATTTTGGAGAAACTGATGCTAAACCACGTTTTAGCATGACGTATGAAAATGAAAATTGGATAGTAACAAAAATAGAAAAATCTACCAAATCATTTAAGTTTGCGCACGCTGACTTTCTTAAAGACACAAATTTGCGCAAATTTTATTTTGAAATTGATTATGCTTTTAATTAAATAATTTATTTAATTAAAGGTGCCTACCGGTGACAATTATATGTCAGCCAAAAAATTTTAATATAATTTATATATAGAACAAAATGAGTAGAAATTGGAATAATTCAAATTACTACAATGATTGCATGCGAGGATGTAGTAGCGGATGCAGATGCGGCCATCGCGAAGAACGTTGCGTATTTTATCAACCTCCTAAAAACGGAGCCACCGGACCAACTGGTGCCACTGGTGTAACTGGACCAACTGGTGTTACTGGTGCAACTGGACCAACTGGATTCACTGGACCAACCGGAGAAACAGGACCAACTGGAAACACTGGGCCAACTGGAGAAACAGGGCCAACCGGAAACACTGGTGCTACTGGACCAACCGGAGAAACAGGGCCAACTGGAAACACTGGAAACACTGGAAACACTGGACCAACTGGTGCAACGGGGGTTACTGGACCAACTGGTGAAACAGGAGCTACTGGATCAACTGGTGAAACAGGAGCTACTGGATCAACTGGTGAAACAGGAGCTACTGGGCCAACTGGTGAAACAGGCGCTACTGGGCCAGCGGGCACAATCGGAGCAACAGGGGAAACAGGAGCGACGGGACCAGCAGGTGCAGATGGAACAGTCGGATCAACTGGTGAAACGGGTGCTACTGGCCCAACCGGACAAGGAGTCACAGGTGCAACAGGACCAGCTGGATTAGGAGGAGCAGGCGCAATTATTCCATTTTCATCAGGATTACCAACTGATATTACACTTGGATTAACTGTAACTGGTTTTGCCCTTATTGCTTTCGGAGATAATTTTTCGCCAAATCAAGCGTTTCCTCCTGCAGGACCAATTAGTTTAGTCGGCGGAGCAGGAGTTCCATTCAACATGGCACCATCATTTCCAAGAGATGGTACCATAACTGATTTAAATGCATATTTTAGTTTGACGACAGCACAAACACTTGTGGGAACCACTGTTACTGTTCATGCCCAATTATGGCGATCAACATTATTTTCAAACGATTTCTTCCCGGTCCCAGGAACAGACATCGCATTAGCCCCAGCATACACGGGAGTCGTTGCTGTCGGAACTCTTGCATTTGGAAGTTTGACAGGATTATCTATCCCTGTCGTTAACGGAGACAGATATACATTGATCTTTTATCTAATACAAACTGGAATAGGAATAAGTACAACTGTTAGCGGATATGCCGGTGGAGGTCTTAATGTAGCTTAATAAAAATGATTTATAATGATTTTTATTAAAATTGATATTTGGATACATAGGATAGTTCGTATATATTCATCCCTAACAAAATGTTAACTCGAAACGGTTTTCTTTTTCGATTCGTTAAAAGTAGAAGAACATTGTCAGCGGCGACTTGTGCTGGATTATGTGCATATTACTTTTCTGAGAAACACAAACAAGAGAAAGAATACAATGACAGAATAAATTATCTATTGACAAACAAAGTTGAATTATCGGGTGTTTATTTACAAGAAAGACCTCCATTTAGTAAATTATGGGGGATTCATTGGCTTTTGCCGCGTCATCAATCCTTAAAATTCGTTTTCTCAGATGGAGTTGTCCAATATGGTTTAGGGAAAGAAAATGATTCTTTTTTTGATAGAAGTGTTAAATTCGTATGTCACACCGGCGAGAAATACATTTATCTGAATAAGAAAGAAATAAGCATACCTCTTGAAGCATATAGAGGATATTATGATAAATATGGTCACTATCCAGATGTCGATGTCGATAAATTGTTCAATCTAGTGACGTCGGAAAAATACGATAAGAAATTTTTTGATTCTATTCCGGGCGAATTTAATATTGTTACTTGTCGGAGTGCGCTTATGGATTTTGTCCATCGAGCAGATAAAAATCAATAAATGTTTGGTTAAATATTTATTGATTCTGGAAAAAAAATGATTTTTGTCTGCGCATATAAATGGCGCAGATAAATAATTTTTGCAAAAATCGCCCTGATTAAGAGGTAACTATTACTTTTGATTAAAAAATTGAAAATAAAAATGCCATAAAACTATGATAAAATAATAAAGATCAATCATGGGTTGCTGTTGTAGCTGTTTAGATGCCGACGAATATGTATTGTTAGATTATCCTAACGGTAAAGAGTTAAAATATGGACCCGGAATTACTTGTTTTTGTTGCGCTAATGCAGAAAAACATAAATTTTCGAGAGTCAATAATGACCAATATTTAGAAATATCTCATTTGATTCCGGATCCTTCGACTAATAGTTTGATGGAAATAATCCCGGGGCCTGAATTGTACAAACCTAATGACCCTTATTGTACAATTAGTAAGTTGAAACCGAAGATAAGATTGGGAATTGATGAATATATTTTGACAAAAAAAGTTACAGGAGAATTAAAATGTATAGATGGACCAACGTTATATTGTCCGGCCCCATATGAAGAATTTTCTAATGTTGCGAAAAAAATAAATCTTACCGTTATGCAATATATCGTCGTTACTGATGGAACGTCGGGTCGCCGAATGATTGTCTCAGGGCCAGTTATGTATACCCCCAAACCTTTAGAGAAAATCTCCAATATCGAAGAAAAAATTATTCTTAATGACATAGATTATATATATATTACTCATACGGACGCTGGAATTATTGATATCGTCGAAGGTCCTACTACTTTCCAACCGGGACCATACGATGTTGTTTCTTCTATCAACAAAAAAACAGTCCTCAAAAATAATGAGTATGTTAAAATCATAGATAAAAATTCGGGCATAATAAGGGTTGTTCGTGGTCCGGCAACGATCATACTAAAACAATATGAAAAACTTAATACCGAAATTACGGAAACTCACGAAATAAATGACATCACTGCGGCATATATTTTTGACACTAGTACTGGTAATTATGAACTCATCACCCAACACGGAATGTTCATACCATCAGCTACTCAAGATGTGAAAGAAATCAGAAAAAAAATACTCTTGGAGCAAAATGAAGCGATGGTGATCATTGATAAAGATGGTAAATACATTATTATGAAAGGAAATGATAAGACTTCTGCCTTCTTCTTACCTCCATATTGTTCTATTCTTGAACAAGAATGGTCCAACGATTCTGAAAAACATAGCAAAAAGATTTCGAAATTTGATTTGCGACCACAGTATATGGATTTTGAATTCTTAATTAGAACCAAAGATAACGTTGAAATCTTTCTCAAGTTGAATTTTTATTGGCAAATTGTCAATGTTGAGAAGATGATTCAATCAACTCATAATGCCCCTAGAGATGTATGCTTACACGCACAATCTGAAATTTTGTCAGAGATATCTAGAGTTGATATGAAAGAATTTATGGAATCATTTAACGAAGTAGTTCATAAAGCCATTTCGGATGATGACGATTTTTATGAAATTAGAGGTATCAAACTGATCAGAGTTGAAATTACTGGTCGCAGATGTAAAGATTTAGATACAGAAAAGAATTTTCAGGAGATTATTCAAAAGAAAACTGACAGAATCAAGAATTTAGAACAACAGCACGGCCAAAATGAAGTGAAATTGGCGGAGATTCAAGGCCACATCGAGCAAGAGAGATTGACAGGGCAACTAGTAACAGTCAAAAATGAATACATCCGCCGAGAAAACGAAAAGATGGGTGAGGCTGCAGGATCAAAAATTAGTAACTTTATAGAACATCTGCCTAAAAATTTCACTGATAAAGAAAAGATCGCCATATATTATGATCAACAAAATACCGAACGAGTTAAAGATGTCACTCATTCACCAAATGTGACAATGTATGTGACGCAAAATGATCTTGATATAAAGGTGGTCAATCTTAACGGCGATAATGATAAAAAATTACGAAAAAATGTCGGTACTATGATGGCCCTTGACGATAAAAAAAAGTGATTTTTTAACCGAAATAAATATGTTTAAGAAATATAATCATATTTATTCATGTATCCCTATCAAACAAATTCTGAATTCTTTCAACCAAACGAATTCGGTACTGTAAATTTCTACCAACCAAATATAGCTACTCCAACTCTAGAAACAGTCACCATTGATAATATCGCACCCGTCACAGAATATCCATTCAATACAGTGATGGACAACATATGCAATGTTGATTTCAAACTAAATGATACGATCATCACAATCACCAGCACTATAATCGTATCAAACAAACCAATCTTGATAGAATGTGTTGCTGATACATTACGTGTTTGGAATTTGACATATTTTCAAAACAATGTTATCGGTACAAAAGGTAACTTGTACATTGACGGATATAATTTATTAGATTTTGATAATAACAATGTCAAATCGATGTACATTTATGAACTAAAATCATGGATAATAGATATTGGTGTTGCAAAAAAGATAACTATCAGTGGTAATAATAATAAAATATATGTGAATCATTCGTTTGGCAACGATATTGTTCTTAAAATTAATGGCAAAAATAGTCTGCACATCAAAAATATACAAATCCATGTGAGATCGTTAGTCATCAGTAACGTAGATGGCAATATCTATTTTGATTCTACTGTCTGCGATCATCTTACACTAAACAACAAAGGGATCGGTAACGTCTCTGAATTGGTCGTGTCATTGATGGCCGAGGTCAATATTATAGGTCCCAGTGTTGTGACGTTGAATAAGCTGCAGAGTACCGAGTGCAAAGAAATGATAAATGGCCCTGGGAAGATCATTTGGAACGTCATTGGATAAAATTGATTTTTTTAGTCTAGGATAATCATCAATAATTTATTAATAATTAACCATGCCAAACATTCTTACGATCAATCTGAGGATATTAAGACAAGCGTTTTGTCCACCAAAGATACGACTATTTTCACCAGGGCGAGTTGCTGCTAATCTTCGAAAAATCTTACAGGCAAGAGAGCAAACAGAAAAAATTGATTAAAATAGTCCCATTAATATCATATTCGTATAATATGCATATTCATATGTCTAATCTTGTCGGTAAATTTTTTCAACACTACAAAAGAAAGAACTATTATGTGTTCAACGTGAGTATTCACACCGAAACACAAGCACAAATGGTCAATTATATTAGTTTGTATGCAACAGATACATATCCATTTGGAACAGCATGGTCAAGACCAATACATATGTGGGACGAAATCATTGATTCCCGTCCACGTTTCGTTGAAATTACGCCGACAGCTGAAGAAAAGGAACAAACGCTAATATTTATTAAGAAAATGTTGTTACCATAAATAATACAATTAATTATGGTATCAAAAAAAATTGATTTTTGAAATCTCATATATTAACGTCCATAACATAACATTAGATCATCAAAAATGTCTCAAAAGATAACTGATCTTATCGTCGCAAATGATGAAGATATAAATAAATTACTTGATATTCCTGAGATAAAACTGGGAACTACCGTTAATGAATCTTTTTATAATGCATTGCGATATACTACGCCAAATTGCGCATTGATGTTGATGAACCAAGGCGCGATTCCGTATATACCACGGATGATAGATATGATGTTGAATATCAAACACGACGAAATGCATATCCTCCAAAATATGTTAGCGATTCCAAAACTCTCTTTTGTCAGTTATCATTGTAACAAAGATGATCGAGCGATTCTGTGTGAATTTATTAGAAAACTATCATCTAGAAACAAGAAATATCATGATATTATCGAATTATTGATCAATCAAGGAATCGATATCAACAAAGAAGATCGATATGGAAAGACTCCGTTGCGTTTGTTGTGTGGTCGTAATGAATTTGGATTAATAAAGATGTTAGTTGATAAACAAGTAGATTTAAATAAAAAAAGTCATAGTGGTCATACTGCGCTAACATATTCTATCCAATTTAGGAAAGATGAATGCGCGCAATTCTTAATCAAATCAGGAGCAGATTTAGATTTACAAATGGATAACGGCAATACAGCTTTGATGTTAGCAGCCGATCAAAATATGCGTGATGTTGTAGCCTCGCTATTAAACAACGGCGCAAGTACATCGATTTATAACAACAATTTATATACAGTGTTGGATATTGTCAAAAATAAATCTGATCGAAATGAAGATATTGTGCGTGCCTTGAAAGAAAATTCATCTACCAAAGAAATGATGGTCGAAGGAAATGCAAATGTGTCTCTAGCAAATATGTTACATTTTATAACAATTATAATGATGCTATTAGTATTATTATTCAAATAATTTGATAAATTAATGTCATTAATTTATCAAAAAAATTGATTTAGAAAGTGTTATTGAGACGTATTAATAACAAACATACTAACACACTATGTACGAAGACTACGAAACAGTTCCTGACGAAAATGGTATTAAATTCATTATCACACACAAAATGAATAGTGAAGGAAAGATGGTAAGGATAACCAAGAAGACGCGAGTACGTACAATTATATCGGACGGAGCCGCTGCTAGAAAGAAACGCATTGAAGAACGACAAAGAGGTTGGAAAAAGTTTGGAAAATGCGTAAATTCGAATGATGCTGGAGTTACTTTGCGAGGAGAAGAAATATTTCTTGCGCTCGGCGACGATGGACGGAGGAAAAAAGAGAAGATGGAACAAGAGAAAAGAGACAAGCAAGAGTTGGATATGATACACAATTCGTTACTCGATGCGCAAAAAAAAATGATTTGTGGTACTTGTTCGAGTCTACCTACACAGATAGATCAATCAGTTTGGAAACCTTCTTGGCTTAAAAATGGGGAACGACCTCCAGAAATTAAATCAGTGTATGTTCCCCCTCACAGAACTAATGCAGATGCAACGACAGCATATGTTCCGCCACATAAAAAAAATCCCGATGCAACTCCAACAACAGCGTACGTTCCGCCACATAAAAAAACAAATCCTGATGCGACTCCAACGACAGGATATGTTCCGCCACACAGAAAAACGAACTTTGACACAAAAGATACAATCACGACGATTCGTGTTTCAAATCTCTCTGAAGAAATAAATGAAACTGATTTGAGTGAAATGTTTCAGAAATTTGGAAGAATCTTGCGAATTAATTTAGTCAAAGATAAACTTACCGGTGCAAGTCGGGAGTTTGCATTTATAACTTTTGCAGACAGACAAGATGCACAAAATGCTATGGACAAAATGGATAAACAAGGATTAAATAACTTGATTATTAGAATTGAATGGGCTGAGAAATAATTTGATATTATCATATCAAATTATTACAAAAAAAATTGACAAAAAAATTACTCTATTAGACAAGTTCTGTATCATATTTAATAACACTATGCAACAATTAGCTCAATTAGAATATGAACGTAATGAATTGTCATATACTTTTACGCTGAAATGTGATGGCAAAAAAGAAGAACTAACAATCAACGTTATCCGAGAAGATGAATATGCTGAGTGGGATTCAACGATATCATATGATCCATGTGTACAAATATATGATGTTGATACTGTACACGTGAAATATTCACCAAGTGCTAAATTTCGAATAATTAATGATCACATATTGAATCAGTTAGATGATATGCACACAGTATATTTTGCCGATGTAGTTAACGCAAATCATATTACAAACATTATGATCAAAGCAGCACCGAAATATGGTAGAAGCGAATATATATCAATACCGATTTATCCTAAAGAGTTATCCGACGTTGAAATTCTTAGAAAAAATTTAAGTTTTCAAAACAAAAATACAGTAAAACAACTTGGAGCGTTACAAGATCGCATAACAGATCTCGAAAAACATATCCAAAGTATGGAAAACGCAAAAGATCGCATAACAGATCTCGAAAAACGTATCCAAAGTATGGAAAACGTAAAAGATAAACGATCAGCATTCGGACTTATCTGGTAATATCATAATTGATAGTCTATCAATTATGATAAAAATTGAAAAAAAATATTCAAATATATATATGCCATAATCAACAAAAACAAAATTATGTTTACACATTTTGCTTTTGATCTAAAAAAAGAACATCGATTGAATGATGACGTCATCTTAAAATATTTGAATAGTTTCGATTCACGATACATGTTTCATCGACGAATAAATGACCAAAAATATAAATCTGATCAGTTACAATATGCGACATTATTTGTTTCGTCGAAAGGCAATCTCAAACTAAATAGCAATGATAAAGGATGTGAATGTGTCGTTGCTATTGATGGAATAGCTATAAAAAATAAAAAATCAGCATCAAAAATTTCAATTTTAGTTACACCTCATAATTTTGAAACAGATCAAATCATTTTAGTGGGTAATCCTGTAGATGATAGAGTCCATTTAGTCCATTTTGATTTTATCAAAAAATATGAATCTTGCAATATTTTGTTGTGCAAAAAAGATAGCGAGATGAATTTTGATGAGAGTATTGTGCTAGATGTTAGTTTTGAAATGTTCGGAGAAATACTCAATGTGCTACATGGTGAAACTAAGATAACTGACGTTACCGATGAAATTTTGAATGAAATGGATAAACTAGGATTAGTTAAAGCAGAACTCATGATGATGAAAAGGTTTGTAGATAAAGAAAGGAATGATATGTTACTAAGTTTAAATTCTTTTGTTGATGGAAAGAAGCTCATGATTATGGCAAGGAGTCGTGATATGTATGAGTACTTTAAGGATATTTTGAGTCCGAACAAGAACGTCGTTCCGACACAAATATTTTGCGTTAACCATAAAAAACCTAACATTGATTATATATTTGGCATTAACATTTATGATTCGATTCCGATTTATTATCTTGCAACGGCTTGGCCAGATAAGCCAGAAGAGGAAATGATCATTGAAAAACATAATAGCGAAAATTTTGATACATCAACATGGATAGATGCTAAGAAATGTGATAATCCTAACGATGTGAATGAAATAATAAGAAAAATGTTGTTGTCTGACTATTATGGAACATTTTCGCATTATGGATATGATGTATTAAGTGATTATGTTTCTATTGGTATTTATTCCGAAAACAGTGATAGATTTATCCAACAATATGTTGCAAATTATGTTAACAGTGTGAAAATAGAAAACAATATAAATGTTCCAATTATACCCAAAATGAAACGGAAAAAAATATTGAATGTTCGTTTTACAGAATATGATGTTAACTATTTATCAAAAAAAATTCGTCACCAAATGATAAACCATATCAAATTTCGATATATTGATTGTCAAAGTGTTGATCGTTATTATTATGATTTCCCGTTACCAAAAAAATTTTTAAAAAATGTGCCACTTGTTAGATGTTCTCATTATCTTGTCAATGATGATGGTTGGAATGTAGATGTAGAAACAAAAATATATTATGGATTTATTAATGTTGAATTTTAACGTTGTATGATCATATTACGTTAAAATAGATAAATATGTTATTTAGGATGAACTTGTTTTTTTTCTAAAGCAACTGATGCTAACTGATTTACTCCTAGGAAAGTTATCATTTCTTGTTGGTATGGCAGTTCTTGGCGGAGAAATAGATCTACGGGCGATTTTTTGTGCATTTTGTACTGGTGGCAATTTTCTGGTAGCACTATTTGTTCGCGGCATACGTGTCTTTTCTAATGAAGCAATCGCCCCATAAGCATCTAATAATTCTTGTCGTAAACGCAATATTTCTGACTGTAATTTATTATTTTCATTGACCAAATCATCTAATGTAAATCCAGCTTTATGCGTTGAAAATAACAAAAGTTCCGCGCGCAAATTATTATTTTCTATCGCTAAATCCTCATCCCCTAAATCAGTTTTTGGCAGATATTTTGTGATAAATAAATCCATGATTTCGTTATCTTTTTTAAATAACATAAACTCCCGCATCATCTTTGTGTAATACGCTATATTTGTTCCGCCAAACCAAACAATAATATGATCTGCTAAAGCTGGATGTACATATATTTGAGTGTCAATAATTATCACCAAATCTGCCATCAATAAATCTGTACCTTGTTCTATCTCTTCTATTAAATCTTTATTTTTTTCGTCTGCTAGCCAAGATGTTACGGATTTGCCTGTAGCTCCGGAGATCTTGCTGCAATTGACGTAACTGTTGTCGTTCATAAATAACATCTCCACATTTATAGATTTACCCATACTAAATCTATCGTCGATTTTTTTGAATATACAACGATTTTCGGGGACAGATACGGCAATTGGTAACATATTTAATCTAGATTACAGAGTAATATCTACATTAGATACATTATTTTTCATTTTTTTTAGGTAACCAAGAATTCCTCATGAAATCGTTGCAAATCTTCCATCTCCATCGTAGTCATCACTCCGTATTTCAATGCCATTTTCGCACAATCATCGTTACCTAATTTTGCACCCAGAATAAAAAACTTGATCGCGCTCTTAATATTATTCTGTTCAACATATACGTTGCCCAAATTATAGCAAGCAACCGGATCGTTATTTTTTATAGCTACTTTGTAATATTTTTTACATTTGTCATATTTTTGGTTAGCGCGATACATATTCCCCATTTGAGTCATTGCTTGAATGTTACCAAATTTGATAGATTTTTTTAATAACTGTTTGGCGACTTTGTCATTCTTCTGATATCCTTTGCCGTTCAAGTGCATCATTGCTAGATCAAAATATCCTTCTTTGTTATCGTAAGTGCACGATTGTTCATAATATCTTCCTGCCATAGCAAATTCATTAATAGAATAATAAAATTCTCCTAGCTTATGTATACCATACGAGTTTTCCAGACTCGCTGCTTTTTCAAAAAATGCCACCTTAACTTCATCATCGTCGCATTCTATCCCGCTATCAACAAATGCGTTCGAATTATTCATCTTCATTGCATCTGTCATGAGTGTATCATAATCAGACGGATAATCAAACACATTTTCATTAATAAAAATGGCCATCATATAATACGCTTGTGAACATTTAGCCTGCATACTTCTATCCAAATAATCAAATGCACTAATCGCATCACCGTTAATAAAGAATTCTAAAATAGCAATATGATACAACAAATATGGTTGCGCATTATTGACTATGCCTTTATAAAATTCTAGCGACTTTTTGTCAAAATTTTCGAAAACATATTCGTTATCATAGTACAAATTGTGTAATTTGTTCATTGCATTCAGATCACCATCATCTGCTTGGGCGATTAATTCATCAAAAGAGGATATATTCATCTTTATAGGATAAATAATATCATATGTGATTATAAATCATAATATCATTTTTTTTTGTGGTACTACAATATATAAATGGATTTATATTTTTTGCTAAGTCATGATATTTGTAACCATATCATTGAATATATCACTTTGGAGGATGTGATTGTTGTCAGCATGTTAAACAAATTTGCACCGGATTTGTTGCTGCATAAAAATATCAAGAACGTTTTCATGCGAGAAATGGAAATGTCATCTATGGTAGCAACCTCTAACGATTTTCCAAATGAATGTGTTGATGCATGTTTAGGAGCAACAATGTTACAAAATAATCCAAAAATTCGCGCGTATATTTACGATCATCAATTGATCAAAACCACTACAATTAATTCTTTGTTAGTTATCAATTATTGGTTGAATTGGGATGAAACAAACAAGAAACAGAGTGAAGTATTTCAAAAAATATTAACTGCTACAAAAAATAATGACGATAGCTTCTTTTTCTTGAACATCTTTGTCAATTACATGTATGAAATTAAAGTCAAGTACATTGTGGAAGCTATGCGAAAACTAGATATGTTTGCACAGTTTAACAAATTTTGGAATAATCTTTTCGGAACAAATTATCCTGCTAAAACATACAAAGATTGTGCATTCATTTCTCAAAAACAAGCTGGAAAAAAAGTGTCATATTTTTCGCATCCTATATTGATAATTTCATTGATAATAGATGATACATCTCGTATCAAAAAAATATTAGATTATTATAACGATTCTAGATATAATAGCGTAATTGGACTTTTTTTATTTGGTGATGCTGTTATTAAAGATACTATGGAGGACATCAGTTTCGCAGCATCTATGTCGATTTATAGATATATCAAAAAACAATATCCGGAATTTACTGATTTAGTTATGTCTATCAAAAATAACGAAAGCAAATTCAATCACATGGTACGTTGATATCCCCACAAATTAACTGATCAATGAACAATCTAATATCGTCAGTTTCTGCAGCCTATCCGTAAAATTTTTTATCTCCAACATATAGAACATGGATGAATCACATCATAGATGTCAGCGGAATCTAGGTCATCGTTGCAATAGATGTTGCAATCACCAAAAATATATCATCAAATGTGTATGCGACGGCGAAACTGGCCCCACTGGTAACACTGGAGCAACTGGAGTTACAGGTGTAACCGGAGCTACAGGGAATACAGGTGCAACTGGAGTTGTTGGACCAACTGGACCTGCAAATGGAATCACTGGGGAAACTGGACCAACTGGTAATACAGGCGCAACTGGAGTCACAGGTCCAACTGGTGTAACTGGTAATACCGGCGCAACTGGAGTAACCGGTGCAACAGGGTCAACTGGCGTTACAGGTGTCACTGGATCAACAGGACCAACCGGAGTCACTGGATTTACCGGATCAACAGGATCAACTGGGGCTACGGGAGTTACCGGATCAACTGGATCAACTGGAGCTACTGGAGCTACTGGTGTCACCGGAGCCACCGGAATTACTGGATCAACTGGAGTTACTGGAGCTACTGGTGTTACCGGATCTACTGGAGCTACTGGTGTCACTGGAGCTACTGGTGTTACCGGATCAACTGGAGTTACTGGTTTTACTGGAGCTACTGGTGTCACCGGATCAACTGGTGTTACCGGATCAACTGGACCAATTGGAGTTACCGGAGCTACTGGAGCTACCGGATCAACTGGAGCTACTGGAATTATTGGACCAACTGGAGTTACTGGATCAACAGGATCAACTGGATCGACAGGATCAACTGGATCAACTGGAGTTACTGGATCAACTGGAGTTACTGGATCATCTGGATCAACTGGATCAACTGGATCAACTGGATCAACCGGATCAACGGGAGTTATTGGACCTACTGGCGCTACCGGTGTCACTGGAACTACAGGAGCTACCGGCCCAACTGGTCCTGTTTTAGATCCTGCTGTTGATGTTGATGATATTGACACATTTATTACAGGATTAAATTTATTTAAATTAGGTATTACGGGTGCAACTGGTGGTGTACCAGGTAGTACAGGTAACGTTTCCGGTATATCATCTGCACCTGGTTTAGGAGCATGGGTTGAAGGCGGAGGTAACGTTGTGGCTGGTTCGTATTCTCACGCAGAAGGTTTAGGTACCCAAGCTCAATCAATTGCTGCTCATTCAGAAGGAATAAGTACAATTGCAGCTGGTATCGCGAGTCATTCGGAGGGGATTGCTACTCGCGCAACTGGCCTAGGATCTCACGCGGAAGGAGGAGCTACCATTGCATCGGGACAATATGCTCACAGCGAAGGTGACCCAACAACTGCGTCAGGATATGCTTCCCATGCGGAAAATGTAGGTACAGTTGCGTTTGGATATGCGTCGCACGCTAGTGGTTACGGAACTACCGGATTTGGTATAGCATCTCACGCAGAAGGTTTTCAAACATTAGCTTCCGGCGATTATGCACATTCTGAAAATGATAGTACACTGGCGGCAGGATTCGCTGCTCATTCGGAAGGAAGCAGCTTTTTTGATACGATGACTATTTTTTTTACAGAAGGTGGTGTATCTGATAGTATTGTTGTTGGTTCACCTGGCGTGTTATCATATAATATAGCAGGTGCGACCGGATCTCACGTAGAAGGAGGGGGGTCTACAGCAAACGGTTCATATTCTCATAGTGAAAATTTATATAACAGATCCATTGGAGAAGCGTCACATTCTTCAGGAATAAATACAACTGCGTTTGGCTTGGCGTCCTATACGGGGGGAATTTCATGTACAGCTAGTGGTGATGGTGCTCGCGCGGAAGGTTATATGACTGGTGCAACTGGAAATTTCAGTCACGCGCAGGGCCGTCATACTATCGCCTCTGAAGATTCTGCATGTGCTCAGGGTTCGTACACTACAGCCTCAGGAATTTCATCTCATGCACAAGGTGACTCAACAAATGCTACAGGTCAAGCTTCACACGCTGAAGGTAATAGCACGACAGCGAGTAATAATGCTGCTCACGCTGAAGGAATAATTACTACTGCAAGTGGGGCCGGAAGTCATGCATCTGGTTTCAATTCGCTTGCATCTGGTTTTGCAAGTCACAGTGGAGGCATGTATACGATAGCTTCTGGAGATGCGTCTTCAGCTGGTGGTACTGGATGTGTCGCCAGTGGTTTATGTTCCCTCGCGGAAGGTAATACCACGACCGCCTTTGGTTCATTTAGTTGCACAGAAGGGACGTTTATTGTCGGTCAATATGATGTTATTATTGATAAATTTGCAGGCGATATTATATCTGTTGGAGGCACAGGAATATCTCAATTTAATTATGGATATGGAATCGCTGCTCACGTTGAAGGGGCGGGAAATACAGGATATGGCGACTACTCTCACACACAAGGAATCTACAGTCAAGCATCTGGACCGGCATCTCATTCAAGTGGTATCGCAACTTTTGCCAATTTCTACGGATCTCACAGTGAAGGTATTTTAACTATAAGTGACAACGTTGCATCACATTCACAAGGATTGCAAACGGGCGCATATGGAATAGCTTCTTCAGCGGGAGGTAGATTTACACAGGCTATCGGAAACTATTCCAATGCCCAAGGATATCAAACAGCTGCCATTGGCACATCATCCCAATCGGAAGGCGAAGGAACAACTGGGTACGGGACTAATTCCCACGCGACTGGTTTCCAAACTACATCAATGGGTTTCGCATCAATTTCGTCCGGAATGAATACTTTTGCAGATGGCCAAGGTACATTCGCGGGTGGAATTTTGTCATCCACTGACACTGCTGGACAATTTGCTAGAGCTGCTGGCGGTTTTAGTACTGGTATCGGATTAACTGGAGCAACTGGAATAGGTACGTCACAATTTGCGATATATCACACTGGATTACAATCAACAACTACTTCTGCTAATCAAGTACTTCAAGTGTTGTATGATACGTCCAACATCATTATTCCTGAAAGAACTGTTTGGGGTATTACGGCAACAATAACAGGTACTAATTTATCTGCAGTTGATCCTGTTAATTTATCTTATTTTACGATAAGTTGTGTTGCTTATCGAGGAACGGGAGTGGCAGTTATTGATTCACAATCAGTAATAAATGCAGTTGGATCTGTTCCAGCTGGAGCGGCCCCTGCTTTTGCAGTTGTAGCATCTTTTGGTATAGCTGTTGTAATTACGCCGCTTATTGCCGATACACGGTGGTCAGCAACAATTTCGGTTACAAGTACTGCTTTATAAATTATCATTCATAATCGAACATATACGAATTAATCGCAAGCATTGCTTTATAAATTATTATTTATAAAGCAAATTTATGATTATCAATCTGTAATACAACTGGACAAATTTTGAAAAAAATACGACTTACATGTCAACATAAACACATGGCAAATCATATATTTTAAAGATGGATCATGATGAAAAATTTTTTAACGAAATACAAAAAAAATGTACGGCGCACGGGGATTGCTCGATTTGGAACGGTACATTTAGAGATGGTTTATGTTTTCAATGGAACAGAACCGTTTCAAGGCCAATTAACGTATTAAAATTTATGTGGAATTACTATTACGAACCAATAAAAGCAAATGAAAAATTAATACGTACATGTGGGGAACCTTTATGTATTCAAATTGAGCATATCGATGTGAAACCAAGAGCTAAACTAGTATCGAAAGAAGAAAAATGGAACAAACTTTTCAAATGCGGTAAAATAGATGAAACGAGTGAATACGATGGAAAAAAATGTTTAGTTTGGCAAGGTTACAAATCTGTGGGAGGATATGGAGAGTCCAGTGTTAATCACAAAAAATATTATGTGCATAGGATAGCTTTTTGGATATCCCATGATGAATATGAAACTATCGATGATATTCCTGACGTCGACGACGATGGTCAGCGACTTGTCGTACGTCACCTATGTGGTCAATCATCGTGTTTTGAGAGTTCACATTTACAAATAGGGACAGACAGTGTAAATAGTTATGAAGATAAAATAAACGCTGGAACAATGCAACGAGGAGAAAAACATCATAATTGTTCTATCAGTGAAGAACTAGCAAAGAAAATAAAATGGTCAAAACTAGATCGAAGTGATAAAAATTATATGACAGCAAAAGAACGTGCTGTTCATTTTGGTGTATCTTTCCGTATCGTCGACAAAATCGATAATAACGAAACATGGTCTCATATTCCTGACAAAAATGGTATTATTTTGTCAACAGCTAGAAAAAGAGAACGGGAACGTAACGCCAAAATAAAAGCCAAGAATCGAAAGTGGACCGAAAAAATGTTTAAACAGGCAAGATGGAAATTGGACGCTCGTTCAAAAATTGATAGAAATGGCCGGAAATATAAAAACTCTTTTTGTAGGCTTTGGACAGGTAAATGCGCACCAGATGGTTACGCTAGAACAATGATCCACGGAAAACAGATATTTGTACATATACTTGCTTGTCACATCAAATATAGAACAACAAATTCAGGAGGATTACAAGTTTTACATAAATGTGGAAGAAGATTATGCGTCAATCCAAAACATTTATCCTTCGGTTCAGCGATTGAAAATGCTGCTGATAAAAAAATGCATGGTACATCTGGCAGGAAGTTGACAATGGAACAAGCAAATGAGATCAGGTTATTATATAAATCCGGCGATTATAAACAAATTGATTTGACAAAAAAATATAACGTCAGTAAAGATACTATTCAAAATATTATTCATAATCGAACATATGTAGATTGATTACAAGTATTGCTTTATAAATTATTATTTATAAAGCAAATTTTCACAATAACTGTTTGGTTTGTAAGTACCGAACACTTTATCCCACAACGAAAATCGTTTCGAAAAGTTGTAATTAAAATATCGATGATGAATATCATGATCGTGAGTACATAATGAAATATCAAAATAAGCAGGTATCCAAGGGAACTGAGGAAAAGACTTTTGATTTATATTTTTTCCTGTGTGACCGGATACTTCTACGATTGTTTTATAAGTCATCATCATCGCAAATTGGTATTTACTCATGTCGATCATCGAGATAGTTATCAATAAAGGAATTGAATTAGATAGTACAAAATCAATCGGATGTTGATAATATGTGTCCATAAAAGTAACGTCCGTCTTAGAATGATGATATTGGTGCAGATACAAGTACAAAAATTTATTTACATGTGATATCCGATGTATCCAATAATGAATAAAATCATACATCAGTTCGAATAAGAAAGATATGGGGACGAAAGTTAATAGATCATAAAATATGCATGTATCTCTAAAAGTAATAGAATGTAAGGCGAAATAGTATGTACATGTTTCAATAAATATTGTGAGCAAAAAAATAGATATTGACTCTACAGAGTATTGACAAGATCTGGGTGTTATGTATTGTTTGTTTCGTTGAACGTACGCTATGAATGACATGATGATGATTGTTTTGAGCAAATATAGCAAGTAATTTATTATAAAATGCTGGGTATCGAATGCATAGATAAAGTTGCTAATTAGTAACAAAAATGTATTTACCACAAGGTAATTAATTATGTTCATTTATAATATAAAAAGATTAAATGGAAGGATTTGACATAGTCTCTCTGGGATATAATTGCTATCCAGGAATGTATAGCGACAAAAAAAATGGGGCAAATTTACAATTTTTTTCGAACATTGCGGTTCCATCTTGGGCATTAGTTAAGATGTTAGAAAATAATTTTAGCGCATTCAACGATAAAAATGATTATGTTCCTATGAAAATATTCTCCGATTCCGGAATACATTTTTTGACCAACAAAACATATTATGCGCGATTGGCGAAAGGTACAATTGTCAACGATGATTTTTTGAAAAAATTAAATGAAAGAAAGACCGCATTCATTGATATCTTAAAGTCGGATAAAGAGGTATTATTTTTGAGATATGAAGAACCAGAAAAAAGTGATTTGCCACATTTTACAGGATCAAGAATAGTTCCAAATGAATATGCCGAAGATTACAAACAAAATGAAATTTATCATTTAAAATTATTATCTACATACTTGCAGAAAACATATCCTGGATTAAAATATCATATCATGTTTGTCGGTAATTCATTAAATTCAGAGACAAAATTGGATTATGACGCAGAGTCTAAAATTATAACAATTCCGAACGCAAATATCGGATCAAACTACGAAAAAGTATTTGATGATATCTTTGCGAATAATGCAACATTCATTAAAGAAAAAATTGGCAAATAAAAAAAATGAAAAAAATTATGTCAAGAATGTCAAATTAATCTATCATATAATATGACAAATAAATGAGTAAACAAAGCCTTTTGCCCAAAGACCAAGAATTAGATCTTGCTGACAGTTTTATTAAAGAACGAGATGAAGAGATAAAAAAGATCAATGGCGAGATGAGAGAAGTAAATGAATTGTTCAAAGATATCGCTGGCTTGATCAATAACCAAGGAGATTTTGTGGATCGTATTGGCGATAACGTTATTAATGCACACGAGAATGTTAAGGAAGGTAATAAAGAACTTTTGGAAGCAGAAAAGGAACAGAAAAAGACGGAAACATTTTATGGTTATATTGCGGCAGGGGTAACTGGTGCTGTAGCAATTAGTGGTTTGATTATTAGTGCTGTAGTTTTTTTATAAAATTGAAAATAATTAACATAGATATATTTGAATATATCTATGTTAATAAAATGGATTTGACGAAAGATGTTTATTTACAAATAGGCGAATATTTAGATAACAAAGGAAAAATCCAACTAAGTATGACGTCGAAAGAGATGAACAAATTGAAGTTCATATTTTTGTATGAAGATAGAGTCGATGTTGATCGGATTGTGAACTTGTCGTATTATGATAACTTTGAAAACATTGCGTCATCGTATATCAGCATTTCGAGAAATTTTATTATGTTATTAAGAAAAGGAAGATTACCTAAAAATGTCAAATATCATCATTATACTTCAGATGTTACACATTTCTTTTTGGAATTTGATCCAAATAACACGCTGATAAAGTGCGAACCACATTCAGACGTATATTTTGTAGAGGGCGTACCATTTTTTGTCACACATTTGACTTTTGTCGATCTCAACCAACCTATTTATGATATTCCATCGACAGTTACGCATTTAGATTTTGGCGATCGTTTTAATAGATCAATAATCGGAAGTATTCCATCATCAGTTACACATTTGCGTTTAGGTAATAATTTTAATGGTAATTTATGCAAGAAATCTATCCCGACATCAGTTAAGTATTTGGTATTAGGGGAAAAATATCGTATTCTTATTCCTACATGCATAGTTTTTCAACTCGATTCACTAACTTATGGCAAGCCTACACTTTAACAAATTAATAATTTTAATTTGTTAAATTTGAACGTCTCTTTTTATATTTGGCATATAAATCAGGTCCAAAAGCGATTATGGTTATTGCCAAAATAGCAAATCCCAAATGTACATATCCGGCGTTTGCGTATTCCATAGCTTTAGAAAGATAACCCTCGACCACGTAAAATACTGAAAACATCATTTTTATAAATGATTCAAAGTATATTCTCAAAGTTACTGCTATTTCTTCTAATTCCAACCAAACCAAAAAACCACTTATAGTAGCGATTATTTTGCCGACGAAAGTCCAAAATTCCCTCAAATATATTGTAATAGTGTCAATAAAATATGTTGGCCGAATTGTATAACCAGATATTCGACCAATATGTTCCCAAATGAATGTAGAAACGAAAATAAAGCTGAATACTTTAATCTTATTCATGTTTGTTGTATCAATCATTTATGATACGATATCCTGAGCAAATATATTTCAATTTTTTCGATATGCATCATCTTTAAATATCACGTCTATTATTATAATGTCCTATAATCCGTCGGCGAACTTCCCATACAAAAAACTGACAATGAATCACAATGAAGTCATCAAAAAGATCTCCGAAATCAAAAATAATATCCCAAAATATTCTACACAGCCATATCGTCCACTTGCGATTTATCAAAAATTAAACTTGATTAACGGAAAATATTATGATAAATTCATTAAAATTATTACAACAGATGATTTGTATGATAAAGTAAATGTTCTTACAGATTATTTCAACGAACAATCAAGAATGAAATGTTCTTTTAATAATTATCTGGAACCGATTAATTATTTTAGAATTTACAACAAAAAAATATTGCATGACGTCAAAGATAAAACTCCACATAACATGCGAGAGTATATTTATGCACATATCAAAGAATGTAATCTGTTTAAGGTATCAACTGCAGCATTTGTGTATGATTTTTTTAAGGCAAAACATATTTTAGATTTTAGTTCTGGATGGGGTGATAGATTGTTGGCGGCATGTGCATTGAAGATTAAATATTTTGGTATTGATCCTAATATTGATAATCATTGTGGCTATAATGAGATAATAAAATTAGCGGGCGATCAGAACATGCAATGCGTATATCGCTCTGGTGCAGAATATTTACCTAGTTATGTTATCGATGACCGCATATCTCAACATGGAAAATTTGATCTCATCTTTACCAGTCCGCCATTTTTTGATTATGAAATATATTCGAGTGGATTGCAAAGTATATCGTCATATACTGCCAGTGCAGAATATTGGTTAGTATATTTTTTGTTTGTTGTTTTGATCAAATACATTCCGTACTTGCAAATCGGTGGTACCATGGGTATATACATCCAGGATATTAAAAATAAATTTATCGTTTGCGAACCAATCGTGCTATTCATCTTGTCATTCTATTCAAATATGGAATTTAGTGGTATCATCACTGAAAACTTTCCGATGTTACTCTTCAAAAAAAAATCAGATGATATTATGACTAATAAAGGTATGGAAGGGAAATTTATGAATGCCTATTCAAACATCTACAGGTTATCACATCGACTGATAAAACAGCAATTATACAATAATTACATAATAGGAACAACCTTTCAAAAAAATATTGTCAATGATAATGTTGAGAACAATATGTATTTCCGAACTTTTTTTAAATGTTTTGTGCAAGATGAAACGCATACGAATATTATCACATATGGATCGAAGAAAAGTATCATGCCATATTATGTAGCGAGAGCCGCACATATGTTGAAAAAAAATAGTACATTTTACTGTCCCAAAACTGAACGGGATCCGGCGAATTATGACAAAGATATGAATTTCATGCCGCTACATTTTTCGCAAAAAATTTTAGACGCTAAAGAACAGTTTGGATTGGACATTTTAGAAATAGATGTTGAAATGACTAAGAAGCAAATATCATTCATCAAAAATATAATTCCTGTAACATTCAAAGATCTTGTTATCAATTATACTGATTATGATCCGCAGCTAAAGAATATAATGCGCGAAACTATCAACGAAACTGTGACTATTTTGGGAATCGATCCTAATTTTGCAGGAACCATTTATATAACTGTTTCAGTAACGTTGGAGATCGAATGTTTGTATGATATATTTCGATCTGCAAAATTTTTTGTTGTGCAGACAAATAGATGGGATTTTACTAAGTCGTATGAAATGAGTAGGACGAAGTTAGTTTATTCAGAATATATGTTCGCGGAAGACGTAGCTGATGTTCCCATTAATTGTATTCCGCATACAAATTGCAAGATCTGGTCATCATTTAAGGAATACTCTGTTGATGGAGATATTTTATGGTTGAGTGCAGTTTAATAGTAAATAAAATTGAAAAATATTCATCCTGGCATCATTATCCAATATTTAATATACAAACTATGTATCATTGCAAGAGTTGTTTTTGTGAATATGATGATGCTGGATTAGAAAAGAACAAGAGAGATGATGTATTTCAGTGTGATAGATGTTTCGATGCGCGTGGAATAGTATATGGACTGTACCAAGAATGTGCTATCTGCATCGTACGTAATACATCGGTGATATTTGATAAATGCGGACATTGCATTTGTAAAAAATGTCAAAAAAATGTAACTAATGGTGTATGCGTAATTTGTAAATCGACTAGAAATGTATTTATCTTACCTCATAAAATTGACCAAGATATCTTTTATTTTGAAAAAGTGGATCGATCAATAAAAAACCACTTCAAAAAATTACATTATCAAGTTAAGGACAGTATCGGAAAAGAATTAGCAACTCTTGACTTGTATGTTTTATATACGGAATATTATAAATTTTTGAAATTATTACAGCTCAATGATAACAATAATAACCCTGATAAATTAAGTCCTCCATTGAAGATCGATGCAATATGGTGCGAAGATTTATCAGTTAATGAGGATTACAATAATTTTTGCATGTTGGAATATGACCAGATATTATTTCGTGATCCCGTTGTGAGTGGCGATAGATATGAACGAACTATCGCGTTGTATAAAAAAACGTTTAATGATGATCCTACGTTGTTATTTTGGCCACCTAGTCGCATACTTGTTCAAAAAACGGTACAACTATTCGTAAAAACGAGGACAGGAAAAACAATAACAGTTAATATCAAAAATGGTTGTAGTATCTATGAAATCAAGGAATATATTCAAAATAGAGAGGCCATACCATGCGATCAAATGAAATTGGTCTTTGCAGGCAAGTATTTAGAAGACGATAAAACGATCGTAGATTATGGGATCAAGCACGAGTTTACATTACATTTAGAATTACGATTGCGCGGGGACTAATAAATCAGGTTTTGATTAAAATATGATTTATATTGTTGATGTGTTTGAATTACGGGCGATTCCCTTGTCGATATTGAATGATAAAATATTAATACATTCAAATCTTCTGGCTATTTGCTTACCGGTGATATTGAATATTGATATGTTCGGATCTTCTGGCAATTCTCTTGCCGACGATATTGAATGATCAAATATTTCTGTCTTCAAATCTTCCGGCAAGAGAATTGCCAACAACGCTGAATGATCAAATATTTGTGTCTTCAAATATTCAGGCAATTCTCTTGCCGATAACATTGAATGATAGAATATTGATGTGTTCAAATCTCCCGGCAATTCTCTTGCCCGCAACATTGAATGATCATACGATAAAAAATTGAATTTTTTATTGTAAGACAAATATTCTATTAAGAAATAGCAAAATGGACCAAAGTGATATAGTATACCAAATATTCAATGAATTATCATTAAACGATGTCGTAAGATGTTCAACTGTTAATCGACTTATGAATCATGTGTGTGATTTACAATATGCGAGATTAATAAATGACTATGAGAACATCCTAGCAAACCTTTTTTATAAAATCTCATACAAACAAATGTATGTAGCTTGTTATGAATTAGATGTTTTTATAAAAAAATATTCAGACCTTAATTTATTCAATTTTTTCTCTACGGACGTATTATATATTACATCGAGAAATATTATTAAGTTCCCAAAAATGATAGGACAACTTGTTAATTTGCGAGAAATATTGTTGTCTTGTAATCAAATTACAAAATTACCAGAAACAATAGGACAACTTGTTAATTTGCAAAATTTATGGTTGAATAACAATAAAATAACAGAATTACCAAAAACAATAGGACAACTTAGTAATTTGCAAGAATTATGGTTGGATCACAATCAAATTACAAAATTACCGGAAACAATAGAACAACTTGTTAATTTGCGAGAATTATCGTTGTATAATAATCAAATTACAAAATTACCGGAAACAATAGAACAACTTAGTAATTTGCAAAAATTATCGTTGTCTAATAATCAAATTACAAAATTACCGGAAACAATAGGACAACTTAGTAATTTGCAAGAATTATGGTTGGATAATAATCAAATTACAGAATTACCAGAAACAATAGGGCAACTTGTTAATTTGCGAGAATTATCGTTGTATAATAATCAAATTACAAAATTACCGGAAACAATAGAACAACTTGTTAATTTGCGAGAATTATCGTTGTATAATAATCAAATTACAAAATTACCGGAAACGATAGAACAACTTGTTAATTTGCGAGAATTATCGTTGTATAATAATCAAATTACAAAATTACCGGAAACAATAGAACAACTTATTAATTGTAAGATCATACAATAAAAAATTGAATTTTTTATTATAAGACAAATATTCTATTAAGAAAGAGCAAAATGGACCAAAGTGATATAGTATATCAAATATTCAATGAATTATCATTAAATGATATTGTAAGATGTTCAACTGTTAATAGACTTATAAATCATATATGCGATTTACAATATGCGAGATTAATAAATGACTATGAGAACATCCTAGCGAACCTTTTTTATAAAAGCTCATACAAACAAATGTATGTAGCTTGTTATGAATTAGAAGGTTTTATAAAAAAATATACAGACCTTAATTTATTCAATTTTTTCTCTACGAACGTATTAGATATTACATCGAGAAATATTATTAAATTGCCAAAAATGATAGGACAACTCAGTAATTTGCAAAAATTATGGTTGCATAATAATAAGATTATCGAATTACCGGAAACAATAGGACAACTTAGTAATTTGCGATACTTATCGTTGTCCAATGATAAAATTACAAAATTACCGGAAACAATAGGACAACTTAGTAATTTGCAAGAATTACACTTGTATAGTAATCAAATTACAAAATTACCGGAAACAATAGGACAACTTATTAATTTGCAACAATTATGGTTGCGTGATAATCAAATTACAAAATTACCGGAAACAATAGGACAACTTGTTAATTTGCAAGAATTATCGTTGTCTGATAATCAAATTACAGAATTACCGGAAACAATCGGACAACTTATTAATTTGCAAAAATTATGGTTGCGTGATAATCAAATTACAAAATTACCGGAAACAATAGGACAACTTAGTAATTTGCGACATTTATCGTTGTTTGAAAATCGAATTACAAAATTACCGGAAACAATAGGACAACTTAGTAATTTGCAATTTTTATCATCGGATAACAATAAAATAACAGAATTACCAGAAACAATAGGACAACTTAGTAATTTGCAACAATTATGGTTGTATAACAATAAAATAACAGAATTACCAGAAACAATAGGACAACTTAGTAATTTACGAGAGTTATCGTTGTTTAATAATCAAATTACAAAATTACCAGAAACAATAGGACAACTTAGTAATTTGCAACAATTATGGTTGTATAACAATAAAATAACAGAATTACCAGAAACAATAGGACAACTTAGTAATTTACGAGAGTTATCGTTGTTTAATAATCAAATTACAAAATTACCAGAAACAATAGGACAACTTAGTAATTTGCAAGAATTATTGTTGTCCAAGAATCAAATTACAGAATTACCAGAAACAATAGGACAACTTATTAATTGTAAGATTGTACGATAAAAAATTCAATTTTTTATCGTAAGACAAATATTCTATTAAGAAAGAGCAAATGGACCAAAATGATATATTATACCAAATATTCAATAAATTATCATTAAACGATATTGTAAGATATTCAACCGTTAATAGACTTATAAATCATATATGTGATTTACAATATGCGAGATTAATAAATGGCTATGAGAACATCCCGGCAAATCTTTTTTACAAAAAACTCACACAAACAAATTTATGTAGCTTGTTATGAATTAGAAAGGTTTGTTCATAAATATTCTAATCATTATTCTTGATTATAAGAATACAAGTTGCCAGAAACAATAGGACAGCTTAGTAATTTGCAAGAATTATCATTGTCGTATAATCAAATTACAAAATTACCGGAAACAATAGGATAGCTTAGTAATTTGCAATAATTATCGTTGTTTTATAATCAAATAACAGAATTACCAAAAACAATAGGACAACTTATTAATTGTAAGATCAAATATTGATGCGTTCAAATCTTTTGGTAACATTGAATAATCAAATATTGATGCGCTCAAATCTCCAGGCAATCCACTCGCCAGTAACATTGAATGTTCGAATATTGATGCGCTCAAATCTTTTGGCAACATTGAATGATCAGATATTGATGCATTCAAATCTTCTGGCAATTCTCTGCCAGTAACATTGAATGATCAAATATCAATGCGTTCAAATTTCCAGGTAATTCTCTCGCCGGCAACATTGAATGATCGAATATTGTGTCTTCAAATCTTCTGGCAATTCCCTTGCCCGCAACATTAAATAATCAAATATTAATGTGTTCAAATCTCCAGGCAATTCTCTCGTCGGCAATATTGAATGATCGAATCTTATGGCAATTCTCTTGCCATAAGATTTGAATGATCGAATATGCGTTCAAATCTTATGGCGATTAACTTACCGGCGATATTGAATGATAGAATATTTATGCATTCAAATCTGGCAATTCTCTTGCCAGTAACATTAAATGATCAAATATTAGTGCATTCAAATTTCACGGCAATTCTCTTGCCAGCAACATTGAACGAACTAATATTTGTGCATTCAAATTTCACGGCAATTTGAATGCCAGCAACATTGAACGAACTAATATTTGTGCATTCAAATCTCACGGCAATTCTCTTGCCAGCAACATTGAACGAACTAATATTTGTGCATTCAAATCTCACGGCAATTCTCTTGCCAGCAACATTGAACGAACTAATATTTGTGCATTCAAATCTCACGGCAATTCTCTTGCCAGCAACATTGAACGAACTAATATTTGTGCATTCAAATCTCACGGCAATTCTCTTGCCAGCAACATTGAACAAACTAATATTTGTGCATTCAAATCTCACGGCAATTCTCTTGCCAGCAACATTGAACGAACTAACATTTGTGCATTCAAATCTCACGGCAATTCTCTTGTCAGCAACATTGAACGAACTAATATTGGTGCATTCAAATCTTCTGACAACATTGAATAATCAAATATTAATGCGTTCAAATCTTCTGGCAATTCTCTTGCCAGCAACATTGAACGAACTAATATTTGTATGTTCAAATCTCAAGGCAATTCTCTCGCCAGCAACATTGAATGATCAAATATTGGCGTATTCAAATCTCCGGGCAAGAATTGCCGGCAACATTGAACGAACTAATATTTGTGCATTCAAATCTCAAGGCAATTTCTTGCCAGCAACATTGAATGGTCAATATATTGGCAGGTTCAAATCTCCAGGCAATATCAATCGAATAAAAATGAAAAATATTCATCCTGATCTTCTTATTAATACATTAATATTACAAAGATGTATCATTGCAGGAGCTGTTTTTGCGAATACGATGACGTTGGATTGAAAAACAACAAAATAAGTGATGTATTCCAGTGTGATAGATGTTTTGATTCTGATGGAATAGTATATGGTTTATACCAAGAATGTATAATATGTATGGATAATAACACATCGATGATATTCAATAAATGCGGACATTGTGTATGTGAAAATTGCCAAGGAACGATAACAGATGGCGTTTGTATAATTTGCAAATCAACTGGGAATCATTTCATCTTACCTCGCACAAACTGCGATTTTAATTTAGATAAGATTGATTCTACAATACGAAAATGTTTCAAAAAATTGTATCGCCAAATTAAAGACACCATCGGACAAGAAATATATACTCAGTTTGGTTTATATATTTTGTGTTCAGAGTACTACAGATTCTTAAAGTTGTTGCAGTTGAACGATAACAATAATAATCCGGATAAGCTAAATCCGTCAAAGATGATCGATAAAATCTGGCGAGAACATTTGTCGGACAATGAAAATTACAATAATACTTGTATGTTGATCTGTGGATATATATTGTTTCGGAGTCCAACAATAATTGTTGGCGAACATAAAAAGACCGTTACCTTATACAAAAAAACGTTCAATGAATATCCTTTAGACTTTTTTTGGCCGTATGTATATGAACCTAACAGTCCAATGCAAATATATGTAAAATTATTGAGTGGCAAAACAATAACGATTGATACAAACTGCGATTGTTTGATTGATCAAATTAAGGAATATATTCAGAACAAAGAAGGTATTCCATCTGGCCAACAGAGATTAATTTATGCAGGCAAACAATTGGAAGATGGCAGAACTATCGCAGATTATAAAATTAAGCCGGAGTGCACAATACATCAAGTAGAACGATTACGTGGCGATTAATCATAAATCATGTTTTAATAAAACATGATTTATGATAAAATTGAAAAATTATTATCCTAGTTTCTTTACCAATATATCAATACTAGACAAATGTGCGATCACGAAGATGGTAAATTGAAAAATAACAAAATGCAAATATTTATAAAAACCACAAAGGTCGCACAATACAAGTAGGCGTTGAAATTGATTGCACAATTCAACAAATCAAATATATTGCCCAAAATGTTGATGGTGTACCAGCTAAATATTTTAAGGTGATTTATGCTGATAAGACATTAGATTGTGAAAGAACTGTTGCCGATTATGGTATCATACGTAATTCGACAATATACACAGTAACACGATTGCGCGGCGACTAATCATAAATCATTTTTTATTAAAATATGATTTATGTTGACCAATTATCAATATTTGCCATCAACACAAGCTTATATCCGTCATCCGATAAAACATTAAAACTTTTGATAGAGCGAGTATCATCCCCACATATTCCTCTACAGGCAAATAGTACATCATCAATTGTAATCGGACTATTTTTTTCTTCGGATCGTATTTCAATCTCTTCAAAAAGATCAATAACATGAATATATTTTCGATCAGATAATGGTCCGGTAAGAACACTTGAACCTCGATTTGATTTAATTTTTTCTTCTGGAAACTCGTACCAATATTTGGGAGTCATTATTTCTTTGTGAAAACATGTTTTATTAGTTTTATCTGGTTTTGATTCCCATCCTCCTTGTCCTTCAGGTCCTAATCTAACGGCGATTGTTTTATGACGTAGAGGATGACTACACGAAAATTTTTTGGCAACTTTAGGATTAATCAATATGTATTTTTCTTCGCGCATAATGATTAGTCGAGGAATTAGACGTAATCGGTATGCGAGATCAACGTCAGGATCAGGAATGAATTCCACGAGCTTATATCCAAATCCGCTATGATACACTGGCGCAAGAGTATTAAGCAAGGTTAGATCATGATAGCTCAAAAAATAAGGAAAATCAGATTTCTGAAACGCATCTGACCAGCTTATAAATTTAGGTTCTGCCATTGTTTTGATAGATATATTTAGAATGCGTTGATAAAGATAATAAAATTTCAATTTTTTTTGACAATCATCTCGTTCATAAATATCTCAATTATAAATATACTATGTCGCAAATATCCAGTGGATGGAATTTATCAAATGGTACATTTACTTTTGTCAGTCATATGCATAATTTTCTTACTAACATAGCAAGAAATGGAGATAGTTCCAGAAATATTAATTCTAATGAGCTAACTTTTTCATCAACTGGTATTGACGATAGATCTTTACCAAGAAATATGGGAGATTTATTGAAGATTGTACCTACTCGATATATTACCTATGCAATTTATGTCAACGCGAACGGAAATATATCCAAACATGATTGTTGGCAATTTAATTTTTTGATGGCAGAGAATCATAGTCAAAATAAAGTAGAGGGGATTGTTGCAGTTGCCAGATCTGATTGGGAACCAGATTCTGGCGGTCCGCCTAAATTATTTGGCGGAGATATTTATAATTACGATAATCAATCCTGGTACAAATTGTATGTTGGTTCTAAATTGATAGATCGATTAACAACAGGTAGCAGGGTACAATCGGGTGCGGGGTCAGGATGCTCATTTTATCCATATGGTGGATGGAGTGATATCAAAGTTTCTATGCTTCTTTTCGCCACAGTTGATGTTCGCATGTATTGCACTGAAGGAGATAATCTTGGCAATGATTTTTGTTTCGCATTGATGGACAGTTATTTTGCGGGGAAACCAGGGACAGTTGAATCTTCAACGACAACATATGTCCGAGAATATTGTACGCGCAATGTTCCTAACGGGGATCTGTCAACTGCTTCGGCTCGTAACCAACAAATTTGTGCGTGCAACATGCAAGATTATTCAAAATATAATTTAGGCAATAACGTAAGCGGGGTGCGAACGGAATGTTTTTTGGATGATTGTTTGCGCAGTAATTTTAAACCTGGAACTTTAAATAACTGTCCCGCGCCAGAGTGTTTAAATCTAGTTTCAATTGATAGGTCTCCAGTAACCGGCGGTAATTTAACTATTGATCAACGTAATCAATGTTTGAATATATTGAAAAATTATACAGGGGGAGATGACAACAGCGGCAGTGACGACGGCGGTAGTGATGGTGGTAACGATGACGGCGGCAGTAATCCATCGCCAATTGCACAATCATTCTGGGAAAAAAATAAAATAATAATAATAATTGTCATCGTAATTATCATCTTATTGATCATTGGAGCTGGCGTTTATTTTGCAACATCTGATTAATATATCCATTATTAATATAATATGTCGCGGTTGTCTGGCGGATGGAATTTAGATAATGGAACGTTTATATTTGTCAGTCATATGCATAATTTTCTTAATAATTTGCCAAAAAATGGAGATAGTGCCAAAAATGTTAATCCTAACGAATTAATATTTTCTTCAGATGTTATCGGCGGTGGATTGCCTAGAACGCTCAGAGATTTGTTAAAAATAGTGCCAAGTAAATACATAACGTATTCTGTGTATGTAAATGCAAACGGGAGTGTTTCAAACCATGATTGTTGGCAGTATAATTTCTTGGTGATACTTGGTTATACTGGAAATAATGTTGATGGTACTGTTTCTGTCGCCAGAACCGATTGGAAACCAGATTCTGGCGGACCGATCAGTTCGTTTGGCGGCGAAACTTACGAATTTGATAAACAGTCATGGTACAAATTGTATAGCGGATCTAAAATGTTAGATAAAATAACGTCAGGTAACAGAGTACAACTCGGATCTGGATCTACATGTCGATTTTATCCATTTGGAGGATGGAGTGAAGCCAGAGTCTCTGTACTTTTCTTCGTTACTGTTGATGTTAGAGAATATTGTACCGAATCGGATAATATAGGTAACGATTTTTGTTTTACAATGATGAATGACTATTTGGGCCAGAAAGAGAAAAGGGGAAAGATGGAACCTAGCATTGCCGGTTATCTTCTAAATTATTGCAGCAGGAATGTTGCAGATCTGACGTCTGCCTCATCCAGAAACCAACAGATATGTGCGTGCAATATGCCAGATAGTGCGTATACGAAATATGATTTGGATAAAAACATTAGTGGTATTAGAACTCCTTGCTATTTGGATGATTGTCTACGCAGCAATTTTAAACCTGGAAATTTTAATGATTGTCCATCTCCTGCTTGTTTGAATCTTCTCTCGATTGATAGATCTCCGATTGGAGGAAATTTGAGTATCGATCAAAGTAGTCAATGTTTGAATATTACTAAGAACAACGATGATGATACTAATCCATCCCTCATCGTAGAGAAATCGTTCTGGGAAAAAAATAAAATAATAATAATAGTCGTTATCGTAATTATCATCTTATTAATCATTGGAGCGGGAGTTTATTTTGCGACATCTGATTAACTATCTTTAATAATTAATCAATTATACAATGGATCGTAATAGGAATCTAATGAATTATAATAAGGTAACGTACAATCGTCCATTTTTTCTCGCGTAGAATATCGTCGCAGTGCTTGTCCGGATCTACAGCTACCAAGGCCATCATATTTTTGATTTATTTCGAAGCGCATGTTTGGATTCTCTTCTGCAGAACAACAATCGTCATCATTTGAGAGAAGAGCCATAGGTTCTTGTGGTTTATTTTTGGAATACATGAATAAAACCAAAATGATGATAATGACAATGACTATGTACATAAAATAGGAATTTTTATCATCGAACGAAACTGACTCTGTAAATTTATCAAACAAACTATCAGATTCATCCCCACCAGTCTGTGTTTTAAGATAAAAATAACCGCCAATGCCACTGACAACAACGACAGCAATTGCAATGGCTACGATCGCCAGCATACCGCTTGATCCACCAAAGAAACCAGTGCTCGTTGAAGCTTGTTCGACGGTGATATTGTCCGCCATGTTACTCAATACACCAAGCTCGCACGCCGTTTTTGCGCTTACATTTTGTGTAGCGAGAACGTCACCACATATATCAAAATTGGTATCTTCTAGTCTAATTTCGTTCGATATCGTATTGTCTTTGTCACCACATTGTTCTCTCAAAATTCTTTCAATTTCGTTAGTGTTCCTGGATATACTGGTCGAGACAGCAAAACCTAATCCTGTTTCTGCCTTTGCTGTTTGATCTGCTGCTGTCGATGCAAGATAAGATGTAGAATTTTTTACCATACATTGTCCGTCAAACGCAATATTTTGTCCTATTTTAACATTACACGGCCTACACTCTGGTAGGCATTTGAAATTGGAACCTTTGATAAGAATTTTATTATCTATGTTTGTTGTAGTACATGATTGTGTAACATTTTCTGCTAATTTTCTTTTAACATCTACAATATTTGTTGATGCGCTTCCTCCCATTTATATTATAATAAAATATTATAATATAAATTCTAATAATATTTACCATTTTTTTTAATTGGTCTTTTAGTATATCGTTCTGTAGCAGAATTCATAGCCAAAATTTCATCTTCTTCAGATGAAAACAATTTTTCGTCCTGTCCATTCTCAATGTTATCAATAACAGCATATACGTCATCGGATTCATAGTCATCTACATCCATGGTAACTCTAGAATTAGCGTTGTCTGTATTTCCTGAATACAATCCATTTCGCATTTTTTCAAGGTCGTCTGTCTCGATGGTGCTGTTTGATAATACCATTTTTGTATCGTCATCGGATGATGGTGAAGATACACTAGATGAAGAACTAGAATCAGATGAAGTAACATTAGTCTCGCTATCTGCCCCTCCTTGCATCATTCCGTTACCGCAAGGACATTGATAACTACCCCCTTGCATTTTTTTAAAGACACATTTATGTTCTGGTTCTCCACGATGATATGTATTTGCAATATTTTTATTTTTTTCTTTCAAATATGCATCCAAGTCGCCAGTACGGCGCTCACATACTGTGAATTCTAAAGATAATGGTTCTGACATTTCTGCGCTTCTGCCCGCGTTATTGTAAATTCTCTCCCAAAGATTGCTAGATGGATAAATATGATCAAGATCCCAGTGGTTTTTAGATGGATAAACATGATCTAATCGTCGAAATGTGTCTAAATCGTTACGAATCAAATCTTGAATTTCTTGGTGCAATGAAGTTGATTTTATCATTTTTTTAGTGTGAGATTTTCCAAATAATCCCGGGAAAAGATCTCTTTTATTATTGTCTGCAAATGTTTCCATATTATGATTGATTATTATACTTAATCGAGAGAAAATATATTTATAAACATATTTTTTTGCTGGAAATACACAAAAATAATAACTAGTCATACTATAAAATATCATCTATATTCAGTTTGTCAATATGGATAGTAATACAATATCAAAAATTATATTAATAGTCGCGTTCGTAATGTTATTGTATGTATATTATCATGTTTGGACCTTTGATGCGACGTATGTGCGTTCTTCCCTTGATGATTCAGAATATCTCGTCCAAAATCTAGACCAAAAGGAAGAAGCAACATACATATTAAGTTTGATGCAACAAAAAATAAATACATTGCGAGAACATTTTCTAGAAGTAAATGATCCATCGTATTCTCCGTACAAAGATTATATCACACAATTTTGCAAACGAATAAAGGGGATAAAATTATATGAAAATGCTCCTGATGGAAAATATACAAGTTTTACGGTCAATAAAGGAGATGAGATGGGATTATGTTTACGTTCCCGAAAAACAGGTCTGTTACATGATCCAAATTTAATCACATACGTAGTGTTGCATGAACTCTCGCACGTAGCATGTCCAGAACAAGATCATACTGAATTATTTAAGAAAATTTTTGTTTTTATGATAGGAGTTGCAGCTAAACTTAATATATATACGATTCAAGATTATCAGTTGAATCCGCGAGAATATTGTGGCATGATTTTAGATGAAAAATTAGTGTAAAATATTTTGTCAACATTTGATAAAATATTTTGATAATGATGTTAAATGATTACAGTTAGTAATATCTAATAGTTCAAATACTTGCATGTTCAAATATCATGGCGATTCTCTTGCCAGTGACGCTGAATGATCAAATATTAATGGATTCAAATCTCATGGCAATTCTCTCGCCAGTAATGTTGAATGATCAAATATTGACGCGTTCAAATCTTATGGCAATTCTCTCGCCAGTAACATTGAATATTCAAATATTTGCACATTCAAATCTCGTGGCAATTTTCTCGCCAGCAACATTGAACAACCAAATCTCATGGCAATTCTCTTGCCAGCAACATTGAATAATCAAAATATTAGCGCATTCAAATCTCGTGGCAATTTTCTCGCCAGCAACATTGAATGATCAAATATTTGCACGTTCAAATCTCATGGCGATTCTGTCACCAGCAACATTGAACGACCAAATATTGGCGTATTCAAATCTCATGGCGATTCGCATGCCGGTAATATTGAACGATCAAATATTAATGCGTTCAAATCTCATGGCAATTCTCTTGCCAGTAACATTGAATGATCAAATATTGACGTGTTCAAATCTCATGGCAATTCTCTCGCCAGTAACATTGAATAATCAATCCCACTACAATTCTCTCGACAGTAACATTGAATGATCAAATATTTGCACGTTCAATCTCATGGCGATTTTCTTGCCAGTAACATTGAACAATCAAATATTTTACACATTCAAATCTTATGGCAATTCTCTTGCAGTAACATTGAATGACTTAATATTTGCGTATTCAATGTTTGACAATTTTCTCGCCAGCAACATTGAATGATCAAATATTAATGCATTCAAATCTCATGGCAATTCTCTTGCCAGCAACATTGAATGATCAAATATTAATGCATTCAAATCTCATGGCAATTCTCTTGCCAGCAACATTGAATGATCAAATCTCACTGCAATTCTCTCGCATATTTATATCCCAAGATGGCAACACAGAATAATACCCAAAACGTTTAATAAATATCGAGCAAAAAAATTTCTTGCATAATTCATATAGACTAACATGGACGATCCGATGAAAATAATTCATAAATACAAAAATAATAATGGTCGTATTCAATATCATATTCATATATTTGTAGGTGATATCATCGGAAAAAAATACAAAGATGTTTTGAACAAAATCCAAAATCTGGATCTTTATAGAGCACTGACAGAACTTACCATCAAAGAACTTGATCTGATGACCGAAAAATATGGTGAACATTGGTACGAAAAATTTTTTAACAGCTATCATATTGAATTTACAAAGGAAATAACGATCAAAAACACTGTGAAGATGGCCGAACTTAAAAAAATGTATGGGAATGAGTGGATTAAGACCCATTTTGATAATTATAAAAAACGCTTGGAAGTTGTCAGTTATAGCTATGAAACTCGAATTAAGACTCTAATGGAACGGAAAAACATGGAAAGAACTTTGAAAAAAAAAATTAAAGATGAAGATGATGCAATTGTTGATTACTCTACGATAAAAAAAAGAGAAACGGTAAATTTGGATCGTATTAAATCAAAAGATTATGACATTGTTGGAGATTCTCAGTCAGAATATTCGATCGGTTGTGATGATCCTTCAACTTCTGAAGAAGACGAACAGCAAAATTCTCGTGTACCTTTACAGGACGAATACAGAGTCCGTGATATGGGTCCGACATTCGTACGAGATGGATCCGATGTAGAATCAGATAGTTCTGATATTGATTCTGATTATGAGGTTATCAGTGACGAAGATGAAGATGAAATTAATATGTCCGGAGGTAACGATCAAGATGAGATACCTGATCCAATACCTGAAGAAATTTTTGGGGAAATACCTGAAGAATTAACCGACGGAGCAGATGATACAACAGAAGATAGTACAAATGTTGACGATGAAGATATTGAATCTCTATTTAATGATCTGGATGATATTGACGAAAACGTTGCAGTTACCACTCGTGATATCAAAACAGTCCTAAATGAAGCTAACTACAATAAAATTTACAACCAAATATCACCATTTGATACTAGTAAAGACATGAATATGTTTGATGAAAATTTAAAGAACGTGATCCATAAAAATTATATCTATCATCAATATATTTACAAAGACGATACTATCAAAACAATCCACGGAAAAATTTGTTGTGGATTCAAAAATAACGAAAAATTTGGTGAGAATGCATTTATTGTCCCATCTTATCAATATTTGTGGTCAGAGTATATGTTTGAAAATGAAATCAAAAAAGTTATGATTGGACAAAAATGGATTGTTAAAAATGATATTTTACGTATGGATATCGAACCTAACACAAATATTGGTGTGTATGAAGATTTACGGGGGAATCTCAAAAAAATACGCGATAACATCAAACGTCACGGTAAAATCAAGCGTGAAGATGATGAGCAATCTGTATTTTACGATTATGAAGGGTACTACGCCGCCAATGAGATATTTATGACAGACATATACAACGATTTGGGATTAGGATACAATCCTACCTTCGAAGAAATAAAAAACTTATTCGATGTGTACATCAAATTATATTATAATCGTATACAATTGGAAGATTTTAACAACATACTCAATCTTATGAAAAATGTATCCGTCGAAATAGAGCACAATAAGGTCAAAAAAATTCACGATACGATTAATAACGATTTGATTTTAGAAAACGAGATTATGAAAGATGTAGAACTTGTCAGAGCTAATGATCAAAAAAAGTATCACAAGTATTTCAAAGAGAATATTATCATGCATAGTGTTGTTAGTGCATACGTTGTTAATGATTACACAAAGCTTAATCTGTTCCATATTTTCGATAATTATGAAATGTCTCACGATTATCCTTTTATCCAATATCATCAAATCAATAGTGCCCCGTATGTTCGTTACAATAAACAACACATTCTCAAAAACGAAAAGAAAGATGTAGTTGTCAAATGGTTTGAAAATTCGCCATATGGAATCAGTTTTAAAGTTAGAATTAACTCATCAAAATCTGCAAATGAGTATGCCAATATCGTATTAAATGACACAGGTAGGATCAATTATAATATTCAATGGAAAGAAGAATATATGCGAACAATGGATGATGTTAAAATATCTTACAACAATGTTCGCAAATTGATTGCTAAAATTAATAAAGAGAATCCTAGACTTAAGTTGATCATTCCGGAAGATGATGATTTCAAACCGGTATTTATTTCGTCTATCCAACGCTTTGAATTGCCCGAAAAATTCACAGTTGATCACGATGATTTATCTAAATTTGCAAGAAATTTTTTCCCGTATGTTACAATGATCATCGAACCCAAGAAAAGACGGGGGAAAGCAGCTGACAAAAGCACCGTAGAAGTGAGTAAATACGGTACATATTTGCGTTACAAACGTATCAGCAAGTATGAAAATAAATCTAGAATTGAACATCGAATTGTATTTTTTATGCGAAACTATGAATTCAATGATCAGCAATTAGCAACAGAATTAAGTAAGGAATTTAACATTACAGAAGCTCACGCAATGCAAGAGATCGCAAATGCATATACGAAACATGCTCATATTAAAAAATCAAGAAAAGTTTTGAAAAAGTTCGAAAATCTGCCCAAATATAAATCACCAGGTATCACTGTCGACATTCAGGGTAAGACAAGAGATAAATACAAATTAAAGGTCGCTGGTGCCAGAGATGAAAGTCAATTGAATAGGATAATCGATTTCATGAATATATTGATTTATTTGTACGTAGATACTTACTTGTATAAAAATCCAGCGAGACAACAGATGAAAGACAGATTAACTAAATTGACTAATATTGCCAAACGTAGAAACAAAGTCGAAAAAGCGTACAAGGAAGAAACGCCAAGTACAAATATCAAACAAATGATCAAGATAGATACTAAACGTTTGAAAATGACAGGTACTGATGAAAACATAAATTGGTCTAAAAAGTGCCAAAATAGCGGAATAGATACACGTCGGCGACCACAACAATTTATTAATCCTGATGAACTAATTTTACGAGGGTATGTATTACAGGATACGCTAAATGGACTTCCGTTTGAACATTATTCGCGTGTTGTAAAAATTGATGATGATGCAAAAATTTTGCCGCCTGGTTCAAAAAAAGGGAAGGAAGTTACATTGCGTGCGATAAAATTAGAATTGGAAGATGATGAATATATTTATTATGCATGTAATCCAGAAGATAACGGACAACATATGTATATTGGATTCTTAGGCAAAGACAGCTCTGCACCATGTTGTTTCATTAAAGATCAATTTATTTCTAACAATCCAAAGAAGCGGGACATTTTTATGCGTGGAATTGGATTAACGAGCGAAAACGCAGCGTTACCACTAACACCAAACGATCAGATGTACATATTGCAAGATAATATTGTTATTGACGATGGAAGGTTTGCATTTTTGCCAAAATATTTGGATATTTTGATGAACGCCATGTTGCAGAAAACGATAGACATTGACAATCACAATTTGATATCTGCAGTGTCTGGATACTATTTTAAATATGGAGTTAAATCCGCAGACTCTAAATACTTGAGCGCCATTTCGTCATCTTTCGATTTGACAATTGAACAAATAAAGAAAAAAATGGTGAATGCATTAAATAATGACAAAAATGACCTTCTTTTTACAAGTTTAAATAATGGCGACGTGCAGACTCAGTTTAAGACTGTTGACGCATACATTGAATACATCAAAAATAATAGGTTCATAGATTACAATTTGGTCAATGATTTGTTATGTATACCAGGTGTCATTCGAAAAAATGGAATCGCCGTCATTTTTTTTCAGCGTAAGAAGAGAACGTACCAAAAGAAATTCGAAAAAGAAAAGGTAAAAATTGATTACTACATCACATGTCACAACCAGGAAAATGTCATGGATTTAAAAGATCCAAATAGAGAGACGATTATTTTGGTGAAAGAAAACAAAAATTATTATCCAATTGTTATGGTAACAAAACAAGAAAAAAATAGTTCTGAACTTATGATTGAAAAAACATACAAATTTAAAGATGACAGTAAAAATATCATCAATCATTTGTATGATTATTACAATTTGAATTGCTATTCAGATTACAGCGTTTTAGTGAATGATCAAACTCATGAAAACAACACTGCCAAATTTATCCACAAAATATTATCCGCGCAGAGCGATAAAAATTATAAGATAAAGGCGCAATACGTTGATAGTCGATTCAAATGTAAATATATCATTACAAACGGAGGCTACATCATTCCGACGGTAATATCTGGATCTATATATGATGTTAAAATTGTTTCTAGTGTCGAAAAATATGTAAAAGATTATGTGACAACGATCAAGAATTTGAACGCGATTGCAAAAGCAACTAATGGGGTACTCAAAATAAAACCCATTGGATTTTATTATATTGATAAAAAAAATAAGACATATTCAGTAACTTCCATCATAACCGAAAATTATAACGTCGTACCTATAATCAAGGCTAACATTAGTAGCGATTTTCTCAAGACACACAAATACATAATCAAACATAAATCCGATGATGATATTATTGATAAAGAAGTTCTTAAAGGACCCAAAAATATAATTATTGATGATCGCATTATCGACATTAACAAAAGCAAATACAAACTAGAATTGTACCAATTATTTCGATTACATTTGAGTTACTTTTTGAATCATTCAGAATCAGGTGACAAATATCGAAAGAAGATTATGGAAATTATCAACGGTAAACATACAAAACGTGAAAAAAGGATAAAACTGAAAAAGATATTGTATGGAATTTGTAGCACCGAATTAGCGAACAGATATGACGCGCTGATCAAACAACAGATAGATTCACAAAAGGGAGGTGCTCTTGATAAGAAATGGATTAACATCAATACAAATACTAAGATTGATTATCCATCTATCATATTCTCTAACAATCGTGAGATTTGTTACAACCTTGATAATAAAAATGCATGCAATTCATACGTGCATTGTAAATGGACTAGTAAAAATACGTGTGTGTTAGATGTTAATCAAAATATGTTACCGGAGTATATCAATAAGATATGCGAAGAGTTCTTGCAGAATGATTTGAAGGCGAACGAAATATTGAATATTAACGATCATTCGGTCATGGATGTAGTCAGTTATAATGTTTTCAAAGAACGTGAGGATGAAGAAATTATTATTGGATCTAGTAAGAACGCAGATAAGATTTTGGGGGAAATATTCGGTAAGGAGAATATTCCACAGATCGGTAAGAAACGTAACAAGATTAATTTGACACAAGATTATGATGCTCTTAATAGAAATAATCCGTTGAATGATATTGATGAGTGGCACGTACAAAATATTATCGCGAACAACAATACTATTTATAGAGCGTTTGCAAATGCCTTTTTCTGGTCGATTCATACGTATGACAATAAAAATTATCGTAATTTGGGATATTACAGTCTTTTGCAAACTGAACTCTCGAGTATTTACAAAAGTCAAGTCATAGATTGGCTGATGATAGATCATAATGCAAAAGATGTTCCTAAAATGGATACAGAAACAGATAACATTAAGATGTCGAATTTTATTACCAAAATAAGTATGTCTATTAATAATGTGAGCAATAACTTAGTGGAAATGTTTGTTTTGTGCAAATTATATAACGTGATCATTTCTGTGTATGACGAAAATTATAATTTTATGTTCGCATTTCATCCAGTTAGTGGTCATGTTAGACATTTTGCAGATATAGTTAAGGAAAAGTCATTAAAAAATCTTAGTTTTAGATTTACTTATTCCGGTAAAGATGTCATTCCGGAAAAAATAGATGTATTATATCCTGTTGATAATCGCAAATAATTAATAAATCATTTGCGATTAAAGTGTTGGTTGGATATTCTACGTCCAATGAAAAAATTAATATATAGTTATTATAACGGAAAATGACAGAATCATCACCAAATGATGATAGTGATAAATATGAATACTTAGATTATGTTTTGATAGATAATAATGAAATGTTTGTTTACAAATTATCAAGGATAGAGAATGTTCCTGACTTTCCTTTATCAGATTCAGATTCAAATATTTTTGAGCGAAATACAACGGATTCTAACTCTGATTCTATTTCAGATTCAGATTCGGATTCTGATTCTGATTCTGATTCAGATTCGGATTCGGATTCAGAATCATTAGAGGTATTTCCGCGCGAAATCGAAAATATTCATATGCATAATGCGAGCAGCAATGACATATTCAAAGAATTAATACAAAATCAAATCACTCAATTATCGCCGCAATGGAAATTGAACATTAACGACATGAAACGTATATGTAAGTATATTCATAGTAGTATTTTTGATCCAGTTAAATGTTGTATCTGGAACGGTTACATTACGAATATTAATAACAAAAATAAAGGTACTTACGTAAATTTCTATTTCAAAAACAAAAAAGTAGCTCTGCATCGATTATTATACAGTAATTTTGTTAGTCAGTTAGGGAAAGATGAATACATTAAATTCAACTGCGAAAACAAGGGAGTATGTTGTAACATTAATCACTATAAAAAGTATAAATACATCAAAAATAATTTACAACCTGTTAAAAAAGTGCAACCTAACGTTAAGAAAAATGAAAACGTAAATATCATATGTCAATATGATCCTGATAAGTTGATAATAAATTTTGATTAAAATATCTGGTTAATATATAATGCAATTTGAACCATTAGGAGGCTTTCCGCCATTAGTACGCGTAGAAGATGTAAAGATAACAGGTGATGAAAAGAAAAATATCTCCACACGAGGATTTTCATCAGCAAACATTATTAACATTCGAAACATTCTTAACCAACAGAAAAAAACATACACCGAAGGAAAATATGATTCTGATGAATTATTGTTTAATGAACCCATTGAGTACTTAAAATTACATGAATAATATAATATTCATATATTGTATACATATACGATATATGAATACATCATCTCTTCAATATGTTGTGCGAGATGCATTAGCAAAATATGATATCACACAACCAGTGGTTGATTTTATCAAAAACGAAGGCACACTTAAATTTATATCTTCAAAAGTTAATAATAAAAGAGATACTGTTCAGATCTATTACAAAAGTACTAACACGTTTATCTGTGAAGTAGAGGTAGAGATAATTGGAAAATTTTCTACGCAAAAAAATAGTTCGGATATCGGAGTTTGGGAATGGGCTTGGTCTGATATATCATTAAAGGCGAATAATATCCATTACTCCAAAGAATTGTTATTATATGGTACAAAATTAGATGTCAGTGAAGAATATTACAAAAAAATGTTGATTATGTCACGTGGAATAATAAGAGATCCGGTACAGTTGGATATTATCATTGCTATCGCTAGAAGTTTTATTAAAATTCCAGATAATATAATCTATCCAGACACAACTGGCGAAAAAATGTTAGTTACAACATATTATCTCTTTATCCCAAATGATGATTTTAGAGAATTTGTTAGTATTGTTACTAAAATTTGATCTATTTATGATAACTAGATCAAATTTATGGGAAGTGATATGTTTTATATAATGTCACCTTAAACTTTGCTTCCGGATAGATTGGAATGTCACAAATAATATCGCCATCGAAAAGCTCGGGAATTCCATAAAAATCAGCGTTATTGTATCTGTGGCCGTTAACTTTCACATGATCTAATGGGATTTTCATTTCTACGCTACTCAAATATCTTTGATCCAAAATATAATAGAAATATCTATTTGCGTTCTTGACAGATTTAACTCTAAATAATGGTACAGAACTTGGAACATTTTCATTGAATGGTTCGTCATTATCGTTTATTTTTATCAATATACCATTTAGAACTGGATTATCAAATAATTGTGGTTGAGTTGCCTGATTAAATGGCGGGTATACTCCTTTTTTTTCGTAATATTCGTTATATCTATCTAATACTTCGCGCGGTAACCTTAATTGTGGATATGTCAGCGGATCATACATCATATATTCATCTTGTTTCTTGATTGAATCTGAATAAGGATCACCGTCATTTTGCACGTTTACGTTTGTGACGATTGGCAATATTTCAGTTGGTCGTTGTGGTGGCGCAGATGGAGGGTTCTGTGCGCATCTTGGACAAGGTTGATCGGGCATTTTTTGTGCTGATTGTCTTTGCGGATAAAATTGTTGCATTAATTCTCGTTGCGATATTTCTCGCTGCGATTCATCCCGTTGCGTGTATAATAAATATGTTGCAAATACGATAATTACGCCTATAAATATGGTCGAAGTTTGGATCGTCATCAGTTTTATATACTATGATGATATAAAATAAAGTTATAATAGGAATTTTCTATAGCAAAAATATGAACTTTATATATGCATGATAAATTCCTTGATTATTTTGTTATCGTCCATAACTGTCGGTATGTTTATTGGATTAATGTTTCGAAAAGAACGTGAATTTCATGGCCCAAATGCCAGAAAATATTCTAAGATCATATTTCGTCGAGATGATACTTGTTATCGATTTGTCCCTCTTCGAACAAATGAATGTACGAAATCAGAAAAAAAATATTAATCATTATGAAATGGTTAATATTTGTCATGTCTAGAGTCTCAACGATTCAATCTCTTAATATCGCATTGAACGGATCAATATTGGTACGTTCAAAATCCGATCAATGCAAATCTCTTGACATCGAATAGACCAATATTGGCATATTCAAAGTCTTGTCAATGCAAATCTCTCGACATCTCATTGAACGGACAGATATTGGAATATTCAAAGTCATATCAATACGGATATCGTACCATCACTTTGAATGAACAAATATTTGCACTTTCAAAGTCATATCAATGCAGATCTTCATAAATCTCTTGACATCATGTTGAGCGGACCAATATTGGTACGTTCAAAGTTCCATCAATGCAAATCTTCACAAATCTCGTGACATCATACTGAATAGATCAATATTGGCAACTTTCAAAGTCTCGTCAATGCAAAATCTCTAAATCTCTTGACATCGCATTGAATGGACAAATATTTGTGCATTCAATGTCTCGTCGATGCAAATCTTCACAAATCTCTTGCCATCACATTTGAATAGATCAATATTTGGACGTTCAAAGTCTTGTCAATGCAAATCTTCACAAATCTCTTGCCATCACTTTGAATAGATCAATATTTGGACGTTCAAAATCTAGCCAATGTGAATCTTATCATTTTGGATGGACCAATATTGACATGTTCAAAGTCTCGTCAATGTAAATCTTCACAAATCTCTTGCCATCAAGTTGAATAGATCAATATTGGACGCTCAAAGTCTTGTCAATGCAAATCTCTTAACATCATTTTGAACGGACCAATATTGACACGTTCAAAGTCTCGTCATTTTGAATAGACCAATATTTAGACGTTCAAAGTCTCGTCAATGCAAAATCCTGCAAATCTCTTGGCATCACATTGAATGGACAAATATTTGTGCATTCAAAGTCTCGTCAATGCAAAATCCTCCAAATCTCGTAACATCGCATTGAATAGATTAATATTTGGATGTTCAAAGTCTTGTCAAAGCAAAATCCTCCAAATTTCTTGACATCGCATTGGATAGATTAATATTTGGACGTTTAAAGCCTTGTCGATGCAAAATTCTCCAAATCTCTTAACATCACATTGAATGGACAAATATTTGCGCATTCAAAGTCTTGTCAATGCAAAATCCTTCAAATCTCTTGATATCACATTGAATGGACTAATATTTGGACGTTAGAAGTCTCATCAATGCGAACCTTTACAAATCTCTTGACATCACATTGAATGGACAAATATTTGCGCATTCAATGTCTTGTCGACGCGAATCTTTTTTTGACATCACACTAAATGGACAAATATTTGCGCATTCAATGTCTTGTCAATGCAAATCTTTTTGACTCCACATTGAATGGACCAACATTTGAACGTTCAAAGTCTTGTCAATGCAAATTTTTTGACGCCACATTGAATGGACCAGTATTTGAATGTTCAAAGTCTTGTCAATGCAAATCTTTTGACATCATATTGAGTGGACCAACATTGGTACGTTCAAAATTCTGTCAATGCAAATCTCTTAACATCGCACTGATTAGACCAACATTTGGACGTTGAACGTCTTACCAACGCGAATCTTTACAAATCTCTTAACATCACATTGAACGAATCAATATTTGAACGTTCAAAGTCTTGTCAATGCAAATCTTTACAAATCTCTTGAGATCACATTGAATAGACAAATATTTGCGCATTCAAAGTCTTGTCAATGCAAAATCCTTCAAATCTCTTGATATCACATTGAACGGACTAATATTTGGACGTTCGAAGTCTCGTCAATGCGAATCTTTACAAATCTCTTGGCGTCACATTGAATGGACAAATATTTGCGCATTCATATCTTGTCGATGCAAAATCCTTCGAATTTCTCGGCATCATATTGAATAGACTAATATTTGGACGTTCAAAGTTTTGTTAACGTAACACGTAAATCTCTTGACGTCACGTTAAGTAGATCAATATTTACATAATCAGAGTCGTGTCAATGTAAATTTCTTGACATCATATTGGATAGATCAAATTATGATCATTTGCATATATCAATAAGTAACAACAGCATACGTTAACAATGTTGAAAATACAAGGGACATTTTTTTCGATTTCTATGTTTATACAAATATTTAGCCATTATCATAACTAAATATTTGCTAGTCTTATCACTTTCGCTAACATATTATCATCTATTTCGAGTTTATAACTAGCACTCGAACTAATAACTTTAATAGAAACAGATCTGTTGATGGATTGCCGAGTTACCCGACCGATCGAAACCGCATCATAATCAATTAAAAATTCGATATTCATTTTTCTAACAAAAGATGAACGCGATAGTTTATAAATGATGAATAAATATGTTTAGTTACCAATATTATGAAAAAATGGATAAGTTTTTAATATTTCAAATATATTATTAGTGCAACTAATATGTTGTTGATCTGTATATTCAAAAGCATCATTTATAGAACCGACATAGTTTTCGTCAACTATTTTTTCTTTGAACAATCGATGAATTAAAGGTTGCAATTCAATGGCCTTCAAGGCATAACATTCGCTTATTACATATGCATTAAACAATATGACATCATTTGTTATATACATATTTTCTTGTCGTCCTTTGAATCTATCATTTGGCTTGTTAACCAATGCATCATTAAGTAACTTTTCATAATAATCGACAATAGTTTTCCGCGGCACTTTGCCCAAGATAACCAACAACGTCAAACTCTCTAAAGCGCAACATTTTACATATCTACCCGTGCCTGTACATGTGATTATAGATATAATGTGTGTAATATTTCCATCGCACGTGTTAGCAATAATACAACTAATATTTTCCATAAGATCGTCTAAAAGCATATTAAAATCATAAGGAATTTTCATTAATTCACATATGCTCTCATGTGCATCATAACAATTTAAGTGAGACAACAATAACAATGAAAAAAAACATGACATATCCTCCTCTTCAATCGTTTTATAATTGGCACAAAAATAATTAACAATTTTGATTAAATGTGGAATAATTTCATTTTTTTTGAGGATAGCACTATCGAGAGCTTCTTTGACAGATTTAGAGTCACAATTTTTTAAAACGTCTAAAATGACACTTATTTTCATTTTTTATTATTGTCATAATTTTTTTATATTGAAAAGATGTTAACGCAGGAAAGTAAACCGAATTTTGTGCCAGTAACATTGAATAATCAAATGTTGGCACGTTCAAATCTTGCGGTAATTCTCTTGCCAGTAACGTTAAATGATCAAATATTAGTGCATTCAAATCTCAGGGCAATTATCTGGCCAGTAACATTAAATAATCAAATATTGGCACATTCAAATCTCAGGGCAATTGTCTTGGCAGTAACATTGAATGATCAAATATTGGCACATTCAAATCTCAAGGCAATTATCTAGCCAGCAACATTGAATGGATAAATATTGGTACATTCAAATCTCAGGGCAATTATCTAGCCAGCAACATTGAATGGATAAATATTGGCACATTCAAATCTCTAGCCAGTAACATTGAATAGATAAATATTAGCGCACTTAAATCTCAAGGCAATTATCTTGCCAGTAACATTGAATAATCAAATATTGGCGCATTCAAATCTCAAGGCAATGCTTTTGCCAGTAACATTGAATGATCAAATCTTAAGCCAATTATCTTGCCAGTAACATTAAATGGATAAATAATGGCACATTCAAATCTCGAGGCAATTCTCTTGCCAGTAACATTGAATGATCGAATATTGGCACATTCAAATCTCTCGAGGCAATTCTCTTGCCAGTAACATTGAATGATCAAATATTGGCATATTCAAATCTCTCGGCAAGAGAATTGCCTGTGACATTGAATGATCGAATATTGGCACATTCAAATCTCGAGGCAATTGTCTTACCAGTAACGTTGAATGATCGAATATTGGCACATTCAAATCTCGAGGCAATTCTCTTGCCAGTAACATTGAATGATCGAATATTGGCACATTCAAATCTCGAGGCAATTGTCTTACCAGTAACGTTGAATGATCGAATATTGGCACATTCAAATCTCGAGGCAATTGTCTTACCAGTAACGTTGAATGATCGAACATTGGCATGGTATATAATGCATTGGGCAGACCAATATTTGCACGTTCAAAATCTCGTCAATGCAAACCTCCGCAAATCTCTTGACATCACTTTGAATGGACAAACATTTGCACATTCAACGTTTCGTAAATGTAAATCTCTTGACATCACACGAATAGACAAATATTTGCGCATTCAAAGTCTCGTCAATGTAAATCTTTTGGCATCACATTGAATGGACCAATATTGGCAGGTTTAGAGTCTCATCAACGCAAATCTCTTGACGTCATACTGAATAGATCAATATTTGCGCATTCGAAATCTCGTGCCGTCCGCTTTGAACTGACCAATGTTGGCACATTTAAAGTCTCGTCGGTGCAAAATTTTCCAAATTTCTTGACATAATATTGGATAGATCAATATTTGGTTCAAAGTCTCGTCCCTTTGAATGAACGAAATATTGGCATTTTCAAAGTCTTGTCGATACGAATTTTCAAATCTATTGAACGTCGAACGGACCAATATTTGCACACTCAAAATCTCTTGACATCATATTGAACAGATCAATATTTGAACGTTCAACGTCTTATCAATGTGAATCACATTGAACAGATTAACATTTGGACGTTCAAAATCTCGTCAATGCAAAATTCTCTAAATCTCTTGAGAAACATCGCATTGAACAGGTTAATATTTGAACGATCAAGATCTTGTCAATGCGAATCTTCACAAATCTCTCGACGTTACATTGAATGATCCAATATTTGTGCGTTTGAAGTCTTGTCAATGCGAAATTCTCCAAATCTCTTGACATCACATTGAATAGACCAATAATTGTACACTCAAAGTCTTGTCAATGCAAAATCCTTCAAATCTCTCGACATCACATTGAATAGACAAATATTTGCACACTCGAAGTCTTGTCAATGCGAATCTTCGCAAGTCTCTCGGCATCGCATTGAATAAACTAATATTTGAACATTCAAAGTCTTGTCAATGCAAAGTTTTTTGACACCACATTGAATAGACCAATATTGAACGTTCAAAGTCTCATCAATGCAAAACCCTCCAAATCTCTTGACATCGCATTGAATGGATCAATATTTAGAAATTCAATGTCTTGACAATGCAAAATCCTTCAATTCTCTTGACATCACATTGAATAGACCAATATTTGTGCATTCAACGTCTCGTCGATGCAAATCTTCACAAATCTCTTGACATCACATTGAATGGACCAATATTTGGACGTTCAAAGTCTTGTCAATGCGAATCTTCACAAATCTCTCGACATCACATTGAATGGACACATATTTGTGCATTCAAAGTCTTGTCAATGCAAAATCCTACAAATTTCTCGACATCACATCAAATGGACCAATATTTGTATGTTCAAAATCTCGTCAATGCAAAATTCTCCAAATCTCTTGACATCATATCGAATGGACCAATATTTGGACATTTCAAAGTCTTGTCAATGCGGATCTTCACAAATCTCTTGCTATCACTTTGAATGCACAAATATTTGTCCATTCAAAGTCTTGTCAATATGAACCTTCACAAATCTCTCGACATCACATTAGATAGACCAATATTTAGACGTTTAGGGTTCCGTCAATGCAAATCTCTTGATATCATATTGAATGGACTGATATTGGCGCGTCCAAAGTCTCATCAACACAATCTTCTTGGCGTCACTTTGAATGGACCAATGTTGACAAATTCAAAGTCTCGTCGGCACAAATCTCTTCAACTTCTTTAACATCATGTTGTCAATGAAATATTCGGATGAATATCGATCTATAAAAATAGCGTTACAAAATCAAACAAATAAATATACACATATCTCATATGCCTGTAATCGCAATAATCACCAAAAATAAATGCATTTTTGAAATGGAAGAATATATCGCCCCTCTATTATACAAAGCGACAACAAAAGAAGAAAGGACCATCCTAAAAAATAAGTTAAATCATTACATATGGTCAGTTATTGAAAAATATATAACATTCGTCGATGTGAATGATTCTAATGATTTTTTTGAAAAAGTGTATGGTGCAACAATGGTAGATTTTCCTGATAAAAATCAGTATAATTTCATTTTTAATACAGAAGGATCCTACTCAACGCCCAAAAAATTTTTAGAATTAATTAATGTACGTCCGACTTGGAATGATTATGAAGACTCATCAAAAAATATCAATGTCATGAACGATATTGGTTGTTTGTTAAGTCTACGTCATACGGTTATCGAAAATACATGTTTCGTAATGGCTAACGAATATGATCTAACAGTCCACAGATATGTTAACATGGTCTCAATCCTCAAAGATGATATCATCAGAATCATACGACGTAGATATTTTCACTCAGCTATTTTGATAAAAGAAAATTCCATCGCAAAGTATTATTTTCAAAACCCCGAATACTTAGTTACTACAATTTTTGGTAACGACGACGATAAGACAATAGAAATGTTTCCATTTTCGCATCTCAATTACAATTTGATATTCAACTTCAAAAAACATGCTACACAATATGTAAATCAAATAGCTACAAGAATAAATGGCAGTTATCGCATGTACGGGGATGTGTTAGTGTTCCATGAATTTGAGAAAAATGTATTTGTAAATCTAAGTATGCGAGAACTTAAGCGCCTAAATGTATTGTCATATGGTCGCTTGGAAGATCGAACGCTTAATAATACTGAAGTTCATCAGGTGCCATCATTATCTGTCGATGATAAAGGTAAGGAAACGACAGAAGCTGTCCCATTTTGGAGTAAATACCTTATCGTAGAAAATAGGATGGCATCATGGCAAAAAAATAAAAATAAGTGTACATATTGTGAATCGGATTGTACCATAACATGTGATAGATGCTTCCGCGTTAGATATTGTTCAACTGATTGTAAAAATAAGTTTGCGAGTCAACACGATCCAGAATGTATCCGTTAATTTTGGGTATAAAATATCTCTGACAATCCTATAGATATGAGTAATAATTATCATACGCAACTAAATCAACAAAGCGGAATATTGAATGAAATAGCGTCTACACTTCAATTCGATCAACGCCCTCAAAATTTCGAAAATGACACCAAAACGCGCAACACTGGCCCACAATTTCCTCCGCCTCGTTTTGATAATGCAGAAAAACAACGGCCACAATATGATAATCCAAAATCATGGAATAATTATGGACATATTCAAGGAACGCCTGTTAATAACGAAAGAGTGGAACAACCTAAACAAGACGAAATTCAATTATCTGATATTGAACAACGAGATCCTCCCGCAGCAGCATTATTGCCGCCTCAAGAACAGCAACAATATGTGCCATCGCGAGAAAAACATCATTCTCCAAAAATGAAAGAAAAATATATCCCCGCTCCGGAAAAAACAGTTGCTGTCCCTGAAGCACCTGAATCTACTTCACCAATAAAAAAATATGCCATCGAATATGCGTTGATACCTATTTCGTTGGTTGGGGTTTTTATATTACTTGTTCATCCAACGACTTCGGCTTATCTTGAAAAGTTTATTCCAAAAATGACAGATTTGAAAGGATTTGCAATCAGAGGCGCAATCTTAGCCGTCATTTACATCGTCATCAAGATAATCATTTCCCAAACTATCCAAAAAAATTGATAAATTCATTATATATTAATGCAATACTATTCCATTAATATATCAAATCATGGAAACATTTGACCTCAAAATTAATAATTCCGCAATGGACGTTATTACCTATCTAACAGACGATCCTCACAGTTTTCTGCGCAACATATTTCAAGACATATTATATCAACGGCCACTAAACGCAAATTATAATTATTCAGATGCACAAGAATCGTCTGACGACATCATCAAATTATTAACGCAGACAGTCAAGCAAAAAACAGGAATGATACAGAAAACAATTAATTATGAAAAAATTAGTTTGTCTTTTTATGTTCAAATATGGAAACAATATTGCGCTTTCATGAACGAATTGACTATTTTTGTGCGTGACAGACACATTGATTTAATCGAATTATCGTCGTATGCGTATACGCAAATATTTGTCGATGATATCATTTTATTTGTTATTAGACCAAATAACAAAACATTTATAGACTGTTTGTTCGAATCTGTGTCTGCGTTTATCAAAACATCTACTTTTGAACAAGAATATTTCGTTGAAAACTTTTTTGATTTCCTGATGTCACTCATTTTTTTCAAAGATGATCCTCGACTTGATTTAAATAAGATGATATATGATCTAACAACGCTGCCGCAAATTTTAGAGATATTATGTTGTCAAATACATACCTATTTAATGGAAATTAGAAATGACGCAGCGATACTCGATAATCCTAAATATTATATGATGCAACCGTATGATATCAAAAATCGCAATATTTCAACAGCAACAATGATATTGGATTTATTATGCGCTCATGTTTTTAATAAGGACATCGATCAAAGAAATAGATTCGCAGTAATTTACACTAATTATTTGCAACTAAGAATAACTACGCCAAAATATGATAACCTGGATTTAGAAATAATGTTAGCGGAAAAAATCTGGAATCGAAAAAATTTGGCAATTGTTGATATTCAAAACAGTCTCAATACTAAATATTCGTACAATGCGGATGTCAAGCTAAATCCGTTGCTCTTAAAAAAAGATAATTGGATAGTTGATGATGTCAAACTTGCAATAAATTATCCCGTCAAAATCAAATATCATCTTGATCAAATATCATCTCATTTTCCAAAAGATAATATCAATTGGCAACCTACTTTGGGGGTTTTTAAATTTAAAACAATACTCGGAATAAGAGACGTAACTATAACATGTAATTTTTTGCAAGCGATTGCTTTGGCATATTTTGACGAACAGATCGAGAAGATTTTTACTGTACAAGATTTTGCGGCATATACACGAATAAATATCGCATTAGCGTTCAAGATATTTGAAAGTCTGTATGAATCATATATCATTATCTGCAACGATGAATCTTCGCTTCAGTACATTCTAAACGATCAATATAACGGGGTGGAGAAATTAGATATACGACCAATATTTGTTAAAGTATTTGAGAAATAAAAAAATTGATTTTATTTAACCATAAATAAAATCAATTATGACGTATTACAGATTACATGAATCCTTTTTGTTTGTCACACCCTGAATGCCATGTTGGAGATACAGATACCTACGTCATTTGTTTGTGTGATAATTATATCTCTAACGAAATCAATAATAGTAAAATCAAATTATTTTATAGTCCCGATACTAAGGTAGAACAATTGTATGAACTGGTTAATTTAATTTCGATAATGAAGATGCCATTTCAATCGACATATACGATGAAACAGGATGCGATTATATTTGTAAAAGGTAACCAATTATCAGGTTTTTTTCCAGATGAAAAGAAAGAATTAAATGAAATGGAATCAGTGTATCTCATGTTGGAATCAAAATATTGCGATGTTAAAAAGTGGAAGAAATTATACGAAGACAATAACTCGCTTTTTAAATTTATTCGTCAAAAAATATTTTACAGTTACAATAAGTTGCATGATGATGTGATCGCAAATGAACTTTTGAGTTTGATTTCGAACATATCTCCGAATCCATATTGTTTTGACAAAGTAACATGTGCGCAAATTAATAAAACATTCGAAGAGCGCCAATTTTGCGCGCAACGGTTAGATAATTTAGATCCAAATCAATCTCTTGTTCTTGCAGATATTATAAATTTACACGAACGTATCACTGAATTATTGGTTAGCAAATCATTGTCTGAAAAAGAACGATTGTATTTGATCTGCAACTTGATGATCAATGAAAACTACTATTATTTTGTGATCAATAATTCTACGGTGTTGTATTGTGTGCGCGATATTTTTGAGAAATATTCGTCATTGTTCAGATATTTATGGAATTATGCATGGATGTTTGCATGGGACTCAGAACAGTCAAGGAGTTTTGGATGCGTTTTTGACATCCATGCCGCCAGCAATTTGCCCTTTTTTGATGGTGATAATCCTTACCTAACTTTGGCCCCTAAAACATATCATATTACAAACAGTGGTATTGTAAATTTATCAAAATTCCGTCGCAGATTAAATTTTTTTACTTCTGGCAGTGTGGATAACGATATTTTTATGAACATGAATTGGAAAAATGTAGCAATTTGTGGCGAGATAATGGCATCAATAATGCCAATCAAAAATGTAAAGTCAGATAATATAAACATCGATATGGTTTGCTATTCTCTTGATATCATCGAGTATGTTGATCGTGCGCTACATATATATGAAACTGTGTCACGAAATTTGATTAACTCCGATCTGCAAATCAAACAGAAAGATATCAAGTTAGTAACGAAAAAATGTTTAACGATAACGATCGATGCAAAAACACTGAAGATGAAATGCGAAAATCAAGAAATACCGTTTGAATATCATTTTGTCATTGCGAATCTTGATAATTTACAAGTCAAACATCATTTTTATAAACTGTATGTTACGCAAAAACAAAGTGAGGATATATTAAGTCTGTCGAAATTAGAAGAGAAGAAAAACATGCCCGAGTATTATGAAATCATCAAATTGGTCGATATTAACAACGTTGTCATCGTTATTAATGATCATGGAATCAAATTTAATGAATCACTACAATATAAAATTATTAGTAAGCATCTGAGACATTCTATCAAAATATCTTGCGCAGATAATATTTTACATACTGTCGCTGATTTTTGCTTGCCATGTATGCGATCGTATTATGATGGTGAGAACTGCTATCTATTACCGTCAGCTGTCGTCGCATATTTAACATTGGTCAATAGTGACGTTAATTTTATGAACAAAAAACAAGATCCTTGTCGTGTTATCAATGAATATAGACGCAGAGGATATTTTACCGTGTTGAACAAATTTGAAACAGATCAGTTTAATCGTTATTTTGCACCACAAGAACAACAGATAAATATTGAAAAGATTAATAGATTAATTTGTGATGGTGTAATTGATAAAGAAGGAAATGTTATCCCTGTCAAGAAATGGTTAATAGATTATGCATATGACCAAAAAAATTGATATTTAAAGATAATTTATAATTGATTAATATATTAACAATCATAGATGAACACTATTGTTGAATTTTACGTGCCTGAAAAACTTCGAAAAGAATATCTGAAACAGTTTCAAAAGATTTTTTCGGATAAAGCTGTCAATGTGGAAGAAGGAGCGTATAAATATACTAAGCAATTTTGCGGCAACGACCAACTACAATATTGTGCAGTGTATATTGATAAGTGCAAAGATATATTGTATAATTGCGAGAAAAGAAAAACGAATGAGGGGATTGCGAAGTTTGTCAACGACATCAAAGAAGGAAAGTATAATGGATACAATTTAGCATTTTTACAGCCAGAAGAGTTTGATCCAGATAGTTGGTCAAAAATATTAAAACGGAAACAAACTACTGAAGAAAAAATGAAAAATTTACCAACCATAACATGGAAGCCATGTAAAAATTGTAAATGCACTCAATATTTTTTCTCGCAGATGCAAACTAGAAGCGCTGATGAACCTATGACTCGATATTACGATTGTAAGGAATGTAATCAAAGATACAAAATTTGTAATTAAAAAAAAATGATAAAAATACTCATTAATATAAGATATTAATGAGTATTAGCATACTAAGTAGTTATTATGGATAGATCACCTCGAAAACAAGTATATCAAGAATTCTATCGTCGGGAGGATTATGCGGAGACTTTGAAAAGATTACCCGAAGTTGTCAAAAAAGCAGAAATACAAAGCTTGAAGGTCATTGAACCAACAATTTACGAACAGAGTGAGATCATGAATTTAGTACGCGAGTTCGTTAAATCAAAAAAAAGAAAGATATATGGCGGGACAGCTATTAATGAATTGATTAAGATCAAGAACCCATCCGAAACAATATATGACGAATTTACTTTTGGTGATATTGATTTTTATTCACCAGAGCCCAAAGTTGATATTGTTGAGTTGTGCGATTTTTTATACAACAAAAATAAATACAAGAACATAAATGCAAATGAGGCGCAACATGAAGAAACATATCGTGTGTACGTGAATTGGCAATTATATTGTAACATAACATACGTACCGAAACATATTTATACGAAAATTAAATCGGTTGAAATAGATGAATTGTTATATGTTGATCCCCATTTTATTTGGATAGATCAACTTCGAATTTATAACAATCCAATGTTGTGTAGTCGTTTATGGGAAAAAACGTTCAAGCGCGAATTTTTGTTGCTAAAAAATTATCCATTGGAGGAATTTGAGAATAGATTTGAAATACCAAAACCATCGATGGAAATAAATGGTTATCACATCAAAATAAAACAAGAATTCTTAAAAGGAGATCCAAATGTGTTGATAAATGGCTACGATGCATATAATTTTTATGTAAGATATGGGACAGACAGTGGTATGGAATGTAATTTGCCATTTTTAGAATTATCTTCCGTCAATTATGTTGAGACTGTAATCAAATTGTTCACATATGTAAGGAAGATGGTAATCAACGTAGATAATGTCGGTATTAGCGAATATACCCCTTTTTTTCAGTTTGTAGGTCACACCGTTATGATAACTTATAATAACATACCGTTAGTGTCTGTAAGTGACGTAAGTTGTACATGTGTTCCGACAATTGATGTATCGAGTGGTATAAAATATGCAGCTTATCAATACTTATTGATGTCGTTATTGATAAATAAGTTTCGGATATTTTTGACGGGTGATAGGGTAATGTATAAAAATTATGGTACAGCTGTTTCTAATTTGGTCAAAGTAAAGAATAATTATTTGAAACAAAACAAATTGAACGTTATTAATAACTCGCCGTTTGGAGAATTTCGAACATCATGTGTTGGAACGCCAGTCAGTCCCACGAGATTATATCTAGCCCGTAGAAGTGAACGGAAAGAAAACGGTAAACGTGTTGAATTTACATACACACCTGATAATTTTTTTAAAATGCCTGATGAAGCTCGACAAAAATTTGATCCTAAAAGAGCCAAATATAATAATACTTCTGGAAATGTTATCGTTCAACCTGAAAAGATGCGATTTTATTTTGACGGAGAAAAGTTAACTGAGCGAGCACAAGATGCTGAAGAAGAACAAAACTAAAAAAAATGAAATGATAAACGTTTAAAAACAAAATTAACTTATATATATAATAATTACATATATAAGTCAATGGACAATCAAATCAATTACAACTACATCGATTATGTATTAAAATGTTATGTACCCGAATTAACTACGCAAGATATCAAAATAAATATTGATATTTTTCGAGAAGCAATGTTACACGAATCGACAAAATATACAGATAAAGATAAATCGTATGATAGGTTAGAATTTTTAGGTGACGCAATCTTTCATGTTCTTGTTACTGAATACATCTTCATAAGATATGAAAATGAGAATGAAGGATTTTTGACAAAGTTACGAATTAAGATAGAACGCGGTGAGTCTATGACAGAGTTGTCTTATATTTTATTATTAGATCGCTATGTCCAAACATTCAATTTTAAAATCAACGATCACGTCATGGAAGATGTTTTTGAAGCGTTTATTGGCGCTTTTTATTTGAACTACGGTATCATGTATACGAGACAATTAGTAGTTGCACTGATAGAAAAACATAAGGATTTTGCAGAGATGATCGCCCATGATGATAATTACAAAGATTTATTGTTGCGATATTTTCATCAATTGAAGTGGGGTCATCCCAAGTACGACGAAGAATATGTTGGTAACAAATATATTAGTACTGTGAGAGACCCTAAGGGCAAAATCATTGGCAAGGGTTCTTCCCGTTTCAAACGGAAGGCGGAACAGAACGCGTCAAAGAAGGTACTCGAAAACATGGGCATAATTGTTAATGATGAAGTAGTAACTGATTGGATGGATCGTATTGAGAAGATAGAAAAAGTTAAAAAATCAGACAAAAAAACATTACCGATCCATAATCCACATAATGTTTTGATAACAGAGAAGATAATATCAGAAATATTATACAAATATGAAGTTCCGACTAACAAAAAGATTAAAGTTAATAATCGCCGCTTTTGGGAAGCAATGACGCATCGATCGTATTTGAACCGAAATAATTCTGATAAAAAGGTAGTTGTGGATAAAAAATGCATACCATTGCAAAAAAAATCAAATTGTCGATTACAATTTTTAGGTGGTGGAGTTATTCATTTTATCATTGCGCTACACTTGTACAAAAAATATAGGACAAGGGATGAAGGATTTTTGACGCGTTTAAGATCTAAATTGGAGAATAAAGATTCGTTATTTTTTTTGGCAGAAAAAACAGGTATATCTGAATATGTGATGGTGAGTCAAAATATTGAAATATTATATGGTAGAACGAATGTAAATATCATTGGCGGCGGATTTGAAGCATTTATCGGCGCGTTATATTTAGAATTGGGATTAAAAATTACTAACGATTTTGTCTTGGCCGTCTTGGATATTGAGTTGGATATTGATCAGATTGCTGTTAATGAAACAAATTATAAGGAACTAATTTACCATTATTTTAATAAAAATGGATGGGGATACCCTGTTTATAAATTAATTAGTGAAAGTGGTCCAGACCATAACAAGATGTTCGAAGTTGGTTTGTGTCATCCTGATAATGACGAAAAATTGTTGAGCACTGGACAAGGATCATCGAAAAGGAAAGCAGAACAGATTGCGTCCAAGAAAGCGTATGAAAAAATAGCTAAATAAAAAATTATATTTATAAAATATAATTTTTTAATGGAATGCGTTTAAGTGAAATAAAGTTTAAATTATTTGTGAAATATGATTGGTTAATAAATGGCGTTTAAATGTGAAAATATATAATTTTTTTTGCCATTGAAAAATTATAATTTTATGTACTTATAATATAAGTATGAGTTCAAACGTAGGACATGCAATTCAGAGAATGATTAATAGTACTCCTGTGACGGCATCAGTAAATGCACAAACCACAAGCGTTGTCACAAATGGAGGTCGAGTATATCAAAGTGGATTGATTCATAACAAAATACAACCTAGCTTTCAAGAGGTTGTTCCAAATCCAGACATTGTCGGTCACGTCATCGATTCCCAAAGTACCGATAACTTTGTATATTTTTTAAGTGCAAACGGTTATGTCTTCGAATATGATTATAACGCTGGAAGTTGTAGTCCAACCGTCCGTGAAGTCTATACACCTGCTGCTTGCTGTGGTGATAAAGCTATCCGTATTCGTGCTGGATCTAACCATATTGTCATCTTAACAGAATGTCATAAAATTTGGGGAGTAGGCGACAACAGCGAATACCAACTCGTCCCACAAGGTCAATGCAAATATGATTCTGCAGTTGAAATCATTGTCACAAACACCAATTTACATGACAACTCTTCATGCTGCAAATTCTCAGGAAACTTGCATGACATGAACAAACCAGTCATTCCAAAAAAATCATGTGATACAGTTTCATGTATCCAAAAGAGAAACGCTTGCAAACCAGCAGGTTGTTTATTAATTCACAGCGGAGAAACTGGTTCTACTGAAACAATTGTTGCAAGAGTTCCAGTCTGGGGAGAATATTCCTATGTCGGATTCTTGTGCGTCGATAAATGCGGAGTTGCAACTGGATCTGTCACTGTAACTCTCGAAAACTTATTTGTTAAATGCGGTTGCTTGAAAGAAACATGCTGTGGAGACGATGACCTTCAATCTTCATACAAATTATTTTTAACAACTGGAAACCCAGTCTCATTCACCGTTCCAGTCCATGGAGACTGCGGATGCGATTTTATTATCACCAATATCGGAGATGACTTCTCCATCCCAAATGCTTCAATTGATGGAATCGCAATTAGACTTTCCCTTGAATCATCATACACTCTCATCTCATCATGCGATAGATCATTCACATCTGCTGGACAAGTTGAATTTGAACCAGCTATCTGTGTTCCATTAGATTGCTGCGTACAAAATGAATGCAAAAAGAACATCTGTGATGAAGCTTGCTTACCACAACCATGCTGGGTTAGCGTATATGCTGGATCAAACATTACTGTTTTAGCGGATGACTGTAACAGATTATATGTTCTCGGATCACTTCACTGGGTTAGAAATAACGCCAGCTTATTGAAACGATCATGTTTGGAAGAATTATTGAACACATCTCATGCTACAATCAGTCTCCCAGCTGATCAACTCAACTGTTGTTTGGAAAAGAATAACGAAAACTGTGTCTGCCCTAAAAAATCATGCTACAAACCATTTTGCACAGACTTGAGCAAATTTGGAGTCTCTCTTAATTTCCCAGGATGCGAGCCAGGTTGCTGTAACGATAACTGCGACAAACCTCAAAACGTCTGCGATTTCTTAAAAGCATTAAAAGATTGTAATGATGCACCAACTTGTGACAACACTTGCGAACCATGCGATTCATACATCTACATTGATATTGGTGACGTCTGCAACAGAGATCGATGCTGCGAACAACCAATCATTAAATCAATTACTCTCTACAACAGAAAGAGTGTCTGTAAAGCAGTCAGCCAACATTGTGGAGAAGTTCAATGCGTTGCAGTTGATTGCAACTCAGTTGTTGAATTTGATTCAAACAAATATTGCATTGATGGACACGACTATTGTTTGGACAAGATTCTTAAATTGAAATTCTGTGTTGAAGAAGGTGAACATATTAAATTGTTTGTTGATTTAGATAACCCTGGAGGTATTGCATTTGAAACCAATTGCGATAAATGCAACGTTGAATTTCCGCTCGATGTCAGCAGTGAATGCGAACAATTTCTTCTCAACTATGGTTCAATCTTAGACCCAGTTGAATTGACTAACTTGAAATACTTGTTAGTTTGCGAATCAATCTTCCCATGCCCACGATTCTTGAATCCATTTAGAACAAGAATTGTTAACACTTACCTTAAAGGTGGAGATCATGTCTGCTTCGTTAAACCACATGGTTGTAACGTCAGACAAGCAATTACGCCTGATGTGCCAACAGTTTTTAGATTGAACAGACGTGTTTTGGATGTTGGAGTTGGACAGAACAATTTGTCTGTTTTGGTCGGTGGTCTTGCTTGCCCAAATGAGATTTACGCTATTGGAGAGAATTGCCATGGTGAGCTCGGAATTAATTCGTACGTTTCACAAGTTTGCTTTAAACAAGTAAATAGATGCTTATTTGATTGCCAAGTAGTTTCTGTTTGGAGCGATAAATGGGTCACTATGTATATCACTCAATCAGGAAGAGTCTACAGTACAGGCAAATGGAAGTGCTTAGCTAACTCTACTGTTCCAAGATGGGTACAATCAGTTTGTCCATCATGGAGAATTAAAGAGATTAATATTAGTCAGACTCATATTGTTTTTGTTAGTACAGATGGATTAATTTTCGGGTTAGGCGATAACTCGATTGGAAATTTAGGCCTATGCCATATCCAGTGTGTTCCTGATGTAACATGTCTTTCCTTCTTTAATAAGTTATCCCAAGATTGCTTCTCAGAATGTCGCGATCAGTTACTCCATCCAGTTAGACGAGGATATGTAGCTAAGTTAGCAGAAAAGGAATATTATCATAACGACGAGTGTGGTCCTTGCAACCCCTGCGACTCTTCACCATGTTTTAAAAAATGCCCAGTAGAGCCTATCCCTGTTGTAAGATATTTCAAAAAACAAGGTTGCGGCCCGAGATTCTTAGCCAACCAGAGACTTTGTAACGGTGGAAGATGCTCAAAATAAACACTAAAAATGTTAACAAATAATTATTAATTAACATTTTCTTTTATCCACATTTCTTTGACGTTAGAAAGTAGAAAGCTAAATCGTTCTTCATCTTTTGTGTAAGTGAATCGTTCGGTGTCAATACCAACTAAAACGCGCCCATATCTTAATTGGCCAGCGTTGGTAATGAATGATACTAAGGTTTCTTCGGGATATTCTGATAGTTCTTTTGCCGCGATTTTGATATATCCATCATCAATCATTTCGCCGATAATTTTTTCTAAATATTTCCATATATAACCGTACGTAGTTTTCGATTTGTTATTGCAACATTCACCTATTTTTGTGCCACCGTATGATTTTCCGAATACTTTTGATGCGCACGTTGCACTGCTGTATGTATACAAAATTTTTCCGGTGTGTTTATCAATTTTGCAAACTTTTTTACCGACTGAATGCAACGTATTTTCGGAGTACGTTGACCATTCTAAATTGGTAAAATGATTATTCATTTTATTTTCGTCGATGTGATTTACAACCATCTTTGGATTGTTTTCTTTTCTGATAAAGAAATAAGCCACTATGCGGTGTGCTGAAAAATGTTTATGGATGTGGTCTATTGTGCACAATTGAAATCGAACGTATCCTGTTGAAAATTCGGGAGCTAAAAAATGTTGTGTTTTTATGTTCCTAACTTTTCCATATGACGATATTTCGTAAGAATCAAATAACATTCCATCTATTTCATCTATTTTTTTAAATATTTCATCACTCTCTAATTTCATATTTTTGATATTTTTTTCTTGATAAATCCAACGGTGTCCTTTCAATGTTTTATTTGTATCCTTGCAACAATTAATGATCTGAACAGCATACAAATTATTATTTCGTGCAGCGGATATGACAGATTCGTAAGTTTCAAGAATATTATTATTAATATCTAATTTGCATACAGATCTTTTGTTGCGCGTTATATTTTTATTGTTTCTGTGCGCATTTTTTGAATTTTCACTTGGAGTCACAAATCTTAAATTATTCAAATTATTATTTAACTTATTTCCATCGATATGATCTACTTGAATTTGTTCCAAATTTGTTTTTTTTAAATAAGTTTTTGCTACCAATATATGTATGGAATGAGTATGTTTATTATTGTGACAGTCATACAAATTTATCATTTTGTATCCGCTTGGACTAACACGAGTTTTCATTATTTTATTAGTCTTAAATGACGTCACCATTGCATCTTTCGAAACACCATATCTATCTTCATAACCAACAACTGGACAAAATTCTGACATTACTAATAATCAAACAAATAACATGTTTATATTTCTGACAAATAAAATATTCACCAGAAATATTAACAAAACAGAAACATCCCAAAAACGAATAATCATACGTCTCCTGATTCTCATTTCCCGGCATCGAATAATGGTTAGTAATATACTTTTTAGTTTGCATAAATAATTCATAATCGTCAATACTTTTCCTATTTGCATCGATCATCATAACAATTTTTTTACACATCTCACTATTAGGCATCATGTTAAAAAAAGTAGGTGATACATCATGAAAATCAGCGTCGTCAAGATATTCACTACACATATTAGATTGCAACATAACAAACCACGCCATCACATTTTTCAAAAAAATACATTCATCATCTCCATAAAGTTCTTCTTTTAAGATTGTTTGGGGATTATTACATGCGTCAAAATTGCCATATAGTTCATCCTCGTCGTGTTCCATAAACAACATTCTTCGTCTAATTTCATTAATATTGACATTTCCGTCATGATTCTTTAGATGTATCTCATTTTTAGATGTGATATTAATGTAAATAGGAATGCCATTATAGATGCTGATGAAATTAAGACCCCAGCCTCTCGTTATTATTTGTACCGGAACAATATTCACCGTATTCGAAAAAGCATTTTTATAATTAAAATATTCGTCTGTCCCATCTGCTATCAATAATTTATCACTAGCATTCAAAAATCGGCGCACCTTAACCAGCTTTTGTTGATATTCGCAAACGAAGATCTTATGAATCTTATCTATCTCGTCACTAAATAATCCCATATCATGCGCTATTCGATGTGACCTGTCCGGTAATTCCCATTGATATAATTTACCGAGTAACATATTATATACCGGCATAAAATCATCATACACAACATCAAGTTCAATTTCGTTAGTGTCCGAAAAAACATTAAAATGTGCATAAATCATTGATAGTTTATATTTGCCGATGATTTGTTTGTCGATAACTAATGATCTGTCATCTTTCGCAAATTTGATAATATTCATTTATTAGAGCATATTTTGACATAGATTTAAGATTATTTTTTTTTCAATTTTTCGAAAAAATTGAAAAAACTAATATTACGATGGATAACAATTTATAATGTCAAAAATGGAGACAATCATCAACAGTGACATTTTTAATCATCATATTAAGCAATTGCTCGATCCTATCAATTTGTTTAATTTATTGATAACGTGTAAATTATTTTCGAAATATTTATGCAAGGAAGATCTCGAAAAGAATGCGGTGATACAATTTGGAAATGAGTTGTCTAAAATATTTGGCGATAAACATTCACATATCTTTCACATAATACAAAAATGGAATGCAGTAATATCTGGATCAATAATAATAAAATCAATTATTGGATCAAAGTGGAACGATATCGATCTGAAAGTGCATATCACCCGCGATACAACTCTAGAAAATGTATACGAAATAGTTTCTGTTTGCGAAAAAAAACCTAAAATAACAATAATACCAGGGTCAGGTGTTGAAATACTTATTGATGAAAACATAATTATAAATTTATATACAGCTGATTCTTGTATGAGTAAATATGATGAAGCAATTAGCTTAAAATTTCCAAATAAATTGATGGTGACTAACATAAAACGCATAATCGATCAAGAAATCAATGTTAACATCTTTGAATGCAATATCGGACTGTTTTTAAAATATTACAACAATGGATTTAATTTTTACGATGAGAATAAAATATTATCCAACGACGAGTTATATGTTAAATTTTCAAAATATCTCGACATCAGCGATATTGAAGAATGCAAAATTGTCGACGCAGGATATGCGTATAAATCCAAATATTATAGAGTCAAAATCATAAATGGTAATTATGGCAAGATAAAGAAGATGAAAAAATGTGACAATGATGAAAAATGTTTAATACACGCATTGTGTCAGAACGTAAAACATTATCATCGTGGTTCGAATATTTTAGTAATGAATGCACGTGATAACTAAAATTTTTAGTTATCATGTTATCAGAAATTTCTGACGCTAACAATGTTACAATTGAGTTGCGATATGATTTTCGGTATTTTAACAATTGGATTTTTCATAAACCATAATTCTCGTAAATTAATGAGGTGTCCTATTGATTTTGGTAATTTTGTTACATTATTAAAATTGAACCCTAATGATTTTAATTTAACAAGTTGTCCAATAGATTCAGGTATTACACATATTTGATTACAACACAACCGCAATTCTTCTAAATTGATAAGAAATCCAATTGTTTCTGGTATCATTAGTATTTGGTTGTTTACGAGTCCTAGATAACGCAAATTTGTAAGTTGTCCTATGATCTTTGGTATTTTTGATATTTTGTTATGATTCAAATACAGTTCTCGTAAATTTATAAGTCGCACAATAGATGTCGGAATTATGGGAATATTGTTGCAACACATTTGTACATATTCTAAACCATTGAGTAACCAAATTGAATCAGGAATTTCGTTTACCTTGTAACTACTCAAAATTAAATCACGTTTCAACAAAAAATCATCTAACTCGACTGAAGGATAATACATCTCTCTAAAAAAATTAATATTGTGATAAGCGATGTAATTTTCTTTATGACATGGAACTTTTGAGGCATTTGGATAATCTTCGTCCAACAATCGAGAATATTGTAAATCACATATTTTTTTGAAAAGTTTGTTCACCATTGAACAAGCGATAATATGTTTTAGTTCTAAATGATACAAAACTGGATGCACTACGTCTTCATATTCCATTTTGAGTATGTATAGGTTATAGATTTTATTGTGGATTAATAAATCAATTTTTTAAGGCAACGAAAAAAAATGAAAATATTACTCTCAATATAATATAGAATACCTTGTGTATTATTCTAAATGTCCGAGAAAAAATTCAATCCTAACAAAAAGAAAGCAAATCCGAAACTTAACTACACCGAACCTGGCAAATCTACCAGAACTAAAAAAAAGAAACCAATTGATGAAAGAATAGGAAGAGAGAATGGTAGATCTCATAAAAAGACTTGCACGGAGTCAATCGGATATAAAATTTGCGATCCTACTTTGCTAAAAAGTGTTAAACGAAATGCAATACAATCTGAAATAGAAACAGGATTGGATCCAGCAATTCCTTATAGATCTAAAACTAGTTCGTATGGTTGCAGAGTTTGTCACATCGAAAAGTCATCGTATATTAATCCAGAAATACATTCAAGATGCAAACGTATTTGTGGATCAATTAAACCATTTTTGACAAAGGAGGATGTTGAAACGACTAAAAATGTTGAAGATGTCAAAGTCAATAGATTTTGGAAGATTTCTCCTGCACAAGATCATCTATTGGTATTTACAGAATATTGTGATCCAAATTCACGTTCGAGGATTTGCCTCAGATCACCGTTTGGTGGCGAATCAGACGAACCATATAGAATCGACGTGACTAAAGTAAAAATTTAACATTTTTGTATCAATAATTATTGATGCAAAAATGGAAACGATTAGGTAATATATTTATCTATTGAAACATATTGTTCATATTTTCCTATCTTAATATATGTAATAGTGTGGGGGAGTGTGTGCATCTTATTAAAATTATAAGCTACACTAAGATGAGTCACAGAAGAAGGTATATTGTTATGAAAATAATCAAATGATTCGCCCAATCTTAAATGAGTAACAGAATTTGGGATTACATCCTCAGTGGACCGATTAAACGAATCGCCAAATTTCAAGTGCGTCACAGAATCAGGTATTTTTGGAAGATAACTATTAAAGGTGCCAGTAAAATATAAATGTGTGACAGTATTGGGTATCGTTAACGCTGAAAAAACATAACATATGTTCGACAGACGTCTTCCTTTATAAAATTGATCGTTAGGTCTTTGGCATAATGTCAAATGAGTTATATTTGGAAACACAATACGTTTAACGATATCGTCAGAAGTACAATCGTAATTGCATTCCATAAATACATATTTGCTATTTTTAGGAAATCTCATGTTAACACAATTGCATCTCACATACTCAAAATTATCAAAAAATGGTAAACGATTGATATGTTTTTGGAAAACGCAATCTCCAAAAGGTAACTTGTATTTATAATAATCTGTAATCGTAGATATTGCAGTCAGACGAATTTTATCTTTATTGTTTAAATATTTACAGATTTGGAAAAAGATATCGAAATTGAACATTTTTGATGTATGTATTGATACATGGATCGTATCAATAATTAATTCACTTTTTTCTCTTATTTACTGTTTGTTAAAAATAAATAAGATTTTGATAGTATTAATTTCCGAGTGGGCATTTAGTATCATTTTTTAGGTCGGACGACGTTGCTGCCGTATAGGGTATTTAGTATTACTTTTTTAGTAGGATAATATTGTTCCCATCCTTTTATTTTAATATATATGACAGATGTAGGAATCTTTTGGAACTCATAAAATTGTCTACCCGTTGACAAATGAGTCACTGAGTCTGGTATGAAATCTTCCGCAAAATGATCAAAGGATTCGCCCAATTTCAAATGGGTAACAGAATAAGGTATGTAATCTTTTGTGGGTTTGTTAAATTTATCGCCAAAAACTAAATGGGTGACTGAATTAGGTATTGTTCCTTTTATGGGTTTGTCAAAAAAATATCCGAATGTCAAATGAGTGACAGAATTTGGTATTTTCGGAACAGATTGATTATAAACACCATCAAAATTGACACAAGTTACAGAATTAGGTATTTTGATTCGCGAAAATACATAACATTCGGTAGACATAAGTTGTTCGCAAAAAAATCTATGTTCTGGGTATCCAGCGCATTGTCTCAACGTCAAATGATTTATATTTTGTAGATCCGGAGACAACATAATAAGATCACAATGCGTACAATCACGGCAGCATATCATAACTAAACGCTTACTATTTTTAGGAAACTTTCTGTCGGTGCAACGCGCTACTACATTCTTAAAATTATCAAAAAAAGGCAAATTCTCAATCTGTTTCAACAAAACACGTTCTATGAATATTAACTTATGTTTGAATTGATTTGTGACTGTCGATGCAGCTGTCAGATGAATTCTATCTTTAGTGTTCAAATATTTGCAGATTTGAGAAAAGATGTCCAAATATTCCATTTTTGATAAGTATAAATATCATACTTTGTATAGATGATTAATTCAATTTTTTTTTAGGATCTTATTTGTTATCGAGTGATGACAAACAAGATTTTATTCGATTATTATTTTATCGATTGAAGATGGTACAAATCCTCTAAGTAAAGCTCCAGTATTATCGTGTAAGTTTATCAAATCCTTGCCGGATAATACAATATTTTTGGGCGGCTGAGACCCTGTTTTTAGTTTTAGGCACTTAACAGATTTAGGGAGCGGCGAAACAAAATTATCGTATCTATACGGCAAAGTTAGATGCGTAACGGAATTTGGTATATTATTTTTAATAGATTTGTCAAAATACCAACCTAATGTCAAATGAGTAACAGAATTAGGGATCAAATTTTCGATAGACTGATTAAATGAGCCACCAGTGGTCAAACTAGCGACGGAATTCGGTATCTGTAAATTTTGATAAACATAACATTCTCTTTCTGGTGGTCGATCTAAGCATTGATATAATAACAAATCTGTAATATTTTCGCCCAAAAATGTTAATTCAGAATTTATCTTACACATTCCTCGACACTCTATGCGCAATTTTTTAGCACCTTTCGGAATATTATCACATATACAATCGGCGCATAAATATTCAAAATTATCGCAAAAAGATAATCTACGAATTTGTTTTTCTAAAACGAAACGTGTGAATATCAGTTTATATTTGAACCGATCAGTAACAACAGATATAGCTGACAAATTTATCTTATCTTTATTGTTCAAATATTTGCATATCTGCGAAAAAATGTCGAAATAGAACATTTGCATATACATATCAATATGATATTCTATATTCAAAATTAATTCATTTTTTTTGAATCTTGCTTGTTATTGATAATAAACAAGCGCGGACATATGATTATTTCATTTATTGAAGAAGGTACAAATTTTCTGAGTACAGCTCCCATATTATCGTTTAAGTTCACTAAATCTTTTCCAGATAGCATAATATGTACCGAACCATGTATTGTTTCTAACTTTAGACATTTTATCGATCTAGGAATTGGAGAAACAAAACTACCACATCCGTACAGCAACGTCAAATGTGTGACTGATTGAGGTATACAATATTGTATTGTATGATTCCAATATTGTGCAATAGATAAATGGGTAACAGAATCTGGTATAATATTTTTTATAGATTGATTAAAATCCCAACCTAATGCCAAATGAGTGACCGAATCAGAAATTAGGTTCTCTATAGATTGATTAAATCGACCGCCGGTGATCAACTTAGTAACGGACTTTGGTATTCGTAAATTTTTATAAGTGAAACATTCTCTTGTTATTGGTTTGTATGAGTATTGATATAATATCAACTCAGTAAGATTTCCGCCCAAAAATGACATCTGGGAATCTTCTTTACACATTCCAAAACACTCTATTTCTAATTTTTTGACTCCTCTTGGTATTTTGTCACATGTGCAATTGGCATATAAATTTTCAAAGTTATCGCAAAAAGGTAATCTACGAATTTGTTTTTCTAGAACGAAATCTGAAAACATCAGTTTACATTTGAACCGATCAGTAACACTCGATATAGCTGACAAATTTATCTTATCTTTGTTATTCAAATATTTGCATATCTGCGAAAAGATGTCGAAATAGAACATTTTGCATATACATATCAATGTCATATTCTATACTCAAAATTAATTCATTTTTATTCTTTGGATACTATTATTATTTCATTCATCGATCCTGGAATGTACTTTTTAAGTATATGATGGTAATCTTCCGTAAAATTATCCAAATCTTTGACAAACAATGTCTTGTGTTTGATGTTACTATAATTTTCTAATTTTAGACACGTAATGGATGCAGGGAGTCGGGTACCAAAGTTGTCAAATCCATATCTTAAAGTCAAATGCGTAACTGAATCAGGTATACAATTTTTAATTGATGCATTGAATGAATAACCAAATGTTAAATGAGTAACAGAATTTGGTATAATGTTTTTGATTGACCGATTAAAATATTCACCAAACGTTAAATGAGTGATAAAATTAGGTAATACTTTTTCGATGGACTGATTAAAATGTCCCCCGAAAATCAGATGTGTAACAGAATTGGGAATGTTAATTGGTTGATCAAAATGTCCACCTATTTTTAGATGGGTAACAGATTTTGGTATTAGTATATTTTGATATACGTAACATATATTTTCTTGGCCGGCGCATCTCCGAGATGACAACGTGCTTGTTTTATACAAAACTAAATGAGTAAGATTATTCAAAGACAATAATTCCGGATTCCTGTCACATTCTCGGAAACATGCCATATGCATTTTTTTAGTATTTTTAGGAATCTTTGCGCAAGTGCAGTTAATATTTACACATTCAAAATTATCATAAAAAGGTAATCCCCTAATTCTCGGTTCGAAAATACGATTTGTATATATTAATCTGTATTTGAAACAATCGGTAGCGTGAGATATAGCTGACAAACCTATCTTATCTTTATTGTTCAAATATTTGCATATCTGCGAAAATATATCGAAATAGAACATTTTTGATAAATAATTGTATTATTTATCAAGACAATAACAGATTCAATTTTTTTAAACACACAAATATTATCTAAATATCACTATATAGTAAATATGTCAACGATTCCTGGCACAATAAAAAAAATAGCATCGGATATCCAATACACATCAGGGGAATTGATAAAATTATTATTACAAAAATCTATGAAGCCTCCACTTTATCCTAACACTCATATTAATGCTATCGGTAAATACACATACTATCTGTCAAATGAATGTTTAGGCTGGACAGATAATATCATCACAAGTTTTAAGGTGACTCCGAAACCGATAAAACAACATAATCTAAACAAATTACCAGTTGCATTCAGTCCTCGCGAACGTATTGCCTTAGACGAAGCCCTCGCATCCAACGATTATATTCCCACCGCCTACAGATTATTTACAGAATTTGTCGATCCGCAAAGTATCATGGAAATCATCGCTAATCAAAAATTTGCAAATACCTACACATGCAGCGTTTTATATACTGACAGCTGGAAACAACTGACAAGTATTGGAGAAGATATCGTAGATCAGACAGATCCAGAAATATCTATGTTCAATACAGCCCGAATGTCCACCGCAAAATTACGAGTCAATTTGTTTACGTTAGAGAGAGACTTGCGATATTTAGCTGACCGATATCCAGAGATGTATTTTTCATATATCAGTATGATTCTATTGATCAATTCTGTAGATCAGTCAGATATGGAATGGGTCATTTATTTAATTGGTAATCTTTCATTTATCTCTTGGGATCAATTCACTCCGGTAACACAAGGGCGATTCATTAATGTCCTTGGGGATGATTTCATAGACGCATTTTTGTCGAACGAATTAATCACTGTTTTATTACAAGCGGGGGTAGGAGAACTGATTTTAACTTCATCGTATATGTATTCACTCTTGAAAATGCTGTACGTTGTCTTTGGCTACAATGAATTTATTATTAAGGCAATCATAACTCCATGCGATATATTCATTGATAAGACAAATTGTCCTGTTTTGGATAATATGCCGCCGAATGTCAAGGGCAATGAATGTATTTATGACTTTATTGATATTTTTTACGATATGTATCCGACAATAAATGAATTGATTGTTGGATCGATGGATGTGCCGTTAGAATGTGAGTTAGTTTCTTGCGCGACTATTCCTCCGTTTTATTTTGGACTTGAGTCAATACCCCAATATTTATGGAGATTTGGTACCTTCTCTTACTGCGCCTACAAAGATTACGTCGCATCAAAAATTAAATTCAACTCAGTTGGCACGAACATAAACAACAAAATCAATTTGATGGAAACATTTTAAAAATATGACGCATATTAGATATTTTTAACATAAAAATATCTAATACTTGTATAATATAATGAACGACATCAAAATCCAAGAAATATATTCAAGTTTTACAAATATATTGATTGTTGATTCTATCAATCGATTGTGGATTATGGGATCTAACAAAAATCGTAAAACTGGATATGGTAATAAACATCTATATTTACCATTGATGACTCATATAGTTTTAGAAGAGGATGAAAAAATAGTAAATTTTCATTGTGGACAATATATTACTTTTATATACACATCTGCCCAAAAACTGTGGATTTCTAACTTTATCGAGGACGAAAAAGGCGACGAAGATATAATTGATGATCAAATCATTGACGAATCAGATGATGAAGAAGAATCAGATGAAACGGAGAATTACGACATAACGGAGAGCGTATTTTCATTGATGGCCCAACGTTATACGCGAGTTGGTCAAAATAATATGATTGTTCAGTTAGAGAACAGTTCGCAACAAAATTCTACACCAATATATGTATTCGGAATCAATTCTGATCGTGAAGCAACAGTTTCCGTAGATAACCATGAATATTTTATGATGGCGCAGAAAGAAAATCAAAAAACAAATGAAGGTTTTTCTTTGTTGGCCGAAGATGTGGAAAAAGTTATCATGACGGGGGATACAACATTGTTTTTATGGAAGGGCAAAATATGTCTATTTGATAAGTCGCTCAAAGTCAAAAATGGAATAGTTAATAAGAAATGCGGGTTATCTATGATACTAAACAAACAATTTGAGAGACCTTTCTATGAATTAATTTTTCCGATTGATTTGGAACGAATTCAATTTAACAAGAAATTTATCCATTGTTTTGCTGCGGGATATCATCACGTACTCTTCGCGGGCAATACTTATTCTGACACCGCGAATATCTTGTGGTTATACTTCAAATCGACGTTCACAATAGAAAGTCAGAATATATACGTTTGCGTTCACGATTCAACAATATATGTCAAAAAGAATAAAAACGTTTTCAAATATGATCATAAAACGCACACATTAGTAAAAATTTTAGCTGACAAGAACAAGATCTTCATGTTGAACAGCAATGATGGTGAGAACACGGAGATATGTACGTTGGATAATAACTGTTTATGGGGCATGGTTTATGGGAAGTATATTAGAATATGTCCACATAACAAACTGTTGTATGATTTTGTAGATATTGATATTCATTTCCAGAACGAACTTGTATTGATAAATAGCAGTACTGAACCAATGAGATATTGTGTACATGATAAAAGCATTTATTTTAATATTTGTGGATTGCAATATTATAAGTTACGGGATTATGGTGTTGTCTTTTATGATGCTGGTACAATTTATTATTTGTCAGATAGTGAGCTACCTGAGAACCGACATAATACGATGGAAATAGATAAAATTCATGTTGGTGATGGGACATATTATCTGTATAAATTTAAAGATGCGCCTGATATGATCCAAGACATTATTTTTACGAATGATTTGATATTGTTGAAAGCAAATGAGAAGTATTACTATCATAAAATAGACGATGGCACTGATTTTGTTGTTAATAACTTTACGGAAATTGTCATCAGAAGTGATATTTCTTTCAAAGATACGGTGCAAAAACATTTCGTGATTAGGGAGAAAAAAAACTTTGAATCTTCGGTGGAATTATCTGTTCATACTGATTCGAATAAATTCAAGAAGATGTTGAATATTATGGAATTGTTACGAGTTGACGTGGATTTTTCCATTAATTATGTTGATAAGAATCAGACGATATCTTTTGGTAACGGCCCGAAAAGAGAATTTATGGAAACAGCTATAAATCATTTTGCGGACAAATATTTACATAATTATGGAACCCATAGCACGTTTAATTTGGAGTCCATTAAGAAATTTTCAGAAAATGATTTGATATGTATCGGATTTATGTTACATGCAGTTATTTGTCACAGCATGAATAATTTGCCATTCAGATTACCATTGATTCTGTTATTTGCAATTAAAAAACGAATTATTTACAGAGAAGAGTTAGAATTCTTTGCTAAATTGATTGCGCAAGATATTTACGGAACTATTATGCAGTACAGAGATGATCCAGAAAAATTTAACGAAATTGGTACTGACTTTGATAACTATGATGAAATGTTGAATAGTCTGTGCGGCATTCCAACTGATGCAACGGAACTGGCCAAATCGCACGAGATTAGTAAATACATTGCGAACGGATTCACATCTTATTCTGAGATTAAGAATTTGGAGTCGATGAATTATCCAACATTAGAATATTATATTTCTGGCGATTATGTAATCGACCGCAAAACCTTGATAAATAATTTGAAGATAAAAGATAAGTACAAAAAAATTGTCACTGATATTATTGAAAACTTATCAGAAGAAAAGTTAGCTATTTTGTTGAAGAACTGGTCCGGAACGTCAATCGTCAAAAAAAAGAACGAATATACTGTCATAATTAGTAAAAAAACAAATGGCGATCCGGATATCCTTTTTATGACATGCTCTTTAGGTATGCGAATATCGACGCAATTGATGACTAGTCCTGATATGCAAAATATATTGGTCGAATTACTGACTACACCAATTAATACAATGATAGATATTTAATGAAAATAATAATTATGTTCATTAATTTTCGAAAAAATGATATCTGATTCCGTGGGACAAATTATTAAAATCGCTGAAAGGGTCGTATGGATAATATTCTAAATCACGTTTAAGTTTTTTCCAAGGTTTTAGACAATCGAAGGTACTTTTGAAACAAGCCTTTCTATCGCCATATAATATGTCAGAACAAGTCATGCGTACATGTCGCAAATAAGAATTAAGAGTTACATTACTATATTTGTGAATTACCGATTCTCGTGGGAATCTTTCGAATGTTTGATCAACATTGTGACCATATCCTTCATTATCATAAAAAATCGCGTGCTTTTTTCGAGGATAATTATTGACAACGCCAGAAATATTCGAATAAAAAGATCCAATGATGCGAAACAACGGTCCATATCCAATATTGAATATTTTTATTCGATAATTATTGATGCGACACTTTGATTCTAATATTTTATCCAAAAAATCTCCTATTAGGGATGGGATTTTAGAATTTTCATTTTTAACGAGTGATATGAGCGCTATTTTGCCGATGGTAACATCATCAAGTCGTTCTCGCGCAAGCTGGATAAATAAATTTCCGAGGATCTCTCCTAAAGAGCAGTTATTAAAAACATGACCTATGCGATATTTCTCGTCACGACGCCATATATACTTAACGTTATGGTAATCATATTGGCAACATTTAAGCGAGCAATATATGCATCTAGGGAAACTTTTGAAACATGAAAATATTAAATTAAATAAATCTTTTGGAATTTTGTTATACTGGCACCATTTATATACGGAATATAGTCCTGTTGCTTCATTGAAGAGTAATGATAAATTCATTGATACTAGTTGGATATTGATAATGACAACGATATATTTTTGATCAATTTTAATGAATATGATAAATTATCATGTTCATTGATATATAATCTCTAGCTAATAGAATTCTTGCAGCAACGTTAAATGGTTGATTGAATGTGTCGCGCGGTTCTTCAGAAAATACATTCCTTTTTGATGATCTCTTGAATATGTGATGCAAATCTCCAGCAAATACGGTTCTTTGTGGCAATATTGCGCTCAACTTTCAATGATCTATTGAATATGACACGCAAATTCTCCAGCAAATATGATTTCTTTGCAGCAACATTGCGTTCAACCTTCAATGATCTATTGAATATGACACGCAATTCTCCAGCAAATATGATTTCTTTGCAGCAACATTGCGTTCGACCTTCAATGATCTCTTGAATATGTGACGCAATTCTCCAGCAAATACAATTCTTTGCAGTGACATTCAATGATCTCTTGAATATGTGACACAGTTCTCCAGCAAATATGATTTCTTTGCAGCAACATTGCGTTCAACTTTCAATGATCTCTTGAATATGATACGCAATTCTCCAGCAAACATAATTCTCAACAGTAACATTGCGTCAAACATTCAACGATCTCTTGAATATGTAACGCAATTCTCCTGCGAATATAATTCTTTGCAGTGACATTCAATGATCTCTTGAATACGTGATGCAATTCTCTAGCAAATACGATCCCTCGCGTTCAATTTTCAATGATCTATTGAAAGTGACATGCAATTCTTCGGCAAATACGATTTTTTTACAGAAGCACCACGTTCAACTTTCAATGATCTGTTGAATATGACCCGCAAATATAATTCCTTTGCAGCGACATTGCGCTCAACTTTCAATGATCTATTGAGTATGGCACGCAATTCTCCAGCAAATATGATTTCTTTGCAATAACATTGCGCTCAACTTTCAATGATCTATTGAATATGACACGCAATTTTCCTGCGAATACAATTCTCTGCAGCGACATTGCGTCAAACGTTCAATGATCTCTTGAATATGTGACGTAATTCTCCAACAAACACAATTCTTTGTAGTGATATTCAACGATCTCTTGAATATGCAACGCAATTCTCCTGCGAATACAATTCTTTGCAGTGACATTCAATGATCGTTTGAATACGTGACGCGATTCTCCAGCAAATATGATTTCTTTGCAGCGGCGTTGCGTCCAACGTTCGATAATTCTTTGAATATGACACGCAATTCTCCAGCAAATATGATTTCTTTGCAGCAACGTTGCGTTCAACTTTCAATGATCTATTGAAAGTGACATGCAATTCTCCGGCAAATACGATTCTTGGCAGCATATTCAATAATTTATTGAATATGCGATTAAGAAACATCACTGTCATTCTTTCAAATACCGCTTACAGATAACGTCAAATAAATTATTCAAATCTTTTGTGCAATGATAATGAAAATATTGATGATCTTTTGATTGGCTATTTTGACCATATGAATTTATCAGTTTTTTACTTCGACCATATAAAAAAACGCAACATTCTTCGCGAACACAACGCAAATAATATTTTATATCCTCCCGGGCATATTCGTCACGTACATCCCATAATTTAGCATATTTGTACGAAGTCTGATAAATTGCATCAACATCTGAAAAAATGCATCCAATCAAGGAAAAAATAGATTCATATTCAAGAACATTAATCGCAAAAGGTTGCCGTTCCTCGTTAAACTTCAAATTATACGAAAATAATCTATTTATATCGACTATTTCATCACATTCCAGCAGTTTTTTAATAAATTCGCCTATTTTAATTGGTATCTGTGTTGCTTCATTTTTGGCAAAAGAAATAAGAACTAACTTACCAATGATACTTTTATTATCACTATCTTTTTCGAACTGGTCTAAGAGCGTGCCAACTATCATCTGAAGTGATCGATTTCTATTCGTATGATTCAAACAGTACGTCCACATGCCACCACTTCGATGTTCAAATCTCGTTCTTTGATAATCATACCTGCAACATTGAAGAGAACAATATATACAATTTGGATAGTTTTTGTGACATCGAAAAATAAGTTGAAATAATTCTTTCGGAATTCCGTTGCATATGCACCATTTATAGACGGCATATAACCCGGTTGCTCCATTGTAAAGTTCTGTTAGATCGTGCATTTATAGCTAGATATGTTACTTGGTATTGATATGATCAAAAATCAATTTTATTTTTGATCATATATCAGTGAATAATCGTTCCAATAGTCAGGCAACATCTTTTCCAGTAACATTGAATGAACTAATATTTGAACGTTCAAATCTCAAGGCAACATCTTGCCAGCAACATTGAATGAACTAATATTTGAACGTTCAAATCTCAAGGCAACATCTTTGCCAGTAACATTGAATGAACTAATATTTGAACGTTCAAATCTCAAGGCAACATCTTGCCAGCAACATTGAATGAACTAATATTTGAACGTTCAAATCTCAAACATCTTGCCAGTAACATTGAATGAACTAATATTTGAACATTCAAATCTCAGGGCAACATCTTTTGCCAATAACATTGAATGGACTAATATTTGAATATTCAAATCTCCAGGCAATATCTTTGCCAGCAACATTGAATGGACTAATATTTGAACGTTCAAATCTCAAACATCTTGCCAGTAACATTGAATGGACTAATATTTGAACGTTCAAATCTCAAGGCAACGTCTTACCAGCAACGTTGAATGGACTAATATTTGAACGTTCAAATCTCAAGGCAATGAAACATTTGCCGGCAATATTGAATAGATTAATTCGAATGTTCAATTCTCAAGGTAATGTTCTAGTTCAACAACTTCTTCCGACTAATATTCTTTAATAATTGACAATTATTAAAGAATGCATCAATATTTTAATCCACGCACATTTATCGATCCTCCCAACGCAATCAAATCAAACCAACGATCACCGCATCGCAATTCAACATTTTCGCCATATATAAGAGCAAAACATGCTGTACGAACAGCTAATAAATATGCTTTAATATCTCCTCGTCCAAGTTTAACTGGATGATTTATAGATATTGATGAAAAAATGTGTCCAATTAGACTAAAAATAATATCATAACTAAAATCGATAACGTTCATGCGATATGTTTGATCATTAACTTTAAAATGACGAATTAATCCAAGCAAATTATCCAATAACAATTTTATTGTAAATGGTATCTGAGTAGATTCGTTTTTTGTGAATGCGATACAAATTATTTTGCCGAACGAGTAATCATTGTGTGCATTTATTAAGGGTGTGACGAGATTGCATAGTGAGATGTTATTATTTCTATGTTTTTGATAGTTGTTGTATCTGCAACATTTTATAGAGCAAAAGATGCATCTATCACAGTTTCTGTAATATGTAAATATTAATATGAACAACTCTTTGGGGATGCCATTGCGACAACTCCATTTATAAACGGAATATAACCCGGTCGAAATATCAAACAACGAAGACAGATCTCTCATTTGTATTAAGGAAGATATTTATTTTAAAAAATTGATTTTTGAAATATTAGACGTATGCCATCATTATATTAATGGTTAACGATGTTATTGTTTTTGTTAATACTATCAGTCAATAGTCACAATTATAATTATGTGACTCAAAATACGGTTGATGATAGAATGGAATTTAGTTTTTCATTGAGTAACGAGAATGTGACATTGCAACTTACAAAAGTTTTGTTCAACATTTCGGTTGTTAATGATCGTTGTAATACAAGTTTTTTTTAGTTTTTTGGATATTGTAATGGTCATTGTGAGAAAGAATATGATTATGATAATAATGAAGCTGTGATGGAATATGTATATAGTAATATGTTGTATGTTCCGGTGACATCATTTGTTTCTCAGAATATTACGTTTGAATTTGATGAAATCGAAGAAATTGCAATGAATCCACCTGAAGTAGATAATAGTGGTATCATTCTTTTTGCGGTCCTTGTATCGGTTATATGTGGTCCTATAGTAATTTTTTCAGGTGGGATGATAATTATGATAATTGTTGGTGGATGCGTGTCAATGATGTCAATAAAGCCAGCGGACGAGAAGACAGATGATGCAGAAAAGAATGAAACTGGTGATGTGAATATTGATTTGTCGGCGTCTGGCAATATTGATGATCAAATTTCTAGTTCGGAGACGACTTCGAGTGATTGATTTTTAGCGATTGGTTAATTGTTAAAGGTGATATAAAAGTGGATTGTGTAAGGATAGGTATGAAGAATGGAAGAAGAATATCGTCCGATTGTGGGTTATGAGGGTAGATATGGGATTTCGAAGGCAGGTGAGATTTATTCTTTTGTATCAAATAAAACATTGAAAATACAAGTTAATTCTGCAGGATATCGTATTATATCACTAAATGATGACGCGGGAAATAGGTGTAAACGTTATGTTCATGTTTTAGTTGCCAGCACATATTTAAAAAAAAACGGATCCCGAACAAGTTCAGGTGGATCATATCAATGGCGACAAATCTAACAATAATTTGGACAATCTAAGATATTGTACTCGAAGCGAAAATATGAAAAATGCTCACAAGAACAATTGCTCTTACGACAATGTACTTGTGTCAAAATTAGACGTTAACGGTAATTTTATCGAAGAGTATGAATCGATTAGATTAGCCGCACGAGATAATAATTTAAGCAAACATCTTATAATTTGGTGTTGCAAAAATATACATAAAAATAAAACAGGTGGCGGATATCTTTGGGCCCGCAAAGAAAAGCAAGGAATAAGATTTGAATCGGATGAAGTGTTCAAAAAAATAGATAAAATAGGGAATCTTGTTTTTGACAATTATGAAATCTCATCATATGGAAAATTAAGAAATATTAGAACACAAAAAATTTTAGCCCCTGCAACTTCAAACGGGTACGCTAGGTTTCAATTATATATGCAAGATGGAAAACCCAAACAGATGCTGTCACACCGGTTGGTAGCTTATTTTTTTATTAAAAGGGTCGACGACGATACAATGGTTGTAAATCACCTAGATGAAAATAAACTGAATAATCACGTTAGCAATTTAGAATGGTGTACGCAATTAAAAAATAAGATACATTCGGTTGGTAAAAAAGTATGCAAAATCGATAAAGACACCGGATGCATATTATATACGTATGACAGTGTTGCGTCCGCAGGGAAAAAAATAGGAAACCCTGGTGCTTTCGGAAAAATTAGTAAATGTTGTAATAGTAACCAAATAACCTCTTATGGTTTCGCATGGAAATTTTTAAAAGACATCATAGATGAAATGCTAAACGATGGATACATTGAAATCACAACAAAAGAGCTAAATGAAACACAAGAAGGAACATTTGTATCTTTTATAGGTGATAACGGTCAGTTGCGATATAGTCGCAAATTAACTGACATCGAAAGCAACGTTATGACTTACATGAAAGATGATAAAAGATTCTATTATCGTCTCTCCAACATAAAAAAGGTATGGATCAAGCAATGTTAATTAATAATTATTGATTAACATTATTCACAAATGGCATAGATAAATAATCTCATCCAATTATAATTAAAATGCAAAATCAGTCATTTAATCAAGTAAATCAATATGTTGACATCAAAAATAATGGCAGAATATTTCCTGTTTGGGTTGCGAAGAATTTTAAAAAGTACAAATTGCCGCCTGTTCTTCGGGGGGAAAATGTTGATCCATGCAATGTGGAAAGCAAGTTGGAGCTGAGAAAATACCAAGAGTTTATTGGAAAGTATTTGGCTCCTTCTTCACCTTATAACGAAATATTGCTGTTTCATAATGTGGGAGCAGGGAAGACAATATCTGCAATAAATCTCCTTAACGTTTTTTATAACTATGATCCAAATATCAACACAATTATTCTAATAAAAGCGTCGATAAAAAATGACCCGTGGCTACAAGATTTAAATATATGGCTGGAACGAGATCCTGGAGAAGAAAACGAAAAAAATGTTACTAAATTGGCTCGTTTCAAGAACATTCACATGTTGAACTTCGATAGTCCATATGCAGATAAAGATTTTATCGAAACGATCAAAAAAATAGATACATCACTTCCAACTATGTATATCATCGACGAAGCTCATAATTTTATCAGAAACGTTTATTCCAATATTAATTCTCAAAAAGGACAACGAGCACAGATCATTTATGAATATATTGTGCGAGAAAAAAGAGAAAATAAAAATACAAAAGTTATCCTTATGACTGCTACCCCAGCAACTAACGTTCCATTCGAGTTTTCTTTATTTTTTAACATGCTCCGACCTGGAATATTTCCAATGTCCGAACTCGAATTCAATAAAATATTTGTCACTGAATCTAACTATCCCATTCTCAATCCCGAAAAGAAGAACATGTTCGAAAGACGTATTATGGGTTTAGTATCATATTATATTGGTGCAACTCCAGATCTTTACGCTACCCAAGAATTAGAATATATTAATTTGCCAATGTCTGAATATCAATACAATGTTTACCGCGTTTTTGAAAAGAAAGAAAACGATATCCAAAAAAGAATGCAAAGAGTCGGTAAATCGTCGCAGCTCTATCGAACATACACTAGGCAAGCTTGTAATTTTGTTTTTCCACCCGTTAGTTCTCAAATTTCCGGCGAAATCCGACCTAGACCAAACATGTTTCAATTAACTGATAAAAAAGGAGTAGACGTTGAAACTGGTAAAGAACCATTTGGTAGTGAAGCTGATAATGCCCGAAGATATCAAGCTGCTTTGAATAACTTTGTTTACGGGACAGAAAAATATTTTCAATCGATACATGAAGAAGATGTTGTAAGAGGCCCAACTATCTACGACGATTTGGCGGCATTTTCAGTCGGATTCACTCAAAAATACGAAAAGAAGTTCTTGAATTTTTACAATTCTGGTGATGCAAGATCTATGTTGTTTACTGAGATGTACAAATCGTCGCCGAAGATGTTAGCGATTATGTTTATGACCCATCTTAGTCCTGGTAAGGTATTGATATATTCCAACTATGTCGTTGTAGAAGGTATTGATATGATAAAAGTATATCTAAGATTGATTGGTTACAATGATTATAAAATAGCTAACGAAGGCAAAGGATATTGCGAGTATCATGGACAAATTGATAAAAATGAAAGAATCAAGATTAAAGCTATGTACAATGGTTCGGATAATATTTACGGTTCGAAATGTAGAGTGATTTTGCTTTCGCCATCCGCAACTGAAGGAATCCAATTATATAATGTTCGGCAAGTACATATTTGTGAAAGCGCATGGACGGAGACTCGCATTTTGCAAATCGTCGGCAGAGCCATTCGACAATGCGGCCACAAGCAACTCCCCCTCAACGAACGCCACGTTAACGTCTATCGCTACAAAGTAACAAAACCACAAACAATCGACAAAGATGACACCATCCGTCTAACTGCCGACGAAATAGTAGAAGATCTCGCCAAAGCAAAAGACAATCTCATCCAATCGTTCCTGACCGCATTACGTGAAGCTGCCATCGATTGCGAACTATTCCGAGCTCACAACATGATGACTCTAACATATCAATGTTTCAAATTCCCAGAAAGTATGATAACTGGCAAATTCATCGGTCCAGCTTACAAAGAAGATCTCAAAGAAGATGTTAAATACGACGCAGGTTTAGGTGCCAAAAATACAAAAGTGGAAAGAATAAAAGTGATCAAAATAAAAGCAGTTTATCGAATTAGCAGAAATAAAGATGGTGAATCAGAGTATTCTGAACCTGAAGAATATTGGTATTATCCAAAATCAAGAATGGTGTATGATATTGATGTTCACTATCCAGTCGGAATGGTGGAAGTTGTAGATGATATCGCATCAAAATTATCCAAAGATGTCTACATCATCACCGATATGATTAATATTCCAACTATCAACGTTTAATTGCATTTATTATTATAAATGCAATCAATCGATGCGAACAGCTATAACTGTACAATCATCATCTTTGGCTTGCGTTATCATTTTTTTTAATTCTTCTTCTATGTTATCATTTTTTGAGGATAAACCATTTTTGAATTCTTGTAGCGCAACCGAATCACTCAAGAGTTTTTCAATGGATTTTCCAAATGGTGTCGCAACACTTTTCATGTTGATCTTTCTTTTGACAGTAGCAACTAATAATTGGGAAATAGTTGTCGGTTCTTTCCAACGAGAAAGTAAATCTTCTATTTCTTCAATGAACAAATTGTCAGTCATTCCATCAGTTGATAATATGATCACATCATTCAATTGTAATAAAAATGCTTGAAACGTTGGCGCCATCGAACAATCGAACACGTTACCTTTGAATTTAACTTGTGCTGGCATATTCCAACTATGTTGTAGCGGACGGGTGGAGAAAACCAACTTAGCATTTCTATAAACTTGGACAACTGAATCACCAACTACCATGCAATCCAATCTCGAAGATGAAATATTTGCACATGCAATCGTAGAGGCACCCGTCGGCGGAATCAATGGTGGTGTAATTTTGATCTCACCTAATTTTCCATAAATTGTTCCATTTGTTCGAACATAATGCTTTAAGAATTCCACAATCTGTCTAGAATTGCGGGCACCTCCAACGCCATCGAAAACAGCTGCATGAAGATGATTTCCTTGTTCTTTGATTATGTGGCCATCTTCGCCCAGTGGGGAGTCTCTATCCAAATGAATAGTATCTATCGTACACTTACTTTGTGATGCACTCGCATAAGATATGGTACGCTTTTCAGATATATTCATTTTTTGGAATAATTGTTGATATTTTCGATTGTCCACCTTTTTTTGATGGGTTTGCTCTAAAGGTTTGTTGTGTACGGTTTCATTCCTTTTGGCAATTTTCCCCATCTTCTAGCCCGTTTTCTACTTATTAACAATTAATATGGATACATTAATCTGTTCAAATATCAATTTTTTTGCCACAAAAATTGATTTTAACAATTGTTATTATAAATATTTGTTAAGATATATTACATTAAAAATGGATAAAATAATGAAATATCGAGAAGATGTGGATTCAATCATGTGGGATCTTCTCCGAACAGAAACATTTATGATAGAAGATCTAGAAGACATTATCAATACAGTCACATTGACGATCAGACAATACGATAAAACATTTTCAAGATCTCAAATGAAAGCTATTGTCAATTTCCATATCGGATGTAAATATGATAACTCGTTCTTGTATGATACCAAAAATGAGACAGATAAACAAATAATCATGAAAAAAATAGAAGATGATTCGTCACATTCGGATGATATGTCATTTGGTGGCTTAGATATGAACGACTCAATTGAAGAGGTTATTATTCCATATCTAAACTCTGAAATCGAGAAAGATAAAACTGTCGTTAATTGTGCAGCAGACTTAATAAGTCATCGACATGATTACAATGCTGGTAGATACGCCGAAAAAAAATATATCAGACGTAAAGAAAGAATCGTAGAAATTAAGGCTATTCCGCAACCAGAACAAAAATCTGAAGCATGGTTGAAACAGCGTAAGAAATGTATCACTGCAACTGGTGTGTCAACCGCATTAGACGAAGATCCGTATAATCATCCTGCGAAATTTTTGTTAGAGAAATGTGATAGAGGTATCCCTTTCAAAGAGAATAAAAATACGCATCATGGAGTAAAATATGAAGAAATTGGTAGCATGTTTTACGCTTTCCGAAATAATATAGACGTTGCAGATTATGGATTATTGCAACATGAAGAATATCCATTTATTGGTGCAAGTCCGGATGGAATTTGCGAAAAGACAGCCAAAGATGGATCTGGACTATCAAAAATAGTAGGTAGATTGTTAGAGATTAAATTCCCGGCAACGAGAGAGATTTTAACATCTGGCGATTTGGATGGTGATATTTGTCCGCATCAATATTATCTACAGTGTCTAACACAGATGTTTGTGACAAAAATGGATGAATGCGATTTTTTACAATGTAAGATCGAGGAGTATGAATCATATGATGATTTTGTCAAAGATTCACAATCGAAAATACCAGGGTTATCAAAATCGAGTAATTTAGAGAAAGGATGTATTATTCAATTGTTGCCGAAAAAACTCGTTAACGATGATGATAAGTTGATGTGTTTGTACAAAGCGCAGTATTTGTATCCGTCTAAATTACACATGACAATCGATGAAACTGAAAAATGGATTGCAAATGAAATCATAAATTTCAGTTCGCATAAGTTTTCAAAAGAGTATGTGATTGATAAACCTATCTTTTGGAAGTTAACGAAAGTGACGTGTCATCTTATCAAGCAAGATAATGAATGGATGATGCGACGGTTACCAGAATTGCAACAGTTTTGGGATTATGTTGAATTTTATAGGAAACATGAAGACAAGTTGAATGATATCGAAACGTTTGTCAAAGAAGTAGGCGATGACAAGACTGCATTAATATTTGAACGAGTTAACAAGCATTTTTTGGAATTCAATAAGAAGAGTAAATACAAGCCGTTGTATCAACAAATCAATCCTTGGCGTGCGAAATTTATCAAGAAGAAAGAGGACTACAAGAAACGGTTTTGGCAAAAAAAATGAAAAGGCAATATATTAATATATATTTATTTTAATATATTACAAAGATGAACAACTTGATATCGGACATTCATACGCATTTATGCACTTTTTTGTCTAATATTGACAAACTCAATTTTTTATCTGTTTCGAAAAAATATCACGGGATTAAGAATGTGGTTAGTTTCGAAGATGAAGTTAATATGGCATATGTTAGTCATTTATGGTACTATAATAGTTTTTGTAACGTTCGCATATGCAAATCTTTTGAAGATAACGATGATTTGGAAGTGTCGAACGTTATGTATCCTAAAAATATCGCGCGATTAAAGTTATATAATTATAAAACGACATTGAATATCCCCAAATCTGTTACAGATCTAACATGCGTATTACATAAAAATATTAGTGCATATATTCCACATGGGATTAAATATTTAACATTTAGTTGTTGCGATCCCGAAAATAATATTTATATTGATGGTCATATACCAAACACAGTTACTCATTTGACGATCAATAGTAATTCTAATTATCGATGCCTGAATTCGAGAGTTACGATAAACGATGATATCGACATCAAGAAATATATTCCAAAAAGTGTTACGAATCTTACAATTACATACGTTTCAAAATTTGCGGGCGATATTATTCCTGATTCTGTTATAGATTTGCACATTTCTCGATTTTTGAATGATACATGGGATGGAATACCACATACAGTTAAAAACCTACGAATATGTAAGGGAACACTGCCTCCTACTGTACCAATTAATTTGACACGTCTAAGAATTGATTATGGTCATGATGTATCTTTAGGGGCACACAATTTCAATTATTTGACTCATTTATCACTAAATGATACATTCAACATGACGATTAACGAAAATCATCTCCCATTAACTCTTACACACCTAACTTTGGGAGATGACTTTAACCAATCGATCGAATTTTGTAATCCACATCATCTTCAATCATTAATTTTAGGCGACAAGTTTAACCAACCAATAAAAACTACTTTCCCATCCCTCGCTTTTTTACAATTTGGACACGACTTCGATCAACTATTATCTCCGCAACAAATACCAAACGTTACCCACTTACGTTTCGGTACCAGTTTTAATCAAAATGTTACCATACCAACAAAAGTAACTCATCTAACTTTCGGCGACAAATTCAATAAGTACCTCGACAGAATTCCAGAATCGGTAACGCATTTAACAGTTGGCTACTACTTTAGATTCGATTATCACATCAAATTGCCAATGAATATTATCAGCTTAACGTATTCTGATTTATATGGCCGCCCAATCAACAACATAATGAATCCGCACGTCAAATTCCTCAAATTCGGTAAATACTTTTCGTGTCCGTTGCCGTTACATTTATTGACTCATGTGACAGAAATTTCATTGCATCGTAATTATTCATTGGATATTAACACAGAACTATACCAAATAATTTCCTTTTACAATTGATCTGAATAATTTTAGTTTAAATTTATTCAAAGCATAATTGACATTTTTTCCCCTTTAATAATATATGAATAACATTAAGTATGAATTCGTGAAAGCGAAACAGAAAGGTGGCGGATCATGGGGATCATTTTCATTTGATAATGATACAACACATGATATGTTGGCTAAATTCTGTGATGAAGATAGAATTTATTTTAATGATAGTAAAGTAAATAAATTTCTAGGAGAAATGTATGCAAAGAAAGATATCCAATTTAAAGAACAATATCCACATGAAAAGAACATTCTTTACACTGATCTTCAACTAAATACAGATTGTGCCGGTGTGGTCATATATTTGATGCTAAAATGTAAAACTATCAAAAAAGAATTTCTAAAGAGAGCATTAGTTAATATTTACAAAAATTATTTGAAAACATATATTAATAGAGAAGCAGATGGATGGTTTGATTATCATCGAGAGAGAATGAAATCGCTGATAATCGAAATTCATCTTATTAATTATTGTCTCAATCATGGTTCGTTAAAAAAAATCATTAAACATTTATCGGATAACATTAATACGGCTGATATTTTGGCAGGCGATGTTGATGCAAATCGACACAGTGCAAAAGTAATGAAATATATCAACACACATAAAAAAGATTTTGCAGATAACTTGTTCATGTCAAAAACTAAAAATTGCAATCGATTTGATGTTGATCATCCTCTTCAAAATTTACCAGATATTTTTCCGAAACCAGATCAATGTCCGCAATTAGATCCAAATATCCCTTACTTGGGAACAGTTATGCGTGGCGGCGATATGTATTTTGTGAATAGAGAAGAAAATGGCAATCGTATTTGGGTAAAATATGATCCTGATTTTAGTTTCTCATATAATTATCTCAATGATGACTTCTTGTCGTCCATTTATGGAAAACATTAAAATTTGAATAACTTTGAATCAAAATTATTCAAATCGTCGAAACATGATCTCAACATTACCAACATCGAATTTACCGTTATCAATGATAGCCAAATGATCTTCCAATTCATCAACAAAGCGCTTTAATTCTTCAACGACAACTATTTTTGATTCATTTTTGATAACACTCATTTTAGCTGCAAAGTACGTATTTTCTGTCTTAGGTTTTTTGTCAATAAAATCTTTAATAATTTCCCAATCGTTCTTTTTGACTTTAAAATCCATTATCGTCAAACAGGCTTCTCTACATACCTTGACAGACATGCAACCGTATTCATCGTGAATTTTGCCGACGATGATATTACATTGATCTTTTGTTAGATTTTGATTTTTTAATATCCTCAAAAAGATCCCATCGCGATGTTTTTTGTAACCGTAACAGATATCGATGATATTTTTAAAATCTGCACCATAATGTTCGACACTCAATAATGCGATAGTTTTATTATTCAAATGTTTTACAAAGTTCTCATCGTTCAATATTGTAGCAAGTAATCTATGCCGAAATATGTTATCTTTGATTTTGAGAACACGTTTGTTAATGCGACTTGTATCAGATAGTAATAACATCTTCAGCATTGGATAATTATATCTCGCAGCAACTCTACATCCAAATATGATACATGTTGAATTTATCAACAATATTTCCATCATATTTGTTGCGTTTGATTTGACAGCTAATCGCATGATCGTTTTATGCGTTTTACTATCCATAATGCTAAAATGTTCTTTTATTGCTTGTTGATTACCAACTGTTACGACGTCGATCGTATTATCCCATGTAATTTTTTCATCTGCTGTGCAATACATCTGTGTTCGATGATGACGTTATATTGCGTAATGGACTTGTTTTTTTCATTTTTTTCGGTATTATAGTTATATGAGCGCTGTGAAGTACGAATTTGCTAAAGTAAAACAGAAAGGAGGAGGCGCATGGGGAACGTTTTCGTTTGATAATGATATGACTCACGATATTCTATTTGATTTTCGAAAAGATAAAGTTCTCGTTAATAACACTAAAGCAAATAAATTATTGGCAAAAATGTATGGTGATGAAGATGAACAACTAAAAAAAGAACATCCTAATGAGAAGAACCTTCTTTTTTCTGATTATCAACTATACACTCACGCGGCTGGTGTAGTTATATATTTAGCGCTGCAATGTAGGACAATTAAAAAAGAATTTCTAAAAAGAGCATTAATTGAAGTCTATAAGGACTATCTAAAACTGTACATTATCAAAGAAGCATCTGGTTGGAAAGACTATCGCGAAAGAATGCGGTCGTTGAATATCGAAATTCATCTTCTTAATTATTGTTTGAATCATGGATCATTAGAGAAGATCGTGAAGCACTTATCGGAGAATATCAATACGGTAGATATTTTAGCAGGCGATATATTTATCAACAAGAACAGTGTAAAAGTTATGAAATATATCAATGCTCATAAAAAAGACTTTGCAGATCATTTGTTTTTATCAAAATCAGGAAAATTGCCAAGACTTGATCCTAACATCCCATATCTCAACACTGTCATGCAAGGTAACGATGGATATTTTATCAATCAAGAAAAGAATGGCAAACGCAAATGGATCCCGTTCAATTCATATGACAATTTATCATATAATTATCTCGACGATGACTTTTTATCGTCCATCTACGGAAAAAAATAACACTCTTATTATAAATGTACTTCAATAGCACCAATATCAAAGACGTTTTCACTGTAAATGCAATACAACATACAGATGCACGAGGAGTCTTCCAAGAACATTATAACGATGATAAATATGATGAAAAAATTTCAGGATGCAAGCAAGTTTCATATTCTAAATCTAATAAGAATGTTGTTAGAGGAATTCATTGTTCACGATATGGCAAATTAATCCAATGTATTCATGGTAAGATTATTGATACTGTATTTGATTTGAGAATATCTTCGCCAACATATTTGCAGACTTTTCAGGTTGAATTATCAGCTGATAATGCGGTGCAGTTGTTTGTGCCTGCGGGTTGCGGTCACGGATTTATCTCTTGCGATGATGATAGCATCGTCTTGTATGCGCAGGAAGGATGCTACAACAAGGATTATGAAATGAACGTGAACATATTTGATCCTCTGTTCAATGTGAAGTGGTTACAGTTGGGAGATAAAAAGAAGTACATTATGTCAGATGCCGACAAGGATGCACCGTTGTTGATAGATGCGATATTGATAAATGCGTATAAAAATCATATCAATTAGATGTATAGAATGGAATATTACGTTTTGCGAGCGATGGAAGAGGCTGAGAAGAGCGATATGAAGAGGAAGTATGGTGCAGTGTTAATTTATCGAGGAAAGATAATTTCACAAGGGCATAATTACGCGACTTGCAACGATACGTTAAGCAGGTCATGTGTTTTATGAGGCTAATAAATATTCAGTGCATGCAGAGCAGAGTTGTATTAGTAAGTGTAAGAATAAGAAGATTTTGAAGAAATGTAAGATGATTTTAGTTTGTTTGGATGGAGATGGAGGATTGAGAGAGTGTAAATCGTGTGAGATGTGTAGGAGGATCATTGATAAGTATGGAGTGAAGAGAGTTGTGAGTTATTTTAATTGAATAATTGTTGATTGTTCAATTAAAAACTGGAAAAATAAATTCGTCATGATCAACCCCATATAAACAATATCAAACTAATAACAACCAATGTCAATAAAATTAAACGTATCAGGAAGAAATTTTTTAGTGCAAAAAGAAACACTATGCAAATCTCCGCTCTTTAGCAACATGTTTGAAGATTGTGAGGAAACTGACGACGAAATTATGATATATCGATCGCCAATGCTTTTTGAACACATATATGCCTATTTATTAGATGATACATATCAATATCCAAAACAATTCAAGTCTGAATTGGATTATTATCAAATAGGCGAACCAAAAGAACCCGTTTGTACTCCATGTGATAGTTCGAATGAATGCAATTTAGGGACACAACGAACATATGCGACACCAACTATCATACGTAAAAGTTCTTGCGTATCATATAATCCTTCCCGTTGTTCATATTCATCTTTCAACTCCTGTCGCGCAGGTCGTTGCCCGCCAGACAATAATTAACGTATTCGTTTAAAAAATAAATACGTTAACAAACCAAATGGAAATCAATCTTAATATATCCGGTAGAACATTTAAAGTGCAAAAAGATGTACTATGTAGATCTCAATTATTCGCAAATATGTTTGCAGATTGTGATACTATTGATGATGAAATTAAAATTTATCGTTCGTCTAAATTATTTGAACATGTATACGCTTATTTGTTGGATAATAAGTATCCATATCCTAAAAAATACTATGCTGAGTTGGATTACTATTTGGTCAATTATGCAACGTGGAAATTATTTGATCCATTTGAGAGTATCATGACAGAATTAGTACACAACATCCCTAATTGGATAAATAACAAAAATGAAGAAATCAAAAATGATATCATCAATCAAATTACATCAAATACAGAAAAAGTTGAGTCGGATATTAAATGTTCGGTTAGTTATTGTAACATTCGATGCATGTTACCCATTTGCGAAGAACATCGTGGAGAATGTTGCTACTATGGATATATTGACCAGAACGGACCAATTGCATGTTGGAATCGCCAGAAATGTGAAAATAAAATCTCTGATACCCAAATCTATTGTCATGATCATCAAAATTGTGATTAAAAATTATCATTATCACTATTATTTATCAATAATAGTAACAATGTCAACAACTATAAACGTATCTGGCAAAATATTTAAAGTATCGCGAGACGTAATTTGCAAATCAGAAATGTTTTGTAACATCTCATCGGATTGCGTTATTGATAATGAAATTACTATTGATAGATCTTCCAAATTATTCAAGCATGTTTATGCCTATTTGTTAGATAGCAAATATCCATATCCCATAAAATTTGTAACGACAAAATGAAAGAAATTGAAGAAGAGATTGATGATGAAAAAGATGTTAGATAAACTTTTTGAATTAACTTCAAAGAGTAGGGCGACACAATTGCGTGTATTCAGAATGTATCAATAATTGTAGTCCAATGTATATATATAGTATGTTACCACAATCATTGTGGTAATTATACATACGGCAGTATTCCATTTTGCGATGAACATATTTACGAACACGAGTTAGAAGAATGGTAAATTATTATGATTTTGAACAAAATAATAAAAATTGATAAAAAAACTCTCAAGACCCATAAAACAATATAAAAACAATCAACTTACACTAAACAATGTCTGTCAAAAAAATTAATCCGTTCGAATTTGATCACATTAGCACCAAAGTCCGAGAATTCTTCAAACTTAAAGGACTTGTCGAGTGTCATGTCCAAAATGAATTATCAATCTTGGCTGCATGCGAAGATCCAACAACTATCGGACAATTTGATTATTCGGGCTACGTCTGGCCACTGCCGCAAACTGGTCAAATGCATCTTGAAGATCTTATCTTGACATATGGCGAAACAAAAGTTCCAGGATTCTTTTGCATCACAACGTCGTATCGCCAAGAAGCTAATCCAGTTCCAGGGCGACATGACTTGATCTTCCCTATGATTGAATTTGAAATCCCTGGTGATATTAACAAGTTGCAAGAATTTCAGCGAGAAATGTTAGAATATTTGGGATTTGGTGAAAAGAACAGCTTCCCAGAAGGAAATTATGCTGATTTATGCACTAAATATGGAGTTTCAGAATTGGAACACGAACATGAGATGATGATGAAGGACGATTTTGGGCCTGTATTTTTCCTCAAGAATTTCCCAGAAACAACATCTCCGTTCTGGAACATGAGTAGATATCCAGGTACAAATATCGCTAAAAAAATAGATGTCATCGTATGCGGAGTTGAGACATTTGGTTCTGCCGAACGCTCTTGTGATAAAAATGAGATGCGAAAATTGTTTCATAACATAACTGATGGCAAATATGCAGAAACTTTGTACAGTCGTTTTGGCAAAGAAAGAGTTGAAAATGAATTAGAGACATTTTTAAAGCATGATTTCTTCGTTCGCAGTGGTTGTGGCATTGGCTTTACTAGATTATGTAAAGCTATGAAGCAAATGAACTTATTATAATTATTAACTTGATATAAATAATATCCAGTTAATAATATCAATGTCGATAAAATTAAACGTATCCGGGCGGATCTTTTTAGTGCAAAAAGATATACTATGTCGTTCACAATTATTCACGAATATGTTTGCAGATTGCGATACAATTGATGATGAAATTATGATTTATCGTTCGTCTAAATTATTTGAACACGTATATGCCTATTTGTTGGATGATAAATACCCATATCCAAAAAAATATTATGGTGAGCTAGATTATTATTTAGTGAGTTATAAAATGCAATCCTTGTTCGATCCAATTACACGATTAAGATCAACAATAGAAGATGATAAAGAAGAAATTAAAAGTAGCATTGTAGACGTAGTTGATGCGATAAATGAAACAAAACATTGCGTTAAAAATATCTGTTCGGATGTTGCTGTAAGAGACAAACAAATAGACGTGGAATGTCCCGTCATGGGTTGTACCAGCAGATGTATGTTACCTGTTTGTGACGAACATCGTGGTCAATGTTGCCATCATTATGATTGGGATAATTATAGATGTCCAAATCCGATTGATGAACATGAAATTTATTGCTATTGCCACAACGATGAACTATAAAATTGATTTTTTTATCATCATTATTACTATTGGTTAACAAACAATAATAATAATGTCAATAATTCTAAACGTATCAGGAAGAATATTTAAAGTATCGCGAGAAGTAATCTGCAGGTCAGAGATGTTTTGTAATATGTTGGCAGATTGTGTTGTCGATGATGAAATTGCTATTGATAGATCTTCTAAATTATTCGAACATGTATATGCTTATTTGTTGGATAGTAAGTATCCATATCCTAAAAAATATTATTCTGAACTTGATTATTATTTGGTGCAATATGATATTGAACAATTGTATGATTCTCATAAAAATTGTGGTGAAGTACAAAAAAGGATGATGAATATAGCATTAGATAGAATTTGCGAGTTGATTTCGGGTGGCGATCGGGAATGTGCATATTCTGGTTGCGACAGTGGCTGTCTACCGGGATATTTAGTATGTAGACAACATAGACATTATTGTTGTCATACAAACAATGGAGGCTGTGATAATGATACGTATGGTAGCATTCCATACTGTGATGAGCATATTTATGAACACGGATTTGAAAATTGGTAACAATACAATCGTACTTACCAATAAAAATTGATATTATCATTTATTTATCAATAGACGATAATATTTCTAAATCAAACAATGTCCATAAGAATAAACGTATCTGGACGTATTTTTAATGTATCTAAAGAAACGATATGCAAATCTCAGCTATTCAATGGCATGTTGGCAGACTGTACCATTGATGATGAAATTGTAATTGATCGTTCTGCAAAATTATTTGAACACATGTATTCTTATTTGTTAGATAATAAATATCCTTATCCAAAAAAATATTATTCCGAACTCGATTATTATTTGGTGTCATATGATATCAACTTATTGTATGATCCGGATAGTAAATGGAAAAATGAATGCGAAAAATTAAATCATAAAATATCAAAAATGGAAATTGTAATTAATCTCACTATTGACAGTTCCATTGAAACTAAAATTAAAAATCTTCCAAAAAAATGTTCGTTTCCCATGTGTTATTCGAACAGACGGTTTCCTTATGGGGTATGTTATGCACATCACGGACTTTGTTGTCATCGATCTAATGATCCTGATTTTGATGCGCGAAATGGAAAGCATTGTTGTCAAAATAAACCATATCGATCAGGAATATATTGCGAAGGTCACATTTCCGATTATCTATTATGATACTTAAAAATAAATATCATAATAATACAATAATGTCAATAACTCTTAACGTATCTGGAAAAATATTCAAAGTATCACGCGATATATTACGTAAATCAGAATTATTCAATGGTTTGTTAACTGACTGTGAAATTGATAATGAAATTGCAATTGATAGGTCCGCAAAATTATTTAAACACGTGCACGCTTATTTGTTGGACAATGATTACCCATATCCAAGAAAATATTATTCTGAACTTGATTATTATTTAGTGCCATATGATATTGATTTGTTATATGATTCTACAAAAAAATGGAAAGAAGAATATGATGGGAGGATTAAGAAAATAGAAAATATATTAGAGGTTGTATTTTATAAAACTCCTAAAGAAGAACCGAGCGGGAAATGTCTGTTCCCGGACTGTGTAAGAGATGGTACATGGGATGGTCGATGTGGCTACCACAGAAATGATTGTTGTCATCGTTTCGAAATAGATTCACAAGACGATGACGAGAAAAATAACTGGTGCGATAATGAAACATATGGAGGCGGATTTTATTGTGAGGACCATATTTTAGATTATATAAGAAATTGATCATAAAGAATCAATAAATGTCAATAACTCTTAACGTTTCTGGAAAAATATTCAAAGTATCCCGCGACGTGTTATGCAGATCAGAATTATTCAATGGCATGTTAGCTGACTGCGAAATAGATAATGAAATAGTAATTAGTCGATCTGCAAAATTATTTGAACATATATATGCATATTTGGTAGATGATAAATATCCTTATCCGCAAAAGTATCATTCAGAACTTGATTATTATTTGATACCATATGAATTTGATTCATTGTATAATGCTAATAAAGAGATAAAGGCAGATATTTCACAGTTGATGAAAAATCAATGTAATGTAATGCAAGAAATAATGGTTTTGACTTTAACTCGAGAAACGGAACATCGGAAATGTATGCATGACAATTGTGATATGGAACCTTACGAAGGTCATTTGTTATGCTGGAGACATCACGAACAATGTTGTTATTCAGACAACTGTTACAACACTTGTGATAAAAGGATTAAAGTTAATCAAGCATATTGTGACAAACACGTTTTGCATTATTTTAAAGTTTAAGAATGATAACCAATTAATGTTAATAACTCTCAACATATCTGGAAAAATATTTAAAGTGCCATATGATATCATACGTAAAGCGCAACTCTTTGATAATATGCTAAATGATTGCGAAATTATAAATGAAGTTGTAATTGATAGATCTGCAAAGTTATTCAAACATGTATTATCTTATTTGATTGATGATAAATATCCATATCCTAGAAAATATTACTCCGAACTTGATTATTATTTAGTGCCATATGATATCGATTTGTTGTATGATCCTCATAAAAAGATGGAACTAGAAATTGCGCAATTGAAAAAGAACCAGATATTGATGATGCATGAAATCATAGAATTAGAGTTACCTGAGATGGTACAAACCTTCAAGGAATGCGCGAAATATGGATGCTACAATAACTGCGAAAATCACTATCAGTTATGTAATGATCATAAAGAGCATTGCTGCTATCGTACAGACGACGGCAAATTTTGCGATAAAAATATTCCATATTACAGAGGATATTGCGACGAACATGTGTTCAGCTATCTTGAATAAATTAGTTAAAGAATAATAATTTTTTAACTAAAAATTGAAATAAATATATCTACGGCCATATTATTGATCTAAAATAACAAAGATGTCAATAATTCTAAACGTATCGGGCAAAATATTCAGAGTATTGCGCGAGATCATATGTAAATCCGAATTATTCAAGAATTTATTGGAGGATTGTGTTATTGAAAATGAAATAATTGTAGATAGGTCATCGAAATTATTCAAACATGTGTATGCATATTTGTTGGATGATAAATATCCATATCCAAAAGAATATCATTCCGAACTCGATTATTATCTGATATCGTATGATATTAATTTGTTGTATGATCCTTATGGGCAATTATCAAATCGGCTAGAATTGCTCGAGAAGAATGTTTCGACGTTGAATGATAAAATGTTTGTTATGTTTGATGAGATTCAAGAACAAACCACGGATATCGTTCGTGAGTTGACGATTTTTACTAACAACGAATTAAATTTGATGGGATCCTGTCCTTTTAATGATTGTCATAGAGAATATTGTCATTATCGGCAAGCGTGTACGTATCATAGAGGCGAGTGTGTCATCAACGGTTGCAAAAATATTCCTGATGGAAGATTTGCATGTTGTCGAGATCATTTGTTTGACCGATAATCAATTTAAGGAATGATTATTCATTAACTTGTATATATGTCTGTAATCTTAAACGTATCTGGGCGACAATTTGAAGTATCTAAAGAGATATTATCAAAATCGCAATTATTTAATGGTCTCTTAACCGATTGCCAAATTGATAGGACGATAACGATTGATCGTTCGCCAAAATTATTTGAACATGTTCTTGCTTATTTGGTCAATGATAAATATCCATATCCCCGAAAATATTATTCAGAACTCGATTATTATCTGGTAGTTTATGATATCAAAAAATTATATGATCCTGTCGCAATAGAGATAGAAAGAATGAATCAAAATATATTGCATTTGACTGATCAACAAAATTCGATGAGTCGAGAAATTTATAGTCTTCATCGGAAGATTGCAATGTCAACTTGCGAAAAAGATGTATCGGATTGTAACAAAAATAAATGTGGAAAATCAGAGTATTCTGGTTGTAAAGGTAAACGCTCGAGATATTGCGATTAATGTGCAACAAAAATTGAATAAAAAATAACATATTACATAAATAATTCTAAATAATATCAAAATGTCACTAATCCTCAACGTATCTGGCAAAATATTTAGAGTGTCTCGTGACGTGATATCTAAATCAGAAATGTTCAAAAATATGTTGGCAGATTCTACAGTTGATGGTGAAATTATGATTGATCGGTCTGCAAAATTATTCGAACATCTTTATGCATATTTGTTAGATGATAAATATCCTTATCCGAAAAAATATTATTCAGAACTCGATTATTATTTGGTACCATATGATATTGATTTATTGTATGATCCTGCAAAAGATATCGATAAATTGAAAGAACTAATGTTTTCAATGTTTTATAAAAACCAAGAAAAAACTTCGAAAAACAGCATGTGTCCATATGAGATGTGGGACTATCGATATAGCTATTATAAAAAATGTGATAATCCGTGTTACGACGAGTATGTATGTTATATGCACATTGGTTCATGTTGCAAAGGAGGATGTAATATTACGCCCGATCCAAATCAAGCATATTGTAGAGAACATCTATTTGATTAATCATTATTTACTAAATAATGATTAACTAAGAAAACGTCATCTTGCCAAGTCTAGGTTCAACGACGCCTACTCTAAAATGTAAATGATGTTGAAACAATGGATTTAGCGGATGAAACAAATTATGACGGAAACAAATTGGATATTCATCATCTCCATCCTCATTATTCGCATCGCACAAACATTCAAAGTTGGATTTAATATTTTTATCTAAATGTTTGCATGATAGCGGTACTCCATATGGATCGCAAAAGCTTATCTTCCAGTTCGTTATTGATGCTAATTGATCTTGCTGAAAAATCTTGATTCCATTATTAGTTGTGCCAGCATAGTGTGTCCCGCTCGTGAATTCGTCAAAATAAATCGTCGCGAAACTGTCCGACAAAACGTCATTAGTTGATCGGATATTAACATCATTATATTCTGCGATGTTCAAAACGACATACAAATATTCGGTCAACGGCCTAGTTTTATCTATCTTCCAATCTTTGACAATATCAACGATACCATTCTCCCGCGTCTTTTTTTTGTTGACGCTATATATTTTCGTGAAGTTAGGCAATATGATATCTTCCAAAACAATGTATCTTACGTTAGTGAACGCTTCGTTGATGATAGGATTAGGATCTTCATATGTTGTATATTTCCCATCTACTTTTTCTCTTGAACGTGGCGCCGGACTAAATTTGACATCATATCTAAACGGATTAGGATACATTTGATAATTTCTATCTTTGCTATCTATCAAGACAGAATATTCCCTGATTTCTTCATGTAACAATATATCATAAAGATTGTTATCTATTAATCCTCCGCGATTAATAAATCCGCCGTTATTAAACATTGCTTTCGGCTGTTCGCCGTTAAATTTTGCTTGTTTATTAGGCCTGAAAACAGTATTGTAATTGCCCTGATTTAGCGGCATTGTACCTACATTCGCCGCAAATGGCATATTATTTTGATAATAAACCGGATTTTGTTGGAACATCGGTTGGTATAAATTATCAGTCGGCGACGGACTCACTTTAACATTTTGATTATTCATATATATTTACTAAACAAATAAATATGTACGATCCGATCTTATACACTGGCAAAAAAAATGAAAAATAAATCGCCATATTGTATGATTATGATATATATACATCAAATTTGGAAATCGAACTAAGACACGGATATGTCAAATTTGTACCAGAAGATGAAGAAGAAACGCCAACATATATACTTGTTTGCATCGATGTTATGAAAAAATATTTCGAAGAATTCAGGACAATCGATGAAGTTATTCCAGAACTATCAATGGAATATTATAATAACTTTATGGTGATAAATTGCTTACCAATGAAAATGTTACTAAGTTTTAAAATTTTAGTTAGATTCGTTACAATGGATGAATTTACGAGCATTGATAACATTGATGAGGAGGTTAATTTATTATTATTATTATGTAGGTTAGCTAACAAAGAACAAATTGCAAAAATATTGAATTCGTTTGAAGTTCGAAGTGAAGTTTGGGTTCGTTTGATGGATGAAAATTTTGATGCCAATAATTTTTTATGCGAAGAACAGAAGATTAAGATTTGTAAACTGTTGGGGAAAGATTATCCGGATTTAGATAAGACAAAATATTTATCTTTTTATGGAATACCATATTTTGAAAATGCCCCCGTTTACACATGTATAGATCATGAACCACATTCCCACGGAGATTTTCCGCAAATGCGAATACATGATAAAAAATCAAAGAGTTATTATCAGACATTAGCGTTCGGTGATAAAGTGTTGCTATTGAACCAACAAAAATATGAACTTTATGAAAAAACCAAGCGCAAACTTTATGACAGCGACTATTTTTTCTCTTCGGAGTCATCATCTGATGACAATAACGATGATGAAAGTACGTCCGATACAAGTAGAAGAATAATAAAATTACAGAGGGAAAAAATAAGAGGACTAAAGATCAATAATTATGTAATGGACGTAGTTGATGTCCATTTTTCTGATAAAATTACTCCTATGCAATTGGTTGAATCAACAGGCTTCAACCGGTCGCAAATATTTTTTAGAAAATACGCTGCTGACTATAAACAATTACAAATATGCACATCAAAAAATGATTATGATTTAGTAATGGATAAAGCTTATCACGCTTTTAAAGAAAGTCATATTTATAAACCTCCAACAAATACAGATTTTGAACAATTTGTGCAAGGTGAACAAAATATTACATCAGAATATGAATATAAATATGAATATAAAATTTCTTCTGATGATGATTGGTACCCATAACTATTTTTTATCAAAAATATTATCTTTGATAAAAAACGATTTATGTCATCATCATAATACTTACTACACCTAAAACGATTGCTATTTTTTATTTCGAAGATATATTTTCGTTAAAAATCAAAACTCTGATCATCACTCCATAAATAGTTGATAAAATATTCCAAATGGAATTTGTGATGGCAATATCATTATTACTTACTTTGATAAATCGATAAAGAACGTAAGGAATAGTACCATATGTGACAACACTCGCAATCAAATATAAATGATTCTAATCATTTATTGAATATTTTTTGACATAATACAACACAACAATTTAACGCGATCAATATTATGAATAAAATGATATTCATATGCAATTATATATTGATGATCGATAAAAATTGATTATTTATCATACAAATATAAAAGTTTAATGATATAAAAATAGTATCATGGACGTAACATTCAATTATCAAAAATTTAGGGAAGATAAGCTCGTGGGTAAAGTGACAAACGAAATCAAATTTTATTCTGAATCTGAATATAGCGAAGTTTATCCCATCAAAGAATATATTGATTATCTTAAAGAAAGAATCGGGGTAGGGCAGACAGGTACTAAATTTTATACAAATTATCGTTATCAAGATACGAATGCGTTCAAGACAATGGAGATGGATGAATATCAGAAGGATATGGAAATAGAAATATTCCAGCGGCCATGGAAACAACTCAAAGAGTTCCATAAAATATCAAAAATTACTGAATATGTTAATAAATTACCATATACTTCAAAGGATGCTGCAGCGATAGAAGAGAATAAGCAATATTTAATAAAAGAGTTATGCGATGGTTTGAAAGCCAAACGTTACGCAAAGAATAAAAGCAATATTGATTATGATGAGAAAGGGATGCAGATTAAATCGATCAGTTGCGTTGAGAAGAAGAAAGGTCTTTATACGATCGAATGGGATTAATTTATCATTTTTCATTGAATGATGATAAATTTTTAATGTTGTGTTATAATATATGTCAAATAATAAATGTGCGCCAAGTAGATATAATGCTAAGTATGATACGTGCTTTGGTGACCGCGAAATAATAGAAATGTCTAAAGCGTATAATAGATACATCGCCAAACAAAAATTAGCCCCTAAAAGAGTCGATAATTTTGAAAATGTAACGTTCATCGAAATAAATAACAATATCAAATCCTTATTGTCACAACTGAAAAAACGATTTGCAAATGTTTGTGGTGGCGACGAACAATGTATTTCGAAACAAGAATTTATGAATCAGCTGGTTTTAAAAGAAATGCGTGAATATATTGACGATTCTTTCCGGCCAGTTGGACCAGCTGATCCGAAAGAATGGCTAGGCACGGATGATATTAATGCAATACTCGATCAATACAAAGGATTATACCCCAATTTTATGTTTCTTGGTGCAGTGCCATTAGATTGTAACGATTTATCATTTTGTTCTCTTTATAAAATTGATTTCGAAGAGTACGTCAAAAATAATGTGGATAAACTTGGAGTTGTATTTAATTTAGATAAATATGGGGAGGAAGGATCACATTGGGTTGGGTTATATATTGATATCAAAAAAGGTGAAATATATTTTTGTGATTCTATTGGCAAAAAACCAATAGAGAACATCAATGCTGTCATCGATAGTTTTCTAAAATATTACAAAAATAAGACGGGTAAAGATGCAGTTTATAAATACAACGCGAAACGATATCAAAGAGACGGATCAGAATGCGGGGTTTACTCTTGTAATTTCATCATTCGCAAATTGGCCGGCGAAGATTTTGAATCTATCACAGAGAACTACCTCGATTTTGCAGGCATAAATTCTTGTAGAAACGTTTATTTCAGCAACCAACCCAGCAATTTTTCACCAAATCCACTATGCGAACCAAAAAATAAATAAATTATAATATAACTTATTTATCTCTAACAGCGTTCGTTATTTTCATACATATATTGAATGGTACAAGAAAGTCATAGTACTGTTTATTACCATCTGAAAAAATTAAAGTCAATTGTTTGATATTTATTCCTGCCCTAGACTTTCGCAACTGAATATTCGTTTCAACAACCTTATCAAATTCTAGCAAGATAGGATCCATTGGGGTACCCGCTAACGAAAAATAGATTTTGTCGTTGGATGCTATATTATATCTAGATTTTCCAGTGTAAAAAAGGTTATCCTTGCATGCATTAGCGTTATCTCCAAATCCTAGCAACGTAAATATACTGTCGTTGTCAATCATCAAATCAAACTTAATATTCATGTTATGTTTGATAGTGATATATCCGTCATCAACACTAAAATCCAAAAATGTAGCTTGACTTTTGATGTAGCTCAATAATGTGTCAATGTCATATTTAGACGGGGGGATTGTATTTCGCCATAGCTTATTGTTGAAGTAGATATTGAACTTGTTGTTGAATTTGGTAATGTTATTTTCGTTGTAGGGCATAAAATATTTGATCAATGTTATTTCTGTTATTTTATCATCCGTTTTTGGTTTGACAATTATGTTTTTCAAGTCAAGATAATTTTTGCGTGGGTCTATCTCCAAATCTAATATTCCATCATCAGTAGAACGTTGCATGATATTTGTATGTTTGCTGTTCTCTTTAATTGTTTTTTCAAAGTTTTGCTTGTATGAATAAACAGATTCCTTTATTTGTTTGATCTCCTCATCAATCTTACCAATCGTTTCCAAATCATTAGATTTCATATATGTATTTTTGAGAGTTATCAATTCGTTAATCCTTTTCTCGATCAACGGCAATGTCTCTTTGGTAACTTTTTTAGTTGCATCATATTTTTCCACGTCAGGCAAGGCGTCTGTTTTCGTTTCTACCTTAGTTTCTACCTTAGTTTCTGCCTTAGTTTCTGCCTTAGTTTCTGCCTTAGTTTCTGTTTTAGTTATTGTCCGGTCTTCTGCAATCGTTTCTGTCTTATCTTCTATCTTCGCGATGGGTTTTTTAGTTGAGCGTTCTCGCAGTTTATCTACTTCTTCCTTCGTTAAAATCTTATCAAAAACGATTTGCTTATTCGCTTTATCTCCTGTTAGAGTTGAAAATATTTGTAATACAGAAGGATTTAATAATATAGATAATAAATCATCGGACTTTTGTTTTTTAAGTAATTTATTCTTTTCTTCTTCTGATATGATGATCATATTTTCAGGATAGTTTATTGTTTTAGGGGCAGACGTTTTGGTTGGCGAGATTCTACGCAAATCAATGTCGGGATATCTGTTCGCCAAATATTCTACAAAGTCATCATAACATAATTTATTCAAATATTCGATTGCGATTTTGACTTCGTTATCGTTTTTAGGATAATTTTGTATGTTATTGACATAGTTACTCATGTTTTGCGTGATAATATTGATACATTTGTGTACCGCTTTGTAACTTAATCTAAAATTTTTTAAAATTAGATCCACAATATCTTGAATATTTTGCTCTGATAAAACATGTTGTTGGAGTATATTTTTTGCATCCATCGTAATATAATTAAACCATGATTTAATTATATTCGATTTTAACGGCATTAATACGAGAACTGTTGCATTGGTTGTTGATACATCGGTGACTGCTGTATTGGTTGCTGATACATAGGTGACTGCTGCATTGATTGCTGCATTGGTTGCTGCATCGGTTGCTGATACATCGGCTGTTGCATCATCGACTGCTGTAATACGGACTGTTGCGCGCCATTACGAGAACTACTATCTTTATGGCCTAGTTCAAGGTCATCTTCCTGTCTTTGTGATTGATATCTTTCAAAGTCAGATTGTAGTTGCGCAGATTTAGCACTTGGTTGGTTAATTCCGTATTGATTTTGCGCCATTGCAGTGCTTGACTGTGGCATTAGCTGACTTTGAACATCAAATTGAGTATCTGGTACTTGATCAAAATTGGAAAATGATCCACCTCCCATACTTCCTTGATCGCCAAAAATTGGAGCTCCACCGCCTAATAATGAAGCATATGGATCATCATTCATAATACCTCCATCCATAGGCATCATTCCCGTATTATTATTCATTCCTTGGTTTTGCGCAGTTTGTCTTTCTTGCCGCGATTTGCCCTGGGATCCATCCAACGAAAAATCTATCTCAGCTTGTCGTGGTCTTTCCATATCTACACGACGATCATTCATCAACGCCTGATATCTATGATCAAATTCATCTGGATTCCGTTGCGTATGTGGATTGTTGAAGGGAACGTTTTTTTGTGGAAGGGGTTCAATTATTTTTGGGGGCTCATTGGTGATAGAATAATTTTCCCAAGGAGATGCATATACGTTGCTATGGCTATCTGCGCCCATGAAACCAGTATCATTAATGCGCATATTCAATTCTTCATTATCTTCTTCATCATAATCCTTGACCGTTTTAGCATGTGGCCTACTTTGGACATGACAGTTGCGTTCCCCATAGACCTCCAAATCTCTCTTGATCTGCTCCTTTCCCACATGCTTTCTTCGATTGATGTGCAAACCTGGATTTTTAGAAACAATGTATCTGATTATATCATCAACACAAATTTTATTGAGATAATACACAAATTCCTTTAACTCTTCTTTATTTTTGGGCGAACGGGATAATTTGCGTATGTTTTGTTTCATGTTTTGCACGATCATGGCGATACATTTTGGCCGATGTTTTTCTGTTAGTTTTACATCTTCGTATATCGTATCAATTAATGATTTGATATTTTTTTCGTTCATGCATACAGAGTACAATATATTCATAGCATTATCTGTCTGTTTTTTTTCGGGCTCGTCTTGTTGTCGGGTACGTTCATTTGATGAAGATCGGTGACTTGATGAACGGCTCTGAGTTGAATTTGCAGGGATTCTCGTCTTGGGATCTGTATTCCGAGTGTTTTTTTTATCCATATATGTATAATGATACTAAACGTATTTTTTATACATTTTAATCCTATCTAAATTATAATATGGAAAAAATATCCGCGTTAATTGATTCGTTATTACATGAATACGATACAAACACGTCTACAATTCTAGGCAGAATAGATAACAAAAATATCATCATATTCATTGTCATCTTCATAGTTTGTCTATTTTTTGTGCGTTTCTTTGAAATCAGCTTGACGATCATTTTCTTCATCATTATCGCTGCAATCATATCATATTTGGTATATTCAAAAAATCAAATCAACGACATATCAACAGAAGAAGATTTAAAAATCAAATTGGAATTGATAAATCCTCGACCTAAACGAATAGATAATCATCCACCACTAGTTGATTTTTTATTCAGCATCAAAGATTTTTATTACGTCAATCCGACAGCTTTCTACAATATTGTCCAAAACGTTGATAACTTTATACAGCTGTATGACGAAATAATAAATGATCAGTTAATATATTGCGTCCAAAACTTACAAGTTGCGATAGAGTTTTCACGTAACGCCCAAAACAATTTGCAATCAATAATCTACAATCTTGATGTCGATAAAAGAATGACCAAAAAATTTCATCAGTCGTTAAAAGAATTTCATTTGATATTGCGCCAATATGTTGTTAGGATGATTTCTAAATGCAATAGTCATTTTAACCCCACTGATATTAATAATTCGACGATGTACTATCAAGAATATGGACCCCATGCCATTAATTATTATTCTATGGGCACATATGATCAATATAGCAAATATAGAAAAGCTACAACTTTCTCTTTTTATTAATTCTAAATAATCATTTAATCACTATTTAGAATTATGATAACGGCAACTGTCGCGAAGATGGGTGCAAGGAGTGCCTCGTTTGGTTTTATTCCATTCTTCGCTAGCTTTTTTAAAATCAATCTGGACAATATCTGTATTTTTTCTAACTTGTTCAAGACTCATGACCGATTTAGGATCCACTTGTGACTTGCCAGAATTAGGTTTGCTTGGTATCTTTGGTTTTCCCACCATGTCTCTCCGCAAAAACAATTTTTATCTTTCTATACTATTTTTGTGTCGATGCACGCTTTTTTCCACCATGTCTCTCCGCAAAAGTGATAAAAGCGATTTTTCTCTTTCTACACGATTTTTATGTTGATGTATGATTTCGATCCGACGTAACTGGTTATTACATGAACGAGATGGTGATTGATTTAGGTCACAATCAACAATAACTTCCTCTAAACTTACAGAACAGACTGGAATTTGCAGTAAGGTGATTCAATACCGATCTCCATGTGTGTTTATATGTAATCTATCTCGATGAAAATACCAACGATTAAACTATTCAATTTCTTTATCCTATTATAATTCAATGGATCTAATTCACTATGCAAACGTATTTTGACATCATTACACGATATATTAATAGTGCGTTTATTTTACAGAACCTTTTTCTCGCCCATAAAAATTTGTCTTACGATAAAAAATTCAATTTTTTTTTATCATAAGATCTTACAATTAATAAGTTGTCCGATTGTTTCCGGTAATTTTGTAATTTTATTATTAGACAACGATAAGTGTCGTAAATTACTAAGTTGTCCTATTGTTTCTGATAATTCTGTAATTTGATTATTACGCAACCATAATTCTTGCAAATTAACAAGTTGTCCTATTGTTCCTGGTAATTTTGTAATTTGATTATGAGATAATGATAATATTTGTAAATTACTAAGTTGTCTTATTGTTTCCGGTAGTTCTGTAATTTGATTATTAGACAACCATAATTCTTGCAAATTAACAAGTTGTCCTATTATTTCCGGTAATTTTATAATTTGATTATCACGCAACGATAAGTGTCGCAAATTACTAAGTTGTCCTATTGTTTCTGGTAATTCTGTAATCTTATTATTATGCAACCATAATTTTTGCAAATTAACAAGTTGTCCTATCATTTTTGGCAACTTAATAATATTTCTCGATTGAATATCTAACACGTTTGTAGAAAAAAAATTGAATAAATTAAGGTCTGTATATTTTTTTATAAAACCGTCTAATTCATAACAAGCCACATACATTTGTTTGAATGAGCCTTTATAAAAAAGGTTCGCTAGGATGTTCTCATAGTCTTTTATTAATCTCGCATATTGTAAATCGCATATATGATTTATAAGTCTATTAATAGTTGAACATCTCACGATATCGTTTAATGATAATTCATTGAATATTTGGTATAATATATCATTTTGGTCCATTTGCTCTTTCTTGATAGAATATTTGTCTTACAATAAAAAATTCAATTTTTTATTGTATGATCTTACAATTAATAAGTTGTCCTATTGTTTCCGGTAATTTTGTAATTTGATTATCACGCAACGATAAGCGTCGCAAATTACTAAGTTGTCCTATTGTTTCTGGTAACTCTGTAATCTTATTATTATGCAACCATAATTCTTGCAAATTGCTAAGTTGTCCTATTGTTTCTGGTAATTTTGTAATCTTATTATAATGCAACCATATTTTTTGCAAATTAACAAGTTGTCCTATTGTTTCTGGTAATTTTGTAATCTTATTATTATACAACCATATTTTTTGCAAATTAACAAGTTGTCCTATTGTTTCTGGTAATTCTGTAATTTGATTGTTAAACAACCATAATTGTTGCAAATTAACAAGTTGTCCGATTATTTCTGGTAATTCTGTAATTTGATTATTATACAACGATAATTCTTTCAAATTAACAAGTTGTCCTATTATTTCCGGTAATTTTGTAATTTGATTTTGAGCCAACGATAATTTTTTCAAATTAACAAGTTGTCCTATTGTTTCTGGTAATTTTGTAATTTGATTACGATACAATGATAATTCTTGCAAATTACTAAGTTGTCCTATCATTTTTGGCAACTTAATAATATTTCTCGATTGAATATCTAATACGTTCGTAGAAAAAAATTTGAATAAATCAAGATCAGAATATTTTTTTATAAAACCGTCTAATTCATAACAATCTACGTACGTTTGTTTGTATGAGCTTTTGTAAAAAAGATTTGCCTGGATGTTCTCGTAGTCTTTTATTAATCTCGCATATTGTAAATCACATATATGATTTATAAGTCTATTGACAGTTGAACATCGCACGATATCGTTTAATGATAATTCATTGAATATTTGGTATAATATATCACTTTGGTCCATTTGCTCTTTCTTAATAGAATATTTGTCTTACGATAAAAAATTCAATTTTTTATTGTATGATCTTACAATTAATAAGTTGTCCTATTGTTTCTGGTAATTTTGTAATTTTATTATCAGACAACGATAAGTATCGCAAATTAACAAGTTGTCCTATTGTTTCCGGTAATTCTGTAATTTTATTATTATGCAACGATAATTCTTGCAAATTAACAAGTTGTTCTATTGTTTCTGGTAATTTTATTATTTTATTGTTACCCAATGATAATTCTCGCAAATTAACAAGTTGTCCTATTGTTTCCGGTAATTTTGTAATTTGATTATTAGACAACGATAAGTATCGCAAATTATCAAGTTGTCCTATTGTTTCCGGTAATTTTGTAATTTGATTATTATACAATGATAAGTGTCGCAAATTACTAAGTTGTCCTATTGTTTTTGGTAATTTTGTAATTTGATTATTAGACAAGTATAATTCTTGCAAATTAACAAGTTGTCCTATCATTTTTGGCAACTTAATAATATTTCTCGATCGAATATCTAATACGTTCCTAGAAAAAAAATTCAATAAATTAAGATCTGAATATTTTTTTATAAAACCGTCTAATTCATAACAAGCTACATACATTTGTTTGTATGAGTTTTTGTAAAAAAGATTCGCTAAGATGTTCTCATAGTCTTTTATTAATCTCGCATATTGTAAATCACATATATGATTTATAAGTCTATTAACAGTTGAACATCTTACAATATCGTTTAATGATAATTCATTGAATATTTCGTACACTATATCACTTTGGTCCATTTTGCCCTTTCTTAATAGAATATTTGTCTTATAATAAAAAATTCAATTTTTTATTGTATGATCGTATAATTAATAAGTTGTCCTATTGTTTCTGGTAATTTTGTAATTTGATTATTAGACAAATATAATTCTTGCAAATTAACAAGTTGTCCTATTGTTTCCGGTAAATTTGTAATTTTATTATGGGACAACGATAAGTGCCGCAAATTACTAAGTTGTCCTATTGTTTCTGGTAATTCTGTAATTTTTATTATAACACAATGATAAAAATTGCAAATTACTAAGTTGTCCTATTGTTTTCGGTAATTTTGTAATTTGATTATTAAACAACTTTAAGTATCGTAAATTACTAAGTTGTCCTATTGTTTCTGGTAATTCTGTTATTTTATTGTTATCTAACCCTAATTCTTGCAAATTGCTAAGTTGTCCTATTGCTTCCGGTAATTTTGTAATTTTATTATTAGACAACGATAAGTGTCGCAAATTACTAAGTTGTCCTATTGGTTCTGGTAATTCTATAATTTGATTATTAAACAACGATAATTCTTGCAAATTACTAAGTTGTCCTATTGTTCCTGGTAACTTATTAATACTCTTATGATCAAGAATTAATTTGTTCGCAGAAAAAAAATTGAATAAATTAAGATTAGAATATTTATTAACAAACCGTTCTAATTCATAACAAACTACATACATTTGTTTGTATGAGTTTTTGTAAAAAAAATTTGCCGGGATGTTCTCATAGTCGTTTATAAATCTCCCATATTGTAAATCGCATATATGATTTATAAGTTTATTAACCGTCGAACATCTTACAATATCGTTTAATGATAATTCGTTGAATATTTCGTATACTATATCACTTTGGTCCATTTTGTTCTTTCTTAATAGAATATTTGTCTTACGATAAAAAATTCAATTTTTTATTGTATGATCTTACAATTAATGAGTTGTCCTATTATTTCTGGCAATTCTGTAATTTGATTATTGGACAACTGTAATTTTTGCAAATTACTAAGTTGTCCTACTGTTTCTGGTAATTCCGTTATTTGATTATTATCCAACCATAATTCTTGCAAATTACTAAGTTGTCCTATTTCCGGTAAATTTGTAATTTTATTATGGGACAACGATAAGTGTCGCAAATTCCTAAGTTGTCCTATTGTTTCCGGTAATTCTGTAATTTTATTATTATGCAACGATAATTCTTGCAAATTACTAAGTTGTCCTATTGTTTCTGGTAATTCTGTAATTTTATTATCAGACAACGATAAGTATCGCAAATTAACAAGTTGTCCTATTGTTTCCGGTAATTCGGTAATTTGATTCCTATACAACCATAATTTTTGCAAATTAACGAGTTGTCCTATTGTTTCTGGTAATTTTGTAATTTGGTTATCAGACAACGATAATTGTTTCAAATTAACAAGTTGTCCTATCGTTTCTGGTAATTTTGTAATTTGATTACGACACAATGATAAAATTTGCAAATTACTAAGTTGTCCTATTGTTTCTGGTAATTTTGTAATCTTATCATTATGCAACCATATTTTTTGCAAATTAACAAGTTGTCCTATCATTTTTGGCAATTTAATAATATTTCTCAATTGAATATCTAATACGTCCGCAAAAAAAAAATTGAATAAACTAAGGTCTATATATTTTTTTATAAAACCTTCTAATTCATAACAATCTACATACATTTGTTTGTATGAGCTTTTATAAAAAAGGTTCACTAGGATGTTCTCATAGTTATTTATTAATCTCGCATATTGTAAGTCGCATATATGATTTATAAGTCTATTAACAGTTGAACATCTCACAATATCGTTCAACGATAATTCATTGAATATTTGGTATACTATATCACGTTGGTCCATTTTGCCCTTTCTTAATAGAATATTTGTCTTACGATAAAAAATTCAATTTTTTATTGTATGATCTTACAATTAATAAGTTGTTCTATTGTTTCTGGTAATTCTGTTATTTGATCGTAATACAACCATAATATTTGCAAATTAACAAATGTCCTATTATTTCCGGTAATTCTATAATTTGATTATTATGCAACCACAATGTTCGCAAATTAATAATTCGACGATATACTATCAGGAATATGGTCCGTATGCGGTTAATTATTATTCTATGGGCATATATGAACAGTATAACAACGATAGAAAAGCTACGACGTTCTCTTTTTATTAATTCTGAATAAAGATATTATCATTGTTCAGAATTATCATGGTATCGGCAACAATCGCGGAGACGACAGCATGGTGTCCCACGTTGAGTAGGCTTGCCACACAAATAATGCATGTTTTGTCCGATCTTGACTTTATTTTTCCGCCATTCCTCGCTGGCTTTTTCAAAATTAATCAGAACTGATCTATTGATTTTTCTGATTCGTTCGTGTGACTTTTCAGAATTATCATGATATCGGCAATTAGCACGAAGATGAATACATGGTGTTCCTCGATTGGTGGGTCTGCCACAAATTTCTTCATCGTGCGAATTATGATATCGACAATTAATACGACGGCGGATGCACGGCGTCCCTCGGCGTGTAGGCTTACCACATAAGATATCATCTTTTTCAAGATCAATTATATCTGCTCTACTGTTTTTTCTGATTTGTTCGAGTTCCATTACTGATTGGCGGTCCACGTGTGGCTTCACGGGTCTTATTTTAATTTCTGGTTTTTTTATCATGTCTTTTCCCAAAAATGAATACATAATTTCACGTTGATGCAACAGATTATTACATGGATGAGTCGGCAATTGATTGAGATCGCATTCGATATCAAAATCCTCTAGGTTTGACAGACAAACTGGGATAGCAACAATATATGGCAAATCAATACCGATCTCCTCAACAATCTCCATACGTACGTTTATATACGATCTCTCTCAATGGGGATGCCAAACATTAAACTATTCAATTTTTTTATCCTATTATAATTCAACATGGACCTAGTTCACAATGCGGACGTATTTGATATTATCATGCAATATATTGATAGTACGCAAACTTTACAAAACCTTTTTCTCGCCCATAAAATCTTTCAGCTTTACATTTCCAAATTAGATAGCATCAAAGTTTGTGACGAATATTATTTCATCATAAATGCAATCATCTTTTCACATTGCAAAAATCTTAAAAAAATAACATATCAAAATGATGACGAGAAAGATCATAAATTATTTCAAGATATCAAAGTATTCAATTCCATACCATCGAATGTAATAATAACGAGCCTGGAATTTGTAAATATCGAGTGTGATGGATTGTTTATTTTGCATACACATCGAATTAAGAATATCACTCATCTTACGCTAAATAAATGTCATTTGGGCAAAGGCATATCTTGGTATCGCGAAATCATAAATCCATGCATAACCAATAATGTTACTTCTGTTTGTCTATGTAACATGGAATTAGAGATTATTATGTTCATTAACGCAACAATACAGTCAAAAATAACAAAACTAAAAATAGAAAATGTAATATGCGCCCGTAGACCCCAACTACATTGTATTTCTGAAATGTATAAACGCTGGGAAGCATATTCATTACCTCTTCATCCATACAAGTCCATAAAATCTTTAGAAATAACTCGCTGCAATATGGATAAAATCAATAGTGTTTTTCCAACTATACTAAACTATTTACAAAAGTGTAAATCTATCACTGATCTTATTTTTACCTACAATAATCAAAATATTAATATTGATGAAAAAATATTTCCAACGTCATTGGAACGTTTGGATTTGCGGGGTAACAACGTAGATGGTAAAAACGAGTTTATAAAAATTGAAAAATAGACATGTACGAAAGTCCATATTATTTTGGTATATATTATTCCAAATGGATGATTCAGTTGAAAGAGTCCAAAAATACATCGCATCTGCACGAGCAAATTCATCTCTCTCGCAAACCACGCTGCAAGAACTGACAGAATTACACAACAATCTCAATTCCACAAATATCGCATCCACTCGTAAAATGGTCGACAAACTACTTGCCATTAACATCCTTCGGCCGTCAGATTACGATATGATAATAGCGAACAACCAAATAAAATCGGGTTGTACGACTATCGCTATAGCATTATTCGCTACTATATCTTTATTAATTTGCATGACAATAAGCGATAAAAAAATTGATTGGATGATCATGTATATTATTTTGACTGTATGCACAATTAGTTGTTTTTTTGGCGTCTGCGATTATATTTCTGGGACGGAGATGATAAATCGTGACAAGATAAAATGCAGTGGTTAATGATATTTAATAATATTATTAACCAAAAATTATTATGTTCTGTTATTAGACGCAATTCTCAAAAGTGATAGATTTACTGGTAAGGTAGAAATATTGTGATAGTCGTGTCCCTATCGGAACTCCTGAAAACAACGTAGATTTGACAACTTGGATCACAAACTAATCAACATCTCAAACAGGTTAATCTCATTCCGAATACAAAGATTTTTTGCTGTGTTCCCTCGAATTCTCGAGAACAGCTTCAATCGAAAAAAATTGATAAATAAACTCTCTATTCATATTATATTAAAATGATTAATATAATATGAATCTTCATAAAAAGGAATCCGATAACACTAAAAATATCCCAATACTTGTTTGTAAATCTAGAGTTACAGGCAGGATCATTTCTACAGATCCAGGAGATATGTGTCGACCACAATTTTTCTTTTTCGGTAAATTAGTACCTAAATATGATTGTGGTGATGAATTAAATATTCATGAGTGCTTCATGTTATCCAAGAATGATCTTGCTAAATTTAAAAATACGACGTCGGATGAATAAAAAATTGAAAAAATAATTTATTGCTCATCATATCATATAATGAGCAACAAATGAGTAAGCAAAAGAAAGAGGACGATAAATTTTTTCAATTGCATCCCAAATCCAAATCGAAGAAACCAGAAATTGATACAAATGATGTTCAAAACCGACCTGTAGTAGTATGCACACCAACTATCACAGATAGGAGGACGTGGTATCATGAAATATCTTATGACGAATGTATGGAATATCTAAAGTATAAAACTTTGCCTAGAAATGCGTGTTCTTCTAAAACATGTATTGTTGAATGTATGTTTCTGTCCGAAAACGAAATAATTGACATTTGCAGAAACAATATTATGTGATTTTTAGTCTATCATAATAAATATTGATTTACTATAATGGATGTCAAAGATATTGTTAGTACTATTACGGCTTTTTTGCCTGATAAAGAACTTAATATTTGTTCCGGTGTCAATAGACTATTTTATGAAATATGCAAGATCAAATATGAACGATATTTATTAGCCGAATATTATGATTTGTACCAAAAATATGTTGCCGAAAAAATAGAAACTCAAAGGGATATATATTACAAATTTTACTGTGTCGATTCATTACGGAAACAATTGGCTCCTCCTAGATCGATATATTACAAATATGAAAACATACCTCTTATCAAATTCTTTTATCTAAAAAAATTATGTGCTAATCATCATGAGATATCTGTATTACCTATTTCGTTCGCCTTTCTAACCTCTTTGCAAATCTTAAATCTTGACAGCAACCAAATCGAAATACTTCCAAAATTTATTGGTGACCTACACAATCTTAGATCGTTATCGCTAGTAAATAATCATATTCAAAAAATTCCTGCTTCTATCAGCAAATTGACAAATCTGCGCGAGTTGTTATTAAAGCGTAATTGTATTAGGTATTTTCCAGAATCTATGTCAACATTGACAAAATTAGAAAAAATAACGCTATCAGATAATTACATTACTGACATTCCTTATGCCTCTTTTTTAAAAAAAACGAAAATAAATTTATGCAACAACGAATTTGTGACGATTCCGATACAATTGAGTAGTTTTTTAGATTTACAGGTGCTAAATCTACGTAAAAATAAAATAAAAAGGATTCCATCTTTCATCAAAAAAATGGTCAATTTAAGAATATTGAACTTGCGCGACAACGAGATTAATCGTATAACATATCATATTGGAGCTCTTACTAATCTTGAGAAATTGTATTTGAACGATAACCTGATCGCAAATTTACCTGAATCGATAGGTTATCTTAATAATTTAGAACTATTATTTTTGGATAATAACTACCTCACCAAATTGCCTAAATCAATGACTCAACTTATTAACTTAAAAATGATAAGTTTGCATAACAACGACATTAAAAATTTACCAAAATTGCCATTATTACGCAATGAATCTCGTTATCTTGGGATAAATATGTGACAAATTTTATTATCTCAAAATTGTATATAGATGAAAGTATTGACATATAACATATCGTGGGAATCAATGACAGGAAGAAGGACAGATTGGCCATTTTGTAATAATAATAATGATCCATCAAATTCTAGACATTATATGCATTGTGTCGAAAATATCGCAACAATGATAGATAACAATGGACCATATGATTTTATAGGACTACAAGAATCTGCAAATTATAAGTTATTGATTAAGCAATCTGCGACGTTGCAAACCATGAAATTCAAGGCACACAAATCAGGACCGGAAGATATGGTATCTTTTTGGGATCCTATCAAGCATACGTTAGTCGATAGTGTGAGCGGGCAATTTCAGTCGGGTAGACCTTGGTCCGCATTATTTTTTGAGGATAATATCTGCTTTCTAAATGTTCATGCAGGCCATTACAATTTTATTGATTTAACGCGACATTTGCTAAAAGTAGTAATGTTGCTTGAAAAACATGTTGAAAAAAGTAAAAAAGTAAAGCCTGATTTTAGAATCATTATGGCAGGGGATTTTAATAATATTATCAATAAAGACTACACAAGAATAGTTTTGTCGAGTAAGAAATTTTATCTCAATCCAACACGATTTACTACTTTCAGCAGAATGTCCCCTCGCAGAAAAATTCATTTTGATCATATAATCGACACCAAAGCTACACCTACACAAATATATCTACCAATAACTGCCAAATTAACATCTGATCATTTACCCGTCATTGCATTATTAGAAGCTTAATCTAATTCTTTAGCTGTATCTACTAAATTATTTATTATTAGATACAAAACAAATATGCCTATCAAATAGATGCCGAGATAAAATATTCGATTGCCTTTTAATAGGATTTCTGAATTAAGAGGTTGTGTGCGTAGATCTTTTGCAATTTCGAATGGCGTATTTTTGAGATTTATCAAATGATCACCCAAAGATAATTCGAGCAAATCTGGATTACTAATTTGCAACGCATTTAACTCTTCTAGCCTCTTCTTTTCGATTTCGTTGTAGTAATTCATTCGTTTTAGTTGTTCGTCACGATAAGTCTTATTGAACAGCGCAAGATTAAATTCACCGCTACTTGTAAAAAAATCTAGCGGATTGTATGTCATGTTTTCATATTTCCAAAATTGATCTGGCAAATCTCGATAAATATCAGTAACTTGTTCATCTGAATCCACTAATTTTTGTAACTCTTGTGCTTGATAAGTTGTTGTTCTAATATCACCCATTATAACATTGATTGATAAAAAAATTGATAAATAAATTCAATATATAAAAACTTGTTTATAATATAATATACTAACTAAAGATGTTATTTTACATAAAATGTCCGTCATGTAGTCGATTTATAAGCCAAAATTTAGATAAATATTTTGCAGATTTGAATAATATTCGAGATGATCCTTCTCTTTCCAAAACAGAAAAAGAAGAAAAATCATCCAAATTATTAGATAAATATGGTTTTACAATGATATGTTGTAGAATAAGAATATTGGGATTGATTCCATATCATGAAGTAATCAACACTTAATTGAATAGATTTAGTAAATTTATTCAACTAATACAATAAAAATTGATTTTTGATTCGATAGATCATCACATAAATTAGGTGATGTTCATTTCAAAGATGTCCTATCATGTTACATGCCCATCATGCAATTATGTATCAAAGGTAAGCTTAGATCTATTTGTTATCGAATTTGGTAAGGTTGCTGCGGATCCCAATCTTGCAAATTCACAAAAGCTACAAATCCTGTTCACCATGTTTGGTAGATGTGGTTATCATAACGTATGTTGTAGAAATAACATCATGGATTTATTTTGGAATAAAATTGAATAAATTTTATTAAACTTATTCAATTAATTTTTTAGTAACAAGATGATACGCTGCGAATCCGAGCAAGACACATATCACTGATAATATCCATTCTTGGTTGAATGATCTGCCTTGTAAAAATCTTGCGGCGACCAAAAACACTCCAAATTTTAACCAATCATCAACTATTGGTTGAACTCGTGGCGATAATTTGTCAGTTGGTACGAATGGATGAACTAACACTTGATAAACTGCAAAGGCTACTAAAATAATTGCAGATGAATTCAACCATTCCATACTAAATAGTTCCTCATCTCCAAATGCAACATCTAAAACATGCGATGAAACAAGTACTGTACCAAACATCAAAGTATCACTTGCTACATTTTGTAATACTGGATGTTCTAAATTTATTGGTATGTACGGTTTAATTACCATGTAGTATACAGTGAAACCAATTAGAATAAATAATAATATTTTTAACGAATTTGTATCAAACAGTTCTGCATTTTCATCATCCAAAAAGTAATATGTACCTAATCGGAATATCAATGCAACCGTACCGTATTTTAGCCATGCATCTAACGTTTCTTTAACTCTTGAATCCATATTTGATGGATTTATAACAGTTGCTATATTTTCTGGGATTCCTAAACTCATTATCTATATTCTATGTTAAGAAAATATGTCTGTTTTGCTTTAACAAACTATATCATTTTTTACGTTTTCGTTACTTGTGTAGACGAGTTTTGGTCCATCAGTTGTGCACTTGTATGAATCGATTATAATCTGTCCCTTATGCACCTTTTCATGGCAAGGACGACATAAAATTACTAAATTATACAACCCGTTCTTTGTGAGATGCGGTTTTTCGATGATCTTATTATCTTTGCAACAGTTCTTTTGAAAGTTAATGTGATGCGTTTCTAATTCTTTGTGATTTATTTGTGTTGGTTTATATGAACAAAGAGCACATTTTGTAACTATCAATTTAGCATTCCATTTAGATTGTTTTGTTGGAAAATCAAACGTTTCAATATTTAACAAACGATTCTTAATTATTTCTGCAGTGTTTATAAACTCAGGATTGTTGATCATGTATTTAGCGACCATGACACCATAAATACTTGGTCCTGTTCCCGGGGTTAATTTTCTTTCAAACACTAATCTGTTATTTTTTGTATCCATATCTACTTTCAAATGAAACAGTCGTAAATTTGTCAGAGCTTTAACCTCTTCGATTTCTTTTAGTTCATGCAAGTGGCTTGAGAAGATGAATGTAGCGTTGGATTTACTTAGTGTAATAAGAGTGCTGGAGACAAGAGAAATGGCACTGGTAATCTCTGTACCGCGGCAAACTTCATCACCGATTACAAGAGTATTCTCGCCATTATTCTGGACTCGTTTCAAGATAGAATCGATCTCTGTCATTTCTAAGACAAAACTGGATAGTCCTTTCAGCATATTATCATTGGCATTAATTCTTGCATAGATTGCCATGTAAGGTTCATATGTAAACGATTTTGCAGGGACATAGTATCCTATTTGTGCAAGAATTACTGCTAGGCCGACTGACTTCATTGTTGAGCTCTTGCCAGCGAAATTGATTGCATAAATAAGCATACCATTTTTATTATCTCTCGCACCAAGTTCAATATCATTTGGTATATACTCTGTCTCTTCACACAATCTCTCTATAATTGGATGACGTAGCTGTTGCGCGTCGATGTAACTTGGCTGTGGATTCTCTAAATCGACAATCGTTGGTCGACAATAATAGTACTTATCAGCAACTGCAGCACCAGATACTACAAAATCTAATTCTGCTATAAAATTTGTCACATCTCTTAACGTACTTTCATTTTTAACGTAATAATCCATAACCGAATCTCTAAATGTTGCTTTTAATATTTCGGTCATTCTATCATATTGCGTCTGTAATCCTCTAGTATGATCGACAATAGTAGAAATAGAAATCTTAGTAGTTGTTTTCAAATATTTATATTCGACATCAGATGCATTAATGACAATAGTTTCACCATCTACTTCTATCTTTAACTTTTTCTTGTTAATGTGACGTTTGATGATCTCACCATTAATTCGCGTGACGGTGAAGTATGATGATTTATCTTCTGCTTTTTTAATACTAACTATTTTTTTGGTAAATGCGGATGGTTTTCGCTGTGAATTAACCCAATCAGTAAAGATCGATGCAATTTTATCCACCAAAACAGCGCCGCATTTTATCTTTGATTGAATACCATCTATTTCAGCATATACTCCTGGTGCGAAAAATGATTTTTTAGCATCGATGTAATGATTATTTCCATATTTTGGGAAATCGTCTAAGATGTAATCTTTACTATATTTCTTCCGATATTTGTTAAATTTTTCAACAGTTTCATCTGAAATAAGGCTAGCAATGGTTGGTTTTGTAGATACTAATTCGGCAATCTTAACGACTGAATTGTAATACTTGTTTAATCGATAGAATTCTCCGGGCGAGATGGTTCCATTTGCCATTTTACGATGCATTCGTTCCATGTCATTAATGTTCTTCAATTCATCAGCAACTTTTTCATAAAACTTTTTTTTCAACAACTCATTAATCATCGTATATTTCTCATTGATCTTCTTCTTGTTTTTTTGCGAGTAGGGATTTGTTAAATTAGATTTCAATAGTCTCTTACCCATAGGCGTCGATGTTTTGTTCACAACATCATACAATGACTCTATTTTTTTGTTGTACGATTCCAAATTATTAGAATCAATAACATTTAATTGTCCCACCGCATCATTACCCAATATCAAATGTTCATCATAAATGTAGATATTTGGAGCACTAATATTTGTTAATAAATTAATGTTGCGTTTAGACAAAAATCGCAACATAATAATCAATGATATTATGACATAAGAATACCTTTCCAAATTTAGAATCTCAATCGGTGATTTTTTGTTACTAAGATTCATTTGTAAATTCATATGATAAATCTTAGAAAAATATGTATTTTGATAATTCACTTTGAACATCTTTTCTGATAATAATGACAACTTACTTGTATCTTTATTATCATGATAAATGCAAAATTCATATTTAGGGATAGAATCAAGTTCTAAATAGGATTTTATTGATGCTATTTTATTTTTATCGATCGTTATGGGTTGGTAGTAAACGATACATTCTGTTGGTTTGAAAATTTTGAAGATTCTGGACAATTCATCTAAACCAAATTTTTGATCGTTAGGTTTGCTGTAGAATTCATGGACACTATTTTTGCCAGTGACGTTGTCTAAAATTGTTAATCCAATCGCTAACAAAGTATCCGTGGTTTTAAGTTGCGCTTCTTCTACAATATATGCTGATATTACATAATTAGCATTGTTGTTTGCACTATCAGATATAAATGTTCCAATAGAATATATTCCTGATAATACTCTTTCTTTTTCGCCTCTAACTTCATCGAACAATACGACGATGTAGCCTTCTTGGGTTAGATATTTTAAATTCTTTGCTGCTTTGACAACGGGAAATCCTAGCATATTGGGATTCTTGATATCTGGTGGTTTATCAGTGTTTTTATCGGCCCGCGTCAATTCTGTTTTCAATATTTCTGAGATCTTTTCTAAATCAAATCCTTCAGTTGTTGTACTGTAAGCTTCATAAAAAGTCCCTTTCTGAATGAAAACGATTGTTTTATCACCATATATTTTGGTATAATTTTTTTGATGTTTCAAACAAGTGGTTACGAAAGCCATTTAATAATCTTTGATATTTAATTTTTAAGTTAACATTAACTTTTTTTAAAATTAATGTTAGCTATACCTATTTTTGAGCTTCATAGATTGTCGAGATGATTAGTTTTTTGAGCTTATGGGCTAATAAATCGACAAGTGTATCACTATTATTGAATAAATCATACCATTTGATGCGTGTAGTAGCAACATATTCCCGCAAAACTTTTTCTACAAATCTACGGCTAACGAAATATTTTTCGATGTATTTGAAGACATATTTGCTATCTTCCGATGAAATATTTGATTTTGAAACATTATCTGGATCTGATATCAATTGAACTTTTCCTTCATCGCCAGATTTTTTGACTTGGAAATATTTCAATAACTTTCTGTAAATAGGTTTCTTGTACAACCACTTTTCAGTCAAGCGAGTATAAAAATGATCAATAACTCTGGCCTGATACATGCGATCATCGTTTAATAAATCGACTTCGCTGTAAAATGGATTAGTAAATGCTGGGTTAAATAAAAGGATTGGAACATCGATCGATTTAGTGATCGGATTCCTAACAATCCAATTTAAATCATCTAAATCTGCTCTTGATTTAATTATAAACGACGACATTATCTAAACTATATTATTTAAGGAGATTTAATTTATTTTGTTTTCAATAGATTTTATCAGTTGTTGATACATAAAATTTTTGATTTTTTTGTAATGTGTCTTGATATCTTCCATCATGCCAGCATATTTGTCAAGGTACATATTAATGACAGACGTAAAAAAATCATAACTCAGAAGATTGACATTTATTATCTCTTGAATCTTCTTATCATTCTGATCTCCTCGATCTTTATCAGTTAATCGATCGATTTGCAGGACATCACTATCGACGGATAGATTGAACGCATATTTTTTAGAAATCAAATCCATATAATCATTCATCCATAGTTTGATCGCTAAGTTGTAGTAATAATTCAAGACCGATGTTGTGATGTTATCTTTGTTTGTTCCAAAATATCGCCATGCACAATTATGAATTCGCTTGATCGTTAATGGGTTGTAGATATATTCGTTATCGAGGGAGAAGATGATGACATCGTCGAATGTTTTGAAATTGTAGATTTTGGTTAAGAAAAACTCGAGATTAAAATCATACGACAAGATATTTATCATATCGTTAGACATGTTCGTACATAAATCTTTGCGGGATTCGTTATCCATAACATATAATATACGAATAATAAAAACTATAAATGACAATTGTAGAATAAAAATCTTAACAATTAATATAAATTTCCAATGAGTCAGTCGGATTTAAATGTGCATGAACAAATAAAACAATATGTTAACGAGATTGCTCAACTCAAAGATCAATTTGATCATAGTGGTAATTTGGATGAAAAGAAAAATTATCTTGACAAGATCAGAGAATTACATGGTAAAACTAAATCATTTGTATTGAAACATGAAATTGAACGCATCAATGATTTCCAAAAAGATTACAAGTTGATCAGCAAAAATAACTGTCTCATCAGCTACATGGAATTATGTATCCGTAAATGCGAGAAAAAATTACGTGCAAATGGATCTGAGGAAACTTCTGAAGAAATTTTCGTACCACAAGAAGGTTCTAAGAAATATACGTTGCGTCCAAAAGGTGATTTGTATGAACTATCATTGAATATGCCAACCGAAACTCAAGGAGCCCCTATCAAAAAAAACGGTTTGCCATTTGATTCGCCATCAAGTACGCAATTTATGAACGAATTACGTGAAGTTAACAGTGCTACAAGTGACAACGAACTAAGTGTTATTGGTGAAAAGAAAGTGACACAAGCTGGAGGATTTGAACCTATTTTTACGCAAGATGACGAAACATTGTCGGGACAAGTTAATGCAGTTCAAACAGAAGAAGGAAATAATTTAGTGGATGAATATTTGCGTAATTTGAAAGATTTGATGCGTCAAAATGAGGTTGTGCATCATGAACCAACGTTGACCGATCAGATTAATAATTTAGAGACTGATGAGGCAAATGGGTTGGTGGAGGAATATGATAAAGGATTGAAGGGAATTAAGGAGTCAATGTACGATGTTAAAAAGCCGACACTGGTTCGTTTTTTCGCTTCTTGGTGCGGTTATTCACGTGAGTCAACTCCAGCCTGGAAAGAATTCGAAAAGAGTTCTACTATTCCTGGTTTACAGATTGTAGATTTAGATGTTGGTAACGATCCAATTAAGCAAAACCTTGCAAAATCTGTCGGCGTTTCAGGCTTTCCGACTATTTTGTTGTTTAAGGATGGCAAGATTTATAAATGTAACGAACGTGCTGCAAATGGGATTGAACTGTTTTGTAAAGAGCATATGAAAAAATAATATCAACTAATCAAAATATTTGATATTATTTAATTGATCCATATCAAATTATTTAATTAGTTGATATTATTTAACTTTTTGAAAACAATTACTAATATTTTAAACGGTTCGTCATTGTTAACAAAACGTTATAAAATTTTTTTATTGATACTCTCTCGATTATCATTAAACGTGTTAGATATCAATGCAATCGTGAATATAAAAAATATCTGTGTGGTAAATAATAAAGTCAAAATATGTCAAAAATATCTCATGAGAAATCGCTCGCATCGTTTTTTGAAGAAGTATTGTTAAATGAACGATCAATCGCACTGAGTTGGTCAAATAAAAACGTTGTAGGTGTTGGAGATATTTCAAAATGGTCAAAAGAAAATTACCTATTTAATTGTAATAAATGTAAACATAGTGTCGTAAGATCCCCTTATAGTTTGATGAAAAATCAAACGTGCCCTTATTGTAACGGACGTAAACTATGTGACAACGATCTTTGCGAATCTTGTGCGAAGAAGAGTTTTCTATCTAGTTCGAAAATAAAATGTTGGTCGTCGCAAAATACAGTTTCTGCTAGAAATGTAAGCATACGATCTGGAATAAAATATATATTCAATTGCGATAAATGTTCTCATAGTTTTGAAACATCGCCCGATAACATAGCGCACGGTTGGTGGTGTCCTTTTTGTGCAAATAAAAAGTTATGTGCTGATGAATCGTGTGAGATATGTAAACTTAAGAGTTTTGCATGTCATCCAATGTCCGAACACTGGTCTAGTAAAAATTTGCTCAATCCGAGACAAATTTTGAAATATACGCATGAAAAATATATATTCAATTGTGATAAATGTGGTCACTCTCCTATAATATCAATAATTTGTGTTACATTACAAAATCATTTTTGTCCCTATTGTGCAAATCAATCTTTATGTGACGATTTAAAATGTGAAACATGTATAGAAAAAACTTTTATAATGCATGATAAATCAAAATATTGGTCGGACGAAAATGATAAACTACCGTCCCAGGTTTTTAAAAATTCTAATATTAAATATAAATTTGATTGTCCCAATTGTAATCAAATATATATAGCAGCTCCATACCATGTTTCCAACGGGAAATGGTGTAAGTGTACGATTAATAAAACTGAAACAAAATTGAAACAATTTTTGAAACAAAAGTTTACGTACGATGTTAGGACACAACCAACGTTTAGTTGGTGCAAAAATATAAAATATTTACCATTTGATTTTTTGATCGAAAAATTCAAACTTTTCATAGAGATTGATGGTCGTCAACATTTTGTTCAAGTTAAAAACTGGGGTAATCCAGTTGAAACACAAAAAAGAGATATTTATAAAATGAAACAAGCAAATTTTCATGGTTATTCTGTGATAAGAATATTCCAAGAAGATGTATGGGGTAATAAAAATAATTGGGAAATGAACTTGTTGGATTGTATAAAAAAATATGATATTCCGGTCAATATATACATTGGTAATAAATATACATATCCGTACACTAAAATTGGATCGATATACAAACAGCGAGAAGATCTCGCGGATGAATCTGTCCTATGCGCAATTGAATTTATTGATGACATAATTAACAACGAATATTATCGCACCATATTTGATAATAACAAAATCGATCATTCGCAAACGCAGCAGTTCCAAAAAATGTTATTAAAAAATCCATATTTTCTCAAAACGTTAATATCGTTCATTCGACATATGTTCAAGAAAGGAAGTTGGAAAAAATAATATCAAATAATTTGATTAATTGATATTATGATTTTTCTACCTTCTTTATTTGGTATTTAAAAACATTTAAATCGCCATCATTGATCCCCGAAATATTTGACAATTTCTTATTAATATTCTCCATTATCTTCTTTTCATAGTCAACATTGGCGACAAAAATGATCTTCTGTAACACTGGCGATGTCGTTCCCGATCGATAAGCTCTTCCCAAAGCTTGTATCAAATCACTGGCTGAATCCGGGTAGTTTATCAATACTGCACGAGGGTAACTTCCAAGGGCCGAGAAATCGTTAAGATTCACACCAGTACCACCGCTTTTAACTTGACATATAATTATTCTCTCCTCATTCGATTGAAATTTTTCAATGTGGGTCATTCTTTCGGGCCCTTGACCGCCTCTTATTACGCACTTAATATTCAATTTAGCTTGCAAAAATTCGAGAGTCTTAATATAATTTACAAAAATAATCACCGATTTACCATCATCTAACAGCAAATTGGCTTGTTCAATGAATATTGGGCTTTTGCGCATCTCAATTTCTTGACGTAATTTTTGTATCCTTGCAAGCGAATTACGGCTCGTTTTTTGTTTGCTTCTAAGTTCTTCCATATGTTGTTTTATTTCGTGAAAAAGTTGCGAAATCTTTTCCGGACTATCCGCGATAAAACTCTGGCCATAAACTTGATTCTGCGGAAATTTATCACCCAATTCTTTAATCCTAATTCGACCCGTAAATCTCTTAATCTCTTCACGTATCATCATTGAATTAGCGTTACTTTTCGCCGTTTCATATGACGTCTTCTCGGCATAATCTCGCTTACGAACACTCAAATTTGGATATCGATGTGTAAGATTTTTAACATAGTAATTGTATTTCCTTGTGTCACTTATTTTACCAAATAAATAGCTTGGAATTTTCATATCTAGAGTCTTTTCATATATCGTTGCACTAACTAATAAAATTGGTATTTTAACATCCATCAATTGTTTTACTGATATTAATAATTTTCCGTTGTCTGAGTTAACGGATTTGCAACGATGAGCCTCGTCAAAAATAACCATCGCATCATCGGGTACTGTCCATTCATATATATTTTTTTTGATTCTATCAGGATCATAACCTTCTAACTTGACAAATGGCGAATCCATTCTATTAACAAACCTTGAATCTGTGTATGATTTTCCTGTACGTATAGTCTCGTAGTTAACTATTTCATATGGTTTGAGGTCAAAATATTCGCAAACAGATAACCAATTATAAATTAACGTTTTAGGACAAACAATGATCGGACGCTTGCCTAATTCAATGCAAATAGCGATTGCGATATATGTTTTGCCAGTTCCTGTATCTGAACTATCAAGCGCTATTCCATTTTCTAATATCATTGAGATCATGTTGATGATATGCTTTTTTTGGTAAGCTAATATTTTGCTATTGGTTCTATTTGATAGCACTTTTTTGGAATATATTTTGGGCGGTTCAGGGGCATCTTCTAATTGCTTGGATTGTTTATATATATCATCCAAAAATGAACTGACCGAGGATGTCATTTGATAATGTATGGTAACATATATTAATATCGTGGTTATTTTAGATCAATTTTATTGATACGATTGTGCAACATGTCCAATAGATCATTGAGAAAAGTTCGTGCAAAGTTGCTGGGATTTGTATACAAATTCAATGGCCATTGAAGATACATGCAAATATTTATGATTGGCTAGAGATTTACATGTCAATAGATCATTAAAGTCACACGCAAAGTTGCTGCCAAAATTTGTATATAAATTCAATAGATTGTTGAAGATACATGCAAAGTCACTGCCAAAGTTTGTAATTGGCTAGAGATTTGCATGTCAATTCAATAGATCATTGAAGTCGCATGCAAAGTCACTGCCAAAGTTTGTAATTGGCTAGAGATTTGCATGTCAATTCAATAGATCATTGAAGTCGCATGCAAAGTCACTGCCAAGATTTGTAATTGGCTAGAGATTTGCATGTCAATTCAATAGATCATTGAAGTCGCATGCAAAGTTGCTGCCAAGATTTGTAATTGGCTAGAGATTTGCATGTCAATTCAATAGATCATTGAAGTCGCATGCAAAGTTGCTGCCAAGATTTGTAATTGGCTAGAGATTTGCATATCAATTCAATAGATCATTGAAGTCGCATGCAAAGTTGCTGCCAAGATTTGTAATTGGCTGGAGATTTGCATGCCAATTCGATGGATCATTGAAGACACATGCAAAGTTACTGCCAAGATTTGCGATTGGCTGGAGATTTGCGTGCTAATTCAATAGATCATTGAAGTTACGTGCAAAGTCATTGCCAAGATTGCAATTGGCTGGAGATTTGCACGCTAATTCAATAGATCATTGAAGTCATATGTAAAGTCACTGCCAAGATTGCAATTAGCAGGAGATTTGCATGTCAATTCAATAGATCATCGAAGTTACATGCAAAGTCATTGCCAAGATTGTAATTGGCTGGAGATTTGCGCGCTAATTCAATAGATCGTTGAAGTCACATGCAAAGTCACTGCCAAGATTTGTAATTCGCTGGAGATTTGCATGCTAATTCAATAGATCGTTGAAGTCACATGCAAAGTCACTGCCAAGATTTGTAATTCGCTGGAGATTTGCATGTCGATTCAATAGATCATTGAAGTTGCGTGCAAAGTCACTGCCAAGATTTGCATGCTAATTCAACACGCAAAGTTACTGGCAAGATTTGTTATTGGCTGGAGATTTGCATACAAATTCAATGGATCATCGAAATTACATGTAATTTTGCTGCCAAGATTTGCGCGTCAATTCGGTAGATCATTGAAGACACACGCAAAGTCACTGCCAAGAATTAGATTTGTTGAAGAGTTGATTACATAAAATGTGCGCTATTAAAATAGATCGCAATGTTTCGATAATTCTACGCATTTGGCATTTTAATGATAATATATGATTCATATATTATCATTTCTTTTTTTTATTAATCCTAACCAAATGTATTACAGTCGGCGGAATATTTTTTTTGAACCTTCTACCAACAGTCAGATGTGTAACGGACGATGGCAAATGATCTAGCGACTGATTAAATCGGTTACCAAAAATGAGATGGGTCACTGATTGCGGAATTGATCCATCGACAGGTTGATTGAATACGTCGCCAAATTTTAAGTGTGTGACCGATTTAGAAAGATAATTTTTGAGTTGTTTGTTGAAACGTGTTCCAAACTCTATATGGGTAATTGAATCTGGAAGGGCTTCCTTGATCGATTGATTAAAGTCACTGCTCAAAATTAGATGAGAAAGAGATGCTGGGAGAGATTTCTCAATTGACTTGTTAAAGCGTATTCCCAAGTTCAGATATTTCATATTCATAAGATGTGAAAATTGAATTGGCTTATCAAAGTCTCTTCCAAATATCAAATGTGTGATGGATGTAGGAAGAGATGCAAAGAGACAATGATTAAAATATTCCCCAAATATTAAATGCGTCAGGTTTAGATTAATAAAGAATATTGGTCTATTGAAACGTTTTCCAAATTTTAAATATTTAACTGATCTTAACACATTCAATTGAATAAATTGATCGAATTTTTTTCCAAATTCCAAATGAGTAACATTTTGAGGGATACTAATCACGCCCCAATTGTATTCATCGTTAAACGTTAAATGCGTAACTGTTAAAGGAATCGTCCATGATGTTTTATTTCCATCAATTACTGGATTTGTTTCGTTAACAACGGCTGCAAGCGTAATATGTTTGATTTCTACATCTTTACCTGTAGTAGTTTGGAACACCGGAATATGATCATACACCGCAACGTGAACATATTTACATTTTAGTGGTAATATTTTGGCTTCACGCTGATAATTTGCGTTTAATGCAACATACATAAAATTATCAAAGAATGGCAAGGTTTTAATTTTATCAAAGCATGCCTCGTCAGCATAAGTAAAAATATATTTTAATTGGTCCATTTTTTTCGAAATCATAGAAATAGCGATCTTCTCTTTATCGCTAAAGTCTTTGCTTATTATCAAATATATGTCAGTGCACAATGAGAGCATGGTATTGTACTGTATTAGATTATGTATGCGCTAATCTTTCTTTTTTCAATTTTATCGGCTTCTTCGACTTTCACTAGCAGTCATTTATTTTGAACGAATCGATATTGGCACATTCAAAATCTCAATAAATCTCTTAACGTCACATTGACGCGTTCAAAATCAATGCGAATCTCCCGATATCGAGTTGGGTGAACCAATATTAGCATACTCAAAGTCTTGTCAATGCAAATCTTTTGTCGTCACATTGGATGAACCAATATTGGCATGTTCGAAGTCTTGTCGATGCAAATCTTTTGTCGTCACTTTGAATGGACCAATATTGGCATATTCAATGTCTTGTCGGTGCAAATCTCTCGTCATCACTTTGAACAGATCGATATTGGCACGTTCAAAGTCTTGTCGACGCAAATCTTTTGTCGTCACTTTGAATGGACCAATATTGGCACGTTCGAAGTCTTGTCATCACTTTGAATGGATCAACATTGGCACGTTTAAAGTCTTGTCAACGCAAATCTCTTGTCATCACTTTGAATGGACCAATATTGGCACGTTCGAAGTCTTGTCAACGCAAATCTCTCGTCGTCACTTGAATGGATCAACATTGGCACGTTTAAAGTCTTGTCAACGCAAATCTCTTGTCATCACTTTGAATGGACCAACATTGGCACGTTTAAAGTCTTGTCAACGCAAATCTCTGGTCGTCACTTTGAATAGATCAATATTGGCACATTCGAAGTCTTGTCAACACAAATCTCTTGTCATCACTTTGAATGAACCAATATTGGCACGTTTAAAGTCCTGTCAACGCAAATCTCTTGTCATCGCTTTGGATGAACCAATATTGGCGCGTTCAAAGTCTTGTCAACGCAAATCTCTCGTTGCCACTTTGAATAGATCAAAATTTGCACGTTTGAAGTCTTGTTAACGCAAATCTCACGTCATCACTTTCAATAGATCAATATTGGCACATTCGAAGTCTTGTCGAATGCAAATCTCTCGACGTTACTTTAGATAGACCGAATAATAATAAAATATGAATCATATTTTATTATTTTTTTCCACATTTATCGTTGAGTTACGCTTGAAGGAATAGTATTAAATCTTTTACCAACTGTTAAATGTATAACATATGGAGGGATTGATTAAATCTGTTGTCAGAAATCAAATGTGCCACCGACGCATCGAACATCGCTATCTTATCTTTATCATTGAGATTCTTACCTATAATCAAATGTATATCTGCGCATAATGATAGCATTTTAATTATATTTTTTATCAAAATATATCATCAATGCTCATCTTTTGCACGGTGATCTTCTTGCTCTTTTCTTCAACCTTCATTATATCATTTCGAACATTATTGGTTTCAACTTCTAATTTATCTAGCAAGAGTTTGTATTGCACATATTTTTCAATTAATTCTTTCATGCAATCGCTGTCATTGTTCATCTTTGCATCAATGTCAATTAATCCTTCAAGTATCTCGTCAATATTCATCTCATTTTGTGTCTTTGTCTTCTTTGGTTTCTTAAGCATGTTGCATAATTCATTATGTTCATCTTGCAAAGTATGTAATCTTCGGTTTGCTTTTTTATATGCACTCACTTTTTCAGTTGTTTTTTCACTGTCTTTGATGATAGAAATGTAACTATCTAGTTTTGCATCATTTATTTCGCAGTTCATCTTTGTTAATATATACAGACAAATTTTAAATAGCGATGTTGAATGAAATTTGTTTGATGTTACTTTGAATAAGTTTTATCGATGAAAATTTTCGCAAATCTTGATAACACTTTAATGGACCAACACTTGCGTGTTCAAAGTCTCGCCAACGCAAATCCCCGACATTGAATGGACCAACATTTGCGCGCTCAAAGCCTCGTCAATGCAAATCTCCACATATCTATTGACATCACGTTGAATAGACCAATATTAGACGTTCAAAGTCTCGTTAATGCAAATTTCAACAAATCTCTTGACATCACTTTGAATAGACCAATATTGGTACGTTCAAAATCTTGTAAATGAAACCTTTGCAAATCTTTTGACATTACTTTAGATGGACTGACATTTGCACTCTCAAAGTCTCGTCGATGCAAATTTCAACAAATCTCTTGACATCACGTTGAATAGATCAATATTTGTACGTTCAAAGTCGCGTCAAGAGAAATCTTAACAAATCTCTTGACATTACATTGAACGGACCAATATTGGCACATTCAAAGTCTCGTCGATGCAAATTTCAACAAATCTCTTTACATCACATTGGACGGACCAATATTAGCACATTCAAAGTCTCGTCGATGCAAATTTCAACAGACTTCTCGACACCACATTAAATGGATTAATATTTGCACATTCAAAATCTCGTCAATGTAAATCTCTTGACATCACATTGAATGGACTAATATTGAAGCGTTCAAAGTCTCGTCGATGCAAATTTCTTGACATTACATTGAATGGACCAATATTTGAGTGTTGAAAGTCTCGTCAATGCAAATCTCTTGATATCACGTTGAATGGACCAATATTTGCACGTTCAAAGTCTTGTCGGTGCAAATTTCAACAGATCTGTTGACATCACATTGAATGGATCAATATTTGCACATTCAAAGTCTTGTCGATGCAAATTTCATGACATCATCACATTGAACGGATCAATATTGGCACGTTCAAAGTCTCATCGATGCAAATTTCGACATATCTCTCGACATCACATCGAATAGACCAATATTGGCAGGTTCAAAGTTTTTGTCAACGCAAATTTCGACAGATCTCTTTACATCACATTGAATGGATCAATATTGTACGTTCAAAGTCTTGTCGATGCAAATTTCAACAGATCTCTTGACATCGCATTGAATGGGTCAATATTTGCACGTTCAAAGTCTTGTCGATGCAAATTTCAACAGATCTCTTGACATCACTTTAATGGACCAATATTGGCACATTCGAAGTCTCGTCAATGCGAATCTCTTGACATCACATTGAATAGATCAATATTTGCACGTTCAATGTCTTGTCGATGCAAATTTCAACAGATCTATTGACATCATATTTAATGGACTAATATTTGCACGTTCAAAGTCTCGCCGATGCAAATCCCAACAGATCTCTTGACATCACATTGAATGGATCAATATTTGCACGTTCGAAGTCTCGTCAATGCAAATCTCTTGACATCACATTGAATGGATCAATATTTGCACGTTCAAAGTCTTGTCGATGCAAATTTCAACAGATCTATTGACATCACATTTAATGGACTAATATTGACACATTTAAAGTCTTGTCGATGCGAACCTTTTGACATCATATTGAATAGAGCAATGTTGGCATATTCAAAGTCTTGACATTACATTGAACGGACTAATATTTGGGCGTTCAAAGTCTTGCCAACGCAAATCTTTACAAATCTCTTGACATCACATTGAGCGGACAAATATTGGCACATTCAAAGTCTTGTCGATGCGAACCATTTGGCATCGCATTGAACGGACTAATATTTGTGCGTTCAAGGTCTTATCAATGCAAATTTCAATAAATCTCTTGACATTACATTGAATGGACTAATATTTGCACGTTCAAAGTCTTGTCAATGAAAATCTTCAAATTCTTGGCATCACTTTGAATGGGGTAATATTTGCATGTTTAAAGTCTTGCCAACGAAAATCTTTATAAATCTATGTACTGATATTTGCACGTTCAAAATCTCGCCGATAGAAATCTTTACAAATCTCTTGACATCACATTGAATAGACCAATATTGACACGTTCAAGTCTTGTCGATGCAAATTTCAATAAATCTCTTGACATCACATTGAATAGATCAACATTGGTATGTTCAAGTCTTGTCAACGTAAATCTCTGCGTATCTCTTGACATCATACTGAATGGATCAATATTGACATGTTTAAAGTCTTATCAATACAAATCTCTTGGCATCGCATTTGATAGACCAATATTGGCACGTTCAAGTATTATCGGTGGAAATCAATACAAATCTCTTGACACCACATTGATTTAACAAATATTAGTACATTCAAAGTTTTGTTAACGGAAATCTTGGCAAATCCCTTGACATCACTTTGAATAGATCAATCTTGGCACGTTCAAAGTCTCGCCGATAGAAATCTTTACAAATCTCTCAACATTACTTTGAATAGACTAATATTAGCGCATTCAAAGTCTCATCGATGAAAATTTTCACATCACTTTGAATAGACCAATATTGGCATGTTCAAAATCTTATCGATGAAAATCTTCACAATCTCTCGACATCACTTTTAATAGATCAATATTTGTACGTTCAAAGTCTCACCGATAGAAATCTTTACAAATCTCTTGACGTCACATTAAATAGATCAATATGGCATATTCAAAATCTTATCGATGGAAATCTTCACAGTCTCTTGACATCACTTTGAATGGATCAATATTTGCACGTTCAAAGTCTCGCCGATAGAAATCTTTACAAATCTCTTGACGTCACATTAAATAGATCAATATGGCATATTCAAAGTTTTGTCATGAAAATCTTCATAAATCTCTTGACATCGCATTGAATAGATCAATATTGGTACGTTCAAAATCTCATCAATATAAATCTTCGCAAATCTCTTGACATTACTTTGAATGAACTAATATTTGCACATTCGAAGTCCCATCAATAGAAATCTTCGCAAATCTCTTGACATCACATTAAATGGACCAATATTGGCACGTTCGAAGTCTCATCAATAGAAATCTTTACAAATCTCTTTGAATGGACAAATAATCGAATTATCAAAACCAATAGAACAGCTTATTAATTGCAGGGTTGTGCGAAAAAAATTGAATTTATTATCATATAATGGGTTCAACATTTAGCAACATTAATAACAAAATGAATGAGAGGGATATTGTGTATCAAATATTTAATCATTTGAATCGATGCAGTTTAATAAAATGTTCAACCGTTAACAAACTTTTGAAAGAAATATGTGATTTACAATATACGCGATTATTATTGAATAAATACGGAAATATTCGAACAAAATTTTTATTTAAAACATCATGTAAACAAATATATATTACTTCTTACACATTAGATCTTTTTCTTAAAAAATTTGGTAACGTTAATTTGGTTAATTTTTTTCCTATGGATGAATTAAATTTGGATTTTAGGGAAATTGTAAAATTACCTGAGTCAATCGGACAACTTATTAATTTGAAAAAATTAATATTACAGAGCAATAAAATAACTGAATTACCTGAGTCAATTGGACAACTCGTTAATTTACAAGAATTGCTACTTGTTGACAATAAAATAACTGAATTACCTGAGTCAATTGGACAACTCGTTAATTTACAAGAATTGCTACTTGTTGGCAATAAAATAACCAAATTGCCGGAATCGATTGGACAACTCATTAATTTGCAAAGATTACATATTAGTCACAACGGCATAACAGAGTTACCGGAATCGATTGGACAACTCATTAATTTGCGAAATTTACGACTTAGTTTAAACAAATTAACAAAATTACCAGAATCGATCATACAACTCGTTAATTTGCAAAATTTATGTCTTAGTCATAATAACATAACGAAATTACCAGAGTCATTTGGACAACTTATTAATTTGCAAGAATTACGGTTGGATCATAATCGAATAATTGAATTACCAGAATCAATAGGACAATTTAGCAGTTTGCAAGAGTTATGGCTTAGTTATAACGAAATACGAGAATTACCAGAATCAATCGGACAACTTACTAGTTTACTAAACTTAATATTGCATGATAATCAAATAACTAAATTACCAGGATCGATAGGACAACTTGTTAATTTGCAAGATTTATGGTTACATGATAATCAAATAATAAGATTACCAGAATCAATAGAACATATTGCTAATTGCCACATTTTGCGATAAAAAATTGAATTTATTATTACATAACAAATTCAATATTTAGCAACACTAAGATTAAAATGAATAACAAAGATATTACGTATCAAATATTTAATCATTTAGATATAAATAATATTATCCGATGTTCAATTGTTAACAAATTTTTGAAAGAAATATGTGATTTACAATATATGCAGTTTGGTAAACAATGATAAAATATGATCCATATTTTATCATTTTAAATTATAACAGATCCATCAATAAATTGAATCGTATACGACTTATGATTCTTCAGTTCTGCCAAAGTAGTTATCTCCTCCTTTGTCTTGTTAGAAATCAATTTTGGTCGAGTAATATTTTTAATCTGTTCTTCATAAATCGTCAATTGTTTGCCGCAAACATCAACGCAATTCGATAACTTTCTCTCATTCACACTCAGTATCTTTTTAATCTGATCATAATGACCTTTAATATTTTCATCAAGAGTTCGCTTAGAATCGATGATATATTCACATTTATCGTTCAAATGTGCTAATATGTTATTTCGATTATTTGCACTGGCAGTTTGATGGAACGATAAATCCTCAGAAAGCTGCGCCAATATTCGATCTGAGTATTTCGTCAGTTTGACTTTCTTAATTTCAATAAAATCAGAGTATGCATTGACATATGTATGAATTTTTTTATGAAGTGATGCGATAATTTTAGTAATTTTATCTTTTGTGTTGATATTTTCGAGAGTAATATTTTGCGCAACGGCTGTTGGAGTGATGTAGCTCTTGCAACTAGCTAAGTCAGCTAAACTAGTGTCTATTTGGTGACCAATACCAGTGACAATTGGAATTTTAGATTTGAAAATAGACATCGCCATCATTTTAGTATTAAAACATTCTAGATCATCTTTTGATCCACCTCCTCGAATCAAAACAATAATGTCACATACGTTATGAGTATTTGCTAATTGGATTGCGCGAGAAACATCTTTAGGCGCGTTGTTACCTTGCATAATCGCCGGATAAAGATAAATCTTCTTGCCACAACATCGTTCATTAAGAGTATGCATAAAATCTTTCATACCAGCTGCGTTCATTGAAGAAATGACACCAATGTTAACGTAATTGTTTTCTAAAATAGGTTTTCGATCAAAACATCCTAGTTCTTGTAGCTGCTTTTTTAACTCTTCCAGTTTTGCGTTATTATTTCCAGTTCCGATTTCATGATAGCTGTGGATGATAATTTCAATCTCACTTCTGAATAAAAATAAAGAGCAGGTAATTTTGAGTTTGTCGCCTTGCTTGAATGTGTACTGATCATTGTAGATAATGGCGCGCAAGTTGTTAGTTTCGTCTTTTACGGTGACAAAGATCATTCTGTTGAATTTTTTGATTTCAGTTATTTCGACAATCATGGTCATATTTTTGAAACATGTTTTGGAGGCAATGTATTGCTTCATGTGGGCGATGATGTCGTTTATGGTGTATGTTTTATCGTTTGATGGGCTGACTGATGATGATGTAGATTGGTTTGATTCTGAGGATGAATCGAGGAAGTTTAGAGAGTCGACGTTTATCATTATATGTATGGAGTGATTGTTTTTTAAATCGGATCGTTTTATTTAAAGATAGTTCAACAATGACAAATAGAACATGATTGCGAACGATAAGATCAATAATGATTACTATCGCAGCAGGTATGAAACTTTTAGTATTATTGTGATGATCAAAAATGGATACGTCAACGCAACAAAAATATGTAAAATATACAGTAAAGAATTTCGTCAATGGAAGGTTAATAAAACGTCACGCGAAATTTTGCAAGAATTATCCAATGTTACCGGAATATCACTCAATAAATTAACAAAAACCGTAGCAGGCGGACGAACTATTGACATACGGGGAATATATGTGCATCCCGATTTGATTACCCATATTGCATATTGGTGCAGTCCTAGGTTTGCTGTAAAAATTGGCAAATGGATTAACGAATGGCGGAAATTTTCAAACGAGAATGAAATACGATTCTATGATGCTCTATCAACAATAGAAACATCACCTAACGCGCAAAGAGAAAAAGAAATACAAACGATGTTGCACAAAAAGCTTGGTGGTAAAATCGAAGTCAAAACATCAGATGGACGAATAGATTTGCTAACGGATGAATATTTGATCGAAATCAAAAAATATGACGATTGGATGTGTGCAGTTGGGCAAGTATTGATGTATGGATGTGAATATGACGACAGAAAGAAGATAATATATTTGTTTGATGTTCCAGAGGATAATAATTTAAGCAGAGTGCAAAGAAAATGCAAAAAATATAACATCACTGTTAGAACAATTAAATGATTTATATATACAATAATACCAAAATATAACGATTGATTATCACTATATTTTGACATCATGATTTTTCAAAAAAAAATGATTTTTAAACTGTCTCACATTATGGCCTGCACAATAGAAGATTAACAAATGTCCAAAGCCAAAGTCAAAGTAGTTTACGAATCAGACGAATCCTTCTCTTCTATCGACAGTTTTGAAGAATACGATCAACATGATATACGTAACATATGCTACAAAAAAATAAACGATGAATATAGCTATGGGAAATATGGACAACATAAGGTGATTGTCATGATGAAGAACGGATATTTCAATATTGATCATCTTTGTAAAAAGTTTAATAAAAAATTTGAGGATTGGGTGGAAAGAGATACATCAAAAGAATTTATAAAATGCTTGTCGAAACTCAAAAATATTCCGAGAAAAGATTTAATACAAAAAATCAAAGGTAACAGCGAGATCAGCGGGACGTATATTCATAGTCTCCTTTTTGTTCAGGTTATGATGTGGGCATCGCCAGTCTCTGCGTGCAACGTGTCGGATATTATAGATAATAATAGATAAATAATTATGAAATTAACGTTGATGCCACAGATCTTTGATAAACATTTATGGCAACATGGAAAAAATAATAAAAAAAATGAAAAAAAAACGCTCTCACGAAGAATGGATAACGATACAACAAATAACGCAATAATGTCGAAAGGAACAATTGTTAACAAAAAAACGAAATCACCGATCGTTAAAAAAACAATCCACACTGAAAAGATCAAGAAACATGTAGTCAGCAAAAAAAGTGCACATGTATCTGAGGACGAATATGAAGAATCTATCGAAAATGATAATGCGTCTACTATCGATGATATGACATCCGATAGTAACACTACATCGATAGAAGATGAGACATCGACAGGGAATTCCGGATCATATGAAATTATTCAAAAAGGAAAGAAATCGAAAAATAGCAAAAATGATACGTCATCATGTGAAGAAGATACAATTGATTATGAGGATTCAAAAAATTCTTCATCTAACAATGAACATAAATTGATGAAGGATGATGACATACGTCATATTATTATCAAAATGATCGATAGTAAATATAGTTATGGATATTATGGTACATTTCGGGTCATATTGATGAATGATAACGGTTATATAAACGCTACAAAATTATGTGCATTGGTTGGAAAACGATTCTATGATTGGAAAGAGAATAAAGTTTCTATTGAATTAATTTCTGCATTGGCCACAGAAACGGAAATATCAGTTATTGATCTTATACGTAAAGTTGCCGGAGGTAAAAATGTTGACATTCGTGGAATATATGTTCATCCAGATCTTATTCCTCATATAGCATCATGGGCATCCCCCAATTTTGCTGTTAAAGTATCGAAGATTGTCAGAGAACATTTCGCAAAAAAAGCTATCGAAGAAAAAGATAAAGAAATCGAAGAGAAGAATAAAATTATTAGTTCCAAAAATATAACCATTCGCAAAAAAGATGATAAAATTGATGTTATGGGAAAAAAGATTGATCTTCTTCTTACATATGCCCGCAACACCACATCGCAAAACGATCTCTTACACATAGATAACATTGAACTCAAAGAACTAATTGGGGAAATATCCAAAGATAAAGTGGTCAAGTTAGAAGATCCGACCGAAAATGATGCATTTGCCATAATCCAATGCAATAATAAAGGTGATGGTGGCAAAGACTTCTACGTCATAAGAACTCTCAGAAAATCTTTGACTGGAACGATCAATAAATATAAACAGAATAATAAATTCGCTAGAGTAGTTATCCGAATTAATAATCCTCATGGTATAAATTTTTGGAAACGAATTGGTAAGAAATATGGCCAGAAGGGCGATAAACCTTTGTTAAAAATCAAAGGTAATAATTTTCGATTGATAAATGGATGCTCTGTCCATAAAATGAAAGAAATAGTCAATAAAGTGCATAACGAACGATTGAAATACGAATAAATTTAATTATCTTTTCCAAAAAAATAATTAAATTAACCAACAAATGGAACCGCATGAATCGCCGAACCATGTGCAGAATTATGATTCCCCACAATTATCGCATCGTCTCGCCTAATATTCTGCACCGTCTGCGGCACAGGCTCATACTTATTCTCAGTATTATGAAAATATTGATAGTACTTCTGTTCGTTCGACTGAAAAAACATCATAAAAAAAATTAATGTCACAAATACAATCGCTACAACATAAAACGGTATATGTGACGCGGGATAACATATTTTATCAGTGCTCATTATTCTATAATATTATAACACATTATTGATTTCGAAAGCGGAATATTTTAACTCGTCTTAATGTAAGTATAATGGAAACTCATATTGATGCTTCTGCGTTATCTGACGACGAAATAAATTCCATCGATCCTAACTTTTTCACCGAAGACGACAGTAAAAAAAATTTCATCAAAAACAACCTCATCAATACTATGTTCCCCGTCCTCCTCGATCAAGATAGAATCACTTTACTGGAAGGACTAATTCTAATTATCGACACAATCTATCGCAAATTCAACATCTATGCGCTCAAAAATAATAAAAATCTCTTCTGGAACCAATTAATCCAAAATGATCTCCTTGATCTCCGCGCCCTCGTCGGCCTAATGCTGCCCTACATTAAAGATGAAGGTGATGATCGCAACAAACACTCGCTCCATTCGCTCAAAGATCTTTACACTGAAAAAATTCCTGATACCGATAAATACAAGTTCAGTAATATGCAATACAACAGATGCATCAGATATCAAAGAGACGGTCAAATCAGAATCAAAGACCGTCCCCTTGAAACTATCTATTTTGAAAATCATCTGCAACTGTTACTATCGAGCATCAACACGATGTCCAATAAATTATACGTCAATTGGATGGATGTCCTGCCAGTTACAATAGACACATACTCGCAAAATCTGATTTACAAAATAACTAAATATAACATACAACATAAGTCCAGCAATGTAGCTGATCTAGGATTAAATTTTTCTGACTTTTACAATGTCATTTCAAATCATTTATATCACGAAATCGTAAACTACAAATGGTTGATTTATGAATTCAAAATAGTATCCGATCACGTGCCAATTATATCATATTTAGAAAGTACTGATGCGTTTGAATTTGATAACTTATGGCGGGGAGTGTTGTGGTCGCAGCTGACTGACACGGGACGGTTCAGATTTACATCTGACTGGAATAAATTATTGAAGAGTTATGAGCAATTTGATAATTATGCCATCTATTACATACATATTTTTTTCTGTAAGTACAGTGTTAGCAAAAAAAGATTGGAAAAAGAAAAAAAGTTAAGATGTGGATCAGCAGTTGTTGAAGAAGGAGAAGATGTTGAGGATGTAGAAGATAACGGATCGATCAATATTAGTGACGAAAACATCAGGAACGCAATTGACGGCATCGCAAATGTTCCAGCAGAATACATATATGCCTTTTTATTAGACCAATTGTTGGGCTTCAAACGATCATGGTTTTATTATTTCATCAAAATCAAAAAAAGTAAATATTTTCAGACAACTGACGAAAAGATCAAAATAACACCAAAAAATGTCTACAATTATGCCAAGTTAATAACTCGCAAACCGACAGAAAATGAATTAACCGGAACGTCAAAATTACTTGATTTACCTAGATTTTGGATCTCTTTAAAAAAAAATGATCAAGAAGAGGTGATGGCGAAAATGAAGAATACGCATCCGAATGAAATGTGGTTTAATGTTAGTAGGTATTTGCGAAATTTTTATGATACAGAAGATACAAATTTATTGATGCAGTACAACATTCTGATACGAAATACTGTTCATGATAATTTGATTGATATCGTCTTTGAATCGTTAATTTATCATGGATTGTTGTCTCAATTTGTTCCGAATGCGATGGTTACAGATAATGTAGCATTGGTAACGAGAATTGGAACAAATGCAGATGCTGCTAAAACGAACGAGAAGAGATCGCAGATGAAGAACACTGTCTTCAAAGATGCGGACAAGAAACGCTACAAAGATCATGCATATTATTATATCACCGGCAATAAGTATGCAGAATTACCAAATACGATTTATGATGACAAAAAAAAATCATTTATTCATTTCTTTGATGCATTAACATCTATCCAAGGTTGGCAGTTCAGATATGCGATGAATTGGGTCAGTCAGATTAATTTTTATCATCATTATGCGAATGTTAGAGTGATGTATGCGACAGGAGGAACAGGAACAGGGAAATCAACTATCATACCGCGATTAATAATGTATTCCCAGCATATGTTGGATTACAAAATAACTGGTAAGATCATTTGTACACAACCACGTATATCGCCAACAGTAAATAGTGGAGAAATGATCTCTTCCGAATCTGGAATTCCAATAATTTCGTACGATGAAAAGTACAAACAAAATATGCCAACATCTGAATATTATATCCAATACAAACATGCTGGTGGCAGCCACGTTGACGTAAACGCAATGTCGTTTCTGCGGATCGTAACTGATGGAACGCTGATGGCAGAGATGAAAAATTCACCGTTCATGACAAAAACTTTGCCAGTTACCGGATTATTTGATAAAAATAAAACCCCGATAGATTGGATGAAGACTTATACCGCAGATAATAAATATGACATCCTAATCATCGACGAAGCTCACGAACATAACGCCAACATGGATTTGATTTTAACCCTGGCAAGAGACGCATGTTACGTTAATAATAGCCTGAAATTAGTGATAATCAGCGCGACTATGGATGATGACGAGCCAATTTACCGACGTTACTATCGAACCATCAATGATAATAGGATGTTTCCCTTGAGCCAGGAAATTATCGCTAACAAATTGGATCGCGCAAACATGGATCGCCGAGTTGATATTAGTGTGCCCAGAAGTACGACGCAATTTAAGATTGATGATATTTTTCTGCCAAAAGAAGCGTCGGATAAAATTAATGATAAAAATTTTGTAGAAGCTGGGATAGCTATGACGATAAAAGTTGTTAATGAAACTACATCTGGGGATATTTTGCTATTTATGACGGGTAAGAAGGACATTGATCAGTCCGTTGCAGAAATAAACGCTAGAACGCCATCAAATGTCATTGCATTTCCATTCATCGGCAGAGATTTAAGCGAAGAGCAGCGAAATTTTATTCTCAAAATAGACAAAATGCTAAAAACATATACCCGACAGAAATCAGATGTATCAAAATCAGAAGACGAAATAACGCAACGTGTCGATCCGGGAACTTATAATCGGGCCATTATTATCGCCACAAATGTCGCCGAAGCTAGTATCACTATCGACAGTTTGAGATATGTCGTAGATACAGGATATGCTAAAGTAGATGTGTATGATCCGTTATTAGGTGTCACTAAGCTCATTACGATGCCTATTTCAAATACCAGTTCTATGCAGCGACGAGGGCGAGTTGGTCGTGTCGCAGCTGGATCTGTATATTATATGTATGATAAGGAGAAGGTTGCAAATAATAAAACCGCATACAAAATAGCAGATACAAACATCAGAGACTTGATTGTCGATCTTTTGCGAACCGAACAAATGGATCATCCCATCGTCGATCGAATCAACGACATCAACAGAATTCGTAACATTCGTAACATTGAAATTCCTGCTGAATTGGGTAATCCAGGAGTTTACGGAGATATAATTACGAAGCTTTACATGTATGGCGAATCAACGTTGAATGACACTGGCATTTACAAATATTATGGCCTGGGCAATTCAGACGTTACTATCGATCAAATTTTGACAGACGAGTATTTATTGACCAATCATGACGATTATCATTTTGATTACATATTTGAATCTAAATGTCATACTGGATATGATGATAGCATATTAGAAGATAGATATTTGGACTTCTACATCATCCATCCTGACGAAAATATTATCACACGAAATATGTACACTGGAAAATATATCTTTTTAAAACAGAACCAGGGCATCACTGAAGATTATTATTACTATTTTTACGTAAGAAATGACGTTAACAGAACAGATACAGGGTTGGAACATAAGACGATTAATTGGAAAGATGTAATTTTACCAAAGTATGAATTGATGATCCGTGATGCAAAATTACTGGCTAAAATTGTGGAAATTGCGTACGACCAAACTCAACATCCATCGTTGGCACTCGAAAAATTTGATAGTGATTATGAGAGACGACGATCTTTGAGTGAATATTATGCTAGACTTAATGAAATTTTACGAGAAACGAAAAAGACAATCTTATTAACAACAAAAATAGGTAAAAAAACAGGGGAATTACAACGGGTTTTGGATATGGGCATTACTAATAATCCACAGAATATTTTATGGTACATGTATTCGTTACCTTATGATGTCCAAAATGATGTTGTTGGAATGATGTCATTATTGTCATCTACGGATGATATCAAAAAATGGGCTGTGACAAAAAATATCAGGGATGTAGAAAGATTTATCCGCAGAGGTATAACAATCAGAAATAGTAAATCATTTCCGAGTGATCTTAATTTTATTTGGAAGATTTGGTTACAGATTAAAAAAATATTTAATGATAATCAGTTGTACCAATATGTCACTATTGATAAAGACATGGAAAGTAGATTTAGAATATCTGTCAAAAATTATTTACAAGGAAACAAAATGAATATTGATGAATATAAGGTGTTAAATACAATGTATCGGTCAGGAAAATTGAATGTGGTGGATGAATTCTATCATTACGTATCGAATTTAAAAATCGATTTTGAGGAACGATTGAAAACGACCAATATTGCAATGTATGTTAAAATTGTTGCTGATATGTTTAAAATTAATGAGCAAATTATTCAAAAATTTGTAGTCGTTTATCTGGAGAGCATGCTGCAAATTAATAAGAAACAATGGTGCTACCAGTACGATATCGAACATAATGTAGAAAATAGTGATGTTAGCAAGGAAGATGTAGTTGAATGGGTTAAGACTTTAATTTTACCTCGAGTTATTAGTGATGGATCGGATACATATTTGATCATGTTAGAATCTTATTTGCGCGCTTATGCTAATAATTTGATATGTGCAGAATCGAAGGGGAAATATATATCGTTGAGCAACGGCGCCAAGATAATTACCAAATTTTGGTCAAAGAAAATACTCATCCGCCAAACGTTTCAATTAGATCCATCTGAATTTTTTGTTTATCATTCAAATAATGCATCAGGGGACATAATTACAGTGTTCTATTTGACACCAGTTATTATCGATTGGGTATTTAAATTGAATCCAATTTATTATTACTACTTTCTGTTTGATGACGGATTGAATAAATATTTCAAAGAGGATGAATCGCTCGAAATATTGAAAAAGAGATTAGCGGAAAAATATGATGTTAATTATTTGATGAACTATGTAAAATTATTGGGTGATCCGAATTTATTATTTGCGATTATGATACACATCAATACAACGCATATAAAAAAGAATTTTCTCAATTGATATGTATATAATAATGTTACCGGATATATGGGGAAGATGTGCGTGGAATTTTATTCATTTAGTGACACTAGATTATCCTATGAATCCAACGGATGAAGACAAACAATATTATCGCAATTTTTTCACCTCATTATTACATGTGTTACCTTGTGAGAAATGTCGACATAATTTGTACAAGAATCTCAAAAAATTACCCCTATCTGAATCAGTCATGTCGACGCGTCTAAATTTAGTCAAGTGGGGTATAGATTTGCATAATATGGTCAATGTCCACACGAATAAGCCGATATTATCATATTCAGAAGCTATTACCGCTATTAACAAATTAGCCAAGCCAGAAGAACCAAAATCTAACATTCCCCTCTATGTATTTTGCGTCATTGTTGCATTGATAGGACTGTTTTTTCTGTACAAGTTCTTAAAAAAAATTGATTTTTAAATTGTATTAAATATGATCCCAATGATATAATTAACAAAGATGCAGACAACATCAAACATAGCTAAAAAGATAGATACATTACTGGCTGCAGATTTTTCTGAATCTATAAATGTAGAAGGGATTGTAGTCAATATTGACGCTAAAAATAACGTTTTTGCGATTCGAGATGAAAATAAGACTGTCTTTCTATGCCGCGCCAAAACGGATGTTAGTCATCTTGCGATAAATGATAATTTGATCCTGATTTGTTTCGTTAAATTTGGTAACGGATATGGAATACATCTTCTTGTTGAATATTTTTATACAGTGACAGAAGCCGAAAAGATGCAAAGTAAAAAAAAGGCATATGAAATGTATAAAAAGAATATTCTGAGTGATAAAGACAAATACAAGACAAAATTGGCCAAAATAAATAACATGAGGTATCCAAAATATGTTAAAAATATTGGTTTGATTGTTTTGGATAGTCATAAACAGATGATGAACAAGTTTATGACCGAATTTAAATCAAAATGCAGGGGAAATTTATTCGTTTACAACATGAAAAAAAGCAATTTATCAAAAGATTTATCACTTGCGATGGAGTATATGAAAAAATATCATAATATCGACGTCGTTTGCGTAGTTATGGATCATATGAATCTGAGTGAAGTTCTAGAAATGTCATCATTTGAAAACATCAGATACGTATTTGGCAGAAAAGATTATCCATATTTAATTTCTGTATCTGACGCAAACAAAAATGATAGAATTATTGATATTTTGGCGAATAAACATTTCAAAACGACGAATGAATGCATCGATCACATCAGAATTAATCAAAACACATCAATTGAAAAAATTATGCATTCGTTTGAAACAGAAAAGGAGAACGCCACTGGGATTATTCAAGGTTATTATGATAAAATTGCAGATTTTGAACAAAAATACAACCAACAGTTATTTTCATTAGGAATAAATTTACAGACTTCTACGAACAAATTGGCGTTCAATAAATTAAAATCCTTGCTGTTGGAAAAGATCAATGAAAAGGTTAGCGAATTGACCGATATCAAAAAAATGATAACGATGAACTTGTTACGTGATCCACAGATGGATGAATATTTTGATAATGTGTTACGCGGAGGGGCAGATACGATGCCAAGTTCTGAAAATAAAAATCTGTTAGATATTTTTAGTTATCCGGCTACAGAAAATGTTACTTCCATCACCCCTGCGGATGAATTGTTCTTCAATAGCTTTTCTCCAAGCAAACATTGTGGATTGTTAGATACAGCAGAGGATAGTCCAGATTCGATATTGGAACTTTGTCCTGCAAAAGAAACTGTACCTGCGCATACGGGCAATGTACCGCAGAAGATTGATATATTCAACAGCATAATCAATGAGGAGACCAATAAAATTTTGAACATTTCACAACCCATCGTACGTACTCAAACAGATCAAAATAAAGTTACTGCGTACAAACCTGAACTCCGGATGAGCGAAGGCACCAATCTTCGACCCTTACATTCCGAACTTCGAATTATTGATAAGTCCCACATGCCGTTGCAGAATGAACAAGTTGTGATACGTAAAACGTTTTCAGAAGGGGAATTCTAAAAAAAATGAAAAAAAAAGTGTCTTACGAAAACATAATGATTATATACAATACAACCATTATGGAAACTGAATTACGACATTTATTGGACGAAATATCAATTAATTATGCGGATACACTTAACGAACATATGACCCAAAAGACTAAAATCAAAAACTACAAGGAAGGAATCGATAAAATTAGTGAAGCTAAGCAAATGTTAAAAAAAATGAAAGAAGAGATCATAAATATAGAATCACACGATCAAACATATGGTCAAGCAGAACGGACAAAGGATTTCATTGAATTGTTACAACTGCCAGGATTTAGATTTAATGAAGTCGTTGGAGCAATGAATATGTTAAAGATCATAGCAAATCAGCTATCAATGCCCGCCAAAATCGAAGAGTGCAACATCGAAAATAATGTCATGATCGAATCCGTCGATAATCAAGTTGATGCATATGATCAATAATTAATCAATTATTGATCATTAACAATATAATCTGCTAATATTTCTCTTTCTTCATTTGTCAGTTTTTTATTCAGGTAATCATTTACATTTCTATCAATCTTGCTCAGATAAAAATCCCGCAACTTTGTGATTTTATCCGAATAGTTACGGATGACGTTTCTGAAAAGATAATTATTCAATCTTATATTGGTAATCAATCTTTTGACTATTTTTGATGGTGAAACGGTAATATTTTTCATGCGCTGATCAATATACCATACACACCATAATGCGCAAAAGCCGTTAGGATCACCTATATTTGTGTTAATACTCACTTCAAGGTTTTCGAATGTTTGAAATCCTATTTTGGGCAAATAGTTTTCTGGCCGAATATATTTGATTTTGAATTTTTTTTTGAATATGTCAGATAATAAATTGTTAAAGTAGATATGAATTCGTTTGTCTAGCAAGTTGGGATTGTAATTAAATTCAAACGGAAATCCAGATCCGTGTGGTTCGAATCTTTCTAGTATCATATTTTTGATGTCATATATTAAGCAATTTACGTGATTTGCATTTGATAATATTATTCCAATAGGTATGATGATGTATTCATATCTACCATCTGAAATGAGACTTGATATATATTGGTGAAAATTAGTGGGGTAGAATATTTTTTGATAGATCCACATTATTTCTAGATGCAAGATATGTTGACTTGAATCTTCATAGTAATTATGATATGATATGTAATTATGTAAATCTTTGAAGAAAAGTGATGCGACATTTGGATATTTTTTAGTTAGATAACGAAAACCAGATATTAGATCTAATTGTGATCCTGTAAATGTATTGTAATGTATTTTCTCGCCAATATCGATAGTTATCATTCTTCTATTCATTTTATTGGGAATTGATATGTTATTTTTGATGATATCTTCGCGGATTTTTTCGTAACAATACAAATCTTGAACTTTTTGAATCGCGCACTCATTTTGCCATTCTTCCGCTAATCCACCATGATACTTTCGCAAATAATGGGAATAACTGTCTATGATTATGTTCAAAAATAATTCCCGTTGTATTAGTGGAATCATATCAAAAACGTTGTTATTTTCTTGGTTGACAATAAAAATATTAATTTTCTTAGTACGCAAAATGGTTTCAAATTTATGAATAATTTTTTTCTCAGCCATAATATGCATAATCGTATATCCATTGTTATCTTGATAATTAAGATTAGACAGTGGCAATAATTTTAGTATATATTTATCATAATGTTCGCCGTAATTGTACATTATAATATGCATAATAGTCAAACCCTCAATATTTATAATATCGGGATCTATATTTTCAACGGTCAAGTCACGCGAATTTATGATATCATAATCATTTATGTTTTCGGTAAAAATATTGTTCTTAGATTTCTGTTTGATTTCATATCGTTCGAAAAAGAAGTCAACAATTTCGAGGTTTTCGAATATTAATGCATAATGCAATACCGTATTACCTAACATATCTTGATGATGCATATTTATTCCGTATTCAGCGTTCAATTTGACTAGGTCTAAATTGTTCTCGATGACGTTATAGAAAACGGGAGCATAGCCAATGTCGTTGTATAGATAAGTATTAGCTCCTTTTTCCAATAACAATTTTACGATGTCATTTAGTTGGTAGTTACAAGCTAAATTGAGAGGGGTATCACCAATATTAGTGCGATCATTAATGCGCGTAAAATATTCCATAATCATTTTACACATCACGATATTTTTTTTCATAATAGCACGATGGAGAGCGTTCTCGCCTGTAGAACTTGTATTTGTAACATCAACATTATGTTTTAATAATATTTTGAGCGCTTCATGATTATTAGCAGAAATAGCATATTGTAAAGCATTGTTACCGTACACGTCTTTCATATTGATAGCAGATAGGCCGATAGATTTATTATCATATTCTATTAACATCTCGAGGACTTTATGGAAACCCAATTTGATCGGAATATATAGCAAACTGTATCCGTTAATATCATACAAATCTATTCTTGCTCCCCATTCCAAAATTTTTTGAATGACGTTAGTTTTATTAAATAAAATGGCAAAAAAGATTAAATAATTTCCAGCGACATCTCGTGTGTTAATATCAAACGAATCATGGTCGATAGTCGATAAGTATTCTATGAATTCATCATATTTATGTTCTTTGATCAACGAAAATAGTGTATCCGAATATTTGATATTTATTTCGTATGTATCGAATGAATTTTGCATTATAATTAAATGATATTAAATATATCATTTGATTATAAAATTTATAATAAATATTCATCATGCCACACTAAATAATTAATGATGAACATATATATTTTCGTTAAAATACACTTTTTGCCAACGTGGTAAGGTCGAATATTTTTGATGGCGTCATCAAAAGTGAACCATTTTACGTCTCCTATTTCATATTCATCAAAATTAGATAATTTAGACTGGTTTGGATCAAACATATCAATCGCCAGATAATAAATATGCTTGTAGTTAACGTTGTTAGTTCCGACAAGATATTCTTCAATAGGTTCTATTCTGTTTAGAATATGATAATCAGAACTATGATATCCTGTTTCTTCTTCAAATTCGCGGCACGCACATGATAAATTTTCTTCTGTTCTCTTACCGCGTCGCCCTTTAGGAAACCCCCATTCAACAGTCTTCCATTTTGGCTTAATATTTTTGATGTAAAAATTTAGTCCCCAAGGTATCGTACCATTTTTTTCATTTTCGGGATCTGACAACATATCAAATTTGTTTTTAGCTTCCAGATACTCTAACGAATATTTACCATTGTAAGTGTTATGAAGCAAATTTTCTTTGGTTTCATTGTTTTTGTTTAGAAAAAAGAATAGTAAATCATCATATGAGTTATTTTGTATCATCGAAATTTCATTCGCAGACATTTGTTCAAAAAGTTTGATAATAGTATTAGAATCCGTAACTTGATATTTTCCCCTTACAAATTCAATAAATCCAATTGAAAAGCGTCTACTTACCATCAAAAATAAAACTTTGTTTTTGTAATAACAGAACTTTTGGATTTGAGATTCTACATTGTATTTGATAGATTCGTTATCAAGTTTGTAATTGTTGGTACCCTCATTGACACGAATACAATCAGTTATGTTGCATTTGACATATGAATATTTTCTTGATGTCAATATGTATTTTACGTTTTTTTTGGTACTAAAGTTACTTTTGAACAAATTATTTTTGTCATCATAACAATCGAGAATTTTAACATTCACGATTCCAAAACTAGTTATGGGATCGCGACATAATTTAAATTCATGATCATGTTTACCACAATTTATGCATATTTTTTTTTTATTATATTTAGTTTCATATTCCATATATGTCTAACTTAATAGTTAATCATATTTATATTTTTAAATATCAAATTTAAATAAAAACAGGTGATTCGTTAGCATTTGATTCTATTTCAGATATCAAACGCTGATCTTCGTTATACCTTTTAATTTCATCTCGGTTTGCAATATCGACCAGTTTACAAATGGCTGTGATGTTGGTGTCATTTTTATTACTGTCCGTGTTTATGACAGAAACTTTAATATAATCTCCTTTGGTAATCTTCTTTTTGGTTTCATCGTGCGTAATACTACCTGATGGAGAAACTGTAAACTTATTTGTATCTATATTTATTTCTTGAATAACAATGATGACGGGTCCATTCTGAGCAACTACAATCCCTTTGATCATGTTCGAAATCACGCATATTATCTCTAAATGTGCAACTGGTAAACATAATAAACATTCATATTTGACATCGTATTTAACATCTCCAGTGAGACCAGATTTGTCAACGATTCCGTAATCATAATCTATCAATCTATGAACTTTAATAACAATCCCATTTTCGATGACTTTGCTTTTGACTTTTTGTACCAAATTTCCTAATAAATGATCATCCATTTCTGAGTCTTGTTGAAACGGCAACAAAGTTACAGTGGTATTTAGATGAGTCTGATAATACAAATTTATTTGAGACATGATGTTATTTATATTAACTATATTTTTATATTAAATATAAATATTTATTCAATTTTTTTATTCGACACGTATAACCCATTTTCCATGTTCTTTTTTAGCGCCATTGTCAGTCATAATATCTACAAATTTATCATAAGCATTACTAAATGTTAGAACATAAGAAACGTATTTAATTCCTGGAATTTTATGAGCTATCACTGGGGTCGTCGTTTTAATCTCCGCATCAACAATCATTTTTGTTCTATTTTGAATATCGTTGAGAATATGTTTCATTCTATCTTCCAAATTCAGCGGAAAAGGGATTGTCGGATGATTTGCTGGGATAATTAGATATGTTAATTTATTTTTTTGTTTACTCGTACTATATTTTTCCATGTTAAACAACTTGTCATTGATCATGTCACATATTTCTGACCTTTTCTTGAAATCACCTATATCTATGTCTAAATTTTTAGCGATATCTTCCAACATTTGTTTATGTTTGGATGTTCCACATACAGATCCTTTGTAGGATGGCACACCTACTTCTCGTTTTTTGACTAACACCTTGGGTCTTTTCTTTCTGATCTTGAATTCATCTTTTTCTTTTCCAAATGAAATGTTTTTTTCTGAAACTTGATCAATAATACCAACGTATTCAAATTCCTCCCTATTTTCATAATATTCATGTGCAGACTCAAAATCATAACGCAATTGTGGATTCATGATCTTCTTAGCATCCGATTTGTTATTTTTAGCATATGCTAAACTGTACTTATTGATATCATATATTCCAGTAATGTAATTTTTGATGTTTATTTTATTGGGAATAATTGGATCATATTTGCGGCGATAATACATCGTCACATCTTCTTCTTCGTTAAACTGATTAAAAATATAGTACTTACCTCGATAAATTAAATATCCAGGTCGATTCAGCTTATCAATGACAGTGTCAACGAAATTATTATGATCATTCGTCGTGATAGGGATCAGATCGTTCAATGCCTGGTAAACGTAAAAATTGTCAAATAATTCTTGTTTATCTTGAGTGTATGATTTTTTAACGTACTTTAGTATGGTATCCAAATCATAAACGTAATCTAATTTGTATAGTTCTTTGATTTTGTTTTTGGCATAATCTATTTCATCTCGGGCTAAGGTAATATCATAAGTCGAATAATCTAGATCCTGTTTTTCTACTTTTTTGTAAACATTACTTTCTGGGTCATAATATCTTGAGTTTAATAATTTATCGCCACATTTGTAATTGCATGACATATATCCGCAGATCGCGGGACAAGGATTATCAGTTCCACCACAATTTTTGTATTTCTCCAGTTCCTCAATAAAAATATTGTTATTTCTGTTTAGGGGACAATCGATAGCTTCTTCTTGTAAAATTCTTTCTGTTTCTTTGACTATTTTGTATTTCTGTTCTGCTTTTTTGTACAAATCTTCCTCTGAAGATAGTCCCGATTTTAAAGAAACCACATATTTGTATATTTCTACTTTAGGATACGGATTATCTTCAGTCATCATGTTATAATGTACACACCATCGTATTCCTCGCCCAATTGCCTGGTCAACCTTTTGCAAATTGTAATGCACATCCAAAATATGTACCTCTTTAACATTATGTAACGTAAAACCTTCGTTCATTACTTTGGATCCCAAAATTATCTTAATAAACTTACCATCTTTATTTTCAATCTTATTAAAAACATTATCAATCATATCAATTTGTTCTTCTTGGATATTTTCGAACGTCTCATCTGTTTTTCCGGTGATAGAGATAAATGTTGCTGGAAAAAAAGTATGTTGAGGAATCCCATGCGACGTATGTTCTGCATGATTTCCATGTAAGAAATCGCAATAATAACATCTTGTGTCTTTTTGGATGTTATAATTTCCAGTTGATTCACTGTACTCTAAATATCCGTTACGCAAAAGAACTTCTCGAAACAAATCTACACCAACTTTTACCAAATTGGAATAAATGAATATCAATCCGTTTCCTTTCTTTCCAAACACAACATCATTTATGTTTCGTAATGCAGTGTAGAATTTAATCGAAAAATGTTTCAAATACTTTTCGTAAAAAAAATCTCCACCCAATATCTTATTATCAACCAGATACATTAAAGTTGTAGAATTATCAATGTTGTATTCCGCTAATATTGTTGTCGCTACTTTTTTATTGATAGCAACTGCATTGTTTTTCAGCTGATTTTTGATTTCGTTCATTCCGCTCGGACCATAATATCCTATCATATCGCCACTGTTTTTCCCCTTTATAAAACCAGGGAAAGCAAAATTGGCAACAGATTCAGATTTTTTATTCAAACTATCCCCTTCTGCATCGGCGACAGAATTGTACGCGTTCAGTTGAAAATCTAACATCTGACATCGAATAACCTTTGTAAAACTCAAACCTGGTGGTATCTCACCGACATCTACTCTTTCTGCGAACGTTAATGGATCAGCTCCTCGTAAAAAAGAAACATAACCTCTGGAATATTTTCGTAATAATTCTCGTCCATCAGGTTTGAATTCTATTTGATGGACACTTTTGCCTAAAAAAATTTCATCTCGACCTATCTGATAATTTTGGGGTCTGATAAAATTTAACAGTTCAATAATATCATCTGCCTTATTTTTCATCGGGGTTGCTGTCATTAAAATTATTTTCAAATTAACAGAAGACTTAATAATTTTACGGATGGCGTCACCATATTCATTACCCGTTATTCCGTGCGCTTCGTCGATTATCAACAAAGTGTTACTAAGATTATGAATTCTATCAATAGATTGGTCCCGTGCATATTCTCCTGTCTCAGTTTTGACGTATGTTTTTTTAAATTTCCCAGCACTAACTTCTTTTCGTTCAATAATTTTTTCCCCAGATACTTTGTTATAAAAAGATCGGAACGGAATAATGCGATAGTATTGACTGATAGCGTTATGTGCATTCTTTTTGATCTTTTCTTGTTCGTTTTCATTAATGTACAGAGTACCGTCATAATAATTTTTGAGATAGGTTTCTCCTGTAAATTTGATGATTTCATTGAGCCATTTTGTTTTATGTAATGGACCTGGAATAAGAACGTAGATTTGTGTGTTGTAGCGTTCAACTTGAGGTTTAAATTTCTCGGCGATTGCGATTCCCGCGCCAGATTTTCCAACTCCTGTCCCATGATAGATCAAAACTCCTCGATAAGGAGTATCTGGGTTTATAAAATTAGACAATAAGATTTGTTGTTCAGAATATTTCACTTCTCGAGGAGCGCAAATGTTATCCCTATATTTTTTTATCTCCGCATACGTATCCATTTTTTTCCGCGTACCAGCTACATGAATGTTAAAGTCACGTTTCAAATACATGTCAAGTTGAAAATTAGGATCCTCAGGGGATGGATAAGTTCGATCTTCTAACATTTTGGTATCCAAATCTTCCGATTCACTATTATTATTTGAATTTGCTCCACCTATTTGTATATCATCCGCCATATGAATTATATTATTTATATGATATATTTATTTTATTGGTATTAAGATAAATATATAGATACAATTTGGTTGTGCGCTTTCAAAATTTTGTCAGCGTAAAACTCTTGACGTCACTTTTAATGGATCAATATTGGCGTGTTAAAAGTCTGTCGATGTAAACTCTCGACATTGGCATGTTTAGAATCTTATTGTATGGATCAATATTGGCACGTTCAAAGTCTTATTAATACAAATCTCGTTGCGTCGCTTTGAATAGATCAATATTGGCATATTCAAAGTCTTATCAATACAAATCTTCACAAATCTCTTGACATCACTTTGAATGAACCAATATTGGCACGTTCAAAGTCTCGTCAATGCAAATCTCTTGACATCACTTTGAATGAACCAATATTGGCACGTTCAAAGTCTCGTCAATGCAAATCTCTTGACATCATTTTGAATAGATCAATATTGGCACGTTCAAAGTCTTATCAATGTAAATCTCATTACGTCACTTTGAATGGATCAATATTGGTACGTTCAAAGTCTCGTCAATGTAAATCTCATTACATCACTTTGAATAGATCAATATTGGCACGTTCGAGTCTCATCAATGTAAATCTTCACGGGCTTCATTACATCACTTTGAACGGATCAATATTGGCACGTTCAAAGTCTTATCAATGTAAATCTCATTACATCACTTTGAATGAACCAATATTGGCACGTTCAAAGTCTTATCAATGTAAATCTCTTGACATCACTTTGAACGAACCAATATTGGCACGTTCAAAGTCTTATCAATGTAAATCTATTGACATCACTTTGAATGAACCAATATTGGCACGTTCGAGTCTCGTCAATCTCTTGATGTCACTTTGAATAGATCAATATTAGCACGTTCAAAGTTTCATCGATGCAAATCTCTTGATGTCACTTTGAATAGATCAATATTGGGACGTTCAAAGTCTCGTCGTCGCAAATATCATCACTTTGAATAGATCACCGTTGGTATGTTCAAAATCTCGTCAATATAAATTTCATTACATCACTTTGAATGGACCGATATTGTTCGCGTTCAAAGTCTTGTTAGCGCAAATCTCGTGACATCACTTGAATAGACCAATATTAATGTGTTCAAAGTTCTATCAGTACAAATCTATTACATCACTCGAATGAATCAATATTGATACGTTTAAAGTCTCGTCGTTGCAAGTCTCTAGACATCAATTTGAATAGATTAATATTGGCGCGCTCAAAATCTCATCAATGCAATTTCTTGACATCACTTTGAATAGAGCAATATTTGTACGTTCAACGTCTCACTGATGCAATTCTGTACTAATTCATTAAGCATTGTATCTAAAATTGATATGTAGTCCACTTACCACATATAACTACTCTGATTAAAACTATATTTTATCTATCAAATTAGTCATATTACATGATATTAATATATAATCTTATAGTATGTATAAGTGGAAACATGAAAAAGATATCAAAATTCACACGTGATGATAGAAAACATATTGTTAAAATTATTGAAAACTTACCAAACGAAGATTACGTATCTATATTTGACATTTTGATAAAAGACCCTGCAGAGGATATCATTTGCATATCCGATTCAAATAATACATCAGATGGCCCTAAAAAAATTTATTTCAACTTATCTGTTGTTAGCGACGAAACGTTACATCAAGTAAGTTTCTATTTAAACAACAGAGCCAAAAAAAGAAGTGCTGTTTATGATGTGGATAATAGTGTGAATGTTATCCCTAATGTTCAAAATTCTAAATCAGACAGGACATATAAACTGAGTAATTATGAACAAAACATTATCAAACAGAGTGATTTAAAGAAAATATCAAATAACCAATATGAAGAAATAAGTTTACACAAAAAACAGAGACCAGCGAGTAAGAAAAAGGTTATCAGTCCGACCGCAAAAAATTGACTTTCAATAATATAAACATAAAGGGAGTATACATATATTATTAATCCTATGCAGAAAATTAATTTACATACCATATTTAGTCATTTGGTTAATGATCCTAATTTTTTGTTGATAATAGAACAACCAGAAAACATTGTCCTACCACAAAAAAAGAAACCAAAAATTAACAATAAAGAACCGGTTAATAAAATCGTCAATATTATGTCTGATATGATTTCGGATTATATAACATTGCCACCAGGAGATACGCAAAAATATATATTATTTCCTTCTGAATTTAAATCAATATTGCACCCAGAATATGTCAGATGTGGCATCAAAACATTTTCTGAAAAAAGTTCAATGAATGTGAACGTTTCGTTCCTTAACAGTTTAAATATTCTGTTGCGACCAGAATTATTTAAATCGAAAATGGAAGACCAAATAAAAAATTACAATTTGTTTGAAGGATTTATGTTGACAAAGATCAACGGAAATTGTAGGATAGATAAAATCAAAAATACAAAAAAAATTCGCGCAATTAATGCAGAACTATCTAAAAATTTGATTGGAGGAAAAATAATAATAGAACTGATTCAATTCATCGTCAACATATTTGAGATCAACTTGTTAATATTTGATTTTGTCAAAAATGAGATCCTTTTTTTTTGGTCATGTGGCCACAAATATCCTGATGTAAATCTTTTTAATGATTTACACTGTATGGCCAACATTCGCGGCGCATATGAACCCTTGATGCCCATTAACAACAAAATCCCAATTGAACATATTCAAAAAATGTATATCCAAATATTAACAAATGATAACGATTATATGCAGAATGCTTTTCCTATAAAACTCGCTTCACATACATTGATCCAATTAGAAAAATGGGACATTTCTCCAAATAAATATGTTAAAATCATCGAAAATTATTTCAGCAATTCTTTTACAGAAAAGATCGATTACAACGTATAATATAAATATAAAATATATGTATATTATATTCACATATGGACAAGGACATCATTGCTCTCCTGAGTAAAGCAGAAAGTGTAGTAAACGCAACAACGTTAGTGACACTTTATCTTCGACCAGATCATAGCAATTTGTGACTAGCACGTGACAAAATACTTGCTGAGATCAAAATTGCACCAAACATCAAAAATAAAAAGGTTTCCAAACAAGTCATAGAATCCTTACAACTAATAAAACATCAATTGAATTTGATGGAAACCATACCTAAAAACGGTATTGTGTTTTGTGCAGGCAACGTTACCCAGCAAGAGTCCTATCTTTAGCACAAATTGCCATATCTTCGAACCTCCCAATCCGGTGAATAAATTTTACTACAAATGTGACCGACATTTCCATCTTGATGATCTATTAGAATTATACAACATCTATGACACATACGCAATAGTTTTAATTTCTGGCAAACGAACTGACATGTACGTACATAGCAGCAATAATACCCAACTAATCAAATCATTACAATTTGAACTGCCAAGCCAGCACAAAACTGGCGGGTCATCTGCTGCTAGAATGGGTAGAATACGAGATGAAAAAATAAATTTATCTATTCGAAAGACTGCAGAAACAATGATATCGCTATATGTCAAAGACAACGTTTTTCAACATATCGGTCTAATCTTAGCAGGTCCAGCTTCAATCAAAGAAAAAATTCAATCCGAGAAGATATTTGTACAACATTTTAATAAATATCTCTTACGAACAATCACCATTGCAGAAATAGAAGACAATTCAATTTATTATGTTGTCGCTTCTATTATGGATATTTCATCTGGATTATGTATGTCTGGTGATGTTGTTGCTAAATTTGAAACAATGATATCTGATCCTGAAATTATTGATCTCATAGTTTTTGGCACATCAGATGTATTAGATGAATATAACGCTGGAAATTTGGCAGAATTGTTCATCGATAAGGACATGCTAGATATTATTACAATTAATCCTAAAACGATCGTGCAGGTTATTCAGAATAGCGAGTTTATTAATAAATACGGCTCATTGGTGGGCATAAAATATTTTGCAGTTGACGAGTAAAATTTATTTAATTATGACATAGTTAAATAAAAATTGATTTTTTTAATCTTAGGTTTCTTGTTTATATTTCTTCGATATCAACAGAAACATGGGGAACGCTTTACAAAATTCGCGCCGAGCATTATTGCCAGAAAATATTGATTCGTTAGAGACCAAACTCAAAGTTGAATCGAAAATGTTACATTTCAAAGATAAGAACAACTTTTCTCAATCAGAAAATGTTCCAACAATGGGAAAAAATATGCCTATCGTAATTGGTATTGTTCAAAATTTGTTGGCGATAAATCAAATGAACGATTTGAAAATTCTAGAAATAATGGCAGGGAATTGTAGTGCGTCAACGATGTTAGAGGAAAAAATTAGAGATAACGTAAAGTCGTGGGTTCGGACAGATATCGGTGATTATTCTAGACAATCAGAGCAGATGGATGCTGTTGATGCTGTGGCGCAATATGGTGACCAATCAAATTTGTTATTAATGATCTGTCCTCCACCTGGATCTATTGATACTGAAAATTTTGTTGGATCGTGTTATGGAGATTATTTTGCGTGCAAGAAATTTATTGCAACAAAGAAAGGCGAGAACAAATATATCATTTTTGTCGGCGAATTAGGCGCGAGTGATGGATCAGATGGCATGTATTTGTATATGCTCACACATACTAGACTAAAACTATTAGGACGCAAAATGATTCAGAAAGGATTAGATAATTTCGGTGGTCCTTTAGAAAAAGAAGTATTTCTTTTTTTGATCAACTAGTTAAGCTAATTAATAAAAAATTGAAATAAATATAGATAGGAAAGGGTATCAGATTAATTTATTAACAAACATGTTATTGCCGCCAGATAATGATTCACTGAACAAAAACAGACGATTGGCTCTCCCGCCAAATATTGATGCGATGGAAGGATTAATCAGGGACCAATGGAAAAAAGTATACAAAACAGATATATTAAATGCATGTCAAGAGAAGCCACATCCAACTTTACATCGTGAGTGTTTGAAAGTTGCCGGAATATTATTATGCCGTTATTTAACCGATAGAAATGTCTTTGGACTTAGGATTCTTGAAATTATGGCAGGAAATTGTGAAGCGTCCAAGGTTATTCAAGGAGAAATAAAAGCTAAGTATGAATCATGGAAATATACTGACATTGGTGATTATGCGAAAGGATGTGAACAAATGGATGCAATTTGTGCCGTCGAAAAGTATGGAAAGGAATACAATACTTTATTGATGATCTCGCCGCCACCAGGATCAATTGATTATTTACATGTACATTCATCTTACGGTGACTATTTTGCATGTAAAAAATTTATTGAAATGGAAACAGGTGAACAAAGATATATCATTATAATCGGTGAACTTGGCGGAAGCGATGCGTCACAGGGGATGTATTTATATATGATGAAACATCCTTCATTAATTCTTGAATTCCGTTGTACCTTTTTGATCGCTAAAGATCATCAAGGTGGACCGGTTGAAAAGGAAGTCTTCGTTTTTTCAATTTGGAAATGATTTAATCTTTATCAAAAATTAAATCATATGCATCTAACAGAAACTTTGAAATATTTCATGCGTAACCCTGCACCTTGTCCAAACAATTTTACGTCGTGATTTGGATCTGGATTCCCGATAGATGGGGCAATATATGGATACGCCCACGTAACTGCCTGATCGATAATAGGTCTATTATCGTCATTGTATTTACCTGGCAATATTTCTCCATAATTATTTGTAACATCTAATTGAACCAATCCAGATGCAGATTGATTTCCAGAATCAGGATATGTTGTTACGATGGGAATTTCATTTTCGACAAGTTGTCGCGCATAATTATTAGGTAATTGCATATCGAGAAGAGAAAACAGTCCAAATCCGAAATAGCTACTACTCATACTGGTTGCTTCGGCGACTCCTTTATGGTCTAACATTCTCAGCGGATCGTTTTGTCGAACACCAAATCGCGGCACCGTAAATACTAATTCATCGTTGATATAATATTTTGCGGATGTTTTTTGAAGACCTATACCAACTTTTACAAAATCATTGGCCGCGTTTCCTCCTCTACCGCCAGCTGGGAATGCTGCGGAATAGGCAGCATAAAAATTTGTATTTGATTGGCCAAACGGTAATCTTTCAACAAAACAATATATCTTATCCCTTGATAAAAATATATCGGTGACCAAAAATGTTTCTGGATCGATTGTATTTATCGCACCACTACATAATCGAATGTCTTCGTATATGTTTCTGATCCTGGGTAAAAATCCGCTCGGTATGTTATTTATCGGGATGTATTGATCAACTGCTATTTCGGTTTCGTAAAGAGTTTCATAATCATCACTTAGTATGAAAGGATTTTTGTAATATCTTAAATTTTTGACGTGCTCGTTACCTGTCGGAATTGTAGAAACAAATTGAGGTGCGTTGACAAATAATCCGTTTGAATCTATGGTTGTTGTTCCATCGAGTGGAAATGGGATAAAATTAGGAAGAGCATTCGTGAAATTAGCATCAAGTGTTGCAATTGTTATTTTTGCAAAATCGAAATATACAATAACTTTGTCATCTTTAGGTTCGCATTCCAAACGAACTTGTTCTCTATGTTGGATTTGTTTTTTGCAAGAACTGTTACAAATTTTCTTTTGTGAACAATTTTGTGTTCTACTTGAGTCGGACGTTTGAGTTTTTTTGTGTATCATCTATAAATATGCTATATTATTATTGTTCGTGTGGCAGAATGACCCTATATATAATTTTACAGTTGATAATTATTGACTGTAAAATTTGACGCGTTGTTCCACAGTTTCTTCTACATTGTACGCATAATTTGAATTTGCAATCTCTTGCCGGTAACATTGAACGGACAAATATTTGCGCATTCAAATCTCCAGGCAATCTCTTGTCATCGACATTGAATCGACAAATATTTGTGCGTTCAAATCTCCAGGCAATGCAATCTCTTGCCAGCAACATTGAATCGACAAATATTTGTGCGTTCAAATCTCTTGATAATACAATTCTTGCCAGCAATGTTGGATGGATAAATATTCAAACTTTCAAATCTCCAGGCAATACAATTCTTGCCAGCAACATTGAACGGACAAATATTGGTATATTCAAATCTCTTGGCAACACAATTCTTGCCAGCAATGTTGGATGGATAAATATTCGAACTTTCAAATCTCCTGGCAACACAATCTCTTGCCAGCAACATTGAACGGACAAATATTGGGACATTCAAATCTCCAGGCAATGCAATTCTTTGGCAACAACATTCGAATCTCGCGGCAATGCAATTCCTTGCCAGTAACATCAAACGGATAAATATTATGATGTTCAAATCTCCAAGCGATGCAATTCTTTGGCAACAATATCGAATAGACAAATATTGGGACTTACAAATCTCTTGGCAATACCTTGCTGGCAACATTGAATGGACAAATATTGGGACGTTCAAATTTCACTGTAATATAATCCCTCGCCAGTAACATTGAGTGGACAAATATTGCGACATTCAAATCTCCAGGCAATGGAATTCTTTGCCAGTAACATTGAATGGACAAATATTGGGACGTTCAAATCTCCAGACAATACAATTCTTTGCCAGTAACATTGAATTAACGAATATTGTGATCTTCAAACTTATTGTAACATTGAACGAACAAATATTACGATCTTCAATTCCCCAACAATACAATTCCTCATCTAAACAAAAAAATGAAAAATATATGATTTATCGAACATAACGTACTATATTCGATAAAACATGCATAACGTAATTATTAGTTTTCCAAATGATGCGCGCAAACAGGCTGTAGCTAAATCACTATTCAATGCATATCCAAATTCGATTGTGAACGCACATGCAGAAGTCTTTCCTGAATCAAACGAAATTGAATTAGAAATGTCATATGCTGATTTTTGCATCATACTCAATATGATTAAAGGCAAAGTTAAGCAATGGGAAATTCCCAAAGATATATATCAGATAGCTTACAAGTATGGATTAGTGAACGATGATTTGCATAGTTTCAAAAACATTTTAAATAATAAACGTAACGATACGTTGACCCGAATTGATACATTTTTGAAATCGCCTGATACTATGTTCATTCCTGATATTATTTCTGACTATTTAGAATACAAAGAAATTTTTGCGCGACAAAAAAATATTATTCCAGTCCAAGTGGTATTTGACAAGGTGATAAACATTTATGGTGGTGTTCCAATTTACGCAGGAAACATAAGATGGGATAAATCACTTAGTACGCTCGAAGAACATAATATCACGTTAAATGGTGACATTAACATAAATGCTATCCGAGCAACAATGTTACTTCAAAAATATGGAGATGAAGAATCTTTTTTTTTCAATGATGTTAACAAAAAATTTTTTAGTCGGTCCGAAATCGAATATTTGGAAAGTTGTCTTGATACGCTGTGTGACATTGTTTCGGATGATCAAGGAGATAATTTTGTTCGAGCTTCGAATATTACGTATCCCGAGAATTTGTTCCGGTTAACAATGGACCAAAAAACATGTGATAAAATTATTCGCATCGTTAAACAAAACAAATCATATCATAAAAAAGTTAAAAGTCACTCACATATATCTAGAGCTGTAGCAATTCCCGAAGATGAACTACAGGATATTGTGTAGATTTTTTGGCTATTGTGGATTCATAAATTTAGATATTAACGAATAAATATATTTACTCATTGATGAAAAATTTAAATTATTTTTTTCAGTGACATCCTTCTTTATTTTCATATATCATCAAAATGCAAAACACAATCTCCGATTAACAGAATTTTGGTGCTCAACGAACTCCACGATCTTATCGTCACCATAGAAGAAGATTGATTTATCATCACTACCCCCACTCGTAATTGCAAACCATTGTATTGGATAAATTGCCTCAATAATGATTGTTGGAACTATGTTTCTCGGGACACAAAGATTGATCTAAGATATTTTGGCCCAATCGATGACCAACGCGCGTCCAACTCCAAAAATTGGATGGGCAATCATTTTGGTAGTAATTTTGAAATGAGTGTAGTTTGTTGCGGTTATTAATTTTTTATAAAAAATTGATAATCGTTTTCATTTAAAATGATCCAAAATATACTAATCACAAATGTACGTCCCTCAAAAAATCAGTGATGAAATGAAATTAGTCATGGACGTTGAAAACAAATTCTTCGTTTACATTGACAAAGGTTTCTATCCCAACGAAGAAAGTGATCGTATCTTCCAAGAATTAGAAAAACAAGTTGAATACAATGTTGGCAGTTTTTTTTCAATTTATGGCAAAAAAATACCTATCCCCAGAAAACAGACTGCATATGGTGATCCAGGCACTAGTTACTCCTTTACAAATCAAGTTACTAAAGCAAAACCATGGATTCCTATTCTGCAAAAAATTAGAAAAGATATCGAATATTTTACAGGCAAAACCTTTAATTTTTGTCTCGTTAATCGCTATGAAGATGGTAACCAATACATAGGTTACCACAAAGATAGTGAATTAGATTTAGTAGAAGAACCAAGTATCGTTTCTTTGTCATTTGGTGCTACTAGAAAATTTTATTTCAAATCTGACAATAAAGACGTCAAAGTAGTGAAATTAGAGCTAAATCATGGATGTTTATGTTGGATAATCGATCCAACGAACAAAACTTGGAAACATTCTGTGCCCAAAGAAAAAAAGGTCAAATCTCCGCGAATAAACATAACGTTTCGTCATATTGCCATATAAATATTTAACAATAAGATAGATACAATAAAGATGGTTTGTTCTATTGTAATAATGATCATGTTATATTTTTTTTGGAGCTACACTCAAAAATATTTATCGTCCGAACGACCCGCCACTCAAGGGATAATTGACAAAATGCATGATTCTGATTTGGTTTGCAAACTCAATGTATATTTATCAAATCATCCCACGTTTGCAAAATTAAACATAATTTTAACGACGTTGTTATTAGATATCAACATCGTCTATGTCATATTATCGAGCATCATAAACGATGATAGCAGACCCATATTTTTAATAGTATTTGGCATCATATCGCGGCAACTTTGCCAATTCGTTAATAAATTACCTACTCCTCAAAATATGATTTGGTTCGATCCTCATTTCCCAACGTTTTTCATGATGTATAACACAGTTAATGATTTTTTCTTTTCAGGCCATACATTAATATCAATCATCACCGGCGTAACGATATATTATCAAACTACAAATATATTAGTTGCCCTATACGCAATTTTGTTTATAATTTATGAGATATCATTTGTTGCTATATCAAAATCTCACTATTTTATGGATATTTATGCAGGAGCAAGTACCTATTTTATGCTTAACTACATTTTCGATAATTATTTTAATTTTTAACAACAATAACGTATTTTTGTTAAATTCTTTTCCTTGCATATAATTACGACAATGCGAACAAGATCACACCGATACTCAAGAGAAGATGGTGAATATACAAATAGCACACACTATGACCCTCAAAATAACAGTCTGGACATTGGTTTCCAACGACTCAAAATCTTCAACTGCAAAATATATCCCGATATGTCATCCATAAAATTCTTATTCGTTCATCAAAATAATATCACAAACTTACCCGATGCATCTTTACTGCCAAATTTGACGGAACTAAATTGTTCCAATAACAACCTTAAAAATATACCATTTTATCGAAAATTAATCACTTTAAATATCTCGTTCAACAAAGTGACCGAATTAAATCACTACCACAACAGTGACCTCAAATATCTGGATTGTTCCTTTAATCCAAATATTGCTTTGAACATTTATCTTCCCTATTGCAAACATCTTTACATAAATGACACAAAATTAACAAACATAAAATTATCGAGATTCAGAAAGTTGAAATTTTTAGATTGCAGTAACAACAACCTACATGATATTGACCCCAGTAATTCTTTGTTAGAATTAAATATCCAAAACAACGAAATGACAGAATTACCCTTATTTCCAATATTAAATGTTTTAATGATTGATGACAATTTTTTAACTAGTTTAGTGACCTATCCGTATCTAAAGATATTAAATGCATCACGTAATAAACTGATTCATATTGATTCGCAGCCACAACTGACGAAGATTACGGCGTCACACAATTTGGTTTCTAAAATTGGATTGATGCCAAAGCTAGAGATAATTGAGTTGGATAATAATAACATAACAAATTTTGAGATATTTGGTGTTTCGAAGCATGTGTGTCTTCAATTTAATCCGATTACCAACCTAGGTGTACATGAGCAAGCGTTCCAAAATATCGAAGAATTGCAAGTAGATTACAAAATGTATGAAAAAATTTATGCAAAATGTTACGACAGTATTAAATCGATTAATATTTTTGCATGCGAAAACAAAATTGACGAAAAGATCAAAAAATTAGAAGGTGTTTTTAGTGCGAGGATGTTGAAATTTATTAAGAAAATGTTTCTGAAAACTGAGTTTCAGAATAGAGGTAATATGTTCGGACAAATAACGGTGCGAATATGTGATGAATATTTTAAAAATGATGACGAAACGACAATGCGCGAAAAATGTATAATGACGTTAAAAAACATATCAAAATTATATCATAAAATAATTGTTGTATCACTAATTTTTAATTACTAAAAAAAATGAAACGGTAACTGTATTCATATAATTCGATTGATAACATATAAATAAAATATAGTAGTAATAGTATATTGTTAAAATGATAAACGAAAAGATATATTCCGAAATTCTTAATACTATTTTGACCGATGAAAATAAAGGGCAGATAAATGAAATGATTGATGTGCACAAGAAAGATGCGTCACAGGAATTAGAAGTCTCCTTTCGCGGCATCAATTATGCTGATTACATCAAGATCGTCGAAAAGTATGTTAATGATACTGACCAAAAAAACATATCTGAATCTGAATCGTTAGATATATCGATCATGTTGTCCAATAAAAATACTTATCGTGTCAGTCTAAAAAATAAAACGTTGATTACTGACTTCATAAATAAATATTCAAAAGCATCGAATGATAAAATACAAGAATATTTGCTCAGTTTGAAACAATCTAAAGACGTCGAAATGATGTACAAAAATCGTGGTGCTGCTATACGTTTATATGTGGAAGATTTTGACATCGTTTTCAAATCGACCGCAGAAACACCAATCAGTGCGGAGAATCCAGCGCCTATTCTCGGTAAAGGGGATGAAACTACAGCAGTTCTGACAGGTACTGAAAAGATGTTATTCAGATACAAACAACGAGTAAGTTTTAAACTGAATTCTAAATTTCGATTAGATGCGACAGAAGTGCAAGAGTCAAAAAATATTTGGAACCTTGCGGAAGCGCCACAAACATACGAATTAGAATTAGAAGCCATTGGTGAAAAAATAACAATAGATGATTTAACCAAAAATGTTATTGATGTATTGCGCACGATCCAAAATACGCCCGCGCCAATTGGAAAAAAAGAAGCTGAATATGTCATCAATGCATACAAGTATATCCATAACATCAAACGAGACATCTCAACATTGCTCGTTCGTAACGTAATATCAGTAGAAACGCAACATGTCGTTAATTTCATACCCCACAGTTATGCCGTTACTGATAAAGTTGATGGAGAAAGAGGTAATTTGATCTTCTTACCACGTGGAATATATTTCATCTCAACAGTCCTTGTTGTCAAAAAAACAGCATACGTAACTGATAATCCAGCATATTTGAACATGATTTTGGACGGAGAAATGATCACTGACGTTAGTACGGACAAACAATGTTTTTTGTTGTTTGATTTAATATATGCCAACAATATTAGCTATCTAGATGATACAAAATATGGATTGTTACATCGTTTAGATAGAATAAAAGATATTGTTCAAAACTGTTTTGGTACTTTAATTCCATTCCCAGATTACATGGATAAACATAAGGATACAGATTTGGCCGCAATCGTAAAATTTTATTCAAATGAACTTAAAAAGTATTGGGATGAGTTTCGTAAACGTTTGGAGAAATCAGAAGAATTATTCATTACCAGAAAATTATATTTCGTTCCTTACGGTATCGATCCATGTGAAATTTTCATGTATGCGTCAATGATCTGGAAATTATATGTCTACAATGAGCTGCCTCCGTATAAGTTAGATGGTATGATCTATACACCGCAAAATACACCATATATGATTGATGCAGATTCCAAAAATTTTGACGCAAAACCCTTCGAATATAAATGGAAACCGCCAAATTTAAATTCGATCGACTTTTTTATCCGATTCGAAAAAAATGAAACGACGCAATCAGATGCGATATATTTTGACGAATCCGATAATACTAAAGTGGTTAATCAATACAAGGTATGTAAGTTGTTCGTTCATACGCAAAATAAAGGACAAGAAATTCCTACACCGTTTAAAATTGGTGGCGTTGAACAACGAGCGAACATTTACATTAACGACGGTGACACTCGGGATATTGAGGGCAAAATTATTGAAGATAACACTGTCGTTGAATTTGTTTTTGATACTACACAGAAAAATGTAAACAATGCATACAAATGGATTCCATTACGAACTAGATACGACAAAACTGAGTCAGTGATAAAATATGGTACAAAATATGGTAATCATTATCTGATCGCTAATCGCATTTGGAAAACCATCGTCAATCCCATCACTGAAGAAAACATTGCGACATTGGGTAATCCGAATACGTACAAGTTAGAAATGGATCGACTTTCTCAAATGGTACAAACTATACCAGCAGCAACTGCACCAGCAAAGGAAGCGTATTATTCAAATGATTCGCTCAAAGATGCTGGTATGAATGCGTTTCATAATTGGATCAAGTCTAACATGATAATAACATATGCACAAAACAAACCCAACATGTTAGATATTGGCATAGGACGTGGTGGAGATATTCTGAAGTTCATCGGCGCAAATATTGGCGAAGTTGTTGGGCTAGATAGCGATGTTCAAGGATTATTTAATGGCGACAATTCTGCATCTAGCCGTTACAAGAAAGAAAAAGCTAAACGCAAGAATGTTCCTGTTATGTATTTTATAAACGCAAATGCTAAAGGATTATTTAACGTTAAATCTCAACTAAATATCATTCCAAACATGTCAAATGAGAATAAACGGTTAATTGACACACATTTATCAGGAAACAAAAAATATAGTGTTATCAACTGTCAGTTTAGTATGCATTATTATTTATCAGATGCTATCGCTTGGTCGAACTTTTGCAAAAATTTATCAGATCATTTGGAAGATGATGGGTATTTATTATTGACTTGTTTTGATGGAAAATTGATAAGAGACAAACTGAAAGATAAAAAAAGTATCAACATTTCATACACTGGCGACAATGGTGTCAAAACTACCTTTCTGGAGATCGTAAAATTGTATACCGATGATGATCCAGTCGGCGTTGGTTTGGGGATCGATGTATATAACTCCACTATTTCTAATTCTGGAACTTTTAATACCGAATATTTGGTGGATCCACAATTTTTAGAAGATTCGTTACGCACAAATAGCGGGTTAAAATTGGTCGAGACTGATTCATTCTATAATATATACAATTTGTACAAAAAATATTTCACGTTACCATCATCAACAGAATATTTAGCAGGAGATGCGGTTGGTCGCCATGACGTAATTAAGAAATATTACATGTCGATGGATCCTGATAATCGTCATTTGTTCACCGCGGAAGAAGTTGATTATAACTTGGCTGGATTCAAAATGTCATCCTTGAACAGATATTACGTTTTTAAAAAAGAAAATGGTTTTGTTTCTCCATCACGTGTCGTTAGTATGAACTTTAAATTAGATCTTGGCAAGATGATGATACCTTACTTCTATTCAAATGGGGTATATATCGATCCTGGATGTAAAAATGATAACATTAATAGCATTTTCAAAGAATTATGTGCGAAATCACAAGGAGTGCGGCCAAATGTTTACGTCATCAGGCATAATATCAATGAACATATGATTGATGACGAGCCTTTTAGTTACAATAGTTTCGAATTTGCAAGAATTAAAGAAGGAGTTGATCCTAAAGTTTTGATCATATACAAATCTCCCGATAAAAAATTCTTTCCGCTATTTTATCAACCATACAATCCTGGGATGGAGACTATTATGGCCAACAAATATTTTTTCGATAACAGCAAAATTGTGAAAGATTTAGATTTTTTGATCGAACTAAGTAACAAAATTAATCCTGAAAAATAATATAATCTGTTGCAATAAATTTTATTTCAACAGATTGTTAAAATTATATTGTCTATTAGTAATATAACATAATGAAATTGAATATCTATCGACTTTATATTTCGCATAAAGATTCCCCAAAGTTTGACATCCCCGAAGTCAACGTCAAAAACATTTCGTTGAGCAACGATCCAAGTCCAAAATTAATAAAATATGGATTCAATAAAACGACGGACAATTTTAATGTTATTGATCTGATGAAAGATGACCATTACAAAATTGGTCTGAATTTTGATTTTGATCGAACTGACGCAGAAAGTATCAACGTCGTCGGCAAGAAAACATTCAATATCACTGGAATCGATCATAATTTTTGTATGTTTTGGGAAATCTTGAACCTATTCGGAATGTTGGCGATCGACCAAACAATTTTGACCAACATCAAGAACACGATGACAAATATAACGTCTGTTTACAATAAAATGACGAAAGCCAAAGTAAATACTAAAATCTATGAAACTATGCCCCCAAAGGAGAAAGCATCACTCATTGTCAATAAATATTCAGATGTTGATTTAGAAGAAGATGCCGTCGTTCATCTCATCATTAATGACTTACAACGATCAATCCCTTTGGCTGCCCCAGGATCATCGATGATCTTCCAAATTTTCAGCTGTCAAACGGCAATCATGACAGAATTAATTTTTTTTATGATGTCTTTATTCAACGAAGCATATATTATCAAGCCACTAACTAGTTCTGATTTATCAAATGAGAAATTTTTAGTGCTAGGGGATATGAAAAAAAAAGTTTCTATGTTTGATATACCTAAAAAATATTCATCAAGTACATACATGTCATCATTAAATATTGATTTGCCGGTCGAATATGTGACAATCATACAATGCATAAATTCAGAATTGATTCCTCAAAAATTTCTGATGTACAACAACATTCAAGCATATATCCGGAGTAAGATGTATGAAGGGGCACAATATCAAGAATTATATAGGTGTCAAAATAAAAACATAGCGAGTTGGATAGAAATGTTCACTGATTTTAGTAAATTTGAAGATTTATTAAAATCAACGTTAGATAAGTCGGATAAGAAATGTATTCTTAGTCGCCGAATAGAAAATGTTTTTGATTAAATCATAGAGTATTGTTTTCTTTCATCTGTTTTAGTCCTACATCTGACTCTAATTTTGCCTCTGTCGTCATATGTTGTTTAGCCAATCGGTCTGCCAAAGTTGCCTCTGTTAAAAATCCCTTGCTTATTCTATCTTTGTAATACAATGCAGATACTAAAACTCGCAAATCATCACCCTTAATAATTTTAACAAATATGCCGGTATATCTCTCAAAAAAATCGTTAAATTCACGACCAAGTTGGTCATACATATGAATGAAATCTAAGTCGCGAACTGATGGATCCTTCATTCTTGTTCTAATTTCTTTCATTGTCATTATAATACTGACCATTTCTGGTTCAGTTATCACTGGAATTTGTTCTTCTACGGACATTATCAATAATTTATTGTTAATATTATTATATCAACAATAATTACGCAGATTTCTTTTTTTTCTTATGTTCATGACTGGATTCGGAATCTGATAAAAATGCATAGTCAGATGTTTCTGAATCTATCATTTCGTGCACTTTTTTTTTATTAGGTCTTGTGACGTTCATTTTATCGTAATATGTTGCCAATCTTCTGATCATCGATTCAACTCTTATGTTATCAAAGTTATGTTTGACGCACATAAAATTAAATAATTCGTCACGTTGAAATGTCCTTAGTCTGATATTATGATTGGTGACTACAAAGTTCTCATTATTATCCAAATCATCTAATGCGGTTTTGAAATAATTTGTAGCTTCGAACATACATTCAATATTGTCCTTATCTAACACTATTTTTTTATTTTTCTTAGCCTCACTTTTCAAATATTCAACTGCACCTTTTAAATTTTTTTTGCAACGTATCAAATCGTATGACTTTTTAGGTCCAACTGTTTTAATTCTCGTACAATAATCGCAGCCCATTAAGACACTCATATCTACAAATTGATCCATACTCAAATTCATTTTTGATAATGTAGTTCGAAGACTTATAACTGATACTTTCGTTCCTTTTTCTGACATTGCACTAAACATGTTTTTGAAGACATATGGTGCACCAAACACCACGATATCAATATCTTCTGTACAAACTCCCTTGATGATTCTGTTACCACGTTTATCTTTCCGTGTAGCTAACCATGCCAAAACTGGATCAGCTTCTTCTGGGGCAAGGATATATGGAATTCCCATAAGATCGAACATAGTCTGTAATTCTTCGTAATCATTTTGTGTTGGACAAAAAGACTGCTTAAAACATGTAATGTAATCATTTTCGTCTGTGACTGACGATAATTTCTCTGACGCAACCATCTTATCATCAGTTCTTTTTTGAATCGTTTTATCTTTTAGGTGCGACGGCTGGCCATCAAAAACAAATATAGGTGTCATGTCATTTTCTAAAAATTTAAGAATCTTGTAAAAGATGCCATTCAGATGACTTGTCAGTTCTCCAGCAGCATTTGTCATATCCTGACCAGACGCTCGCATACCAATTCCCATCCTATGAACTAATATACTCGTATCAATACCAACTGTCATGCCGCTAAAATGCGAAAATTCATACTCTTTAATTCCTTCATCATTTGTTGAATCCTTAATCAATTTTGGTAATCCTGGCACGCCCATTACTAATGAATAATAACATTATTAATATTCATTTTAAATGCGATTAATTATCATTTTTTTTTGTTGTATGCATACTGACTATAAATGGATTCCATACGTCTTCTAATTCTTTGCGTTTCAAATCATACGTTTCCTTACTTTCATTTTGATTATCTTCTACATAATTAATCAGTATTGTGCATAATGAATCTATTTTTGCTTTAGTTGCAGGGTCTATTATTTGAGCTATGTTTGGTTCGTTTAAAGCCTGTTTGATGTTGCGAACATAATATTCTAAACAGTTTCGAGCATCAATAGACATCTTCTTTTTATTATCTGCGTCTTCAAATAATTTAGCTTCTTCAATCATTTTATTTATTTCTTCGTCTGTAAATTTGCCGCGATTGTTAGTAATTGTAATGTTTTTAGTCTTGTTAGTGGTTTTTTCACATGCGGTAACATTTAAAATACAGTTTGCATCAATATCGAACGTTACTTCAATTTGTGGATGACCCCGAGGAGCAGGCGGGATACCTTCCAACGCAAAAGTACCCAACTTGTTATTATCTTTTGTTAATTTTCGTTCCCCTTCATATATTTGGATATTAACTCCCGGCTGATTATCTGAATGGGTAGAAAATATCTTTGATTTTTTGCAAGGGACAGTTGTGTTGCGATCTATTAAATTTGTCATCAGACCCCCAACTGTTTCTAGTCCCAACGATAACGGTATAACATCTATTAACATAATTGATCCTAAATCTCCTTCAACTGACCCAGACAATATCGCTGCTTGAACAGCTGCACCATATGCAACCGCTTCATCTGGATTGACAGATTCATTCAACTTCTTGCCGCCAAAAAAATCAGTCAATAACTGCTTGATCTTAGGAATTCTAGTTGTACCACCAACCAAGACTATCTCTGCAACTTCAGATTTATCAAGATGGGCATCTGTTAGAACATTATTGACCGGTTTAAGAGTTTCTAAAAATATATTCATACATAACTCTTCAAATTTAGGTCTACCAATGTTGACAATATAATCGATACCATCAAATAAGGAATCTATTTCTATTACGGCTTGCATGACGGAAGACAGGGTTCGCTTAGCTTTTTCACATGCAACTTTTAGTTTTTGTACAGACTTTGGCGACTCACTTATATCCTGGCCATGTTTTTTCTTGAAATCATCAATACAATATTTAACAAGAGTATTATCGATATCTTCTCCGCCGAGTGCCGAGTTTCCTGACGTTGCCAAAACACTGAATACACCATCATACAATGACAGTAACGAAACATCATGAGTTCCGCCGCCACAATCAAAAACCAATATGTTAATTTTCTTCCCAGAGATCTTATCCAATCCATATGCTAAAGCGGCAGCGGTTGGTTCATTAATTATTCGCAGCACATTTAGACCTGCAATCTTGCCAGCATCTTTTGTTGCTTGCCGTTGCGCATCATTAAAATATGCTGGCACGGTGATAACTGCATCAACAACATCAAAACCTAAAAATGTACCCGCAATTTGTTTCATTTTGCTTAATACCATAGACGAAATTTGTTCGGGAGAGTATTGCTTTAATGTGTTCATGTATGAAACTTCAAAATATGGTTTTCCATTAACGTTTTTGACAGCGAATGGGCAGTGTTTAATGTTATGTTGGACACTTTCGTCAGTCATTTCCCGGCCGATGAATCTTTTTGCATCAAAAATAGTATTTTTTGCATTGCTCACCATCTGACTTTTGGCCGCATCACCAACAAGATGTTCGGTCTGGGTAAATGCCACGAACGATGGAGTTATTCGATTTCCCAATTCGTTTACAATGATTTCAATCTTATTATTGAGCCAGACAGCTACCACACTAAAAGTTGTTCCTAAATCAATTCCTATTGCTATTTTTTTTGACATATTATATTAACGTTCCAAGTTATAATTTCTTATATTAACGAATAATGAATCGTTTAGAAAACGATTCATTATTCATAATAAATATTCCACTCGTTAGTCATATCTTCTAACATATTCGGATCTTTACATATTAAAAACGTTTTAGTTTCGCAATATCTTTTGCACAATAATCCTGAGATATCTTCTTCGTTTAAGATAAAAGAAGTATTTATGTTTTTGGTATCATAAAAATAAATGTTAGCAAACGGACTATTAGTTCCTGAAAATCCTATCTTGTTTGTTATTACCTCCAACGAATTAGATCCATGTTCCACAACGAATTTATTCATGATTTCATTTATCTTTGTTTGCGGCAAATCTTGCGTTGATGTAATTTCTGCGACGATCTCGTACAATTTTCTTGTTAAAATTCTGCGATAAATTTTGTACGCCTCCTTTATTTTAAGAACATCATCTGGATCAAAACGACTCTCTTTGCATGTCAAATGATAAATGTAATTTTCAACGTAATTAAAGATGCTTTGGTCCGTTAAAGTGCAAAATCGTTCCATATTTTTGATAGAATCAGATATCTTGAAAACTGGATCTATGATTCTATAAATATCGCACATCATCATTTCAATTATTTTAACAGTTTTATGACTGTAAATTTGCTTGTGCATCATATATCGAATATAAAACATATCAAATACGTCAGATGAACAATGTTTTGGATAGGATATGTTTTCATTTTTATCAATGATCAATTCGTCAATTAATCTCCGCGGATCAAATCCTTTTTTGAGTCCCAAATTGTATGTATCTCGGGCCAAATAATCAAACTTATCTACATCGATACCATTTAAATAATTAGAGACGATCTGATACAATGCCCCTTTATGTTGTTCTTTAGGATGAATTATTGACTTTATGAAATTAATTTGTTGATCTGTAATGATATCTGGCAATTCTCGTTTACAAATCATATCAATAATCACACATGAACGCTCTTCATGACACGAATTTGGGTGATTATAATCTTTCAAAAAAATATTATCAAATATATGACTGTAAGGACCGTGACCAATATCGTGACACAATCCAGCGATCTTTACTAACTCTATTATGTGATGAGATAACTCAAATTCCCCACTTAATTCGGTGATGTTATATTTTTTTCCTGGATATTTTGCGGACAACTTCTCGAGCACCACCCCAGTCAGATGATATACTCCCAATGAATGTTCAAATCGAGTATGTACTGCAGATGAAAATACATAATTACAACACCCTAATTGCCTGATATTACGCATTCTTTGGAATTCACTTGTGTCAATTATTTTTAGAGCAATATTACTTACACGAATAAATCCATGTATGTTACAACCGAATAATTTTGATGCACCTGATAACATCTTTATAATTTTTGATGATATTATTGATATTAGAATGTTTTATTTTCAATTTTTTGACAAAAAAAATTGAATCAGTTATCATTTATTTAAATAATATATGACATTTATTAATAAACATGGAATCGTCAATACCGTGGATTGAAAAATATCGGCCAACGGAATTAGAAAACGTTATTATGGACGATCAGACCAAAATGTTGATAGATGTCTTGATTAAAAAAAAGAAGAATGTGCATTTGATAATTACGGGATTTCCAGGTGTGGGTAAAACATCGACTGTAAAGTGTATCGCCAAGAAAGCTTTGGGGGCAAATATTCATGAAGGATTTTTAGAACTAAATGATGCCGATACTCGCGCTAAGAATTCGTCGACGCTTGTTCCGACATTCTGCAAAAGATCTGTAAATTTCGATGAACCTAAAATCGTATTATTAGACGAAGCAGATACCACAAATAAGAGATGGCAGAACGAATTATGCGAATTCATAAAGCTTTACGGAAAAAATACACGATTTATATTTACGTGCAATAACTCTGCTAAAATAATAGAAGATATCCAAAGTATATGCAGAATCATACGATTCAAGAAATTATCGGATGATCAAATCAAGAACAGACTGATTCAGATTTGTTTAAAAGAAAAAGTTGCATATTCAGAGTCGGGATTAGAAATGATATGTTATATTTCTGCTGGCGATATGAGAAAGGCGATTAATAATTTGCAAATGGCAGCATTTTCGGCCGAATCAATAGATAAACAATCAGTATTAGATGTTTGTAGGATGCCAGATCCAAATGACATCAATGAAATTATTGATTTTTGTATTAAGAAAGATTTGGATAGTGCGAATAAGTCATTGAATAGATTGATGATTGAAGGTTTCCATTATTTAGACATCATAATTGGTTTTGATTACATATTGACGGGTTCCAAAATTAAAGACGAGATCAAATTACAACTAATCCATATTGTCAATCAAACTACAATTGTCGTTAGTACAGGAGTGCGTTCTAAATTACAAATGCTGGCGATGTTGTGCAGAATAGTAGATATTTTTTTAACAAATTAAATTTGATCAAATTTAATTTATTAATTTTCTTCTTCCGATAAGAATTCGAGATTATCGATATCAATATTATCGATATGTTGTTTCTGTTCTTCATGAAATTGAGCAACTTCTGTCTTATCTGGTAACGTCGTCATACACATAGTAATGAAGTCCATATCATCAAACATTTTATAATTTTTACGTTCATAGTCTGCTACAAAAAAATGTTGGACTTGATATTGTTGTTTTGAATAGTATGCGTTCCTTTTCTTTGATTGTGCTACGAAAATAGAATTATCTTCATCTTCAATATCGATGACTATTGGATGCGTTTCATAAACTTCTTTTCGCAAAATTCTTCCGATTGATTGTTTAGTAGCACTTTTTGGCGTTGATAAAATAACAACATTCAAGTTGGCAATATCTAATCCTTCCTCTGCCATCGCAAAAGTACCTAGAATGATCTGTTTCGTTGATGAAATTTCCAGCTCTGTATCTGACATACTGCCGATATATTTACCAACTGAACCAGTAATGTTTTCATCTTCTGTCAATAACTTGTAAAATAAGTTAACATGTTTGATTCGCCCTGTCAAAAACAAAACGTTCTTCCCCTCGTCAAATAATTCTTTGAGCATATTTAATATCAAAACATTGCGTTTTTTAATCATTACTAAGTTGGTTATCATTGTAGATCGATCTGGTTCCTGTGTGTATTTGTTAGTAACTACTTTTGTTCTTTTTTCGTTAGACGACCTAAAATGAATTTTTTTAACAACTACCATATCATTTGGTTTTTGCGGTTCTTCATGTAGAATCGGTCCCATATACCAATTTATTATCTTATACAGTCCATCCATTCTTGATTTTTCTGCAGAAATTCCCAACATATATTTCCCAGTCATCTTCCGAAACACGTTAGAAAAATTTTTAGCTGCCATATGATGAACTTCATCAATAATAATTAGACCAAAATCTTTGAACATATGATGATCATAATCTATTTTAGCCAAACTATGTACCATTGCGATGACAAATGGATGATCCGTATCCATCGTTTGTCGCTGAATAGTGCCGATTTGTTTGATATTGGTGGTTTCTTTGATACGGTCACTTGCTTGCCGTTTTAGAAATTCTTTGTGTACGATGAAGAGCGTTTTTAATTTGTAACGGCATGCAATATAGATTGCCAAGTTAGTTTTACCGATACCACATGCTGCAACTAACAGCCCGCCACGATGAGTTTCGAATCCCTTAATGATATTTTCAGCAATGATCTCCTGTCGTGGTCTTAGCTTGCCTAAATATTGCATATCAAATGTTGGAAATTTGTAAGTCTCTAACTTGTTAACTTCCGGTTGGCCGAGATGTTCAAGACCATAATATTTGGGAATACTAAAACATTTTTTGTTCTCTAAAAACACTGCAAAGCTATTATCTTTCGCGAATTTTCCAAAATTACCAGGTTTATAAGGCTTGACTGTCAAATTCTCGCGCATTTTAATGATTTCATCTTCGGTCATTTTTTCTTTATTAATTATATATCCAAAACGATTAATTTGAGTTGACATGATCTACCTTAATATAGAATATATATGTTTATAATATGGTACTTTTTTTCAATTTTACTAAAAAAATTGAAAAAAAAACAATTAGGAGTACAGTGTGAATATATTGATTCAATACACTAAAATGGCTGAAGTAGATCAAAAAACTGTTGACCAATTGACTCAAATGTATGAAAAGTTGAGCGAGGCAGGAATATTGGAGCAATTTATTGAAACGGCTCGTTTAAACGAATCAAAGAAGATGGAAGAAAAAAAGGTTGATGAAAAAAAGGTTGATGAAAAAAAGGTTGATGAAAAGATAACATCAATTCGTAAGATTGAACATTGGTATTCGGACCAAGATAAGACCGTTAAAACTCCTAGATTGATATCTGCAGAAGATTTTAAACATTTTTATGAAGCACTTGATAAGGATACGATAGTGTTTGAAGTGTTAGAAATGTGTGATACAAAATCTGACAGTACTACGTATAAATTAAACGAAAAAACGGTTATCGCACCCGCAAAGTTTTTTTCAAGTTTAAAAGATCAAACCAAAATTGATACAAGTTCGGATACAGGCATTCGTAGAATCAAGGTAGAAAAAGGAGTAGAGAGTTTGTTTGGAGGATCAACCAAAAACGTTATTGTAAACTATAATAATTGCCAAATGATCAAAAAAATGTCTGGTGATTTTAAATCGCTGGGAGATATATGTTTAGTTAAGAATTCGGATTTTGAATCTTTTCCGATGATTGATATGATCACGGGTTTAGAAAAGGATATCAAAGAAAAATTTTGCGTTTTTGATTATTGGTTAAATTGTAATAGCTTTGAAAAAGTATTGGTTGTAGCAAGCGATGTTCCCAAAATGAAAATATGTGACGCAGATAAAATATATGACAAAGATACAGAATTTGTATTGGCTCACGCTATTACGATTGACGAAAATTTTATAGGTGTTGAAAAACATACTATAGTAAGTAATAAAAATTTGGGTCAGGCTAACGGTACTTTTCAAAAAGTTAAAAGAATCTATTCATCAAGCGCGACTGATGCAAATACAATTTTAGTTGGCAATGCCAGTTTTTCACGTTTGCATCAGGAATGGTCGTTAGCGGGCAAAAAAATGTCGCACGTTATAACATTATATAATTCTGTGTATGGTGGAGCTCATTTTTCATGCATCGTAGACAAAGAAATATTTGACAAGCTAAACGTTATGTGTCCAAAAAATAACAAGCTCAACGAAAACGAATTTAATTTGATTACTCATTATTCCCCGACTGGTATACAAAAAATGTTAATTACTAAATCACAATTAGATGAAATTAATAAAGGGTCATCCGGTATTTATCAAAACGCATGTGTTATAACATTTTTTAACATTACAGATAACAATATAACTGAAGAAATTGCAGTGACACATGTATCTTGGAGAGCACAATCGGTATCTATGTTCAAACTTGATGACGAATCAAAATTGATACAAGGATATATACAACCAAAACATTACGCAAAAATCAAAGAAGAAAAATTTACATTCGAGTCGAAACCGACATCTATCAGTACAGTTTTCTTCCAAGGAAAATTTGTTGAATGTTTGGTAACCGAAGAACAACTTGCACGAGTTGATTAAATTATAACGATATTATGAAATATTATTGTTATGATTTTGTGAAAATTTTATGATACTAACACGAATTCATATAAAAAAAATTGAAAAAAAAATGATTAGGATAGCTATTCATAATATATAGAAACCAAATCACCGGATGGCGCAAGTACAACAAGGAGAAAAAACCGTCGAAGAAATGGCCCGAATGTTTAACAAGTTGAACGAATCTGGCATGTTAGAGAAATTATTAGAGGAAGCTCGCAAGAAAAAAGGGGAGGTTAACGAAGACTCCAAAGAGGTCGTCAACGAGGAACCAAAATCTGAGAAAATAGATGGAGTTTTAAAAATCGAACAATGGAGTCAAAGTGGTGATAATATTGTTAAGGTCATGCAATTGACATCTTCGGAAGATTTTGCTAAAATATATAATGCGAAAGACAAAGACCTTTTTGCGTTTGATATTCTTGAAGCGGGGAAACCGTGTGGTATTATTATCGAAAAACGAATTATTTCGAGTCAAAAAATTCATAAAAATTTGCCGGAAATTACGAAGATTGATTTATCTCAACCGAACGGCATTCGTGTTATCAAGGTCGAAAAAGGATTGGATATGGAGCTCAAGAAAATATGTTTGGTTGCAAAAGTAAATGAAGATCTTTGTCAAACTATGAAATTTGTAACGTCAATCGATAAAGTTCCTGTTCAAACATGCTTAGTGCGCAATTCAGATTTAGAAACTTTTTCGACTATTGATTTTATCCACAATTTGAAAAAAGATTCCAAAGATAAATTTTACGTTATTGATTCTTGGGTTATGGGTGATATTAACGAAAAAGTGATCATTTCATCAACGGATATCCGCAATATCCGTGTTTCTCCAGCAGATAGGAGTAATGATAAAGCGAAAGATATAACAATAACACATGCGATGATGATTGATGATAATGGTCTTGCTGTGGAAAAACATGTTCTAGCATATAATTCAGCTTTAGATCCGAAACAAACGAGTTATTGTAAAGCAATTAGGGTAGGCACAGCCCTTACAGATAGTAGTTATCCAATATTGATCAACAGAACGGGTTCATGTCGTTTAAGGAGCCCAGGATGTCAACACAATAAAAAAGGATTGCTATCTACATTTATCTTGCAAGACCAATCTGAATATTCTGCTGCTCATCATCAATGTGTTATTGATGAATCTGTTTTTGATGCGTTAACATTCATAACTCCAAAAAACAAAGAACCACATAAAACAGAATATAATAAGATTTATCATTATCATACTAATAATAAAATTGAGCAAATATTAATCATCACAGCGTCACAATTTGAAGAGATTAATAATAATACCAATACAAAATATAAGGGTGCATGCATTATGACATATTTTAACGTCACAAATAGTAACATTTCTGAAGAGATTACCTTAACACACACAAATTGGATGAGCGAAATCCCAAAACTTGTACCGATATTCAAGTTCGATATCCAAGAAAAATCTAAATGGTTAAAAGGTTATATACTAAATAACGCTTTCGGTAATTTAAAGAAAGGTGACTTTACGTTCGAATCAAAACCTGCTGTCTTCATGGCCGTTTTACTCGAAGGAAAATACGTTGATTGTTTAATAACCAAAGAACAACTCGAAAAAATCACTTCTGCCTAAATTATAATGATAATATATAATATATCATCATTATAATGTCAAATATAAACTATCTAATTATCTTCATCGTCATATCCGCCATTTTGCTTTTCGTCGTCAAAAATAATAAAGAAAAATTTACTGCATTAGTAGATCTAAATCCATTGACAACTTACGATGATTATGGAACTTTTAATTTTCTCTTTCACATGGATGATTTTCCCTATTACAATCCAACTTATGAAAATTTAGGATGTAGTGTTCGAACTTATCCCAATACTCCAAAATATATCGCTGAAAATGCCAAAGAAGCTGGCCAATTTAGACAATCAGTCATTCCTCGTGATACGTTCATCGATTTTGAGGGTGATAAAGTGCGCAGAGAATTAGTGCCCGAAAATTATTCTAAAAATATGGATTACGGTAGCGCTAGATTTATGACCAATCATATGTACATTAACAAAAAAAATCCGCGACTTAGTATGTTTGCCCCAGTACCGTCAAACGAATACATCGGAAAATAAATTTCTTAATTATACTATAATGAGTAAAAAGAAAACGTTCACAGTTAAACTAGAAAATGATCCATATGAGAAAATAGATTTCCTCAAAGATTGCCCCAACTATCAATTCACGCCAACTATCTTACCAAAACAAGATAGAATAATCGTTATGGGAGACATTCATGGTGATTATAACCTTGCTGTTCAATCCTTCAAGTTGGCAAATTTGATAGACGATAATTTCAGATGGATAGCTAAACCAAAAGATACAGTTGTAGTACAAGTGGGTGATCAAGTGGATAGTTGCCGGCCAATACCTTACAAGTATGAATGCACAGAGCCACACGATGATGATACAGGACGAGATATGGATGTCATGAACTTTTTTGATAGAATGCATAATGAAGCAGTCAAACATGGAGGGGCAGTGTATAGTTTGATAGGTAATCACGAGCTGATGAATGCCCAAGGAATTTTTAGTTATGTTTCGCATGAGAATTTATTTAATTTTGATTACGATCACATGGAAAAAGATAAGACAACGAAATATAAGGGTGTAGAAGGGCGGAAGTATGCTTTCACACCAGGAGGACCAATTGCAAAACATATTGCGTGCACCCGTAACTCAATTTTGATTATTGGATCGAATATGTTTGCACATGCAGGTGTGTTGCCCGAAATTGTTAATAAGTTACATCTTATTGATACAGATGATGTGACAAAATTGAAGTATTTGAATTCTATTGTGCGCAAATGGTTGATGCAAAAGTTGACAGACAAGAATGATATTGATAATTTAAATAGGATATTTTATGATTCGAATAATTTGTTTTGGACGAGAAAGTTGGGCGAGATTGGCGAGAACGCAAAGTTAGATGCAGATGAATGTGCAATGACTGTGAGTAAGACGTTGGATGTTTTTAGAGTGGGGCAAATTATTGTAGGTCATAGTCCGCAGTTTATTTATAAAGGCAGGGATGGAATCAACGGAACTTGCATGGATAGGACAGGGAGAAATAGATTGTATCGAGTAGATAATGGATTGTCAAGTGCTTTTAACGTTTTTGGAAAACACAATCCGGTGCAAGTGTTAGAGATATTGAATGACAATGAATTTAATATTTTGACGAGTAAGAGTGTGCAGATTGGCGAACCAGTTGATATTGGTATTAGTGCGGGTAATATGGGGCCGGTTGCGAAGATTTTTGCGCCGGGTAGAGTTAGAAAATGATTTAAACACCTACAAGTATGTATCATATAAGTTATCAGAAATTAGGTGATGATTAATTTTATCATGATTAATGAAAGTTATAGTTACGGTAAATGTAACAAATTTACTATTGTGATCATGAACATAAACGGATTTATTAACGTCTCAAAATTATGCAATGATATAGGCAAACGTTATTCAAATTGGACTAGGAACTCGACCGTTATAGAACTAATTGACGCTCTTGCAGAATCACTGAACATCACCGCTGACGAACTAATGGTGTCAGCAAAAAATGAAAAAAATAACCTAAGAGGAACATATGTTCATCCTCAATTAATGATACACGTTGCTTATTGGTGCAGTCCAATATTTGCCGTAAAAGTTGGTCAACGGATTGATGAATGGAAAAAATATTCGCCCGAAAACGAACACAAATTTTACAAAGCATTGTCCAATATAGAACCATGCAAGAACGCTAGCAAAGAAAAAGAAGTACAAAAAAAGTTGCACGCTAAATATGGCGGCGAAATTGAAGCGAAGACTCCAGCAGGCCGGATAGATTTGTTAACGGATGATTATTTGATAGAAATTAAGAAATATGATGATTGGAAATGTGCTCTTGGACAATTGTTATCCTATTCCTATGATCATAATGATAAAAAATTGATCATGTATTTGTTCGATGTACCAATTAATAATAAGATCGGTATGATCAAAGAGAGATGCAAAAAATATAATGTTTACGTTAGAATATATGATAAAGTTACTGATTAAAAAATAATATTGGTATTATTTTTTAATTATTTTGTTGATATGTATATAGTTTTCAAAAAAATTGAAAAAAAACTCTCTTAAAATATGCAAAGATACTATCTCTTTCAAACAATCTAATGTCCAAAAAAAATCAGTCACAAACAGATCTCAATGAATCTATCGAACGCTTGAATAAAGGATACGATAAAATTAGAAAGCAACAGAAAGATATGGCGAAAAACATCGAAATCCTTACAGAGCGTATGAATACAGTCATTGATAATACTAATTTTATTATGGATAAACTTGACGAAGATGAATCAGAAGAATACTTCGAAATGAAATACAAGGAATCCAAATACAATATGGAAATTATAACAAAAAACCTTGATATTGCAGATGCAAATCTCAAATCTATAGCTGACGAGCTTGATAGACGTAACAACAAGTCAAAACGCAAGTCCGTTCGATAACTAATAAATAATACTATTATTTATTAGCTGCCTTCATTTTTTTATTATTCTTAAACGTATCAACATATGATTTAGGATTCTTCATCGCCAATTCTTTAGCAATTCTCTCAATCTCACTCAAACTTGCGCCAGATTTTGCTTGTTCAGTCGCTTCTTCCCAGACTAATTTACCGACATCCATAGGTTTGACTGCCTTGAATGTGCCAGATTTTAAAACTAAATCTCCAACATCGCGTATCTTTGTGAATTTTTCAACGAATATTTGTGGTTTCTCTGCACTTTTAGTTGCGATCACCATGATTTTATCAATATTAGATGAGTTACCTCCTAATTTAGAGATGGCATCGTCCCAAATGAGTTTAGCGACTCCAACCAAATTAACTCCTGGGAACGGACCGGAGTTACGAATGGTACCTGATAATTCGATCATTTTCATCATAGCTGGTGGCAATTCTTTCTTTCCACCGACCATCTTAGTTCCGATACGTTGCAATAACATCTGTTTTCTGAATTCATACCCCTGTTGGTTATTATTATACGATGTAGGTTCAAATTCTAAATCCCCCATATTATTAATTTCAACTCCAGATCCGAAATCTTCGGATCCTCCTCTGTGTCCCCTTTTTCGGAGGTCGTATTCGTCTGGAAAATTTAAATCATACTCGTCTTTATCAACATCTTCGTCATCTTCATCATCACCTCCCCATTGATGATGTTTTTTTCTGAGTTGCGCATTAACGAGTTCATCGTTTTCTTCTTCAAAAAAAGTTCGATCATCGCCACCATGCATAGCCTTCCTGCCAGTTGCTCGAGCATTATTAAAAATTTCTTTGAAATCATTCATATATGAACTATGAGAATGACTTCTATCTGAACTTAATTCAACAAATTCTAATTCGCCCATTTCGCTTGATTGTGCCGATTGATTATTAGGAAATTCCATTCTATAATATACAATATATTTATATTTTTATTTATTTTAAATTGTTGGTTGATTTAAGACTATGCGGCGAGGTTTTATCTTCATCTAATGATGGATTAAGAATATTGCTAAATATTCAAGGTTCGAGTGCGTTCATATATTTTTTCCACCTAAATTATATTCAACGACAGAATATATTCGATGAGCAAACGGATATTAAAATAACTTCAGTTATTATAACAATATGAAAAAATATCCAAAAAAAAATATGATAGATAGCGACGCTCAGTTATACAGTACAGATTCAGAAACATCCAGTTCTGATAAATTTGATCTCATTACAAATCTAGTTGAACCTACAAAGCGCGTAACGCAAGAATCTAAAGTCACAAACCAACGAAAACGTAAAAACGATACGTCTGAAGAAGAAACGTCTGATTCGTGTAAAACAAAATCCCATGACAGATCAAGTGAGAAACCGACTGAAACAAGAATCGAATTCGTTAAAAACATTCTAAAAGGAAGTAAACTAAAACCAATGATTGATTTCGATAATGTAGACTCATCGACTAACATCAAACTAAATAAACAGATTATGAATATCAAAGAATTGTTTACGTCTATGGACATTCGTTTGCGATATCTTAAAAGTGGCACGACAGGACATACTTTTAAAGGAGTTTCAAAAGGTGATAAGAGTATTGAATTTGCGGTAAAAGTATGTGCATATCCCAAGGATGAATATGGTGCAATTAATAATCTTTCGAGGCCAGAAAACACAGAATTACGGATGTTAAAATTGTTGAGTCAGTTTGTGATCAAGCGTTGTACACCACATTTTGTTTTACCAATTGGTATGTTCAACACCAACATTACTAATTTTATTAAAATTCCGCCAGGGATCATCGATCTAAAAGATCCTAAAAACAAAATGTACAAAAAATTTGTGGCAAGATATCACAACGATGATTATGAAGATTTTGTTTCTGTTTTGATAAGTGAATGGGCAAATGGTGGGGATCTATTGGACTATATCCGAAAAAATTACGCAAAGTTAACGCTAAAGGATTGGGTAGTGTTTATTTTTCAAATATTATTCACATTGAGTCTGATTCACAAAAAATATCCAGCGTTTAGGCATAATGATATGAAAGCTAATAACATATTGGTACAGCTGACGAACATTACAAGTAGTATGCCATATTATTGTTACAACATGGATGGAGTTAAGTTTATCATGCCAAACATAAACATGCAAATTAAGATATGGGATTTTGATTTTGCGTGTATTGATGGTATCATTGAAAACAATAAGGTAAATGCGAGCTGGACGCGAAAGATGAATATTACGAAGAAGGAAAACAAATACTATGATATGCATTATTTTTTTAACACCTTAATCAGTGCGCGATTCTTCCCACAATTTTATGAAGGAGGGGTTCCACCTGAGATAGTTGAGTTTGTCCACAGAATAATACCAGAAAAATACAGAACTGCGGGAAAGTACGTCAACGAGAAGGGCAGAATCCAAGTAGATTTTGAATATACAACACCTTACAAAGTTATTATGACAGATCCATTATTCAATAAATACAGATACACTGGCGGCACAGCAACTCCACGAGGACCCTATTCACAAACACCTGTAGCAGATTCTGGAAAAAAGAAATGATTTGGCAAATATTAATATATATTGTTAATATATATTAATAAATGGCTAAAACTCCGGATATAAAAAAATTCCATCTGCGTTTATATGATGTAGATGAACTAATTTATGATATTAACGATTATGTTAGCAGTGAAAATAACAAGAAAAAATATGAAACCAAATTTATGGATATCAATAATTTGTATTTCGATCGCTTCAAAATGCCTAATTATGATTTAGATGTCATCTTCAAACCCCAACAGATCACTCACCTGCCCGAAGATAATTACCCATCTGGACTTATCAATCAAGGAAAACCGATAGACGTCATTGGATTTGTGCGTATCAATAAAAATCTTAAAACAAACGTTCGTCTCATTGAATATTTCGATCGTCAAGATACTGTCAACATCCATAATCCAATCAATGTCAACAACGTCATCAAAACCCTATTAAGCGAACTAGTGCTAAACGATAAAACCAGACATATCTTACTACCAATCATTAATGTTGATGCGGCGGGAAGTGATTTAGCAAAATATCCAGAAATTAAACCGCACATCGATCAAGATAAAATTTATTCTGTCGAGATAACTGAACGATTTTTTAAAATGTTTACTCTTGATGCGTTCTTGAAAGAAAATGAATTGGATGATTACGTTCTTGTTAATACATTATTTGGCATTATTGAGCCATTGTATGAAATCAATACTTACTATCCCAAGTTTAAACATAACTACTTGTTACCAGAAACAATTGATTGTTATGTCAGAACAAGCCAAAATAATAGAAATAATAAATTGATACAAACGGTTATTCCGAATATCAAATTGTCGAACTTTTATTTGTCAGAAATTGAAGATGTTATTCGCAATGAATATCTTGCCAATAGTGGCCTTCCTGAAATGGGACCTAATTTTGCATATAATGACATATATACGGCACTTAATGATATTTGGAAAAAATACAGTGATTCTATCTTGAAAACAACTTTTATGACCAATCTATTTGAACAGTTGCTGCCAGAAAAAATTAGATCGAAGGATATTTATTTAACTAAAAAGATGTGGGATTTATTGACTGAAAATGAAAAAGATTCGTTGAACATCAAAAATGTGTATGGAATTATATCAAAACAAAGATCGCAAATGAAAGATGAACGAAATTTGTTGTTGAAAGATAAATTGAAAAACGATTCAGAAAACATGACAAATTCTAGAATTGTAACTGAAGATGATGAAGAACCAGAGTCAGATATCAATGTTAATGATTTGTCACCTGATGATATGTTCGATGAAGCAGATGAGACTGCGCAAATGGATGAACTAGAATTATCAGGTTTGACACCTACGGAAACGATGTCAGAATTAGAATTATCTGGTCTGACAACGACTGAACAAGATTTAGATTCAGAAGATAAAAAAATGCTGCCCGAAGATTCCCCCGAAGAACAGGATTTAGATTCTGAAGGTGCGGATGAGTCTGATGACCTTTCATCCACTCCGTCGCGAGAAGTGGAAGAGTCGGGCATAAAAACATCAAGAAATAAAAATAAAAAATCTTATAATAATGATATAAAGAATATGAGTAACATGAAAAAAAGATCGAAAGTAGATAATGTCATAGATGGTCAAGTAAAATTAAAAAAATACCGTGGAACACGTCTCATAGATCCGCATATTGGTGCAAACCATCAGAAAAAAAACTTACGCAAACATCATAATTATCAAAATTATGAAAACGGTTACATGCAAGATAATTATGAATATCCTGATCAAATGGAATCTGGACCTAAGATAAATTCTCTCGGTAATTTTTTCGGTGTAAATCCAGGTTCTTTAGCGCAAAACAACGGCCAATTTGGTCAAAAGTTCGGCAACCAATCTTATCCCGTTGGACAAATTCCGCAAAATAAAACCAGTCAAGTTCCCGCACCAATAAATAACGAGAATGATATTATCAATAGATATATGGCAGCAAATGCAGGTAATATGCCATATAGTCAACCTAATATGCGTTTCGGCGATGCAAGTGCTCGGCCACAAATGGATATGCAATTTGGTGATATGAGCAATGGAACGCGAATGCCACCTGATGCGAATCAAATGGCATCACAACAATTAGCAGCGCAACAAATGGCAGCACAACAAGCGATGATGCAACAAGCTATGGCATCACAACAAATGGGACCAGAACAACAACAGCAACAAGCCATGATGGAGATGATGCGCCAGAATCAAACTGGCGGCTATCACCCAAACCCCAATTTTTTTTTTCAGCACTAAACGATAAAAAACAAACAGGAGGTAATGGTAATGAAAAACCGTTAGTTGTACCGCAAATAGTCAGACCACGTCAAGTTAAGAATTCCCCCTTCATATCAAACTCGGCTAAAGATGTTTTTCAACGAAACAAAGAAGGAGTACCCCAAAAAGTAGAACAACTACCAAATTCCCCACAAATGTTACCCGGTCAAACTCTCGAACTAAAAGTCTTCAACCCTAAACCAGAGATCTCTCAAATCCCAGCTGTACCTGCCCTACCTTATCCGATGATGATTCCAGTGAACGCAAATCCAACTCTACAACATTTGGCGTTACCAACTTCTGCATTTTCATATGGTCCAACAATGCAATATCCAATGCAAAAGGTTTTTAATATCAACGTTCCCGGTCCAGTTGGCGGTCACGTTCAGATGAGAAACGTTTTCGAAGGTATTTTGCCAGAGAAAGATCATCGATATACATTTAATACTATTGGCGAACGTAAAAACATGTCAGATTTCGTGCGCCAAACGCTAGTCAGAATGGGAGATGGCGAGGATATTGGATTGGATTCAGAAGGTCAGCGTAGTTTGATGAATTATATTAAATTTATGGAATTAAATCCAAATTATTACAGTACTGTCAATAAAAATCCATATGATGGATTACCGTATGGACTATTAATTTACAGAGCATGTTTTCCCATCAGATTGGATAAAATTTCACAGGTAATACAATGTGCTAAAAAATCAATTGGTCTGAATATCCGTCTTTACGCATTATCCTATGCTGAATATTATTCTTATAAATTTAGACAGATGAATTATGTCAAATATGATGTCTGGCGAGAATTAATATTTTATGAGTATTTGCGTGAAAAGATCATCAAGAAGTATGTCAGTCCAAATTTCCCATTATTGTACACGTTCTTTACGTCTGCAAATCAGAAGATTGACTTTTTTAAACTCAAGAAATCATTTTTGACTCAGAAAGATTTATTGACTCTGGAATACAAAAAGTTCATGGAATACTATGACATAAGAAATGCCATGATCAGTTCCAAGACAGGACAATCGATCAATCCAGATGCGCTCGCTGAAGTGATGACCGGTAAGATGCGACAAAAAGATTATCTACCTGATGAAGTAGATCCACTATTACAAAAATATAGTGGTACGACGCTGATCATTATTACTGAAGCTCCGGTTAATAATATTTATCAGTGGGCATCTATGAAGCTTGAACAAGAAGGTATTGCGTCAAAGGTTATTGAAAATGGGTATCATAATGAGAACGTGTGGGTTAACGTCATATTTCAGATCATGTCCGCATTAGCAGTCTTGCAGAAACATGGAATAAGTGTTGCAAATATGACGCTGGAAGACAATGTTTACATTAAAGATTTATATTCAGAGGGTACTACAATTGGGTATTGGATATATATCATCGACGGTATTTTGTATTATGTACCAAATTATGGATATTTAGTGATGATTGATTCTAATTTTAAAGATATTATTCCCACAATGCGCGCCCAAGAACGATCTGGTCGAGAATACAAGATCAATTCTTCTAAAGAAATATTTGACAGACCAGTGAAAGAAGCCGATATTTTTGAGTTGAACTATCAAAATTACCGCAATATCATTAACACGAATGCATTTACTAAAGAACATACAAAGAATGGTGTTATGCGACCTCCAGAAGAAGTAATTACGTTCATTCAAGACATCATGAGTGATCCAGAAAAGGATATCGCTAAGGTAATTAGTAACAAATTTGGTCGATTAATGAATAATAGAGTTGGTACATTTCTTAAGAAGGATGAAGCGACAAATCTTCGCGCAGTTACTGGATCATTTGCACAAGGAGAATTAGCCGTTCAAACTATTGATAATAACACGTACAAATGGGTTATTGTGAAATCAGATGTCGATTCACATGGAAATGTGCAGATTATGGATAGAGATGATCCTAGCAAGAACGTCTTCTATGAAAAAACAATATCTAAAAGTAATCTCCAACAATATTCATTATCTGAAAAAGACAAAATAGAACAGAATATTATCGAACCGAACGTGATCTTTAACCAAGCAAATTTGCTCGAAACGTACATTATAAATTAAAATATTTGATTTATAATATATGCAAAAAAAACAGCAGACAAGTTTTGAAATAATGAAAACACCATTTTTGATGTTTCAATCTCATTACACAGACTATTACAATATGTCGAAGGATTGCGTCAAGGGGATACAAGAAGAGACCATTCTAAGTAAGATTTTCTTCTCACCGCAAAATGTTGATCTTCTTCAAAAACAAATAATCGGAACTGTTTTTAAGCGAACAAACGGTGCATATTTGATTGAAAAGCAAAATGAAGAAGATTTACAGGTTGTTATGCGATCCATGTTCCTTCAACATGCAAGACATGTAGCAGATCACATCAAAGAACAAATACAAGAGCTTAACAATCTGGTGACGGACGATGTTGTACCTAATATAATATCGGAAGTGAATCAATACATTGGCTATTTGGACAGAACTTTTTTACCTCGACAGATTATGGATCATCCTGAATGTGTGTCCAGTGCTGGTATGAGGACGTTACCTAGCGTGACGAGGACATTTGATCCTACTTATTGATTTTGATTATTAAAATTTTTGATGATCAAATTCTTATGATGTTAACTCGCGACAGGATGTTTTCATTTATTTTTTGATCGTAGCGTTTGTGCAAAGTTATTTCTTGAACAGATGCCGGTATATCATTTATTGATTTGTCAAAACAAAAACCAAAGGTTATATGAGTAACAGACGATGGGATGCAGTCTTTTATCGGTTGTCGAAAATTATAACCAAAATTTAGATGAGTAACAGATGGAGATATACAATCTCTGATCGGTTGATTAAAATTATAACCAAAATTTAGATGAGTAACAGATAGGGTTATACAATCTCTGATCGGTTGATTAAAATATTTGCCAAATTTTAGATTAGTAAGTAATGGCAATATATGACAATTCATACGTACACCATTTTCGGAACCAATTTTTAGATGAGTAACTGATAGTGGGAATGTAGTATCTATTTCTTGATCAAAGCGCGATCCAACTGTTAAATGAATTACTGATATAGGTATGTTATCTTTTATTGGTTGATCAAAACAATTACCAAATTTAAGATGGGTAACTGATGGAGGTATGCTATTTTTTATGGATTTATCAAACCGATTTCCGAAAGTCAAATGAGTGACTGTCGCAGGTATACAACCTTCGATTGGTTGGTCAAAACTGTTTCCGAAAGTTAAATGAGTGACTCCTGGTGGTATGGTATTTTTTATTGGTTTGTTAAAACAAGTGTCAAATGTTAAATGAGTGACTGATACTGGTACACAACCTTCAATGGATTGATTAAACCAACTCCCGAAAGTCAAATGAGTAACTGACGGAGGTATGGATTCAGTACTAATTTCTTGCGTAAACGAATCCCCGAATGTTAAATGAGTAACAAACTGAGATATTTTTGTTTTATGCGAAATCAAATGAACATATTTTACGTTTTTTGGATATTTAACTTTAGGATGAGTTGTGTCATATATTTCAACGTTCTCAAAATTATCAAAATACGACAAGCCTCTAATTTTTCCTATAAATATGCGTTCCCGGAATATTGATTTATATCTTATGACATCCGTAGATTTGGATATCATCGATAGATAAATCTTGTCGCGATCTGACAACTCTTCACTTATTTTTATTATGATATCATCGTACAGGATCGTCAACATTTTTGTAATTGATTTATATATAACACCAATGTTAACGTTTCATATGTCAATTTTTTAGAATTATTGAATAAAATTCTTGGCAGCAATGTTGCACGTAATTTTCAATGATGGATGCAAATCTCCAGCCAATTGATAATTCATGGAAGTAACATTGCACGTAACTTTCAATGATCCATTGAATGACGAATACAAATCACTGACCAATAATAATTCTTGGCAGCAACATTACACGTAACTTTCAATGATCTATTGAATGACGAATGCACATCTCTGGACAATGATAATTCTTGGCAGTAACATTGCACGCAATTTTCGATAGATCATTGAAAGACGAATACAAATCTCCGACCAATAGCAATATTGCGCATAACTTTCAATAGGTCATTGAAAGACGAATGCAAATCTCCAGCCAATAGCAACAATGTTCATCGTTCAACAAATAATTGAACGGAAATCTTCAGCTAATATTGATTATTGGCGGCAATATTGCATGTAACCTTAAATGGATCGTTGAATGATGAATGCAAAATATCAAATCGTGGTAGCAAGATTATGTATGTAACTTTCAATAGATCATTGAATAACAAATGCAAATCTTTGACCAATAGCAATTCTTGGCAGCAACGTTGCATGTAACTTTCAATAGATCGTTGAATGATGAACGCAAATCTCCTGACAACAGCAATTCTTGGCAGCAACATTGCATGTAACTTTAAATAGATCATTGCAAATCTCCAGCTAATATTAATTCTTAGCAGCAACATTTCACGTAACTTTCAATAGATCGTTGAATGATGTATGCAAATCTTCGGCCGACAGAAACATTGCATGTAACTTTCAATAAATCATTGAATGATGTATGCAAGTCTCCAGCCAATATTAGTTATTGGCCGTAACATTGCATGTAACTTTCGATAGATTATGCCACGCAAATTTTCTGCAAATACAATTTTTTACGGTAACATTGCGTTCCTCGTCAATGATCTATTGAATATGTCACGCAAATCTTCTGTGGCGATATTGCGTTCCTCTTTAACGATCTATTGAATATGACACACAAATCTTTTGCAAACACAAATCTTTGCAGCAACATTGCGTTCCTCTTCAATTATCTATTGAATATGACACGGAAATCTTTTGCAAACACAAATCTTTGCAGCAACATTGCGTTCCTCTTCAATTATCTATTGAATATGACACGGAAATCTTTTGCAAACACAAATCTTTGCAGCAACATTGCGTTCCTCTTCAATATGCACGCAAATCTTCTGTGGGGTACAAATCTTCGCAGCAACATTGCGTTCCTCTTCAATGATCTATTGAATGTGTACGCAAATCTTCGGCAAATACAAATCTTCGCAGCAACATTGCGTTCCTCTTCAATGATCTATTAAATATGACACGCAAATCTTGTGCAAACACAAATCTTTGCAGTAACATTTCTCTAATTATCTATCCACCATACAAATCTTCGCAACAACATTGCGTTCCTATTCAATGATCTATTGAATATGACACGCAAATCTTCACAGCAACATTGCGTTCCTCTTCAACGATCTATTGAATATAACACGCAAATCTTTCGCAAACACAAATCTTTGCAGCAAAATTGCGTTCCTCTTCAATGATCTAATGAATATGCGCGCAAATCTTTTGCAAACACAAATCGTTGGCACAAAATTGCGTTCCTCGTCAATGTGCACACAAATCTTTTGCAAACACAAATCTTTGCAGCAAAATTGCATTCCTCTTCAATGTGCGCGCAAATCTTCAGCAGGGACAAATCTTTGCAGCAAAATTGCGTTCCTCTTCAATGATCTATTGAATATGACACACAAATCTTTTGCAAACACAAATCGTTGGCGCAAAATTGCGTTCCTCGTCAATGTGCACACAAATCTTTTGCAAACACAAATCTTTGCAGCAAAATTGCGTTCCTCTTCAATGTGCACGCAAATCTTCAGCGGACACAAATCTTTGCGGCAACATTGCGTTCCTCTTCAATGATCTATTGAATATGCGCGCGAATCTTCAGCGGGGACAAATCTTCGTAGCAACATTGCGTTCCTCTTCAATGATCTATTGAATGTGCACGCAAATCTTCAGCAAATACAAATCTTCGCAGCAACATTGCGTTCCTCTTCAATGATCTATTAAATATGACACGCAAATCTTCTGCAAACCCAAATCGTTGCAGTAACTTTGCATATCTCTCTAATGATCTATCCACCATACAAATCTTCACAGCAACATTGCGTTCCTCTCCAATAATCTATTGAATATGACATACAAACCTTCTGTAAATACAAATCTTTACAGCAAATACTATTTTTTGTAATAACTCTGTGTTCTTCTTCAATGATCTATCAAAGATGATGCACAAACACAAATCTTTGCCAATCTTTTACACAATAAAAAACTGAATTTTTTATCGTATAAATCAAATACAATACCAATATATTCATACTCTTGATGGAACACAAAGACATCATTTATCAAACATTATCGCATTTGAAATTCAACAACATAATAACATGTTCATTAACGAATAAACTCTTTAAAGAAGTATGTGATTTACAATATGAGCGATTATTGGATGAAGATTATGGGAAAACTTTTTTGATGAAAGGATCACATAAAGAATCATATATTATGTGTCACGAGTTGACTATTTTTATACAGCAAATCGGCTTTCTGGGTAATTTGTTCAACTTATTTTCTCTCAAAAAAATAGTAAACAACCATGCGATAAAAAAAATACCAAAATCGATCTGTTATCTTACCAATTTATCATACTTAGAACTAGAAGAAGGCGAAATAGATAAATTATCAAAATCATTATGTCAGCTTACAAATTTAAAAAAATTGAGTCTAATTTTTAATAAGATTACCAAAATATCAAAATCGATATGTAAACTTACCAATTTGCACTATTTATATTTAGGTGATAATGAGATTACAAAAATACCGGAATCAATATCCCAACTCGTTAATTTGCGGAAATTATGCTTGAACGATAACAAAATACCAAAAATACCAAAATCAATTTCGTATCTCACTAATTTGAAATATCTTGGATTGGTTTCTAACAAAATATCAAAGATACCCACATCGTTATTTTATCTTACCAATTTGCGAACGTTACGATTGGACAAGAATCAAATTTCAGAAATACCGGAATCGATTAGCCAGTTAGTTAATCTACAAGAACTGGCTTTGTTGGATAATCCGAACATAAAAATACCAGAATCATCAATCGAATCGTTACCTAAATTACGATTTTTTTTTTAGTATCACTCACAAGATAAACTGATGCAGTTGTAAAAAAGTTATAAAATCATTATGATAATTTTATAGCTTACATTAAATTCAAATTGATAAATTCAAGACATGAGTAGTTTCCTCCAGCCTCACATGGTTTAGCATAAATGTAGATGGTTCCTCTTGTTGCTGCAATGGTATCGAATGATTCATCTTCGTTTCCACTGAGACTTGGACCAGGGAAGGTTGCGTCTATCAAGGTCATTGGTGGATTTTGAACATATTGAGCTGGACCATCCGCGGTAGTTCTGTATTCAATTGGAATTGACGCACCAAATGGATCGTATCTGATAGCTGGCTTGTTGTATGCACCGTTTGATGGCAAGACTTTGACCAAACCAATTGATCCAATAATTATTGGTGAACTGTCTAAAGTTGGTTTTGGACATGGGTTGATACTGGTTTGTTGAACTGCGACAACAGATCTCAATTCATAAACGTCTGCTTCAGTGCTGATTTTGATTGTTGGCTGAACAGTAACTGGATAATCGTTGAGTTTTTCCAAGTTTGACATAGTTAATGGCAAATGAGAGAATGCGATTGGGTTAGTGTATGATCGCATTGTAACTCGTTGGATTCTACGGTTGACATAGAATATCAAAACTTCTCTACTGTGAATAATAGATTGTTCTTTTGGAACAATTGTTTTGTTTTCGTTTAACCATACATGTTGGTTGATTGCTGCGTTAATGTTTACAGGTTCGGCGGTAACAGATGCATCAGGTGCTCTATATGGTAATTGTAAAGTGATCATTGGAATTTTAGTAACAGTGATAACTGGTTGGTTAACAAATGGTAAACTTCCCATTGGTGATCCTGCTACTCCAAATCCAGCACCAACACCAAATCCTGAAGCACCCATACCCAAATTCATGCCAGATCCCCATGGAGTTCCTAAAAATGCTTCAACTGCGAGAATTGGACGTGTACTAATCAATGTAGGTCTCAATGAAAAGACAGACATCAATCTTCGTAAAATAGCACCTTCATCTTGACTATAAATCAAATCAGCATTATCGTACAAATTGTTTCGGCATTGGTGTAAATCGGTTAAAAAACGTTGATTAGAGTCACCGTGATAATACAATCCATTTCTAAGATTTGTAACAATGTCCCAAATATCGATTTGTACTTGGTATCGTTTTTTGACGTCAAGAATTGGGCTCGATTCTTCACAGACGACGTCATTTGGATCGGTAACCATATCATTGAACAACATAGCATCAGCTTCAACGAGAATTGGTTTACCTTCATATCGTGATTTAACAATACCGCCCATGTTGGAGTGTAAAATTTGACTTTCGAATAATCCAATCTTTGGTATGAACATTGCTACTAACAATGGATGAACGTGGTTGGATGCAACATTTTTAGTTCTATCAAATTTACCAGTTGTTGCTTGGAGAGCAGAGTCTTCGTATAAAATGCTGCTCATGTAATTAGAACGATAAGAAGACAATGAACGTTCATACATTGAAAGAATTTCTGCCAATGTTCCTCCTTCTGAATCTTTGATTTTTAATTGATCATCTTGGGAGATATGGTATTTATAACCCAACATTTTATTGATTCGTGATCTATTTTGAATGTTTAATTGATTGTTGTCAACTTCGTACATTCTTCGACCATCAAATCGTTTTTCTAATTCGGATCTGAAAAATTCATATTCAATGTCAGTCCATTTGTTTTCAGTTTTGTACTTTAACATTTTGTTCAAAATCTCATGTAAAGGTCTGTTACCAGATTGGTACTTTCTTGCGACTTTTTCAGCAACTTTAGCAGCAATTCGTCTAATTCGTTGAGTTCGTTTAGCATCAGCTTTCATAATTTCGTCAACAACTGCCTCTGGATATTTTTGGGCAAGTTCCATAATATGATGTCGTGACAAAGTTCGGTTGTTACGAAGTTTGTCCAATTCTCGTCGAACGATCTCTGAATTATCTGTCTTATTATCTGAATCTGGATTTACTCGTTTGCGGTCTTCTGCCATTTATAGTATAATACTTTATATACATATTTTTTTTAAAACTAAAACTATATATTTTATAGTTTTCGTCTAAATTGAGCCAGACGTTTCATCAAAATTTATATCCATTTTTTTTAATGACTATACTTTCGGTCATGAGAATTTTAAAGCACCATCAAAAAAAATGACAAACAAAATATCCAATATAACAATTGTCTCATATTAAATATTATAAATGAATACAGACTGGCTTGATAAATACCGACCTCAAAAATCATCAGATGTCCTAGGCGACAAATTTTACGCCAAACACATCAATACTTTTTTAGGCCAATTTTCCGACGCAAATCTTGCCAAACTCGCTGCAACAAAAACTGTTACTAAAGGGCCAAAAGGTAAGAAAGCTACAAAAAATGTATCTGGGTCAAAAACAGCTCCCGCTAAGAAAGCCCCTGTCACAAAAGCGAACAATAAAACCAAATCCTTACTGATGAATCCTAATCTCTTCATTATCGGCAAAAATGGAATCGGTAAGTCGTTAATCGTTGATATTCTTTTGCAAGAAAATTCGTTTGAAAAAATAACGGTCAATCTTGCCAATGTCATTCCCGCAAAAAAGACTAAAAAAACTCAAAAAAATGAACCAATCAAAACACAAAAGGCACCAACAGGATCATCTCGTAGTGTCGATGTCGTTTATGCATCCATTGCAGGTAATAGAAACGCAATGATAAAAAACGGGGAAAATACATCAATAAACTACGCTAAAAGTAAATCTGCATTGGTCTTTGATGACATCTCGACGATTTCGAATTCAAAAGAGAAGGAAGCTGTAAAAGCGCTCATCAAAATGAATAACAAACTTAGAAAGTTTCCGATAATCATTATTTCCAATACCAAACATAACAAATTGGTTAACGAAATCCATAAAATGGTTTCATACAATATTTTAAAAGAAGGAAAAATTGAAAAAACTTCAAACGAAATTAAAATGCGGCCACCAGATTATCAAGAAATCGAAAAATTTGTTAAACACATATGCAAAGAAGAGAAACTTAAATTGATTGATAACAAAGATGAGGATCAAAATATTTATGAAGAAATAATATTTAATTCCCAATTTGACATTAGAAAACTGATTTACAGTCTTGAAGAGCTAAAATTACTTTATGAAGATGATGAACCAGCCGGTATCAATCATGATAAGTTTAGAAAATATCAAGAGTCCGCGAAAATGAAGGATATTGATCCTAACATTTATGAAGCAACCGAATTATTACTCAATCAATACACCGGAATATCTGATTCTATCACGTTGTATAGCGAAGAAAGAGCAACTATCCCATTGATGATCCACGAAAATTATCCATTAAATATCAAACTCAACTATCCGATGTTATCTGCACTCAAACAAATGGAAATGATATGCGAAATTAGTAAAAACATATCTGAATCTGATAAGATCGATGGAATAATTTATTCTCACCAGTGCTGGAATCTACAATCTATCCACGGATTTTATGGATGTGTCATGCCATCGTATCACATCAACAAAACTCCTAATAAATTATCCATCAAAGAGAAAGATAGATATGTTTATGCGCAAGATTATACGAAGACATCTACCCGAAAGATCAATAACAAAGTAATCAGAAAATCTCGCGAAAACATCTTTTTGAAAAAAATGATGACAAACGATTTTTTACATATCACTAATATCCTCAAGAAGTTACTATTAAACGGTGAATATGATAAGATTATGGAGATCATTTTGGCCCACAACATTACATGCAAAGAAATGGAATCAATAATTAATATCGATAGAATAACCAAACCTAAATTTATATTAGGTACAGTTGCTCGTAATGTCATTAAGGATAAATTGAAAGATGCTATGCCAACGAAATACGTCATCAAACATGGCGACAAAATTAAGGTCGTTAAGTAATTAATCAATTATTGCATTAATAATTGATTAATCATCAGAAGAAGATAAATCCGAAAGATATTTTTTTTTGAAACATTCGTTGATCTCATCATCAGTTGATGATTCGTATGATACGTTAGTATTGATGACATTATCGGTTATGTTATCATTAATATATCGTATAGATTGCAATGTTTTCTTGGTGTTAATTTCTATTTGCTGTTTATATTTATTATATGGTACTAATCCACGACAAGTAAGATGATGACCTTCCTTACACGCGACGTATTTTGATGCATTATATGTTGCTCCTTCCAAAATTTTGTTTATTATGAATTCATTAATTGGTATCACAAACGTATCGTTATTACAAAGACCAGACATGAGATCATTCCTACATACTTTCAGTTCTGCTAAATTCGTCCCATGTTTGCAATTATATCCACCAGTGCATTTATTATCCTTACACTTCTTACACAAATAAGTAACAAACATCAATTGATTATAAATATATTCCGTTTCATACGCAATTGACGGAAATATATTCATCAAATGTTCATCTAATACTATTTTATAGAGTGATTTTCGCACGTGATCTATCATTTGCTCCTCTAACGAATGCGCATAAATACATCTCTCGTCATACAAACAATCTTCATCATTTATCATCGAAAAACAAATCAATCTTTTTTTATTCAAAGATGCCATAGAATGTTTTACGGAATACGTACCGATATGTTTATTCTCATTACTTGTATCTAATATTTCTAAGTCTACATCACTAGAAGATGATGAAGATATATTATCACGATTACTTTTCATTAATATCCGAATTATTAAATATTGGGTTTTCTGACCGAAAATATTATACGCATCGTTTAGATAGAACGAATATATAATAATATACGTAATATTATAATGGATACCGATTTTACATATATCGAAGAATGCAACAATAATACAATGTTATCATCGTCACATTTCATTGACATAATCAAAAAATTACAATCATTGCTTCCTATTCATACCTCCCCTAACAAATCCAACAAACTTTGTGATACATGTAACGATTCAGAATATTATTCGCTATCGCATATTAAATGGAATAGTAATATGATACATATGTTAACCGCTCATCATTCCTACCCATCCGAATATTTTGTCAAAGTGATGTCAAATATTTGTATCATCAACGACAGAATCGTTAATCCACCATTGGAAATACCGGAAGACATGATATATGATCTAAATTATGTCACACTGCATCATAATCAGTTACTCATCATCGATGCGTTGTTGCATAATGGAGGACAGAGAATCTATGAATATGATGATAAAAATATTTACTCTGAACATTCTGGAATTATTACTATTAAAAATAATGTAGTCGAATCAATAATTGTCTCTACAAAGACGGACCGAGTAGATGTTAATGATACTAGCATATTTCTGCCACATAATGAAAAAACTTGTTATGAGTATGAATATATGTTTCATACTCATCCCAATACAAATGTAGATGGCGAAAGAAGAAAGACAGGAATTTTGTATGAGTTCCCAAGTAGTAATGATATATTTTATTTTGTTCAATGTCATAATGACGGGAAATCGCAAGGTTCAATTATAGTCACCCCAGAAGGCACATATGTCATTCGGCCCGTTAAATACGCTGATAAAATAACTCTAAATGGAGTCACTTCCGCAGAATTGAATTCATTCATAATCCAACTAGAGAAGGAAGCTTTCGCAAAAAATAAAAATATCATACAGAAACTGAAGAACGAAGATCAGTTTCATAAATATGTTAGTTATAACTTTGATTATATTGATAAATACAACAACTTTATCAATAGATACAACGTCATGATTGAATATTATCCGCGCGAAAAAAAAAATAATCATTGGTTTTTGCGACAGATCAACATTGTGCACCTGAACGAAAAAAATTGAATTTTAAATTAATAAATAAGTTTAAGGGGAATATGATACCAAAATATGCAATCGATGTACCATGATTTTTTTATTGATCCCATATTAGCTTGGAGCATTGATAATGATGCTATCTGTGATTTTGAACCTAATATGCTCGATTTTACGATTAAGAAAAATAATGTTACTGTTTTTGTCGTTTATGTTCCCGATGAATCGTCAGTATTGATGACTGATAATAGGACAAACTTGCAATTCATGGTGGATAAGATGGATAAGCAATTATCGCCACATGCGTTGTGTTTATTTTTTGGCAATAATTAATCGTTCAAAAAAATTAAAATATTACTTATAGTTATGAAAGCAAATGTTTGGAGACATGTCACAGACAGATTTACTCATAAAAGTTGCGATAATTGGTCTTTTATTCTACTACTATTTAACACATAATTACAGTATCATATATTTGATAATCATACTTTTGGTATTCGTATTCTAAAATATTATTGTATTAAATATAATAATATTTTTTTTGTAATTTAAATATATACCAAATGGAACATACACACCCGATTATGAATAAAATTCAAAATATTAGTGTAGAATACATAAAACCATTAGTAATACCTGATGCGAATGCGATTAAGATCGAACATGATGAAGAAGAAGAATTTATCGATGATAAAACGGTCTTTAAAAAAGTAATTGATACGTTTGTGATTGAACATATGTTAGGTAGACCAGAATCCAAAATGAAATTCCTTGATCTGATAGCTTGCGGATATAACAACGTGTTCGAACGATACAAAGCGAGACATAACTTGAACGACCAACAATTGATATTTATTTACAAAGGAGGTAACATCTTGCGCATTCATAAAAAAAGAGCGGTTGAATATTTACCTGCTAAGATTCAAATGATGATCAATGAGAAATATGATCCCGATTTCCAAAAGTCAGATGACGATTTTACCATTTATATTGATCCAGCATGTCCAGATTTTGATCATATCATTGATGATGTCAAATCATTATCATTTTCAGTGCTAGAAATCATCAGGGACGAATTGGCTGCCAATAGAAAAGAGTACTTTGATTTTTATAACTATGACAATGCTAAAAAAAATGAAGTGCTGATAGAGCTTGGTGAAAAGATAGCGAATGTTTTTGATGATCTTAAAAATAATGAAGTTGATTCACAGTTCATGGGATATCACTTTATGGAATTAAAATTTGACGAACCATCATATATTCTGACAAATAAATCTAGCAAGGTTAATATCGATGGGACGTGGACACAGTTGATCGATACGAACGATTTCCGCACTAAATTGGCTATTGATAATGATACTTCTGCATTCAGACACGATTTTGGAATGAAAAAAAGTCCAGATGGTAAATATCATATGTTAACACCGTTAGATTTAGCAGGATCTAACAAGAGTCCTATTTTTTTGTCAGATAACGAAACGTTGACGTTTACAAAAGTCGGCGGGACAATAACTTCATTTATTTTACAAAGGGCTAAATTAAACGTCAAAATGTTCATCCAAAAGGATAGTCATCATAATTTTACGAACATCGCTGGGGAATTAATTGATGTTAGTATTCCTGAAAAAAATGATAATGGATTGTCTGGCTTCTACAAAAAAATAAAAGAAACAGATATCAGTCATTATGTGGAAAACTATACATTTGAGTATAATGGTAGACGATTTAATTTGAATTGTTATACTATTGACTACTTGATCGATGACTTGGGAAGAATGTTGTTTACTGATTCAGAATTGCCATGGAAAGATTCTAAATACGCAAAACGTATCCGACGATTATTTTTGCTTTATTTGATAAAATTACTTACGTCTAATCATACATTTGATGAAATTGCTGGATTTTTCTTACAAACCCATGGAATATTTGGACAAGATTCGTACGCATTTATCCAGCCATTCGTTAGTAAATTTGGTTTTATGAAACAGTTCTTTGAAAATTTCTTTGATCTAAAACAAAAAATTGATAAAATTAGTGATCCCGTTGAAAAAGCGGAACAAATGATCAAATATGAAGAATATGTAAATACTGTTACAGATAACTTTAATTTTTTACAATCAGTTTTTAAGGATCAAATCAATATATCGAGGACCAAACCACTCGAAGATTCTGTAATAGGCGCAATAGTTAATCGTTCGATTGATAATAAAATGCCGATTACGATAGAACAATTAGGAGGAAACGATTTATACTACTATAAAAAATATCTCAAATATAAAGGAAAATATTTACGCGAGATAAATAAATCATATTATTAATTAATTTCTAATCGAAGTATATAAATATGTCAGATACAAATAATAGAACATACATAATCATAGGAGTTGTTGTAGTATTTTTATTAATTTGGTTTTATTACAATCGTAAAGTAGAAAATTTTGATGGGACAAATGAATTAGATTGGTCTACGGAATTAGATAGATTTTATGACGGGGCAAGTACTCGAGGTGTTGAAGACTATTTAGTTGATAACATGGTCTGTAGCAAGAAATGTTGCGGTGATCAATGGCCAACGCCGTTCGATGGTCTAGATGCTGAGGAGATCCAACAATCAATTCTTAAGCCAGGGTTTCCAGGTCCATTTGTTAGAACAAATATGACATGTGCGAACGGTATCGATGGAGTAGGATGTCCATGTATCCCTGCAAGAGCATATGAATTCCTTGCTAATAGAGGAGATGGTGCGCATAATATTAGAGATATCGAACCCACATTATTTATCAGAAATGATGTCGGATTCGCCGCACCTAATGACGTAAACGGCCCGCTCTATTCTGGTGTCAACTGGGGCAAGTTAATGATGAAACAAACAGATAAGCAAACAGATCAGCAAGAAATGTCACCTCTTGAACAAGTGCAACAAAAATTATCGATGTTTAGTGATACAGTCAAACTAACAGATATTGATAGAACTATTCCATTAGGAAATATAAGTTCAGTAAGATCATCTGCGCCAATGAATGGATCATTTCGTTAATTGATTTATTTTCTAACAACGTTAAAAAATAAATTTAAGCTATTACTACATTGTAATTGATCATTTTTCCCATGCGTCATAAAATTGGTATCCTATCGTTTTGTCACAAGGAATTTTAAAGACAGGTTTGCGATCCTCTGAATTTGATTGTTCAAAAAAAGTCAAATTTTTAAAAATCAATTTTTTTGAGATATTTTTCATATGCAAGTTTACAGCTAATTCCAACTATTGATAGGACCATTGCATGTATCTTAAATGGTTTATTGAATTCGTAGGCAAGTCTCTAGCCAATCATAAATCGTGCCAACAACATTGTACATATTCTGCAAGTTATCTATCTTGACAATAATTGATTAATTAAATTTTAATTAATCAATACCAATTTGCTAAATTTATTTTTTGAATGCTTTCATATCTCTGCTGCATATTATTACCTCCCACTTGCTTTGGCGCCGCATTCGATAAGTCAATCTCATCATCCACAGGATACAAATAAAAATGCCAAAATGCCCAAATCAACATTGCGATTGCAAGAGGATACTTCCAATTAAATTTTTCATCCAACGTTACTTTCTTCTTTCCATCTTCCATTACGGACTCTAACTTAACCTGTTGTCCTATTCCGAACAAATAAACAATTGCGCATAGAACGATGAATGATATTACAAATATCACGTACGAATTTTTAAAAATATCAATATCCATTATTATATACTATTGCGATAAAAATTTTCGCAAAACATTATTTATCTGTATTTTCTATTCTTATTGTTTCCACTCATTTCTGATCCATATTCTTCGATATAATCCGCATTATCAGGATCAACGCGTTCAGAAAATTCTGCCGTTCTTGAATAACCAGAAGTCATCGATGTTCTTGAGATAGATGATTTATTCGGTTCGGATGGATCAAAATTGATATTAATTATTCTTTTGTCAGACTTATTTAATCCTTTGTTTTCATATGCTGTGGATTCTGATTCTACTTTCTTAATTTGCAGCTTCCCTCCTTCTTGTTTTTGAACAGACTTTTCTGGTGGGGCCAAACTTGTGATCAGTTTATCAATATTCATAATGTCTTGAATTTTTTGTTTCTCTGATTTAATGTGCTCTGATTTAATTATTTTCATCACTTCTTGTTGGATTTTAGGATCAATTTCAGACGGTGGTTTAATTGGTGCATCGATTGGGGGTATAACCGCGGGCATGTATGGTGCGGCTGGTACACCCATTAGTTCAACATTTGGAGCCTCTGCGATAATATTAATCGTGTTCGCGAGATATTCTTTAAGGATGACGGAAATCGGCAACATTTTTCGTATTGCCCGTTGGATCGCATATTGCACGTTTTGCTGGATCAAGACTTGGTTCCGTTTAATTTCAAACTGATTGACACCATGACGAAGAAATAAATATGGATTATTATGTGCATCTTTGGCACATTCGATGTAACATTTGTGAATTAATTGCGACGTTGTAATAGAATTGTAATAAGATTGGCCAATTACGTTGCTGATAGTGTTTGAATATGTTAATAAAATGATGTTTGTTTTGATAACTGCTTTTACAAGATCATCCAGATATGCGGCAGTTCCACTATCTTGTTTGATGCGATAAGCTTCTTTGTCGATTTGACCTTGGTCCCAGTGTTTAATATGCTGTAATAATTTTTGAAATATCATCAATAATTTTTCATTGGCTACCTTTCCTTCAATGGCTACATCTTCTGCTTCTCCGTACATGGAATTCAATCCTTCGCACAAAAAAGGAGCTAATGCATCGATTAAATGTTCAGTATATTCTTCTTTGATTTCTAAAAATAAAGAAACATTCATTATTGTTATATAAGTTAGCGGCGATTTGAAATTTTTGAATTAGGACGTGTTGATTTAGAATAAATATCTTGGGAGAGATTATATTAATGAACAAGGTAAATAAGCTATTAATTTTTGATTTTGATTCGACATTGTCAAAAGATAATTTATTTTTTATTTATGGTAGTGATGTTAGAAATCTTGATACTTTTTATAAAAATGATGAGAATAGACGAATATTTCAGCTGAAACATTTTAATCAGTTTGATAAGATGCGTGCTCTTTTTAGTATATTAGTTAAGAAATATAATTTTAGAATTTGTGTTGCATCATTTGGTTACAAACATATGATTGATAAATTCATTGAATTGTCATTTGGCTATGATCTGATTCGCAAGGATGATATTGTTGGAACGAACGGGATATCGGTTAATCCAAATGATAAATCAAAATCGTCTGTTGATCCTCGATATGCAGTATCTTTTCCATTTTGTCATAATGAGAGTGGTATTTGTAAGAATCATATTATAGTTCATTTTATGAAGAAGTATGGGACAAAGGATGTGATCTTTTTTGATGATGATAGGAAGAATATTGTGCAAGCTGAATATGTTTGTGATTCGGTTTGGGTTAGTCCGCAAGGGTCGTTGAATGTTGGGAAGGTTATAGATTCGGTGAATGGGACGTTGTTGAGGCATACGGTGTAGATGGATATGGATAGTGAATTGCAACTTTAGACAATGATGCTAGTAAATTCTAATATTACGATGAAACAGTTGACTTATTTTGAAACGAACTATCATCAGACAGACATTATGTTTGCTTTGATAGTGCAACGAACTGTAAGTTGCGTAATATGCTGGGCGGTGAAGATGCGAGAATAATGGATCAAATTTGGTGTAGATGATTTAGCGAATCATGTTATGAAGATATGTTTATCATTTGGTGAGTTACTGGGAACGAACAGAGAGATTAAGATGATGCATGCAGTAGTTGGAGATCACGTGGGTTTGTTTGGAGAGGACAATTGAACACACGGGATTAGAGTGAAGTGACAATGATGTTTGTTAATCATATTTTGATTAAAATATGATTAATATTCGTGGAGTAAAAAATGAATGACGATTTTAAAATCAAACTGTCATGTATTAATTATTCAAGTTTTAATATTTCAGAATATGATAAATAGTTTGAATCGTTTGAATCTCCGCGACCCGATCGATAATTACAAAAATCATCACACCATATTACTCGCATAGAGAAATCATTTGGATTTATATCATTTTTTCGACTGGAAGGCAATATTAGATATTTAACAGTATTCGGAATACCGTCGGCAATAAAATATTTATTCATCTTGTCTGCTAAATATAAATGTGTAACGGATGAAGGGATATTACCTTTGATTTCTTGGTTAAATTTATATCCAAATGATAAGTGTTTTACAAATGGAGGTATGCTGTTATAAATAGGTTGATTAAAAACGGACGCAAAAAATAAGCGTGTTACTGATGAAGGGATCGCATTTTTTATCGGCTGATTGAAATAAGTTCCCATGGTTAAGTGTGTCACACTTGATGGTATATTATTTTTAATTGGTTTATCAAAATTGGATCCAAATGTTAAATGCGTAACAGAGTCCGGAATGCTATTTTTAATAGAACGATTAAACCAAGTGCCAAATGTAAGATGCGTCAAAGACGATGACATATTTTTTTGGATACGCATATTAAATTTATCACCGAAAACTAAATGTGTTATAGAAGGGGACAAGTCAAATATATTTTTGATCTCTTCATAAAAATCATCCTGGTCCCTTGCATTTTCGTCATCTTCTATCGTAAGATGATACACATTGTTGGGTATTTTGCAATCTTTTGGATACAGTTCTGCTCCAAAATACTCTCCTAATGTTATGTGTGTTACAGATTTTGGAATATTGCCCGTCAATGGATGATCAAATAATGATCCAAATTTTAAATGGGTAACTGATGGAGGAATACTATCTCTGATTGGTTGATCGAATCTATCTCCGAATGTTAGATATAATATAGATCCAGGAAGACTATTTTTAATCGGTTGATTAAATTTACATCCGAATTTTAAGTGTGTGATCGATGACGGGAGATTATTTTTAATCGCTTGGTTAAAATCGTATCCAAATTTAAGATAGAGAACTGAATGTGGAATAGTATCTCTGATGGGTTGATCATATTTATCTCCAAAAGTTAAATGTGTAACCGATGTCGGAATTTTATTCTTTAATGATTTATTAAATTCATCGGAAAACGACAAATGAGTTACCATACAAGGTATTGATGTGGATTTTGAATGATAATGTATATTTTTGATGTTTTTATAGTATGGTAACGTAATGAGATCATCCATTTTGATATCGTTCACGAAATATACGTCTTGAATTTTTCCGTCCATTTGCATAGGTATTTTTTGGAGATGAATTTGATCATTATATGCAAAACGTATCTTTAGAGTGTTCATTATTTGGTACGTTGATAGTAATCTGATCATATCTTTGTCTGATAAATAAATTTTGATTATCGCTAGAACATCAACTGGTAATTGTTGGATAACAATTTTTTCGGTATATGGTTCAATTACTTGTTTTGCATTTTTCAAAATATCTTCGAGTTGAATCATGTTTAATGTTGATTAATGTGTAACAATTAATTTATTATTGCCATAAAAATATCAATTTTTTAATCATTTTTATGATTAAGAACATATGATTAACATTGTGTATGTTGCCTATATGTCTGAAAAGATAAAGGATTAACTGTCTTTACTATATATCTTTTGCGTATTATGTCACCCAAAAATCTTTCTTGTCCGAACCCATATCTCGTTAACATGGTTATTGCGGAAATGTGAGAGGAGTCATTATGTTATTGCACTTAATAGAATATGGTGATTTAGCGGATAATTTTATGTCGACGTTGGCAAGTTATTTGGAAAAGATGATAAACGAGGATTGATATAAAAATGTGAATGATATGGCGTGATTATATATTTTTGTTAAAGAATATATAATCATATTTTATGGTATGCGACTGTAGATACACACACATATTGATTTTGGGATTTCTGCTTTGATCGATGCGTCAAGATTCTCATTGTAACTCAAATGTGTGACAGATAGAGGAATGCTATCTTTTAAATGTTGATTAAAATCATGACCAAATGATAGATGGGTAACAAATGGAGGAATATTATTTCGGATAGGTTTGTTAAAATCGTGACCAAATTTCAAATGAGTAACAAATCGAGGAATATTATTTTTGATAGATTTATTAAAATTATGACCAAATTTCAATCGAATAACCGACATTGGAATATTATTTTCGATTGGTTGATTAAAATCGTGACCAAACGTTAGATGAGTTACCGTTGGGGGTATCGAATTATTTATCGATTGATTAAAATCGTGACCAAACGTTAGATGAGTTACTGTTGGGGGTATTGAATTATTTATCGGTTGATTAAAATCGTGACCAAATGTTAAATGGGTAACAAAACGTGGAATATTATGCATTACCGAACGATTAAATTTGTAACCAAATTTTAAATGGGTAACTGAACGAGGAAGATTATTTTTAATTGATTGATTAAAATTACGACCAAATGTTAATTGTGTAACTGATGATGGAACACCATAATCTATTATTTGGTTAAAATTGCGTCCGAATGTCAATTGCAATACAGAATCGGGGATTTTGCGATTTATAGGTAAATTAAAATCGTCACCAAAAGTTAAATGAGTGACAGAATTTGGTATGTTATTGTTGATAGATTGATTAAAATCGTAACCGAAAGTTAAATGAGTAACATATTTTGGCAAATCATTATCTATAGGTTGATTAAAATGAAATCCAAACGTTAAATGCGTGACAGACTGCGGAATACTATCTTTTATTGTTTGATTAAAACGATCACCAAAAGTTAAGTACGTAACGGAATGCGGTATATTTCCTTTTATCGTTTTATCAAACGCACCGCCCAAAATTAGATGAGTAACTGATGGTGGAATATTATTTTTGACAGATCTGTTGAATTGACCATCAAAAATCAGATGAGTAACTGATGATGGAATATTATTTTTGATAGATCGATTGAATTGGCCACGAAATGCTAAATACGTCACTGATAATGGAATTGCATTTTTAATAGATTGCTTAAAGCAATAACTAAAAGATAAATGTGTAACTGATGATGGAATATTGTTTTTAATTGATCGATTAAAACATGTGCCAAATTTTAAATATGTGACTGATGACGGGATATTATTTTTGATTGACCTATTAAAACATTCACTCAACGTTAAATGAGTAACTGTTGGTGGAATAAAATTTTTTATTGACCCATTAAATAGCCAATCAAAATCTAAATGAGTCACGAATGGCGGGGGTTTATTTTTGATAGATTCTGCGGTAAAATGGATATATTTTGCATTTTTTGGGCAATGATCATTTGATTTCGAAATCCGAACAGATTCAAAATTATTAAAATATGGTAATTGAAATATTTTTTTGATATGTATTTCTTTGCAATATTTAAATTTACATTTTAATATATCCATAGTCGCTGATGTCATTGTTAGATATATTTTTTCTTTGTCGTTCAAAAATTTGCTAATCTCCAGCCATGCATGTTCGTTGGCTATCATTTTAAACATGTTGACTGATATACTATTAATTTAAGTGTTTATTGTATCAATTTTTTTTATAACTATTTTACTATTGTTATGGGTTAGATATTATGTATACAAGAATTTTTGTGTAAGTATACAGTACTGGCGATCATATATTTTTAACAATTAAAGTCAGTTTTTTCTGTCCAATTGAACAAGAGGATTTTTTAGTAACTAGTAATGAATATTTAAGATGATATATGTGGTTACAGCGATGAGTGGAAGAATATTGAAATTGACGTAAAGTGTATGTTAATCATATTTTGATTAAGATATGATTAATATTTTGATTTTTTGACTGTTAAGTTTACCCATTTTGGAAATTTATAATCTTTTTTTTGTTTACTTTGAGGAATAGTTACTTCTAAATCTTCGACAGTATGAGGAATTTCATTTAACATCCATTGGTGGGGTTTTGTCAGCCTTAAATCGACAACTGTGGCTGGTATGTTTTTGAGTGATTTGTCAAAAGGAGGGATAGAATATATGTATAAACTTGTTAATTTGAGTGTACGCATACTATCTATTGATCGGTTGAAGGAACCGCACAAAGTTATATGTTCTAATGTTGCTGGCAAATCTGAGAACGGTTTGTTAAAATCGTGGCAAATGTCCAAAACCTCGACACTGGCAGGTATGCAATTTTTTATTTCTTGATTAAATTCTTTTCCAAATTCCAAATATTTTACGGTCAACGGAATATTATTTTTTATAGGATGATTAAATTTACTTCCAAAAGTTAAACTCTTTACTCCATATGGTATACAATTATCTATCGGTTGATCAAAACCGCCATCAAAATATAATCGTTTTACGCTCGACGGTATGTTACCCTCAATTGATTGATTAAATTTGTACCCAAAATGTAACCCCGTTACCCCAAATGGAATACTCGTTTTAATTGTTTGATTAAATTCGCATCCAAAAAAAATCGTTAACATGCTTGGCGGAATATTTCCCTTGATTATTCTATTAAAATCATCTCCAAATTTCAAATGTTTAACTCCATGTGGAATATTGTTTTTGATTGATCTGTTAAAATTATCACCAAAAGTTAAATTTGTCACGGATGACGGTATTTTATTTTTGATAGATTTATTAAAACGTTTTCCAAATGTCAAATGGGTAATATTTTTTGGTAACTTATCCAAATTTTCGTTAAAAGTTTTAGAAAATTCTAAATGGGTAACTATTTCTGGTATCCTGTTCGAGTTTGAAAAATATTTTATGCATTTTAAATTTTTGATATATGGCAAATTAAATATTTTGTCGATAGATTTACCATTACGTAGTCGATAGTTCATACCGTATTTTGCAGGAGGTAAGATATGGATAGGATCATTAAAAATAAATACAAATTTTAGTTGATTCATCTTTGTAGAAATCGACGCAAACATGGTTTTTTCTTTGTCAGACAAAAATTCTCCAATTTTTAAAACGATATCTTGGGGTAAATTTTGTACCGTATTCATCATTTGATTTCTCTATTGTATTTTTGTTTTATATCGATTATTCGCAAATGCAATTAATATATCAATTTTTTTATCATATATTTTTAACAATTAAAGACGGGCTTTTCACTGAACGAAAATACCGTCTTTAATTCGATAGTTTTGGTAGATCTAGAAAACGAACCTTCGTTTAGGCAGACTTTAAAGAAGAATGCGATATATATTAATTTTTGTTGTTATGTTCGACGGAATATTCTTGATAAAATTATCAAAATTTGTTCCAAAATGTAATTCTTTCAATTTTAATGGGATGTTCTCTCGAACAGGCTAATTAAAACGAGCTCCGAAATCTAAACATATCATAGTAGATGGAATACTTTTGTGAATCGATTGGTTAAAATTTGCGCCAAAATATAAATGTATTGTCTTTGTCTAAAAACGATCTATCGCAGTTTGATACACCAATATGTTAGATTCGAATTCGAACTCACATAATCGTACAGTTGTGTTAGTTAACGCAGTGTCAAACATTCAAAAAAAATGACACAAAAAAAAGAACAGAACGATATTGTTATCAATTATATTTTGTCGATAAACATTCGTTTGGGTATAAATGTTTGATAATAAAATTAGTAAATCAATATCATTAAAGTTTCATATTTGTATCGTTAACTGATATACAAATATTTAATGGTCATATATTTTTAATAATTAAGAATATATGATTGATATTATTCATCAGTATCCCATCCATGCGCAAGAAAAGATAGATAATTAAAACTATCTCCTCCATCTCTCTTTCTACGTGTTATATTCGCTGAAAAATCTTTTTGTCTGATACCATCATCTTCTTCGATATATTCATCGTTGCTAACAAGATCAGGTTCATTAAAATCGAGTTTGCAAAACGTGTAGAGAGTTATATCAGTGACGTTTTTGGGAACATTATTTTTCAGTAAAGATCGATCAAAATGACACCCTAATGTTAAATGTGTAACAGATCTAGGAATACAATATTTGATCGAATTGGAGAATCTGTCACCAAAAGTTAGATGCGTTATCGAATTCGGAAGAGAATTTTTAGTAAGGTATGTCAACTTTCCATCGATAGTCAAATGTGTAACGCTATTAGGGATGTTATCTTTGAGAGGTTGATCAAAGTGATAACCGAATTCCAAATGAGTTACAGAACAGGGAATTGCATTATGGATAGGTTGGTTAAAATATACGCCAAATGTGAGATGTGTAACAGATTGGGGAATCCTATTTTGAATTTTTCGGTCAAATCCTCTATCAAATGTTAAATGTGTGACCGTCGAGGGAATCGAATTATATACCAAACGGTTAAAATTACATCCTAGAGTAAGATGAGTGAGTGTTTGTGGAAAATACCCTTTGATTGGTTTATTAAATGAATCGTTAAATACAATTGATTCTACATGTGGAGGTATGGCATTTTTGATAGGATGATTAAATTCCTCACCAAATCTAATGTGCTTTAACGATTGCGGAAGATGACCTTTGATAGGATGATTAAATTCCTCACCAAATATAACGTGTTTTAATGATTGCGGAAGATGACCTTTAATTGGTTGATCAAAAGAGTCACCAAAAGAAACATATTCTACATGCGACGGTAAAACGTTTTTGATTGAACGATTAAAGCTGTTTCCTAATACGAGATGTTTGATCGATTGTGGTAGAATATCCGTGATTGGTTGATTAAACGAGTATCCAAATGATAAATGTTCTACTCTATTAAAAATTTTATTATCGATTAGTTGGTTAAAGCCTTCTCCAAAAGTAATATGGGTTACATGATTTGGAATCATCTTTGTAATTGTTTCGTCAAAATAATTGTCAAATATGATACGAGTTACACCATTAGGAATTTTATTCAAATCGCTTTCGATTTCGACTTCATAATTAACATATGCAAATTTTGTGCGATACGTTAAGCGTTTGAATCGAGATATATCATTTTTCTTGATTGTTATAGGTTCGCTAAATGTAAATTGATTGTTCAGTGCAATAAATTTCTTGCATGTTTGCGCAAAAGAAGTTTTGTCTTCGTCTGTTAAAAAGTTACTTATTGCAATTAAGGCGTCTGAGTGTAAGATAGAGATTTTGCAGGCCATTACGTGTATGAATATATGTGAATTATTTATCTTTATATAATTTTTGAGAGGAATGGGTGGTTTGACAATAGCCAAATAATTCGGCCGATGATCATCATTATCTGTTGCAACATTATCGTCTATGATTAAGTCTCGACAGCATTTTATTATTCCCAATGTTTCGCTATTTTAACAGTTAGGTTTACCCATTTTGGAAATTTATGGTCTTTCTTTTTTTTGTTCCAAGGAATAATAACATATAAATATTTAATAGTAAACGGAATCTTGTTTAACATCTATTATTTAACGTCCTCTCCCAACATTAAATAAATAACAATTGGTGGTATATTTTTGAGGTACTGATCGAATTATCGTGCGTAACTAAAATCTTAATGTATAATGTTCAATGCGCACATATTATCGATCGATTAAAAATCCAAAGGTTTTTATACGTTTAAGAGTTTTTGATATGTCCGCAAACGATTAATTAAATCTTTTTTGAACCGAAATAGCCGTCACTGAATCAAGTACACATTTTTCGACATTTTGATCGAAATTTTCTCAAAAATTCATTTTAGTTGCACCTGATGGAATCTTATTTTGAATCTGTTTATTAAATTGATTTCCAAAAATGCAAATGCTTAAATACGACCTGATTGACTCTATTTTTGTTTAAAAACTAATAACGAATATGCCGTGTTTGTTGTGCGATAAGCATTTAACATACGGCACATGTTTTATTTTTAGCGCAGAAAAAACAAAATCCGCATCATTTTGGATACCTTTGCAATTATTTGGTATTATACTTGATTATTTTATTTACCGTATGGTAGATGACAAATATCGTCGATGATCAGCGTCCTAAACCACCCATTCATAGAAAAAATTGATTTAAAAACATCTTACTTTATGTGGAATATAGAATAATTACAAAATGAGTTCCAATCAAAAGATTTGTGAATGTGGAAATAAATTTTCTGCTAGTAGGCGGAATGCAAAATGTGAAAGTTGTCGCGAATATACCAAATGTTCGATGTGTGAACGTGATATTCCAAAAAATCAAAATAGAAAAACATGTGTTAAGTGTTCCACCAACAAAAAAAAGGGTGATCTACCGATTCAAAAAACTTGCCCAGCAATCATAGGAGGCAAGGTTGATGGCAAAATTTGTGGAAAAAAAGGTAACAAAAAATATGGTAATGAATACTGTGGGAAACACAAACAAGATTATCGTCAGAGTCAAGACATTAAAGCCGGAAGAATAGGTAAATATTGTAAATCTCGTACTAGTTGTCCAGGAGAGGATGGATACAAAGCGTATTTGGAGTTGAGCGACAAATACGAACATTGTGAAGGATGCAGAAAATTACGTCAAGATTACGAAAATGGCACGACTACAGAATGTATCAAATATAATGCTAATACTAAAAATGATGATCGAAAATGTTATGAATGTCCAAAAGGAACGATTCATTGCGTTAGCGGAATGGGTGTAGATGTTCACGGAAATGTTTCAAATTTGTGCAAACGTCATTTTGAACAGAGGCAGAATTTTGAAAAAGACAGGGAAAGAGATTTATCGAAAAGACACGATCAACAACAAGAATACGAGAAGAGACCTGAGGTTATAGAGCGAAGAGGACAGTATCGAATCGATAATCCAGAAAAAGCGGCAATTGGTAGTATAAAACATCGATCTAAAAAATACATCGAAGACTATGAAGGACAAAAAGCTAAAAATACAGCCACGCATACAGCGTGGGTTGATAAAAATAGAGATAAAGTGTACGAATATCAACTTCAACGACGACGTACAGTCGAAGGATCCTATGAAATGTACGTTGAACGAGCGTCAAGGTCGGGGTATGATTTTGATGTTGATGAAATATCATTTGAAAAAATTGTGCGACAACCTTGCCATTATTGTGGCTGCCTAGAAGAAAATAGATTGTCTGGTATTGACCGAATCAATAATAGCATTGGGTATGTTAAAAAAAATATTGTTCCTTGTTGTACTATGTGTAACATGATGAAAAACACATTAAACAAGGAAACATTTATATTATTGTGCACACGTATATCGTCCTGCAACAATAATGAAAGTACAAAGTTGTATACTGATATATTGATCGATTCCAAAAATATTACTTATCTTGGATATATATCATCCGCAGAAAGGAGAAAAAAAATTTTTGAGTTGTCTGTACACCAATTTGTTTATTTTATATCAAGAAAGTGCTATATGTGTGGTAGAAAATCAAACGAAAACCATTGTAACGGTATCGATCGAATAAATAATGATATTGGATACGAGTTTGATAATTGCGAAACATGTTGCGCTATATGTAATTTTATCAAAGGAGCGTTTAATATCAATGATGTAGTTGAAAAATGTAACATAATTGCGACACGATTTAGCGCACACTTGGATGAATTGTACAATAATTGGACCCCAAGTAAACATCATGAAAAGAACTTAAATAAAATTAAATTAACTGCTGTTGATAAACAAGAGCGAGAAAAAGCCATAAAACAAAAAATATATGAAAAAACAATGGCCACAAAAGATCCTGAATCTGTCGCAAAGAGAATTGCGGAATTAAATAAACGAGCTCTAGAGAAAAAGAACGATCGAATAAGAGAGACCACAAAGAAAAATAATAAATCAACCGATCCTGAAAGCGAGGAATCTAACGTCGATAATAAAATAAGTGAAAACGAGAGTGAAGAATCTAACGTCGACGATGAAATGAATGAAAACGAGAGCGTCGAAGAATCCGTCGACGAAGATGATTATGAGTACGAAAACGATGAAACAGACGATTAGATCATATTATGACTTTTATTGATTAATAAAAGTCATAATTGTACATAATGATATGATTTTACCATCATGAAATCATATTATTATATATAATTCACTGGATAAAAAATTTAACATCAGTGTCATTAAATTACTAACAAAATATCAACATGTGCGAGGTTGCAATCTATTCTGCACAAAATCCTAATTTCTTAAAGACTCATTTATGGTTCACGAAAAAACTCCGATTTTTCAATGAAACCCATCCTAGTTCGGTGTTTTTGCATAAAAAAATAATAGTTCAGTGAGTTCTCTAAAACTCCAATAGCTTTTAGTGAAAAATCAAAGTTTCCTTGGAACATCGGAGTTTTAATTTCGTTAAACTGAAAAAACGCCTTTGATAGAACAACGAGAATTCAATAAAGGGATACAATTATCAATAAACATAAAATTAGAACTAAGTTCAATAAATTTTTGTTTATATTCTAAACTGACAACTTCGGTTTCATGATTCATATTAACGATAATTCAGAAAATTTGTTGAAAAATAATAAATTTTTAAAATTGTTCCCTATCTATTTTGGTTACCTTCGTTCATAATTTTTATTAATAAATTAAAATTATGATGAATATCATAATATTCCACCCATTCCTGACTCAATTTGAGTATGCTAACCCACCCATTCCTGACATTATGCGTAATACATTGTAATTAACCGCAAAGATCAAAACCTTGTTATCACTATCCAAAAACACATCCGCATATTTATTGTTTCCAAATTCAAAGAACCACAAGTTCAAAAGCGCAGTGTCAATTCTTGAAAAATTACAAGTTCCAGATGGTTGATGCTCTTCTGGATTCAATGCAAATGAAAAGACATTGATTCCATCTTTTGGTGTATCAGTGTGGTACAAGTATGGTTCTACAGTGTCATACCAGAATCCAGATCTCTTTGATTGACGATCTTGTCCATTCAATTGCAATTGAACTTCTGTTACTGGATTGATACTTCCATCAATCAATAAACCGTAGTTATCATGTAACCAAACAATAACATCAAAGCATCTAATGTATGCACTTCGGTTATCGAAGTCAAATTTATCCATTGGAATTGACAAATCAGTAATAGTCAAGTCGTTTCTGGTAATGCTTTCAACTTCTGGATAAGTCAAGTTATCACTGTCAAAATCTGTAAAGATTCTGATGACTCCTTCAACTTTATCTCTTAGATCAACATCTCTGACTCTCTTAAGAAGTGGAACAATTGGTGCTAATCGACCAATCAAGTTATGTCCGCTTGCAAATTCAGCTGCAGTGGCTGAATCGTTGAATGTGTACAATGGTTCTTCACATGGAGCAGCTGGGTTAATTCCGATGTATTCGATTCCGTTGTTTCCATTGTATGCTAAGTCGTTACAATCGACTGCGACGGTATTGAAGTAACCGAATTCATCCAAATCATATTGCGCGAGTAACAACAATTTAGCTGCTTTTTCACGTGCGCATTCCCAATCATATGGATCATAGATCATGAATCGTCCACCTTGGTAGTTACCCAATTTGGTGACCCAGATCAATTCTTTACATGGATGATTGAAGTTTAATTTGTATTTTGCTGAGTTACTGTTGTTGATTGATTCTTCTCCAGTGAATTGAAGTTGTTCAATCAAATATTCGTGGGAAACTTGCGCAAATCGTCTACGTTCTTCAGTATCAAGAAAGACGTAGTTGACATATAATGAAGCATCATCTAATTCGAATGTTTCAGCTCCAGCTCGGAAAGCTTCACTTGCAATGTAGCATTGGTCAGCTGGTCTGAATCGAACGTAGATTTTAACTTGATGGTATTGGAGAGCAATCAATGGAAGAGCCAATCCATTGTTTCTACAGAAGTAGAATTGAAGTGGAACGTACATTGTGTAGTTAGGTTTGAGTAAAGTGTTGTCTGGAATATCCCAACTGAGGGTGCTGATTTCAGTTAATTCTGGAACATCACCGATCATTTTAGCATATCCGTATTCTTGTCCAACTGGATGAGATAATTCATACCAGATGTTCAACCATTCACCATATTGTTTATCGATTTGAGCACCACCAATTTCGAGTTCAGTTTCATCGATAATGGCGTGTCCTAATCGTCTGACCCAAGCAAATTCAACATGGCCGAATCGACAGAAGTCACCAGTAAATCTAACTTCAGGAAGAATAACTTTCAAAAATGTTTGAGTAATCAAATCTCCATTTCTGGAAATCTCACATGTGCTTTTTCGTGAAAAGTTTGTAGCTCCGTTAAAGAATTGTTCGATCGATTCTACAGCGAAATTAGTATGACGTCTGTATACAATCTTGAAGAAAGTGATTTGAGGATTACCGGTCAAATAAACATCTTGAGCACCGTATGCAACTAATTGGAGAAGTGCGCCTGGCATTTTGATTTATAATACTTATTAGTGAGAAAAAAAATTATAATTTTATTGCAGTTCGAAAAAACTATATTATATTCAATTAACTTGTCGATTATGTTCAAACAAAAAAATTGACATATTGCACTATTAGATAGATTAATTCTAATACAATTATTAGCAAATGACAGAACCATCCTATAAAACCCTCGATGAATTACTTGGAATTTTAAACAGACTTCAAGCAAAAGAACACTTCGACATACCCCAAAACGTCATCGATACAATTCGATTCGAAATTGACAAGCAACAGCTCGATCCAACAGCACACAACGTGAGGAAGATTTTGCGTGATCAAAATCTACGTAAGCACTACGAACACATACCATACATATTGGGACCTATTCTTAATTTTTCTCAGTTTGGTGGATACAATTATGAGGATTCCCTTCTTACAAATAAAGATGCAATCGATAAAGGATTGTTTCGAGCGGAGAGTTTGCGCAAGTTCAATACCAAGGAGAATTCTCATTCGTGATCAAATATCGCAAATCATCTAAATATAATCAATATAAAGTTGGTCTACTATGTATTTATTATAGAACGTATAAATAATGGTAAAAAACAAAACTACAAAAGCCGCGCCTCCTAACAAGAAAAGGACGCTTGATCAAATGCATACGGAACATATTACTAAATTCGCCCAAACGCAAAATCTTCTACCCACCAAAAAAGCTAAATTAGCTAAATTAAAAAGCGAATTAAGAACGTTATCGCAAACGGATCCAGAAAAGTGTGACAGTAATTGTATGCGCAGAAAATCACAACTGATTGATATGATCGCTAATCTTAATTCTGAAATTTCATCGATTGAATCATGCTCGGATACTTTAAAATACATTGTAAATACATTGCCAATATTGGTAGATTACTATGATAACGAAAATTTGGTAGAAGATGACATGGAAGAATTTGTTGATGTTTTTAATGAATCTAATCAAAAAAATATATTGAATTATTTTATGAAAGAAACCAAAAAAACGCCTGTTATAGATTCGCCCAAAACAATCACCTCAATAAGTAAAGCGCAATTATACAACGAATATCTCAATGTAACAGACAAATCACACAAAAGAAGACAGAAAAAAAATTCTAACGTGTGTTCTGAATGCGGCGGCAATATATTAATTAGCGATGGAAATTTAGTATGCGAAAAATGTGGAATGTATGAACCTTACTACACACAACATAGCAAACCTAATTACAAAGAGCCTTTGCAAGATACCAATACTTACGCTTATAAACGCATCAACCATCTGACTGAAATTTTAAGTCAACTACAAGCAAAGGAATCAACAGATATCCCCCCACGAGTGTTCGAATGTATGTACGGCGAAATCAAAAAAAGAAAGATCGACAAAAATGATTTGGATATTTTCAAGCTGAGACGGATCCTTAAGAACTTAAATCTTCGAAAGTACTATGAGCATGTGCCACATATTCTTCAAATCATTAATGGTCAAGAACCTCCTAATTTTAGCCGTGTAGACGAAGCTAAAATCAAAAAAATGTTCAAAGATATCCAAAAACCATTCGCACTTTTTTGTCCCACAAACAGAACAAACTTTCTAAACTACTCATACATTCTACATAAATTTTGCGAATTACTTGACTTGGATGAATATATCAGTTATTTCCCTCTTTTAAAAAATAATACCAAACTCCGGCAACATGACAAGATATGGAAGAACATATGCGAACACATGCGTTGGAAATTTTATAGATCATTGTAAAAAATCGGTAGATAAATTTATAAATTTATCTACCAATTACTGTTAACGCGAATATTGTAACGGCTGTTGTTGATAACCGTATTGTTGCTGATAAGGATTTTGATATGGATTTGAATATGGATTCATTTGATACGGATTTTGTTGATAAGGATTTACTTGTTGATAGCCGTATTGTTGCTGATATGGATTTGAATATGGATTCATTTGCTGCGGATTTTGTTGATAAGGATTTACTTGTTGCGTAGGCGAAGTTAACGATTGGCCACAAGATGTTCCAACAAATTCATAGTTCAATCCAGATTCAATGAGTTGATTGATATAATTATCATATTGCGTTTTATTGATAGAATCTGTACAGATCGCATATATGGTCTTGCCTTCAAATTGGGCGGATGCAAAAATCTTCCAAAAAGCAGTTTTTCCAAGAGTCGTCCAAGCATTCACCAAAACATTTTTTATTACATCTTCTTCAGGAGTTGCCAATTTAAATTTTTTGTTATGATCTATTTCTGGAACCTTAATCATATTATTCCAAGCATTTGCGTCTATTCCAACGCTAGATGCCCGTTCGTGTCCCCCAGAATCCTCTGGATTTATTTTTTTAGCAGCCGTATTTGCATTATCGTTTTTATCAATTTTGTTGTCATCATTAACAGATACATCGCGGACCATAAACCGAGCAACATTCATAAATTTATCCTTGTTATACACTATAATATAATTTATTGGATCGAATTCTGTATTTTTGAGAGTAATACCAATGACCTGGCCGATGATAGAATCAGATGGTCCTCGTTTTGCTACATATAACGTGTGATTATCGATAACGTTATTGTTCTTATCGTACAAATTACCTTTTCGTGTCACAAAATTACTATCTTGATGACCAACATTCAAAAAGTTATAAACTGATACGATTTCAATTGCACCAATTACTTGAATCAATTCCATATTTGCGCTTGTCACTAAATAATCAATTATGTTAGTAAATCCGATCCATGGATCAATGCCCCTATCTGAGTATTTTTCCTTGAAATAACTTGATTTAGAATATTTGTAGTTTCTAAACAAATCGAGAATCTTTTGTAGTCCGATATACAACATGAATTTTTTACCATCTTTATTTAACGCTAATTGCCCTCTATCACCACTACTGATCACACCAACAAATGCAGATAATCTCTGTGCCGAAAGATCTCTCTGTGTTTGTTGTGTCCATTCTGTATCTGGTTGTTCATCTATTTTTTTATTATTAATTTCATTCCAAATTGTTCCGCTTGTTGAATAAGCGGCATCATAGTTCACAACTTTTCTACAAAGATCTTGATATTTCGAAGTCATAAAATGATGATCTACAACGTGCGTCACTTTTTTATCGTTGATAGTTAGGATATCATTATTACATGACTTATTTGGAATTTGATCTGGATCTGGCAATGATAAATCAAAGAGACCTATTCGATGATCTTCCTCATTACCAATCTTGTTTATCTTTTTGACGATATTCAGTCCCGGCGCAATAAAAGAAAATTTTTTCACATCAGGTACACAATTTTTACGCAATAGATAAGCAGTGAATAAACCATCTAAACAATCTCCATGTATAAAAATATTTGTCAATTTATTGATTTGTCTACAAACTTCTCTGCAATCTCCGCCAACTTGTTTGATTTTTGCGAATAAATATTTGCTCTTATATTTAATATATTTTTCCTTATAGTTTTCCATTGTAATATTATAAATCAAGATTTTATTATCAATCACAAACATAATAATATATTTGTGATTTTTAGAATTAAAAAGCAATGACGCTTCTGGCGAGTGGAACTCCTGCGGCTCCAACACCGAACAAACTCTGACCAATACCAAAACCTGCACCAAATCGAGCACCCAAAGAAATAGTTGGCGAAAATGTGTCCAAAATAGCAAAGACAAATGCTGCAGTGATACCAAGCATTAAAATCTCCTTGAAATCCAACTTGCCACGTGTAAATGCATATGCGACAAACGCAACAGTAACTCCTTCGATCAAATATTTAACTCCCCGTTTCATGATATCTTTCCAATCAAAATCAAATGGGTTGGAATCGTACAAAAATTGTTGGATATCTCCCATTGGTTGTTGCATCATTGGCTGTTGCATCATTGGTTGTTGCATCATTTGCTGTTGCATCATTGATTGTGGCATAACTTGTTGGTCGTTCGCGGTGAACATATTATCTCGACGTTCTGATCCTAACGCTTTAGATGGAGCGTAATCACTGGTATTAGCATAATAATCTGTCATGATATTTATATATATTGAAAAGAAAAAAATCGGTAATTAAATTATATCTGAACTGATTGTTCGTTCGGCTAAAAGAATTAACTTATTATTTTTAATTTGTAATTGTTTTATCTGTGTTTCATATTGTTTCTCGTTGCTTTCACAAGTATTGTTCAGTTCTACTAATTTATCTAACTTGTTTTTCAATATTGTCATTACCTTTTTTATCGACATATTACTCTCCGACGAAAATGTTTAAATTTGCTTTTCTAACCACATCCAGTTTCTTTTGATAATTAGTATTATATCTTTTTTTGTCAGTGTCGTCCATTATAATATCAATTGATATTAAAACTATTTGCGCGTTATTATAGCGATTTAAAAAATGAATACGACTTATATACAAAGGATGACGGATACTAAAAAGTTTACGATTTTGAATAAGATAGAAAATGATGCACCATTTGGCAATATTAATTTTTGTACCATCAGTTTTTTGACAGCAAACAAGGTTGAAAAAACGAAACATTTAGATATATTTGGTTTCAAAGTGCACGATGGTTACAATACGTATGAATTATGTGATCAAGATGCGGTTAAGATTAAAAATAAGAACAAAAACCACGACGTATATTTGGCCGAAATGGGTAAGATTTATGCATGGGATGATGCGACAAAATCTGATTCGTTGCAATATGGAGATCCTAAACTTAATAATTTAGAGAAAACAAGACGTGAGAATGTCGATAAGATTAAGATGATGGCAGAACAGAATAGAAATAATTATACGCCTGCTCCAACTAAGGCTAAAAACAGACAAGAAGCTACGTTACAGAGATTACAAAAACAGTTATACAGTAAAGGAAAAATCACGACGTATGAATGGGAAGCTGTTAATCAACGTAACAAACCTGTCAATCAAATTAAGGCAGAAGCTGCTGCGAGAGAGATTATGGAGAAAGAAATGGTTAAAGTAAATGAAGTTGATTATCTTGATGAAAATGAACCTACCGGTCTAAAATATGGTTGTGTGACCGTTTATTCGCCTGAAAAAATAAAGGGCCTGAGCGAAATGTGCATTAAGATAAGAGGTCTGTTTCAAACAATTGATGAAGCTCGAAAGAGGGCTATGAAGTTAGGGAAATTGTACAAAGAAGATCAAATTCATCTATTTGAAGTCGGAAAATGGTGTGCATTTGCGTTACAATCAGATATTGATGCGAATGTTCAGTTGTCGAGATTGAATTATGCTATGAAATGTTACCTGGATAATTTGTCAATCGAAGCTGAAGAATTCGAGAAACGAAAGGAAGCGCTAATTACTAAAAATGAGAAAGAGACCGCAGCTAATCAAGCTAAAACTATGGACGAAAAGAAAAAGAAGGTACCGGACGTTCGACCAGCAGAAAAAAAATTCACTTCTACCGGAAACGCAGAAGACGATGCAAATATTCAATCACTTATGGATTATTTAGACGATCCCGAACTCGACGAGATCATGACAACCAAACAAACACCGAAAAATACAAACGATCGTGTTGAAATAAACATTTAATTATGAATTACAAATTTATAATTAAATTTTTTCGATTCTTACCTCTACATCATTCTTCTTCTTACCACCAAACAATCTGGAATTATCGTGTAATTGTTCAGCAACACGTTTACGCAAAAATGCGGGATCATAGTATTTTTTATGAATACCAACAAAACCTTTCGATCCAAATGTAAAAGATCTATCCTTCGCTTTGAACCAAAATACTTTTTCTTGAATGGTATCAGTTGGTTTTCGATTATCAATCACCATCGACGAAAAATCCTTTGTGCATTCAGTAAAGATCTTTTCAAAATACGGTAAACTAGGGAACATACTCGCATAATTTTCATACAACTTCTTTTTGTTAATATGTGAGTCTTCTTTTAATAAAAAAACATAATCAAAATTTAAACGCAAATCGGGTGTTATACCCAGCGGCGTTTGCATCGTCAAAACATATGTCAACCTAAAATGTCTTCCATTCATTAATATTTCCGTAATATTTTGATCTTTGGCCCAAGTTTTCTTCTGACTCAAACAATCATCCATAATTAATATCCCAGACGGATCTACTTTTATACCCTTCTTCTTTTTTTCTTTAGATTTATCGATCATTATTTGCTGCCGAGCTAATATTTTGCTTAAAACTTCGGGTTTGATTTCGTAATGAATGTAAATATCTGGAAAGAAAAATTTGTAAAACGAATTCATTTTATCGGTCGGCGCGATAACGGCTCCTCCAGGTATATGACGATAATGATACACAATGTCTCTCGTTATCCAACTTTTACCAGTACCGCGTTTGGCAATCATTACAATGGCCGGATCTATCACCATGTCTTCTAAATTAAATCTTAATATTTGGAACGTATTATAATTCATGCCTAAATGTATAGGAGATTTTATTCCAATGGCTTAGCGCGTTATTTTTATAACATATTAGTATATAATGAATTCGACTAATACAAAAATAATTATTGGTATTGTGTCGCTAATAATACTTTTGATTATTTGTTTTGCGTCATATCGATTAATGAAGACTGACGTGAAGATGAATATTGTTCCCGATACTGCGTTTGTGTCGAATGGAGAATCATTGCAGTTCACGGCAAACGTTACGGGTACAACCAACACTGCTGTAGATTGGTTAGTCAATGATCCGTCTCTGGGCGAAATAAACAGATCTGGTCTTTTCATTGCGAAAGGTGGGGAAGGGACTATTATCGTGTCTGCTAGAAGCAGAGAGGATACAAATGTTATTTCGACTGCCACTGTTACTTTAGAAACAAATGATGAATCAGCGCCTCAAGTCCCAGTTGCAACGCCAAACAAGCCTCGAACCCCGTCAAAACCGAAGCCTCCGCCAAAAGTTAATAATCCAACACCAGCTCCTAAAAAACCTGTTAATCAACCTGACCAACCTAAAATCGCAGTGAACGATGATAGTCCAATAATGCCCCCGCCTGTGCAAACTACATCTAATCAAAATACAAATCCGTCTCCAAGATTACCAACATCTTGCATCGGAGGGGATATCAAACGGTGTGAAAAATTAGGTCCTACGACATCACGTGATGAATACTCGGCATTTGAAATGTTTTGCGGGAACGGGGAATACATTGAGACACTATCTGTTTCAAACGGTGCAGGATTGCATGGTATTGGCGGCAAATGTATGGGACCAGGATCAGAATCAAAATTTTTTGGTGGTACTCATGGCAGTATGGATAAGACGGTTGGCTGGCGAAATGGAAAGCCACCAGCGGGTGGTTATCAAAAAATTCGTGCATGGAGTGGCGGCGAATGGGATTCTGTCGGTAAAATAACGGTCTATGATAAAGCGGGCGGAGAGATGTCATTTGCATCAAGAATGGATAAACCGGAGAGATTGTTTGATTGTGGCCAAGATGGCGTCATTACAGGTATTTATGGTACCACTAATACAAATACGAATATGATCAATACGTTAGGGATTCAATGCGGATATATATCTGACGCACCTCCAGTTACCAAAGAAGTACCTAAACCACCAACAAAAGAAACTGGCCCTAATTGCGTCGGTAAGGATATCAAACGATGTGAAAAATTAGCTGCAACTAAATCTCGTGATACATACACTCCATTTGATTTTATTTGTGCAAATGGAGAATATATTGAAACGATATCCGCTGCTTCCACTGCAGGCTTGCATGGTATCGGCGGTCAATGTACGGGATCGAAGGATATGAAATTTTTCGGTGGCTCGCATGGTCATCATGATAGGACAGTGGGGTGGCGAGATAATAAGCCGCCACCAGGAGGATATCAAAAAATTCGTGCGTGGGCGGGCAGTGAATGGGATTCAGTTGGGAAAATAATTATCTCAGATAAGAATGGCGGCGAAATGTCATTTGCGACGAGGATGGATCAACCTGAGAAGATTTTTGATTGTGGATATGATGGTGTTATAACTGGACTACATGGCAGTACTAATAAGGAAACAAATATGGTAAGTACGTTAGGTGTATATTGTGGTTACAAAAAGTGATTTTAAAATTTATTTGATAAAATGATTTTTAATCTTGGGGTTGTGTTTCTTAAAAAGTTAGAATGTGCAATGTTTGATCATTCAATGTTACTAGCAAGATTTGTATTGCCTAGAGATTTGAATGTGACAATATTTGATCATTCAATGTTATTGGCAAGAATTGTATTGTCCGGAGATTTGATCATTCAATGTTACTGGCAAAAATTGTATCGCCCAGAAATTTGAACTTGCAAATATTGGATCATTCAATTTTACTGGCAAGATTTGTATTGTCCAGAGATCTGATCATTCAATGTTACTGGCAAAAATTGTATCGCCAGAAATTTGAACGTGCAAATATTGGATCATTTAATATTACTGGCAAGATTTGTATCGTCCAGAGATTTGAACGTGCAAATATTGGATCATTTAACGTTACTGGCAAGAATTGTATGGCCTGGAGATTTGAACATGCAAATATTGGATCATTCAACGTTGCTGGCAAGAATTGTATTGCCTGGAGGTTTGAATGTGACAAGAATCGTATGGCCCGGAAATTTGAATGTGGCAATATTTGATCATTCAATATTACTGGCAAGAATTGTGTGACATCGAGATTTGAATGTGGCAATATTTGATCATTCAATGTTACTGATGAGTACTGTATGGCCTGGAGATTTGAATGTGGCAACATTTGATCATTCAATGTTACTGGCAAGAATTGTATCATTAAGAGATTTGATCATTCGATGTTACTGGCAAGATTTGTATCGCCTGGAGATTTGAACGTGCAAATATTTGATCATTCAATGTTACTGGCAAGATTTGTATCGCCTGGAGATTTGAATGTGCAAATATTTGATCATTCAATGTCCCTGGCAAGAGATTGATCATTCAATGTTCCTGATAAGATTTGTATTGCTGAGAGATTTAAATGTGCAAATATTAGATCATTCAATGTCCCTAGCAAGAATTGTCAAGAGATTGATCATTCAATGTTCCTGGTAAAATTTGTCAAGAGAGATTTGATGTTGCTGATAAGAATTGTATCGTCTGAAGATTTGAACGCGCAAATATTGTATCATCCGATGTTGCTGACAAGATTTGTATTGCGAAGAGATTCGAATGTGCCAATATTTGATCATTCGATGTTATTAGCAAGATTTGTCAAGAGATTGATTATCCAATGTTACTGACAAGATTTGGACGCGTAAATATTGGATTATCCAATGTTGCTGACAAGATTTGGATGGCCTGAAGATTTGGACGCGTAAATATTGGATCATTCAACGTTGCCGGCAAGAATTGCATTGCCGAAAGATTTGAATATGACAATATTTGATCGTTCAATGTTACTGGCGACGATTGTATTGCTGAGAAATTTGAATGTGACAATATTTAACTATTCAATATTACTGGCAAGAATTGTATGGTCTTGAGATTTTATCGTTCAATGTTGCTGGGAAGAATCGTATTGCCCAGAGATTTGAATGTGACAATATTTAACCATTTAATGTTACTGGCAAGAATTGTATGTGACAATATTTGATCATTCAATGTTGCAGCAAGAATTGTATTATCGAAAGATTTAAAAGCACAAGAATTGTGTCGTCCAGAGATTTGAACGTAATAATATTAGATCATCCAATGTTGCTGGTAAGAATTTGTGTTGCCAAGAGATTTGTGTGCGCTAATATTTGATCATTCAACGTTGTTAGCAAGATTTGTATTGCCAAGAGATTTGAACGTGCAAACATTGGATCATTCAATGTTACTGGTAAGAATTGCATTGCCAAGAGATTTGAAAGTAGCAATGTTGTATCATTCAATATTACTGGCAAGATTTGTATTGTCAGGAGATTTAAATGTGGCAATATTGAATCATTCAATGTTACTGGCAAAAATTGATTTGTCAAGAGATTTGATCATTCGATGTTGCTGGCAAAAATTGTATCGCCCAGAAATTTGAACTTGCAAATATTGGATCATTCAATGTCGCTGGTAAGAATTGTATGGCCTGGAGATTTGAACATGCAAATATTGGATCATTCAACGTTGCTGGCAAGAATTATATCGCTCAGAAATTTGAATACGCAAATATTTGATTATTCAATGTTACTGACAAAAACTGTATGGTCTGGAGATTTGAATGTGGGAATATTTGATCATCCAATGTCGCTGACAAGATTCGTATTGCCTGGAGATTTGAACGTGCAAACATTTGATCATTCAATGTCGCTGGCAAGAATTGTATGGCCTGGAGATTTGAATGTGGGAATATTGGATCATTCAATGTTACCGGCAAGATTTGTATCGCCAAGAGATTTGAACGTGCAAATATTAGATCGTTCAATGTTACTGGCAAGAATTATATGGCCTGGAGATTTGAATGTGGGAATATTGGATCATTCAATGTTACCGGCAAGATTTGTATCGCCAAGAGATTTGAACGTGCAAATATTAGATCGTTCAATGTTACTGGCAAGAATTATATGGCCTGGAGATTTGAATGTGGGAATATTGGATCATTTAATGTTACTGGTAAGATTTGTCAAGAGATTTGATTATTCAACATTGCTGGCAAGAATTGTATTGCTGAGAGATTTGAATATGCAAATATTGGATCATCCAATGTCCCTGGCAAGAATTGTCAAGAGATTGATCATTTAACATTCCTGGCAAGATTCGTCAAGAGAGATTTTAACGCGCAAATATTAGATCATTCAATGTTCCTGGTAAGATTTGTATTGCTGAAAGATTTGAATATGCAAATATTTGATCATTCAATGTCACTGGTAAGATTTGTATTGTCGAAATATTTGAATATGCAAATATTTGATCATTCGATGTTACTGGAAAGAAATGTATTGCCGAGAGATTTGAATGTGGCAATATTTGATCATTCGATGTTACTGGCAAGAATTTGTATTGCCATAATGCGTCAAATAGTTAATGTCACCAATAGAATATTTGAAAATATGTGATCGTTCAATCAACAATATAAATAATGTGATACAAACGTATGATACTATGCATTCACATACAGAGCCGTTTCAACTGATAGTGGACGATAATTACTTTAGCAACTTATCATCCAAGATTCACGAAAATTGTTGTTTCTACGCAAATTTACGAAATTATGTTCAAAAAAATGTCGGATCATCGTTAGATCAACAAGTAGATAATCTTTACAAGATGATAGCAAACAAAATTGATATTGTCGATTCTGATTTTGATGAAATATTTATCCAAGTATTTGAAGAAGATATGTCCGAAAATGAAGATGCTGTTTCAACTAAAATTTTATTATTATTATATGACAGATTAGGACTATTAGAACAAAAATTCCCTGCTGATCGTGCTTATTTGGAGAATGAAACAATTCATGAATTTTTATGTTTTATTACGAACAATTGTGATGATTTATACGATTATCCTATTGACAAACAAATCATAATCGTTAAAAATAATAAATTTTTGGAAGATTTTGTTCTCCAAAATAGATTTTTTACTATGTTTTACGCAACACTTTAATCATATGATTACATTTAGATGTAATCATATAATTAAATTTCATTCTTCCTTTTATAAATGCCTGGGGGAATAATTCAGTTAGCCGTATATGGAACACAAGATATTTTTTTAACGGGGACTCCACAGATAACATTTTTTAAAACTGTTTACCGAAGATATACCAATTTTGCAGTCGAATCATTACAACAGTTTTTTGTAGGTGATCCTAACTTTGGTTTTGACATAACGTGCGTCGTTGATAAATTAGGAGATCTAATGCACAAAGTTTATCTAGAAATAATAATCCCTGAAGTTAATTTATCAAAGAATCCATCACAATATGTCATCGATCAAAATATTGCACAACAAGAATTCATCGCAGTCCAAGATTATTACGATTTGGTTGTAGATTATAATTCTGTTGACACAGATGTTATTCGAAAATTGTCGCTGATGCTGCGTACAAATAATTTGCCGATGTCGGAAATTGAAAAGATAATGAATGATCCTTTGTTCATAGATAAGTTAAGGATCAAACGTGAGAATTTACGACAATACATTTTGACTAGTGACACTTTTAACCGCATTCCCGTCTTGCGAGATCTCAAGTTACCATTGTATTACCAGATTAATAGATTTGATATGCAAATTCTATTCAATTCCGTCATATGCAACATCGATAAATATGGTGGCAATATGAGTCCAGAGTTGCGTGATGTTGCAAAACGTCGGGCATTGATTCGAATTATTACAAAATCAATATATCCAGAATTGCAAGAATTTTATTTAGTTGCATACAATCTATTTATTGAGAAAGAACAGGTTTATCGGAGCTTTTTGAATGGTACATATGTAGAGAGATATAAGTTTGCATGGGTTGAAGAATTAGGTCATGCTATTATCGAAACATTGGATCTCAAAATAGGAAATCAAATTATTGATCGTCATACTGGAGATTGGATGATTTTGTACAATAACGTATCAATAAACGAATATCAAAAAAGAAATTATGAAAAAATGATAGGTCAGGTTCCCAAATTAATTGTGTTCGATTCAGAAATCAAACCGGAATACAAATTAGTAATTCCTTTACAATTTTATTTTTGCAAATATAGCGGGATGTCTATTCCGTTAGTTGCGTTACGATACCATGATGTTTTGATAAATTTGCGGATGAAAGATCTCTCGCAATTATGTTATGTTGAAGATGATCCAGGATTACTTGATATTCCTAATATTCAAGCGTTGTATGGTATCAACATTATAGATGCAAAATTGTATGTGGATTATGTATTTTTAGACTCAGATGAAAGACGTAGATTTGCACAATCTACACATGAATATTTAATCGAAACAATACAATATAATGAGTTTCCAGACGTTTTAGGGAAACAGTATAGTGCTCATTTAACATTTTCACAACCGTGCAAGTATGTGATTTGGTTCTGTCAACCAAATCAATATCGAGGAAATCCTACTGGACGAAATAAATGTCAATGGAATAACTTTGGTGTTAATCCTGATAAAACAGGGTACACATTGATGGCAGCTTTCTTAAGATTAAATACATACGAACGAACTGACACAGGACAAAGCATCATCTTTTTTAATTTCGTTCAACCGTACATGTATTTTCGTCATTCTCCCCCTGACGGTGAATATGTTTATTCATTTGGTACGATTCCTTTGGAGCATCAACCATCATCAACATGTAACATGAGTAGGATAGATGATTTTGGTATCATAATGGAATTCACACCTGAATTTTTACAAGTGGTTGCAGAAAACACTGTTAATTCAGTTGGTATATATATCGCAGCGTACGTGGTGTCGTATAATATTATACGAATAATGAGCGGAATGGCTGGCCTTGCTTTCCAAGTATCTACTTAATTTTGTTGATTTTGTCATATCGATAAAATCAACAAAAAAACTTATGGTGCATTATGCTCTAAAATTAAATTAATGTGATTTGTGATCACAATAGGAAAGAATGCAAGAAATTCATCAAAATCGCTTATTTGAAATAGTTTTAGCGCATCTTCTGGCCATTCGTACCAATAACTCAATAATTTATCCGAAAATCGCCATATTATTTCTCCATTAACGTCACCTCCTCTTCTTGTTGGATAAACTAGCAAATAATCTGTTGGATGTATAGATATGCAAAAATAAGGATACTCAACATTATTTATTTTATCGTCGATACTTACATTGCTCGGATCAAAACCATTTTGTATCAACGTTTCTTTAGTGGTCAAATCATCAACAATGATTTTAAAATTACATTTGGCAAACGTTTGGGCCAGTATACAATATTCCGTGTATATCTGGTTTGCATTTTTAACCAAGTATGGCACTATCTTTTTGTTAAGTTGAGTTTGATTATCACTTTCGGGCAGATCCATAGTATTACTCGATATTAACACAGTGTCATTATCTTAGCTGTATCTCTTAATTTTCTTCTAGATCTTATTTTGCAGAAATATGTCATCATTTCGTTTTTTATCTTTGAATATCACAACATTCGATTTTTTTACAAACATTTATCTTTTGTTAAAAATTATTATTGATGTTGCCATCAGTAATAATCCTTCCCATGATTTTTTCTTTTTTTCATATATTCTATCTATTTTTGCATATCTCTTTAGCCATGAAAAACTATTTTCTACTATTGTTCTCTTTCGATATATTTTTATTTCTCCCTTTTTTAATGACGATTTTACTCCTTTCCTTTTTCTTTTTGGAATTATTGGATCATATTTTATTTCTTTCACGTTCGATCTTATTTTTTCGCTATCATAACCCTTATCTGCTAGAAAATATCTCTTCTTTTTTGATTTTGTTGTCCTATTTATTTTTTTACTTTTCTTTAATCTATCAAATGCCTTGTCGAATAACTTACAATCATGCACGTTCCCTTCAGATACGTCCATTATTATTGGTACTCCTTTCGTGTCCACTACCGCTGTTATTTTTCTTCCTCTTTTATTTTTGTAATTAATGTTCCTTCTCGTTCCATCTATTCCATTTTTGTTTTCTATAAAAGTACTACCTATTGATAGTATTTTTAGTTTTTCTTCCTTCCCTTTTTTCAAATATTCATCCAGATTTTTTTTGTATAGCTCTTCATATACTCCTATTTTACAATGATAGTTATGTTTATTATTCAAAATTCTCCCATCTATTTTTCCATTATATTTCCTCCATGATATGTTATTATTTAACACTTGTATTATTCCACAAATGTAATCTTTTATTGTGTACTTTTGGTTCCTTATGTATTTTTTATTCTTGTCTGATTCTGCTTTTATTATTATCTCTTCATTTAGGTCAACTAAATTCATATTCCCTTTCTTTTCCAATATTTTACCATATATCTTACTAAATCGTGCGTCCATTTTTACTTATAAATGAAATAAATAATTATTATTATAGCAAATCAGAAATGGACGGTGATACAAACATTGTCGTTTGCAAAAACAAATTATCAAATATCATCAAATTTTTTCCTGATAAATCTATTATCAGAACTGAATATCAGAAATATCATCGAGATGAAATTCTAGAAGTTATCAATGATGTTGTCATTAGAACCAACAAAATTGTTTTCCATACTTATAATTTTCTCAAGCTGTACATTTTACATCTTCACGATCAAGATCTTAAATTTCCTATCATCGATAGGGATTTCGTTTATATGATTATGACTGTTTTAACAACAAGGGAAGAAAAAAGGGGGGCAAAACCATCCAAAGATAAATTAGCTATGTTATCAGATTTGACCACTTTTTATAATAAATTTTATGCTCCTTTACTTACTGAAGATGACATCGTTAGTGATGATAAATTATCTTACATTTTAAAAAATTATGAATGCGTTGATATTGTCAAAAATATTGATGTTAATATCAGAGAGCATTTTACTGATCATGTTCGTAAATATGTTAATCTCTTTTATAAAATCAAAGAAAAGAAAGAATTGATTATGAACAACAAAACACTTTCAACAGCTGAAAAGAAAGAACTTATTCGAAAAAAAAATGAACTTTACAATAACATCAAATATGATATTTTATCAACAGACGTTAATTGTAAAAGTGATGCTAAATATTTGAAAACTATTAATCGAATAAGAGATGCAATATTGCCTTATGGTGATTTTGCAAAAGATAATATTATTTATGATATTAAAAAGAGTCCTCAGAATTATTTAAAATCAATGATCGTCTTGAACGGAATGATTCAAGATTTGAATGAGAAAAGAGAAACAGATTATAAAATATTTCAAGTATTACCTTTACGTACATCGATAGTTCCTCGTTATATCACTTTAGATACAGCTTCATTGGTTTCCCTTTTTATTGGAAAAACAGAATATTTTAAGAACATCACAGATAAATCTTATGAAATTTGGAGATGTGTTTTTGATCTCGATAAAAGATGTTTTATAAGAAAAAACCATAAGTTTATCCATATGATCAAGACAGATGGGGTTGCTTGTTCAATTTTATTAGAAAAACTAACAAAAGCTGAAAAAGAAGCTCCTCGAATGTTCCATACAGCTGTTTATTTAGACAACACAGTTCGAACGAGATATTTTCGAGAAGAAGATAAAATAAAAATGCAAAAAGAGGCTGAATTGGATGACGATGATGATGTTGTAAAGAAAAAAATTAAAAGGAAAGTTCACAACAAAGAAAAGAAAGATAATTCTAAGTTCGACTATGAGTATATCGAAGATGTAAAATTAACAGATGAACAAAAGAAAATGAATTTTGCATTTATTGATCCAGGACATAATGATCTGATAAAATGTTTATCGGGAAAATATGATGGAGAAGAAATGAAAGAAGATGGAACATTCAGATATACTCGAAAGCAACGTAACAGAGAGTCAAAGAAAATTCGTAATAGAAAAATAATGGACAAACTTAAGACGAAAAAAATAGCAAAGAAAGAAGCGGAGTTGTCAAATTATAATTCGAAAACTTGTGATTTCAAAAAATTCAAAGCTTACTTGAAAGAGAAAATAAAATTGAATAGAGAATTGATGGATCATTATTCCCAAGAAATCTACAGAAAATTAAAATTTAACGTTTACACAAATACACGAAAAAGTGAAAGTAAAATGATAAAAGCTTTCGAAGAGAAGATGGGAAAGCCAGAAGAGACGATAATTGTATTCGGAGATTATGATAAAGTGAATACAATGAAGGGATCAGAACCACATATTTCGAAAAGACTAAAGAAGGTATTTGTGAATAACAATTATAAATTATTCTTGATAAACGAACATAATACATCGAAATTATGTAATAGATGTAGTTGCGTAACAGAAAACGTAAAAATAGAATCAAAAGAAATCTGGAAGTTATTACGGTGTACATCCGAGAAATGTTTAACTTACCATGATAGAGACATGAACGCAACACGAAACATGAAAAAAATAGTAGAATTGCTAATAAAAGGAAAAAAGAGACCAGAAAAATATAGCAGCAATTTGAAATCTTCCGCAGGGTTAATAAAAGCCCGGTAAATTCAAAATCTTTATGCGTCTTTCAATCAGTACAAGGAATTGAAAATGACAGTGCATAAATATGTGTTATTATTGGGATGGTGATCCAGTCATAAAATTGCCAGATACATTAACGCATCTAAATATATTTTTTGGTATCAGACGTTTGACAATTTCTGCTCATGGAAAAATACCAACTATTGCAAACCTACCCGAATCAATAGAATATTTGCGATTTGATGAAGAAACGTACCAATCCAATTTGTTAAATTTAATCCCGTTTTCTGTCAAAAAATTGGAATTACGCCCACGTGATTATAATGATATCGACAAAAGCAGACCAGGACTAAAAATTAAAAAGTTAAAATGATTAATTAATAAATTTATCATTTTACAATCTCGACAAATCATATATAATGCCGGATGACACTGCGTTTTTCGGCGAACCTAAACCAGTCACATTATCATACCCTACTTTCGTCCCAAACCGTCCAGCTGTACCAGAAATAACATCAAAAAAATCTAACGAATATTTACCACTCGTTTTTGTTCCGTAAACATATGTTAACACAGAATTGGTTGTCAAATTTATTTTTCTCCCGTTTTTTCTGATTTGATTTGCGATGGCGATAATTCCAGCGTAACATGGTGCGCTCAAACTGGTACCTCCAACTTGAAACCATTCGCCACTGTCATACACTGGCACCCCTGTATTTGGATCAGCTACAAAACAAACATCAGGTACTTGACGCTTGGTTCCCGTCAAACCGTAGTTACGTTGACATGTTTGTATGCCTTCAAAGAGACTGATGCCACCACCACTACCATTCCAACCAGTTTCACTTGTTCGATTACCATTGACATCGACATTCAAACTTGTTCCTCCGACAGCCACAACATTATTTGAGCAAGATGGCCAACAAACAACTCCGCCTGTATCACCTGACGACGCTAAATAGACAACATTTTCGCCTTTATTGTTCTTTGACTTAAATCTCTGGTTATACATTGTCTGCGAGCTAAATTCGTTAGCACCCCAACTCATCGAAACAACTGTAGCTCCATTATTGACTGCGTAATCGACTGCTACCATCATATCCGTAAATGATGCTGAATATGCTTGAACCATCAAGATAGTCGCGCCAGGAGCAATCGCGTGAGCCCATTGCACATCGAGAGAGATTTCTAATTCCCAGCCAGAGTTAACTGATGGCATTCTTCCACTTGAACTTGTCATTATTTTTGAAACAACAGTTGTAGAAGGAATACTAAATTGGGCACAGAATTTATTCAAATTTGCTTGAATAGTTGTAATAGGATATGCATATGCATCAACAATTGCAATTATTTGTCCTGCACCATTCGATGAAACTGCATTTAAACCATATGCAGCTCTGACTTTTGATGGTGTTAAATTTGCAGTTGGCGTTGGAGATCTAGTTTTTTGGACATCGGCTACTTTATGATAAGCTTTCATTTCGATTGGTAACATTTTGATAATACATAATATTATTAAAATGCAACTGGAGGAATTTGTAATCAACTATTCTCGCGGATTATTTTGAATGACATAGTAAGAATCCAAATAATTATCTACTTTCAAAACGATAACTTCGCCGCTAGCGAATCGTTTTGCTATATTGTTACGTGTTCTGGGCAATTCGATGTCTTCGATAACTTCATTTCGATATGACAACGAACATTCATTCCATTTCACTAAAATAACTGTCATTCTGCATGTAACTGGCACCAATTTATCAAAAATATGTTTCTCTTGACTCAATATTGAACATTCTATTTCATCGATGATGCTCTCACCATAAATATGGTACTCAGTTTTGCCATCTAGCTCTCTCCGGACTGCATTTGTAACACGACAAATCATTTCGTCAATAATAACAACGTCGTCTTTTTTAATGACCCTCGCAGGAACTTTAATGGTTTTCATAAATTTGATATACAACAATACTTTTATTTAGTGTGCATTTAAAATTCAATTTTTAATAGCTTTAATCAATTTGAAATTGATGATCATTTGTTTCAAAGATGGTTGCATATCTGGATGGCATTTGAACCGATCTTTTTCATATTTTTTTATCAATAATTTTGGGTTGCATTGGTATCTAATAAGAAGATGCTCTAACCAAAAAAAAACGTCAGTAGAATTATAAAAACATGCCAATTCGAGAGCTTCATACTCGTTCGCGACGATCATATTTTTGATAACATGTTCATAGACGTGACGAGTGCTCGTTAATAATCTAACCATTTTCAGATGATTAAGTTTACATTGCTCAATAAATATTTCGAATATCGTATATTGCGTAAATTTTGATACAGATAACATAAATTCGGCGATATTACAGTGATTATGCATGCAACATAATTGTAACAAATAGTGATTTCCCGAATACAGTGAATAGATAAAATATTTTTTTAGTATTTCGAGCTTGCCGAGTCTGTACAAATTATGTAAGATTTGGCACACATGATCATCTTTAACATCATTTATTATGAATTCTACCACATCAAATCGTTGATTCGTAAAAGCATCTGTAAATATTTGTGTAGGTGTCCATCCATAATATCTATCGTTAAAAATGAATATGTCATTGTTATCAATAGTTTTTTTATTATCCATATTGAAGATAGATGAACTACACAGACATGAAAAATGAAATATATTTAGCGGACTTTTGCAATAGATATGAACATATAACTGCATAATATATTTTTTTATGTCATATATGATATCAATTTGATTATGGAGTAATAGCATAGCATTAAACATGTTAATCGGGTAAATATGATTTTTTTCCATAGTGTGTTATTCTTAATATAAAAAACATATTATAAGTAGTTATCAATATGCCAGAAGTTTGCGAAGTTGCGTTAACTGCCGAAATATTACATGCTAAAATGAAGGGAAAGACAATAACCGGATTTGATTTTTTTGCGGGGCGTTATGGACCTGATAGAGCAAAACCGAAAGGATATGATGAGTTTGTAAAATTTTTGCCATTAAAGGTTCAGAAAATAGATTCTAAAGGTAAATTTTTATGGTTTGATTTGGTGAATAATGAGAAGGAACATTGGTATGTATGGAATACATTTGGTATGACTGGCAAATGGAGCTTTAGTGTTCAAAAATTTGGGAAATGCCGCATCACAACAACATCTGACGAGTTAACGTTGTATTATTCCGACATGCGTAATTTTGGCACATTTAAATTTTCAAATGATAAAGCTGAATTGGATAAAAAAATCTTGACACTAAGCCCAGATTTTTTGAAAGACGATGATTTTGATTTAAGTTCCATACGCAAATACAAACAATCAGTATTGTCTATTTTAACTGATCAAAAAAAAGTAGGGAGCGGAATAGGTAATTATCTTATTGCAGAAATACTTTACTATGCAAAAATTTCGCCCCATAGGAAATGTAACACTTTGACGGACGATGAAATTAAGGAGCTAACATATTACATAAAATTTATGATCAAATTATGTTATTTTAATGGAGGTAGCGAATATATGGGTCATTTAGAAAAAGAAGCAGCAAAAGTAGGTCGTCTGGATTATCATCCAGACATTCAAATTAAAGGGGATGCAGATAAATTTCTTTTTACAGTTTATCGCCAAAAGAAAGATCCGTTGGGTAATAAAGTCAAGGCGGAAAAAATAGGAAGAGGCGGAAAAGAGCGCACTATTTATTGGGTTCCGGATGTGCAAAAATAATATTATTAAAAAACATTTTTTGTGTTTTAATAGTATAAATGTCTACTTTGGAAATAATTATTGTTATAGTAGTAATTTTGTTGATATACAATTATTATTTCAATCCGTCACACACTATCGTTGAAAATTTAGCACGAACGAGTTATTCGGATCAACGAAATATGCGCGGGATGGGATACGCTGCAGAATTGAGTGTCCCCGGTACGAATAGGACTGCTACTAAAAACGTTCCCAATCGACCTACTACAAATCAAAATCTTGCGAACCGACCTACTACAAATCAAAATCTTGCAAACCGATCTGCTACAAATCAAAATCTTGCGAATCGATCTACCACAAATCAAAATTTAGCGAACAGATCTGCTACAAATCAAAATTTAGCGAACAGATCTGCTACAAATCAAAATCTTGCTAACCGATCTGCTACAAATCAAAATTTAGCGAACCGACCTGCAACAAATCAAAATCTTGCGAACCGACCTGCTACAAATCCAAATTTAGCGAATCGACCTGCCGCAAATCCAACGAATCAGGGACAAACTAGACGATATGATTTTTCAATGGAACCGTCGGTTGCGGACATACCTTCTCCGACGAGGAATGTAAAAGTTAACGACACACCTAACGCAATTATGACGACAAATAATGATTGGGTTACTGAACATAATAGAATTAGGGGGGATGTCGGTCAAAAACCGGTGAAATGGAATCAAACTCTTGCGAATGCGGCAACAGATTATGCAAATAAATGCGTTTTTCAACATGCGAATCAGAGGGCGCAGGGAGAGAATTTGGCGATGGGGAGTCCATCATCGAGATATGATGATAAAACAATGGTGAGACTATGGGAATCTGAAAAGAAAGATTATAGACATCCGCAACCTCCACGTATAACTAGTCCTGGGGAAACTGGACATTACACTCAAATGGTTAATAAAAATGTGTCAGAAATAGGTTGCGGATGTGCAAATTGCGGCAAATCAAGGATGTGTGTTTGTCGATACGATAGAATACAATACGGCAGTCAGCCACCATATTAAAAATGATAATATTTTGTTATTAATATTATCATTTTTATCAATAAGATTCAGGATTAACATTTGGACGTTCAAAGTCTCGCTAGCGTAAATTTCGACAGATTTCTTGACAGTACATTGAATGGACCAATATTTGTACGTTCAAAGTGTCGTCGATGCAAATTTCTACAGATTTCTTGTCGTCATTTTGAATGGACCAATATTTATACGTTCAAAGTGTCGTCGATGCAAAATTTGAAATATTTCTTGACAGCATATTTGAATGGACCAATGTTTCAAGCAATTTTGGACGTTAAAAATATCATTGTTACAAATCTCATTGATATTACTTTGAATAGAGAAATGCCAGCTCTAACAATCCCTTTACATCATTTTTAATGGACCAATGTTATGCATTCAATTTCTGACCAATTAATTATAATATATTTATTCCACCTTGTATGCTAATAAAACTTTTAGATAAAGAAGCAACAGTTTCCTTGAGAGAATCAACATCTGCACGAAGAGAATCTATCAATTTTTTGTTCTCTTGAATTTCTTTCAGCAACATTGGTACCAACACATGATATTGTACAGTTTCTGGTTGTTCATCTTTAATGATAACGATTTCTGGAATGACTTCTAAAACTTCCTCTGCAATCAAACCATATTGTGGAACAGGAACTCCTTGAGCATCTAATAATTTGTTTTCTTTGTACTCAAAAGTTACAGGACGTAAACTATGGATTCTGCTATTATTTGTGATATCGCTTATATTTTCTTTGTATCTGAGTGATGATGAAACGGTTCCTAATTGACCATTGTTATCTATTAAGACAGCGATTGCAGCACCAGCGGTTGTGACGCCAGATATTCCAGCGATAAAACAAGTTGTTTGTCCTGTTCCAATCCTTGTTCTGTTAGAAATAGCTGCGGTATTTGCGTGCCCGATTGATATGTTGTTGCTCCCTGTTACACTGCTTCCTGCATTATCTCCTAATGCAATATTGTTCGAACCGGTTGTCAATGAATTCAATGCGGCTGATCCGATAGCAGTGTTATTCTGTCCTGACGTTAGAATCGACAAAGCCAGCGCCCCATATGCTGAATTTGATGTACCCGTAAGAGTAAAATTTCCTGCATCTGCTCCGCCAAAAATGTTAAATGCTCCCCGTCTAAAAAGTAAAGTATTTCCACCTTGATTGATCGATGCGGTGGTAGAATTACTGAGGGTTATACTAGCCCCAGCAGTTATGTTGTTACTAAATGTTTTTGCACCAACAAATGTTTGAGTACCTGTTGTTACCACTCCTCCAAACGAATCTGACGCTGGTTCAAGATTTAATACATTCCCGGTTAGTGTCATACCATTTGCATTTCCAGTTACGCCTGTTCCAATCGCTGCCAATGTTAATATCGTTCCAGTTGATCCAGCTGGACCCGTCGGCCCAGTTATTCCGATACCTTGCGATCCAGTTGAACCAGTACTGCCAGTTGTACCAGTGGCTCCTGTTGCACCCGTATTCCCTGTTACACCAGTTGGTCCTGTTGCCCCTGTTTCACCTGTAGTGCCAGTTGCACCAGTATTACCCGTTGCACCAGTATTACCCGTTGCACCAGTACTACCAGTAACTCCCGTTACACCAGTATTACCCGTTGCACCAGTACTACCAGTAACTCCTGTTACACCTGTATTTCCGGTAGCTCCTGTTGCGCCAGTAGCTCCTATTGTACCTGCAGATCCTGTTGCACCAGTATTTCCTGCAGATCCTGTTGCACCAGTATTTCCTGTTGCCCCTATTGTACCAGCAGCTCCTGTTGCACCAGTATTTCCTGTAGCTCCTGTTGCACCAGTATTTCCTGTTGCCCCTATTGTACCAGCAGCTCCTGTAGCCCCTGTAACTCCGTCATTTCCAGCAGCTCCCGTTGCACCATCATTACCAGTTGATCCGGTAGGTCCTGTTGCACCATCGTTACCAGTTGATCCGGTTGCGCCATCGTTACCGGTTGATCCGGTTGCGCCATCATTACCAGTTGATCCGGTAGCTCCTGTTGCGCCATCATTACCAGTTGATCCGGTTGCACCATCATTACCAGTAGCTCCGGTCACTCCAGTATCACCCGTATTTCCAGATGATCCTGTAACACCAGTTGCACCTGTAACACCAGTTGCACCTGTAACACCAGTTGCACCTGTAACACCAGTTGCACCTGTAACACCAGTTGCACCTGTAAGACCAAATAATCCAGTGTTACCAAAATAAAGCGCACCATTTGTATTAGTCCATATCGTATTTGTGTTTCCTGGATTTGATGGTTGTGGCACTAATTGTAACCCATCCACCATTATTAGTCCGTCAATTACGGCATCGTTACCGACACTCAAATGTTCAGTGTTTACTGTAAACGCAGTAATCGCTCCACCAACACATACATTTCCGCAAATACGAGCCTCGTCACACACCTTTAACGTATTAACTGTCAAATGACATGAACATTCTTTTCTACATCTTTTTGAACAACAATTTGATGACTTCATTATACTATAATAAAAGATATCATTAATTATTGTGGGTATATGATGGTCAAACGCAAATAATATGATAAGTAAATTACTTATCATATTATGAAATTGGAATATTAATTTGTATTACATTTGGCTTGGTGTTAAATGAGTTAAAATAACCGACATAGTTAGTTACATATTTATGTTGTGTTACATTGTTTGATGTGATAACATACACATTATTAACTTTTGATAGTTTTCGAATCTTACTCATTACCATTTTGTCACGTAAATCAAAAAATTTAGGAGCATCACTGGGTTTGTCATAAAAATTATGTACTACGTTTTCTATCGCTGAAAATTCTGACAAAATAACGGTGTATCTATTCATATTCCGAAAAAAATTTACTAATTCGGACGAATAATTTGAGATTGTTTCTTTTACGATCACCATTTCACTGACAGTAATATGTTCTCTGCAAATAGGACACTCATTATTATTAGTCAAAGAACGAACCATGCATTCCATACATATGTGATGATCGCATATCAAATTGACCTTAATAATATCTGTTCCAACCGATTTTGTCCCTGATGTAAACGGTTCATAACAGATCGGACACGTAGTTTTATCCGCATTATCAACAAAATAATGTTTATCACTTAGATATCTTGTATAGTTTGTTAAATCTTTTTGGAAATCTTCAATCGAATTTTCTATAAATTCTTGATCTAATGATACATGAGAACAGTCAGAAAATGATGTAACAATTTCCTTTAGCATATTTTGCACCCGCTTTAATCTTTTCAACGATTTATCGATCTTGCTGGTTATGAATCTTTTCAAGTTTGTTCCATCAGTTATTGATAATGATAGTGTCATCATTGCATTAAAAAAATTATTATCTATGATACTTAATCTTTTTTGCGTAACAAATGAATATTTATTGTTGCGATCGTTTGTCAAATGATTTTTCCATTTGTCATAGTACACGTTCAATTCATTGACTATATTTTTTTCGATATGATTTGGATATATTGTGTCATATCGATCAATATCCATTGAGTCATAGTTTATCCTTGCGTACATTGAATTAAAACTGGTGAATATGAATCGGTTGATTTCAATACGATATGTTTTGTCCAACGTTGGTGATTTAGATGTGTTTTTATGATCTAACCAAAGTTGAAGTAGACTACTTATTTCAATACATCCAAAATTATTATTTTTGGTAAAAAAGTAAGTATACAATGGCAATGCGTTGATTATCCAAATAATTTCGCAATTTATTTTTTTAATAAGATTTTTTATACATCCTAAAAATTGTTGATGACATTCATGGATAATTAATCTTTTCCACTTATTCGCCATTATTTTTTGCATATTATTCCTCTCAATACGTATCAGTTCGTCATAAGTCATGACATGTGCGTTCGTTTTAGTCCAGATTTTTGACATTGACTTGGGCAAGATCACAAAATCATTGTTACTAATATCCGCAAAATTATCCCGAACTATTTTGACTGGTGAATTTGTTTCAATGATACCACCTTTTTTTTTGAACGATAATTTGCTAATTACATTTGCTGAAACTATACTGTTGTTGTTTTCTTTAAAATTGATAACATACTTGTCATTAATTTGGTACATGTACCATGGAATTAGAGACAAATGTTTTTTCTCTACAGAATTGATAAATTTTTTACAATCATATATATCAATTTTGAAACACTTCTTTTCAATAATTTGTTTAGCTTGTAACTGCGCAAAATAAAATCTCAGTTTACGAAACATCCATGAATTATGTCTTTCTGCCAAAACTGTGTCGATATTTAGACAAAAATATAAATAATATGTCTTGCCAGCGACATTTTTTTGGATACATTTTTTATCGGGACAATATATTGATCTATAATGATACGAATCAAACGTCAAATTAAAATGAAAAAATGGTCGATTTCCAGTGCAGTGTCGTTTATGAATAGGCGTATCATTTATATATATTGTTCCGCTTCCGTCGTCATATTCAATATCATCATTTAATGCGACTGTGTATATTCTGTACAAAAATTTGGTGATCATCTTCTTTGTCAAAAGAAGTGCACATGTGTTTATATCTACAACACGAGCAAGTTTAATCCTCGAATATAAATTCTTAACTATTATCAACATGAATGTCATAAACGAAAAGCGTATCAAACCAACATTAGTTGACCCATATGTGCGTCAAAAGATAATCAAAACAATTAAGCCTTCAAAAGTTAACTATTGGGGACCAACTAAAAATGCTGCACAATATTTTTATGAAGACTATATCCGTCCAAATCTATTTTCAGTCATTTTAATCGGAATTTTTGTCATGATACTTATATACCGTTATACATTAACACAGAAGGATAAATTATTACGCGAACTTAATAACGAGGAAAAGATCAAAAATCCTGATTTAGATATGGCTATGCTTTTATATAGATATCAAAAAGAGATGTCGTTAGAACCTGAAAATAAAACAAAGGTATCATATCCAATATATCCATATGTCAATAACGTCCGATAATTTTAATGTTCTCAACAATATATAGTAAGTAATGTTCCAAATCGATATTTTTTACATATTTGTCGGATTATGTGTTGGTTTTTTTATAGTCTACGTGACATCCCCGCCGCCCAAAATTGTAATCAAATATCCAACACTAGAAAATATCAAAGATACTACATATATTGACGAAAAAGGACAATGTTACAAATATTATTCTAAAGAAATCAAGTGTAATTTATCGGACAGTAGCTAATTTTAAGCGTTCTAATGATACTGGGTCATTTTCCAGCACCAATTTGAACTTGTTACAATCAATTTGCCTTGTCCTGCAAATTTGTCCGCTAGTTGTGTCCTTGCAGGCTGGAGTTCGCGGTATGTTTATACATCGAATATAATTGAATATATTTTCGTCAGCAATCTTAACATCCCAAAGATACTTTTGATTTTTTTTAATATCCGAGGCCATGTCAAGACTATCCTTGGCCTTAGCTTTTTCGTCGTTAACCTTTTTCTCTAACGCAACGATCGTATCACCTTGTCTTACAATATATATCACAAACCCAATCACTATTGCACAAATCACCAAAATCCACAACCCAAAATTACTCTCACTCATTATTAATTTATAATATTAATATAGATTAATAATGCAACCTGTCATGGATACTAAAATTTTTTCGATATTTATTTCATTATTATGGGGATTCGGAATAGCATTGTTATTCAAGAAAGCGTGTGATAACGGCAGATGCATCGTCGTCAAAATCCCCAACAATTTTGCTGATACGATCGTTCAAAATGATAAATGTTACCAACTAAATAGATATTTATCAGAGTGTACTTACTAAAAAATATAATAGCGTTTATAAATAAAAATCGAGTATTATAATAACAATGATATCAAAAAAAATATTGAATGTTTTGGCATTATTATCAATAATTGCGATCATCATATATTTTTATTACAATGGCAATGACGACAAAAAAGAAGAACCTAAAATAGAGGATAAACAAATAAATAGACGAAAACGTAGGCGTGTTATTTCCAAAAAAAATAAAAAGAAGGTGCGATTCAATGATAATGTAAAATATCATTATTATGACACGAGTGATCCAATAGGTGACAAAATAGATATTGATCTTATCTTAAGCCAAAAAAAAGTAGTTCCAGTTTTAAAAGAAGCGAAGATAGATATCATTGAAGAAGAACCTCTGAACATCGTTAAGCCTATAAATTTAGAGGAAGAAAATGCGGATGATACTTGGGATACCAGCTTTGGTCAACCATTGATTACAAAAAAAGAAAGTCGATGTCATTTTGATAAGATGCAAAAAAGTAATCGCAAATATGAAAAATCAATGAGTGAGTTTACAGAATATCAAGTCGATAGAAGTTCTATAGTGGAACCTGAATTTAAAATAGATCCGTTTAAACCTAGCACAAAATCAGGAAATCTTAAAAATCAAAAAATTAAGGACATATACGACATGCAAGTGGCAGCTCCCAAAGCAGCTCCTAAAAGGATCAAAAAAGTGACATCAGATTTGATCACATACGAAAACGATTCTGAAAATAATGGTGGCCTAATACAAGGTACAAATTTACATGGCTTCGACAGCCATAGTAGCATTTTTGGTGATGCTGCGTTTGGTAATGAATTTTAAAAAAATTGATTATCAAAATTACATAAAGAATAATTTACTACTAACATAGTAACAATGATGTACACAAGACAACGAACAATAATTAAAAATAAAGATCTAAATACGTCATCAGTTAAACAAATGATCGTAAAATACACATATGATTTGGTGAACGATAGTGCGAGTACCAAACCTATCAACATCACCAAAATGAGTGATATTACAAACATACGTGACAAAGATTATATTGCTTGTCCGAAATATTTTGGAGAAAGATCTTGGATGATATTTGTCAAATTAAATGGATGTTATTATGCGGTAACATTTTTAAAACAACATAGGCGTAATAATATCAACAGTATCGTATTAATGTCCGTCGAAATTCCTGTAAATGAAGAGATGTACAATGGAACGATAATGGAGGGTATATATAGTGTTACAGGGGGGATAATAACGTTCATTATTGATGAAATATATTATTTAGCCGGTAAGTTACAATTATTGAAACCAAAAGATGATAGACTGAAAGATTTAGCGAATTATGCTTGTACAAAATTTGGCGGTAACCCAAACTATAATGTGCGCTTTTGTCATCATTACCAAATAGATAAAAAAAGTTTAGAATCATTCTATGACAAAATTAAATCAGATAATACAATACAAGAGATCATGTTTTATCCTAAAAAATATGGGGATAATGTTTACAGTTATATGATAACAGGTGAAGATTTGGTTGATCAAGTGGTTAGGATATCTATTTTTACGATGAAAAAAACTAAACAACCGGATGCATATGATTTGATCGACATAACAACAGGGAACAAAGTAGACATCGCGATAATCCCTGATATTCAAACAAGCCAAAAATGCAAAAAATGGTTTAGTACCAATAAAACGACCACGTTGATTGTCAAATGTAAATATCTTTTTGATAAAAAGAAATGGTTACCGATTGAAATCTGTGATGAATAATTTTTAAGTAATGATTATTAATTAAAAATTAAAAGTAATACGCTAATATTGTCAGTTGATCCACACGCAAATGCATAATCTGCTAATTTTCTTCCAATATTTTGGTTAGATTGATCATTATGTGGCGGATATTTGTTCCGGATATCATATGTATATGTAAAACTATTAGTCATATGATCCCTAACGAAATTAACTGCCGTATCACTTGACATAACATCCCATAATCCATCACATGCCATAATAATAAATTCATCATTTTCTGTCAACGGATAATTAAATATTTCAGGGATATGTGTTACATACGGTACGTTATCTAAATCACCGAACGCTCTCGAAACAGATAGATCACCTATTCTCCACGCTTTTTCTTCAAAATGAATTGGTTCATTTGTATCATGGGCTCTGTTGACGTCTTTGATTCTTCTTTTCTCATCTGGCCAGTCAGGTTTATGATCTTTCGATAATGGGATCGCCAAACCTTTACGTGATAACACCGCTCGACAATCTCCAATGTTGATAACCTGAATATATTTTTTACCTTTTAGCATATGTCTGATTATAACTAAAGCAGTCGAACCACAACCATCTGCAATTTGTTTAGGATGCGTTTTCAATAATTGTTGTATGGTATTATATATTTGAAATATTTCCGTATTTCGCAACGGGTAAATATTTGTTCTTTTCAAAAATTGTTCTCTCAACTGCGGAACAACAAATTTTGACACTTCATCGCCACCATGACCATCACATATTATAAATAAATCTATCGCAGCAGACTTGTTATCAATCGGACTCCCGTTAGGTGCCAAATTTCGTTCAATATATTCCACGTCTTCATTACTCTCTCGTCGACCGAGGATTGACGATTTATGGACAGTTACGTCCGAAACGGGTTTATTCATTTGCATGTTATTATATCCATATACAGATCATTTATTATAATCCTTTTTAAATTCAATTTTTCTCAAAAAAAAAATTGATTAAAAAATTCCTATTTAAATAGGAGGTTATTATTGCAATTATAACCAAAATGGATGATAAAGTTTGTTGTTCGATTTGCAAAACAGATATGATGTTGATGGATCAGCTTTCATGTTCCCATACTATTTGTTTCGTTTGTGCAGCTCAAACGTTCGTTCCACCTAACAATAGCGGATCATGTCCCGCTTGCGGCCTCATCCTAGCTACAGATATTAAAACGATGTATGATGAATTCATCAAAGTCCCGTTGAATAAATTACGGTTAGAGCATGGATTCATGGTTAATGATATACTATGGACGTACGGTGGTTATAATGGAAATCAATGGTTGTATACTCGAAAACAATGTGTCGACATTGAAGAACAATATCAAAAATATGCAGATTGTAGTAGTTCAACTGAATCTGATTTGGTATCATCGTCTGATGATTCGTTTGGTTTAGATGACACTTCCACAATGACGTTGCAATTAAATGTTGGCAATAATACGGTTGAATATGTTTTAAATTTTGAAAATATGAGTCAATATCCAAAAGCGGATGCTTCCAAAACAAGAAGTCTGACCAGAATTCCATTAATGTCATATGACGATATTACTAATAATAAGATAGTTGGCGTTAGTGGCAAGAAATTTTAATAATTCATTATCAATAAATTATTAATTTTTACGATATTTGCGTCGGTTACGTTTAGATTTGCGAGGTCTGTATTCAATTTCCTCTGATTCACTATCTTCCTCATCATAATCATCACATCTGCATGGTTTACAACGTTTTTCTTCGCCATACATCATTTGTCGATCATATTTATCAAATCCTGTTGGAACGCCGTTATCTTTAGAACCATATTTCTCATTTCTTACTTGGTCTTCTACAGATTCGTATTTAATATATGTGTCATATACTTGACCAGTACTTTTCAAAAAATCAACTGGTTTGTAACCACGTGCTGCTAAATTACGTTTAGTTGTTTCGTCAGCTAATTTATCAAATTTTCCACCAACGCGTTTATATTTCAATTCATCAGAGTCAGCCCATGGTTTATCGGTCAATTCTGGTGCCAGCATTGAAAAATCAACGTTGCGCATTCCTTCAACTTTGCACGAATCTGATTTTTGAGTGTACAAATATGTTACTACAACTAACGCAATAAGAACCGCCAAACAGAAATATTTATTTGTTAAAAAACTGTCCATCAAGATTTATATATTAATAGTTAGATTATAAAATAAATTTGTTTCATAATGTTTTGCCTTATCGATACTAATCTAGGGCGCGACGGACCTGGTAGTGCGCGGGAAAGAAAAGTGTCTCATTTTTTTAGTTGTATTGTCAGAAAGCGATATTTCCGGAAACTTCTCGTTGATCTTATTAGAAGAATTTGTCAATCCAATATTGATCATAAATTTTTTGAATTCATCATAAGAAATGTATCCATCCCCGTTTTCATCAACAATTTTACATATTTTTTTAATTTTGGCAGTGTATTCGGTGATCTCATCAGTTGTCATGTGGCGGTTGACGTTGTATAATAACGAAATAAGTTCACAACACGTTATTTTGCCATCACCATTTTTATCTAAACTATCAAAGATTTCTCGAATTCCTATTCGAGTGATGACATATTCGTGGCAAATAGGTATAATATATGAGAGATATCCGTAAATATCAAGATAGTTTTTAGTTTTGCCAGATAAAGTCCCACCAGAAACCTCACGATTTATTGATTGTAATATTTGATCGCATTCGTATTTACTCCATTGATCATTCAATTCACTATTGATAAATTCCTTTAAAGCTTCTGGGGTTATATCCTCTCCTTTGTTTATGGAATCAAATGATTCAATGTATTCTTCCATGTCATCATCAGATAGTTTATACTTGCGTTTCAAATAATTGTACCATTTTTTTTCTGAATGGTCAACGCGTTTTGACATCATCTTATAATTCTAGCGACTAAAATTATATTACGATTAGCTCCCTATCATTATTTTCTTCTGGATCATATTGATTGATTATATCATATGGAAAATCAATTGAAATGACTCGATTAACTAATGAATGAATCGCATATACATTCATATTTATTAATTCTTGCGCGAAATTTAATATTATCATCGACAAATCATTAATATATGATTGATTGTAATTTTGCATTATTTTAGTATTATTTACTCCGATACCGATATTCAATGGAGCTAGGCGCACATAATCATCGAAACATTTTGCAAATTCATCAACAAATGATGACATTTTAATTTTAATTTCATCAAACAATATATCTAAAATTTTAATCATCATTTTGAGTTGTTCACTGTCGTCTCTGCACGAAATATATAGGTCGGCGATATAAGCAGGAGATATGAATTTATATTTTCGGCATGATATAATCTCTTTAAAATGTGTGTCGATTGGGAATTCAGAAAGTAACATTTTGAGATTAGAATTCGATGAAAAATTTTTTTTAACAAGGTCAACATATTTGGCGAATACAACAGAAAAAATCTTGTCATTTTTTCTAAAATATTTATCGTTGTAATACAGAACATCTATATTATCAGTCAGGACTTCTGTCACGTTCCAATTATTCATTTTGAAAAAATCAATTGGAACGTAAATGTTATTATAAAATTCTTTAAAATATTTGCGCAAGAGCAAACATATTTCTTTATTAGCTTTGATATCATAGATAACTATTTCAGCAACATCACACACTTCTTCCATGATATTATATTATTCGAAACATTATATATTTATATCATGTTTCAAATATTTATTACTTTAGCAAACTCCGATCTAGTCATTGTTTTAACACCTAATTGTTTGGCAGCAATGACCTTTGCTTCTTGTGCTTTGTCATCAGCATATACAAATAGTGTAGTAGTTTTGCTGGCTTTGCTCCCCATACGTCCTCCTTGAGCTTCAATGTATTCTTTCCATTTTGGTTCACGGAAAAAACTGAATATAATAATTTGATCTTTGAATTTGCCGGCAATATTCGTAACATTTTTATATGGTTTGATAGTGATAAGTTTTGTTACTTTTTTGTAAAGCGCTTGGAACTCTGGCAAAGAATTAATGAAGGAAGTTGCAGTTGTATCATCAAATCCATTGATATTTACTATCAAACTTATCCATTTATTTTCATTGATCGGTTCATATTTTTGAATAATATCTGGATAAACATTTAATATCTTCTTGATCTTTCTTTCGCCAAATCCTCTACCAAAACAATTACTTGCAACCATTAATTTCAAAATATCTAAATTTTTCAAACTATTCTGCAAATTATTGATCAATTTTTCCGCCAACTTATCTTGAAATCCGTCGAGTTCTAATAAATCTTTCTTTGTTAATGTTATTATCTTAGGAATGGTGTCAAAACCTGCTTCAACAATACGGGCAACAGTTTTTTCAGACATATTCTCTACACCTATATCCGTCACAAATTTAGTCATACGCGTAATAATGACAGTAATATCCTGATCTGCGTTCGTCAAAATGATATTCACTCCTGTCTCATCCCATTCGTACTCTAAATCTTTCGGTAATGCAGATTTTTTGGCAGGTTTGATAACTCCCATGATATATGGAATAGTATCGCCACTACGAGTCATATTTATAATCGCATCTGGTCCTATCAAATTATCATCAATAAATCTTGCGTTAAATCCGGTTGTATATTCTAAATTTGCTTGTGACAAACGGATCTGCTCAAAATGTATTCTTGGAATTATGTGACCATCTTTTGCAGGTTTCCATATTACCTCGATAACTTTTGTAGATGCAGTTTCTGTAGTCCCCTTATATGCGATAGCATAACTTGGATTTCCAGATGTATTTCTAGTATAAGGTTCGTCCACCGCAATAATGATACCATCTATTTCGTACAGTGATGCATCTTTTTGTTTTTTTAAAATCTCAGATAACTTTTTAAGGTCTAATTTTTTTTTATGAGTGGTATATGGTGCTACCATAAATCCATACTCTAAAAGAGATTGCATCTGATCCGACGGTGACATATCTTCTGGTTTTATAATTTCGTACGCAATAAAATCTACATCTCTGGCATGTTTTTTGTTAACAGAACCTTCTTTAGAATTAACAATTCCTGCAACCATGTTTCGTGCATTAGACATTTCGTGTGCGTATTTTTTAAAATTCTTAATAGTCATGATCAATTCTCCTCGCAAGACTAATTTATCATCCGTATCAGGAATTTCAACATTAATAAGATCTAACAAGTGAGATATGTTCTGACCAGTTTCTCCGTCACCTCGAGTGTACAATTGAGTTTTTCCTGATTGCGTGACCATCAAACAAGATATTCCATCCATCTTGTCGCTAATCAAACAAGGGCCCGGATTGCTGCTGATCCATGTATCTAATGCCTTTTCAGTTTTGATCTTGTTCATGCTACCCATCCAATATGGTAATTTTACTTTCTTTCCTTTGATTGCCGCCCCAACTTTGGTCAGTGCAGAAGATTTAGGACTTAATGATGCCAATTTATCGACAAGCAAATCATATACTTCGTCAGAAACGAGAGATTTACTTGTATTATAATAACTGTCTGCACTCAATTTAATCACTTCCTCTAATTGTTTGACAGTCAAGCTTGGCAAAACCATATATATGGCGCTTTGAGATTTGTTAATTTTTTTGATGATATCCATGGTTCTAATTTGGATAATAGTTCATTTATTTATAACAATAATATTAATCAATTTTTTTATCTGAATCCGTCCCAAACGTAATAGATTCTGAATTATTTTTTTCAGTTTCAGTAACGGAACTTGCCGAAAATATACTATGATTATCACTTTCTGATACTGATAATCCGTTAATGGTATTCCCTCCTTTAATACTATCACTTGTCGTCGCACTTTTTTCATCAGTGAATGTTATCTTCTTCCCTTTTTCTGTGTTATCCAATACAACGATTTCCTCTTTGGCATATTTTGTTTTATAAATCAAATAAGCAAAATCAATAACTAATAAAGATAACGCATGATATTTATATTTTTCATACAACTTGTCGGGAATAAATTCGGTAGCGATAAATAATGCGAAAACATATATTACGCATCCGATCATAAATTGCGTAAAAAATTTGGGATAATATTTTCCTATTGTTAGATTTATAATTAGAAACAACATCTATATTTGTTTTATTAGAAATAAAATAGGTAAAATGTTCCTGATGGTAAATATTTATTTTGTCGTTTTGGTAAATGATTCTTATTATTTAAATGAGAATCATCTAGAGATTCTAAAAGATACAAGGATTTCCAGAATAATATACAGCGGAGCAATAATCTACTGGAGTTTCACAAATTGTTGGCAACACAAAATATGCATCCCTGTTAGATGATCTGTCAATAGTTCCCAAATCGTAAGATAAAACAGCATTTACGTGTTGACATGTAGCTGCAAGATATTTGTTTGTTGCGATAAATCGTTTTATATCTTTCGTTGGAAATCTATTTGCGATAAAATTAAATGGTATCCTTTGCGCAAATGAAATCTGAGTAATAACATCCATCATATTTTTCATTGATGCTGATAAATCATGACCGCAGCCTCCAACATCTTGTGTTAATCCATCACATGTTGCTTTAATTGTTGTCGATTTTGGTTGTGACAAAGCAGTTGCATATCCCGGTTGCATTTTCATATATCCAAAATCAGGGACATATGTACATGTTTCCCCCATGCCTGATTGGCCAAAAAAGTACGCATCGTGTGCAAACAATATATTAATTCCTCCTCCTGATTGGGTCCAATCAAATACCATTCTGTTATTTTGAGGATCAATAACTAGAGTTGTTTCTGTTTGCGGAAAAGCAGGTAATCCTCCAATTTGAATATCAAAAGTTCCATTGATAATATAACCTGTTGACGACATATGATAATTGAATGGTGTCCATAATGGTAACGGAGCCGCTGATATTTCGTTTGAAATAAATAATAATATTAAGAACGCAACTAAGAAGGCCATTTAATTCGTAATACTTTATATATTAAAAATATTATCCCTGGCAGTTTTTTTTTCATTTTTTTTTGTGCCAATAAATACCATCATAAACGTAAAGCTAAATTCTTACGTCATTATAATGAGTATTTGCACGTGGGTTTGTTATTTAATTTATTCGTTGGATACAAATCAAACATACATAGGATCTTCTAATAATTTTTTGAAGAGATTGACCAATCATAACAGAGGAAAAGGGGCTAAACGAACAAAAGGACAAACTTGGATTCCGTATATCGTGATAACGGGTTTTCATCACAAAAATGCATGTCTTTCATTTGAATCAGGATGGAAACGTTTGACATACAATCGATCCAATACAAGGTTGGAAATGATAAATATTATGGCGAATACGGATTTGACATATACAACATTGCCGAAATGGAACAGAATATTAGATTTGCTTTATTTTTTGCATAACGTAACTCTTCTTGATACTAAATTCAAAATTAACTATGATATACAACATATAGTAAATCAACCGGAGGGTTTGAAAATAATTATCTTTGCAGAAGATGTTATGTCCGAAATACCATGGCCATATTTTATCTCTATAAAAAATCACAAATTGTCAAAAATAATTTAATTTATCACTTTATATAAGATAAATATGGAAGGTAATTGGACACAATTGTTAATTGAAGCCGTAATCATGGGTATCATTATCGTCGTTTTAGGATACATCGTTTCGTTTATCACCAAACCTTGGTTTGGCACTGCACTCCCAGAAGTCTGTAAACATTGGAATGATGATTACATGATGGAGATTAATTTATTCTTGATTGGATTCATTGGTCACTTAGGATTCGAATTAGCTGGCATGAATACATGGTATTGTAAACACGGTCACGCATGCTCTCAATAAATTGTTTAAATTTTAATAAAGAATTAAACAATTTTAAGTTGAATGATATATCGCAAACTGACCTGTTCTTCATGATAAACTATGAATTCATCATATTGGAGACTGCAATGTTTATTAGTTTTTGTTAATTTACCACGTGGTATTTGAGTATTATCGTCATATACATCGTATTCAGCGAAAGTAGAGGTACCTAACCCCCATGTTGAATTGTATGGTTTTGGCAAATTAGCGGCGGTCAATCTAGAATCAGCTGATTCTTTCTTTATCATCTTTCCCAACGCAACTTCTGAGACAAACAGACAAGCAGTATTATCGGATGATCCATAATCGCAATAGTTAATACTTTTACTACATGAATTAGCAAAATATAAGCCCATACCAAACATTTTTCCGGTGATACAAACATTGATACCCAATTTGGAAGGATCAACAACCAAACCGTTTTTTAGAATGCCAATCATATTAGACACTCTCGTTCCGTGAAACAGCAACGTCTTATTTTTGATTTTGGCGCTATATTTTTCGTACGCATTCCTTTCTTTTTCACGATTTATTTCGAATATGTTCGTGATTTCGAATTTAAAATGATGAGTAGGCGCCTTTGAATTATGTAAATAGTCAGACAAATCATGGTACATCGCATCTGTTTTATCCAAAGGAATAAATTCTGTTTCTAAATCTTCATACAGATTCACTAAATTTTTCATAACATTATTTTGTTTCATCTTGACAACTGATGCTGATCCGTAAACCATTTGCGATAATTCATTCAACAGATTTATATTCTTACCGATTAAATCTTTGCTGTCTATTATCGGCGGCATTTTCCGTCCGGTTGCCATTGGAATCAATGTGTAAAAATCTGAACTCAGAGTTGATAACGTGTCTCTATCTTTCAGGTTATTATTTATTTTATTCAATATATCATAGGCAGCATCAATTTGTTTTTGACTGATTTTACCCAAAGGCATTTTATCGGTATCAATTTCTAACTGCGCGAGCGTATTTTTCATATAAACTTGATTACTTATCAGTTGCAAAAAACTCATAACTCGCGCATCCATATCAATTTCAGATTCAGATTTTGATTCAGATTCAGATTCTATGGATTCTTGTTTAGCGCATTCAGTAATCGTCAAAAAATATTTATGCGGCATTTTGACAAAATTATCTTTGTTGTACCAATTATTACCCGTTTTGGATTTAAATTGTTTGGCAAAAAACTGTATTGCACCTGTTTCATTAAATTCTTTATAACTTGTGGTCCCTTTTTCTCCAATTCGCCCATAACGAATATATACAACGTGCTTACCTTGAAATTTGATAATTTGCATGATGTAATATTTATTCATATTTTGGCCTATGACTGTCTGATTAAGAGTGCAACTAAATATATCCTCCTTTACTTGTAATATTTCGCCCCCAACATATTTGCATTGTGGATCTATCAAATGTCCTCCTGTTGAAATAGTTGATTTGTTCATGGGTAATAATTGGTTCAATAATGATTATTTTATATGTTTTTATCATATCAATTTTTTTGGTATGATAAAATTAATTATATTGACTGAATGGGACTAATTCTACAATCAATTTATCTAAATTTTTAGGTGGACTAATATGGTGTTTTATAGGAGCTCGTTTTGGGACCTCATTTTTTATTCGTGTTGGTGGTTTGCGAGATTTGTTTGTGGGCTTTTGCTTTTTAGAAAGTAACGGTAATGGTATTTTGCGATTTGTTTTAGAACCAGAAGCAATAGGCCTATTCTTAGGCATCAGTGCTTCAATGGCTTTCTTAGTGGCACTGGTAGCTAATCTATCAGCTTCATTGTTACCAATGGCATTATAATCATCCAAATCAGAATGTCCATCAACGTGTTCCATAAAAATAGAATATTTATTGTAGTATCTATATATCTCTTCGATAAATTCCCTGTTGAGAACAGGTTCCCCTTTTTTTGTTAACCAACCATTATTGACCCAATTGTCTGCCCAATTAGTAACACAGTCAATACTATATTTAGAATCTGTTTTAACATAGACGTTATATTTTGACAATCCCAGACGTGAATTAATATAACGGAGCGCAGAATATATTGCATACAATTCAGTTCGTTGGTTTGTGCATTTGCCTTTATTGAAAATTTTGCTTACATCTGGTAGTTCTTGGTCTGGGAAATGAATTCCTATACCACCAATCGCACCTACTTTGCCGTTTCTTGAACAAGATCCATCTGTGAATACTACTAAATTTTCTTTCATATTTATTAGTATAAAAGATTATATCTTCTAATGCATACAAATTAATTATTTATATCAATGATTAATTTGTTGACTGTTGATTTCTTCTAGCACGGAATTGTGGATTGGTAAAACTACCGTCGTTTTGTGGTCTAGGTTGAGCAGGATTTTTTAATATTTTAGGTGGGTTGTTGCTGCTGTATTGGGGCTTTTTGTTACGGTTTGAATTTGCTATCGACACATGGAAGCGATTTTCCATCGTCATATCATTAATAATATCACCGATAACAGCGTTTGTCTTTTGATGTACAGCTTTTGTAACAAGGGATGTCATGAAAATGATTGCAAATTGTTTATTTTCTGGATAGGTAATATGATCAATTACCCCATAATTGCTAAAAAGTTTTGTAATGTCATCCAATGCTGGCCTAGGTTGCATGTCATTAAATCCATATTTAGCAAAAAACACCGCTTCATACTTACGCTTGTATTCGACAGGTGCATCTTGGAAGACTTGCGATTCTTCTTGTACTGGTGCAGCTGTATTTTGTCTAGGGGGCGAATTTTCAGAGCGTGGGTGATAAGAATTATTACCTGCAACTGTGCTTGCATATGTTACGTAATTTTTTTTATTGTTCATCATCCTTGATCCCGGAGATTGGTTATTTGACATATGTAATGTTTAGATTACGTGTCAAATCTTTAAATCAATTTGTTAAAAAAAAATTAATTTTTGATAATTCATCTTTGAAAGTTATATCTTTGTTCGTTTTAAGGTTTACTGTGTCGAGTGGAGTTTCCAAAATAAGGGGAATACGATGTTTGAACGCATATTTCGCAATTGCCACAAGACCAGCGATCGGAATTTTACCATATCCAATATCTGCGTGCCTATCCACATGCGATCCCAATTCTGTTTTGCTATCGTTATAGTGAAAACATGCTATCTTATTTGGTCCCATTATTTTTTCGAACATTTTAAAAAACGTTCCCGCTTTACTTTTGTCAGATATGTCATATCCTGCAGCCCAAATATGACATGTATCAATGCAAAATTTAATTCTTTTTCTTTCATCATCTTCTAATGACCAATAAATGGATGACAATATATTCAAATTAGTCCCAATTTCGTTACCTTGGCCTGCCCCTGTTTCTAAAATAATCGTCGATTTCGCATCGGTCTGTGCCAACGCGATTTTCAATCCTGTAACGTAATTTTTGGCTGCTGCTTCATCATTAATATCATTAACTTTCATATTTTTTCCCATGTGAATGATTACGCCAATACATCTTTTACCAATGATACTACTCGCGTCTAGATCTTTGACGAGTAATATGATAGACGATTTGAATTTTAAACTATTAATTGGATGGCAGAGATTAATAGTGTAGTTACCGTGAATAACTAATTTAAGTTTGTTAAGAGCCAGTTGGTGAGAAAATTCAAGCAATTGTTTTTCAGATTTTGCTTTTGTTCGAGTTTGTTGCGGATTAGCGAGAAAAATTTGCATAATATTACACCCCATATGATGAGCATCCTCCGGTGCGGAAACAAAATTCCAAGATGCATCGATATGTCTTCCTATACGAAATTTACGCATTATAATATTATTGTTTATAAAAATAAAAAAATAATATTGCCAAGTAATATATTTGATGAAGACAATATATAAATTTAAGGTAATGCGCGGTGGAGCTGACGGGGAAATATCTGTGTTTAGCGACAACGCGCAACGATTGCCCGGAGATGCCACGATAAAAATCAAACCGAATAGTCATTACAACATCGATTATATTATGCATCATTATGATTTGTATGCACTAGAGTTGGCAAAGAATAAGGACATCTGGAAAAACGTTGACTTTCGCGAATTTATCAAAAAGAACATTAATTTAGTGAGTGAAATAGATAATGCTCGTTCGTTGCTTCCGACCAATCCGTATACATATATGGGAACTTATTTTGACGGTGCTAACGATATAGATTACAATGATGCTGCATTTGGGACGGGTTCTGTCCCAATAAGAGATGCATTAACAGCGATCATTGACGCAAAATTAAATACATACAATAACACTTTTCCTTCTCCAGGCCTAGATTTTTATTCCAAAACGTTCCGAAAAGACACTGCATCCTTGCCACCCACAGATATTCCACCATCACTTGCTGCGGCGATTGATTCAATCGAAGGATCATTGCAATCAGTGTTATCTAAATTAAAAGACAGATTTGCACAAATAACTGACGTCACTGAAAAAATAAATGCTGAAACAGTCAAAGCGTTCAAAGCGGTTTCTGCAGTTGTTCTTGAAGGAGATTATACCCAAAAATATGAACAATTAGGGGGTATTATTGCAAATCTTGCTGAACCATTGACACATATCAAACAAGGAATGCTTACGGAAGTCAATATCATCAACAATATGGAAGATGTAACGCAGTATTATGAAAATATGGATTTTTCATTGGCCGTGCCAGAGATTGATGGGGCGTTAAAAGTTCCGGCTGATATGACAGATATGGTATCAAACAAAGAATATTTGAAAAAAATGAAAACCAAAACAAGCGCTAGTTCAGTTGGTCCTATGCCTGATATTTCACTTTTGTCTTCAATGTTAAATTTGAGACCTAAATCGAGTACAGGTTTAGCAAGTAAAAAAAATCCAACATCTTATGGTGATCCTATAATGGATACGTATACGTATTTAAAAGACGTAGAAGAATTATCGCCATCAAGTGAAGCGCAAATTTTATTACAGACCACTATTTATAAATCAGATGATGGTAAGATGCATAGTGAGTATTTGGATGATTTAAAATTGGAAAATATACGAAAAGAATTAGAAAAGAAGGTTAATAGTTATAGTAGGCTAATAACGGGGCTGGATAATGCTGGTTCACCACCTTTACCTTTACCAAATACAGGAGTTGATGTTAGAAATCTAGAGCAGATTTCGGTTGTTCTACCTCCTAGAAATATTCCAATCACTGATCCTAACGGTCACGAACGATTAAAAGTCTACAAGCAATTATATAAAGTGCAAAAAATGAGGGGAGGATCCAACAAAAAATATGGCTTTGAACATCGCAAGCACATCGTTCATGCATCACAAACTGGTGGCGCGGTAGTCAGATTTGAATCTTTAGACGAAAGCTCTAACAAACGACTGGCGGATATTCGCAAATACAGGGATGAAATAGATAAGCGAACGATAGAGAAAAAAGAGCGAGACAGTTTCTTTGACAGAGAAAGGAAGCTAAGCGTTGACGTATTGTATCAAGAAAATGATTTTTTGCGCGAAATGCAATATGAGTTCATCCTTTCAAAAATCAAAACAATTGGTATCGTCGATGAAAAATTTGTCAAAATGAACGAATTACAGCAACAAGTTGATAAATATCAAATGAATTTGACAACATATCTCGAACGATTAAACAGTCGCGTGATCAAAAGTCAAGACACTGACGTGTTACAGAATTTATTAGCTACGGGACGGCTTGTTTCTGCAGATGTTGAAAACTTTTTTGATAAAAGTGGTTTGTCTGGCGTGCGACCAAAAGATTATTCGACAACTGATATCGGCATCAATACATTAACATTTATCAACACAATGTCGACTCTCTATGATAAATTGGGCGGAGATATTAATAAAGTAGGGGAAGTAATGAATGATGCATCTAATGAAGGAGTCACAGTTTCTCAAAGATCTACAGATTTGACCAGAACAAATGATGATCTTGAAATATTGAAGGATGATTTGGCAGACCTTAACATTAATATAAATGCTGCTAGCGCAAAAATTCGCGACAGCATTGATTATATCGATGTTGTCAAAAAAGGGGCGCAAAAAGTGATCGAGCGGAATTTAAATTATGTCGATGCGTTTGTCAGCAACATATTTTATGATTTAGACGGATTTACGAAATATTCTGCTACTCTCAAAAAAATCCAAAAAATTATCGGCGATAGTAAATTTACATGGGATGGATTGTCATTAGCGCTGAATTCATTCCAAAATGAAACTGATGAGATTGCAAAGTCTGGCAAAAATAAGGAATATGACGATTTTTTCGTTGGTAAACCAGAATATTCGAAAGATATCGATTTAGTCCCCGTCGTTAAGGATTTTAGCGATTATGCAAAAAATGTTAAAATCTATGGTGACAATATCCTCACAAATTTTAACGGCAAACAGCAACTGACTGTGCTACTTAATAACGCGGTTGATCTTAATGCAACGTTGGAAGGTTTAGAAGTGTTGTATAATGTTATGGTTGAAAATCCAGCAGTCAATTATAATGTTACTGTAAATATGCCAAGTAGTGTATCAAATATCATGACGAGAATTTCTGATTTTTTAGGTGATATGAATCCGACAATCACACATTTTGACAATAGTGGAATGAAAAATTTTGATAAAATCCAAACATATTTAAAATTGGATCCAGCCTTTGGAGGATCACCTGCTACGCGACTGCAAAATTATATCAAAAAAATACTACCCATCATGGGTAATTTATCTCTCTTTCCAAATATTTACAACAAAATAAACATTCCTGCTAATTTGAAAGAATTTATTGATGAATTTGCTATTCCAGAATATGAAATGATCGAGAAATATGTAAACGGAATAAACAGTCGTTATGTTGACAAATATAAAACACCAGACAATTTGGTAATAATCAATAATATGTTGAACGTTGTCCGCAGTACGATAGCCAAAATGATTCATGTGTTTAATACGAATTCTAACAAGGGAAAATGGGGACCACAAGCGTTGGCACTACAAACTGAAAAAACATTTATTGATGATAATCTGGAGACAACCATCAATTGGGGAGTGCATTTGACTGGAAATAGGGAAGCAGCTCTTGATCGAATAAAAAAAATTATCAACAATCTGGGTATCTACAAAGGAAACACTGATTTGGCTATTAATGGGCTCGAAAAAACCATCGATGCGTACACAACAAAAATTAAAAAAACATACAATTTCCCATCTGATGACTATCTACTAAATCATTTTACAGATCAAGGTAAAGTTCTCAGCGTCAGTTTGATAGAGACTTTCTATGAATATCTTTCTTCAGCATACGCTAAATTACTTGGTAATAGTTTACTAGACAAAGATTTGAGTCTCCAATATTCCAAAATCAAGAGTCTTTCAGAAAATGTTTTGAAAAACACAAAAAGTAGAGAAATAAAACTGCTTACGACTGTCGAAAACATCCCAGATATTGATGCTGACCTTAAAACGCTTCACGATGCTTATATTGATTATAAGAAGGATCCCGCGCATCTTAAGAAGCGGGGAGAAATCAATGCGCAAACAGAGAAAAATAAAATAGATAACAATACAATTGTCGCGTCAAGAAAGTTCAGAGGAGTATTTTCTAATTACAAAACTCTCGCCGTTCCTTGTTTACAATTATTGATAGATAAGGGGACGGCTAAGGCGGTTGCGGCCCTCGATTCCGAATTGAAATTCGAGCCGGGAAAAATTCGTATGATATATACATTCGAGCCGGATACAGTAACGTATAAAACAAATCCATTTGTTGGCGTGAAAATAAAAAAAGACGAATTTCTAGATATTTCAGGCGGGACGTCAACCGACTTGACTTTTGTTCTACCAAGATCGAACGATTACCCAGCAGGTAGTCCTAATATTACTTTCGCGGTCCCGTTTCAAAAAATAAAACTAATTATACCGGTTGGCACAATTTCAGAATCAAATCTACAAAACTTTATTACTACAATAAATACGATCGAAACTTGCATAACATTAATTCCTATGATCCTAAACGCTAAAAAAAGTTTGGACGGATATCGCTTTAAAGCAAAAGCGGGGACAGCAGAACCTGAAGATCCTGTTGCGACTGGCGGTAATGGAGCTGCAAGGGACGGCGTTTACAACGATAATATTGCTATCATCAAAGACGCTGCAAATTCACTTAATGATGTTAACTTTACTATCATGAACACACCCGACGTTTTTTATCTTCGAGGAATAAAAATAGATAGAATTAATATTTTTGAGGAGGTCATCAAATCTGTTAATTATGATTGGTCAGTTTCGGACACCCCTAGTGTCAAAGGATTTCGACTCAAGTTAGATAATGCATGTGTATTTCTCGCGAATTTAACCGTTTTTTACCACGCGTTTGTGATAAATTTATGTGAGAAGTGCGTTGGGATTGGATTTGTTTTGAGAAATCCAGATGATTTGATCAGAAAAACAATCAAAGATAACATAAAATTTGACATCCCAACCTATGACAAGTTGTTAAATTTAGCTGACTACAAAGATGATTTCAACGGTTTGGGAGGATCGATTCGATATATCCGCGGAGAAATGATTAAAGTGGGAAATATTATTAACAAAGAACTAGTCGCTAAACCACTTGACAACAATTTGTTAAAGGATGATAAAGTTTATCGTTATTTTTTTAGCAACAAAAAAAATCCTTCCGCCGAATATTTCAGAGTTATAATGGTGACAGATGATAAAACTACACTGGAGAATATGATAGATCTCGATAAAGTATTTGGTGCCATTGTTGAATACGTCTATGCAACAAAACCAGTATTTGATCAAATTTCTATGACAAAAGTTCATAATTTTGCTGTTGGCCAACCGTATTCTATAACTTCAGGTACGCGCGTTGATGATAATTTGATATTCTCAAATGTTTGGAATAAAATGCTCGAGAAAGATGGACCTCTTGAAAAATTTGTTAAATTATTAAGCGACGCCGATTTTAATATTTTGAAACAACAAATAAAGGATGATTTTGATAAAATAGTCAGTGGATCTTTAATAGATGGAACTAATATCAAGGGTAGTCCGAATCCCGGAAATCCCGACGTTATCATTCCTGACACGCTTAACGTTGACGGCGCAAAAATAAATGCAGATTTGTTCGACGCCAGTGAAAACATACAAAAGAGCGTATATTCTGCTTCGTTAAATCCACTTACTTCCGCTGATACACTTGGGAAATACGTTCGATCGATTATGTCATTCATTTATGCAGATACCAACTCCATCGCTGTTACCAAAGGATTTAACAAAATCAAATACGATCTTGATTATTTTAACAAACTTGCGCTTCCCTTAAAAATTCCTTATAACAAATTCAAACACAAAGAACTAAGGGACCAAATCAAAGCTCTTCAAGGAATAATTAACACTAATATCTTTTTAGAGGGAGCTAATTTAGAAGCATCATCAACAATAGAAGTTGCTCCTGGAGATCTGCTCCTTCCCAAATCAAGTTTTTTTATCTTTAAAAATCCAAACATTACGAACGAAGAGAAAAAACAATTGGATCATGCCGAAACAACTCTCGAAGCATTAACTTCTTTGTTAAAAGTAAGTGAGGACGATAATAAAAGTTTGAGTAAATTTTTAAGACAAGAAAGCGAAATCGTTAAGGATATTATCAGCACAAATGTAAATGCGCAAGAAATTGTCAAAACTGAGCGCGATAACATTGAAAACAAAATTTTGGAGTTCACTTACGTATCTTCAATTATTACCCAAGTCATGTTCAATAAATACTATGCGCAGACACCTTTTATGGAATTAGGTAAGTTGAACAAATATTTGTATAAGATTATCGAACATTATACATCGTCCCAGAAAAAGATAAAAGATAGATTGATGAACATGATGGATATGAATCAAGAATACACTATCAGAAAAAAACAAGTCGATAGTTACTTGCTTTTTCTTGGGGTTGCTGGCAAGAAGATCAAAGGTTCTACTAGTGATTCTAAATTTTATCTACGAATGGGATTTGGATTAATAGATTATTATTGGGACGTTATCCATAACATATTAGATTGTATGAATAACAAAAAGAAGATGGTATATGACGATTTTTCTGAAATAGAAAAGTATTTTTATTTGTATCATTGGATTACTATTCAGCAATGCTACAAACTGTTTGGATGGATTAGAGATGTTTACATGCCATTAAAAGCTAAGGAAGAAATTGATTCGGGTGTAAAAGTGCCAGCGAAGGAGAGGTACATTATGAAAAAGATAGAACTTGAAAGTTTGGCTGGTCCTGTCGGCCAAATTTTTTCGAAGTTCCAGGCAATACGCGAAAATTTAGATCAATATCAATCTGTTGTGATGCAAAAAGTATCGATTCATTTACGTATTAATGATTTCCCAACAGGTGTTGATAAATTTACGAGCAAACGTAACTATGCCGTCAATGACCCGGAATATATCGCCAATAAACCGAATCGCGTATTCACTAACGACGGACGTTATTTACAAGTTCATATGGACAAGGTTGAAGATCCGTCAGAATATCCAGTTGGAATTGATGAAGCATCACAAAAGAAATTTTTTGATCGTGTCCATGATCGGATGACAAAGAAAGATGGAGATGGAAAAATGGGAATCAAATTTAAGAGAATATATGACAGCGAAAAATTTCCGGATGCGTCTGTCATCAGTAACTATATGTCACTTGCATCGAATATTATGCAAGGAAATGGTACTATGTTAATGACATATGGTTACAGTGGTACGGGGAAATCGTTTACGATGTTCGGTAAAAGTACTGGCGGCGATAATATTCAAGGAATATTGCAATCGACATTACAATCTTTTTCGAACAAAATTTATTTTCGAACATATGAAATTTATGGATTAGGAACACGTTTTAATTCATATTGGAATCCGCAAAACTGTGCCACCGGAGACTGTCCAACTATTTCCTGCGACATTGGCGATTATGTTTATCAAATGGTAATACATCATAAACTAAAATTAGCAGGAAAAGAGATCGAAGATGAAGGATCTGTACCGATTTTGAACCAGCATGATATGTTAGCGTATATTATGGAAATGGTCAAGCCCGAAAAAACAGTTCATCCAATGCAAACAGATATGCGACGAGGATATATCGACGCTCCTGATGTTGCTCCTGATCCCGTCAAATTGAATAATAACAGAAACGCCGAATTTACAAATCTATTGAATCCCGGTGATCAAAAATTTAAAGATTCTGTCTTTCTGCAAATATCCAAAGATCAATTCGAAAAATTTGATCAAATCGTGAAAAAAATAGATGCGCAGCGGAAGAAAGGAGTGACAAATAAATATATGGATGAACAAACGTTTCATCAAATAAAATCAACACTCAATAATCCTGAATCGTCGAGATCTATTTTAGTATATGAATTTCAAATCGAGGTCAAGATCGGCGATAAGTTTGTGTTTGTCCCGTTTATTATTTATGATTTACCTGGGAAGGAAGAACTCGTTAAAACGTACATAGGTGATGATAAAATTGATAAAGCAAAATATGATGAACGGACCAAAGAGCCGAAAGACGAAGGGGTTACTCCAGCTGTATTTATAGATTTTCCAGAAGATACTAAAATTGGTACCGGAATTGATGCCAAATTGATCAAAGATAAAAAAATTACGTTAGCGATGAATCCATATTTAATTCCAGCATACGTTAGTAACACAATCCTTGATAAAATAATCGCCAGTTTATCAGCACTGGATAAGAAACTTGATCCTGATTGGTTAGCGCATTTTTTTACAAAGAAAGTTTTAGACAACAATGAATTCGTAAACACTCATCTTGTTAAAGTAAGTCGTGCTTTTGCTACTAATAATATGGATATTGCAACGATGTTCAAGGCTACAAAAGTAATAAATTTCGAGACCTATTTTGATCAAAATAATCTCGATCCGGCCATATTGGATATAACTGACCGAGCAAGTCTCATTTTCAATATCGGATTGGTTGAATATATGTCAGAAAATGACGCAACTGTAAGACAAAAAGTTCTCAAACGCTACTTTTTGATGTTGCTCATATGGAAATTGATGCAATACAAAGCCATTGATATTATCGTTCTCATAATTGAAGCAGCTGCTGATGAACCAGATTCATGGAAAAAAGAAAACATTCATGCTTTTTTCGAAGCCTTATACATAAATGAAAACGTTGTTGGGTTAATTCAATATTTAATTTCGCAAGTCATGAACAAACCTGATGCGCCGTTCAAACAGCAAGTACCTGGATCGATCATAAAAGCCGGTTGTAACAGTTCATGTTTAGAAATTTCAAAATATTTATTGATTAATACCATATTCAGACAACTATTGTTTCAAAAAAATACAGGTGGTAAGTTTACGTATTCTTATCTTACCGGTCTTTCGGTAGATCAAAAATTATTAGATTTGGGGGATAAAAGTAATTACCAAAAGGATAAGATAAGTAAATTTATTGATGATTATTCCGTATCTCCCGTCTTTATGAAACCGGACGGTAAATATGATGTTTATACGACTGCTGGCCCTGGAAATGGTAAAGAAGTGGATCCTTTGTTAGAATTTTATCGGTCATATATCTATCTTGACAGTTTAGCATATGATGGAAACAAAATATTTAGAGATGGTAACAAAACCGTAGGATGTGACCCATCGAGAATAAAAAACGCTGGGGGGATAACGGATAAAATAGAATGGATAGTTGATCCTAACGAAGGTATCGATAAACCAAAACTGTCTCTTGAAGGTAATAGACCACTTTTACAAGACTTTCTAGAACCATACAAAGAAAAAATAAGATATTACTATCTTTTCTATTTGGTCACCAATAATGATCCAACAAAAAAAGGAAAAGAACAAATCAATTTACTCAATAATAGTTACGATTTTATCAATATTCTCAATTCTGCGGATACAGACGCTTGTTCAAATTAATAATTAACCATTATCGTAAATGTTTAATTATTAAAAATATAATGTAACCAAATAATATAATGAAAACAAAATATGCATTCATTGTAAAACAAGTAGGGGGGGCAAATGGATTGACTCGTATTTTTACAGAGTCACAAAAAAATTTTAAAGACGAAGTTTTTGATCCAGTTACATATCCTACAGAAGACATATATCCCGACAGTCACTACAATACCGATTATATTTTGAATCAATTTGCATCATTTGTTCAAAAGATGTCAGAAAATGCATCCATATGGGATAATCGAAATTTTGTAACTTTTGTAGATAGGCTAGAGAAACTCAAGAGCAAAGTCGAAAACGCCCGAACTATGGATCCGATTCCCAATCCGTACGAATATGTTGGTGTCGATCCCAGTGACGAATTATATCAACATGGGATGGACAACAAACACGGCGGAATTTATGAAAATAGAAAATATTTGGCTAGACCAACAAATCTTCAGTTTTATGAATACTGGAAGATCGGGAGTAATGTCCCGCATTCCGTGCGAATAATCAACAACTGGCCAATAATTTTTCCTGTCTGGTCAAATGGACAATTCAATAGTCCGCCTGCTTTTATCCTGCCACCACGAGGACCTGCAGATAAAGTATCATATGGAGCCCGCCAAACATTCGAAATCGATTTACCTCCTTCTACCAAATATTACGATTTTTATTTTCAACCGTTCAAAAATGACAGCTCGGGATCAAATGTTCCCGAAAAGTTAGCGGAAGAAATAGATCAACTCAACAATTTATATTTTATTATCATACGAAGCTTAGTTGCTCAAGATCGTAACGAAGAAATTATTGACACGAACACGAAGATAACAAAATCATTTGTAAAGGTAAATTCCGAAATAGCAATGAGCCAATATACTGATAAATATAACGCTCTTGAAGCTATTGTCGTAAACATATTCGAAGCGATTAAACATAGTAAGCAAAGTGTCATGACAAAAATTAATATTTTGGATAGCGTACCTGATATTGCAAAGTATTATGCAAATTTACGATTCAGCAATTCAGATATTGCAGATGCTGTCAAAACTCCGACTGACATGATTGATTTTATTTCGCAGACAGATTTCGATAAAAAGATCAAGAAAAAAGTTGCAGAAATCTCTAAACCATCATTAGACATAATTAATTCAGCATTACATTTGAAAAAATATGTTCCGCGCGTTACGAGTACTCGTGGATCTTTTGGCGAAAACATTGCAGAATTATATAATTATATTGGTAAGGCAAAGACTCTTCCGGCGACAGATTTCGTCAATAATATGTTTGTTACCAAGATTCAGACTGATAACGTTGGAAAAATAATTGCAAAATTTTGGAATAACGATGACATGTCAGAAAGAGGCCGAGATATTATGATTAAAACTAGAGATCATGCGAGACTCATAAGCGGAGATCCTGATTTTAATAGAGGCCTATTATCCGGAAAAGCCAGGATGCAAAATTACAGAAATAAATATCCATACAAGAACAATCTGATCGGTGGTTCTAATAAATATGGATTTGCGAAAAAAAAGAGTCTTGCATATGTGTCACAGACTGGCGGTTTTTATATATCCTATGACGATATATTTAATGACTCCAAACAGCGAAGGACAAAGGTTGAACAAGGAGCTGCAAGGATAAGCGGGCTCGCAGAACAAATAAACAAACCTAAAATAGAGACAAATTTGGATGTTCTGTATCAAAATAACGATTTTTTAGCTAATGCGCTAAATAATCACGTTTTTCATAGGATGTTTGTCGCCGAAAACGCGAACGTGCAATCTTCATTGGGCGATAAACTGATAAATCTTATTGACGAATTTCAAAATGATCTATCGAAATTATTTGGCGTCATGAACGATCGAGTTAAAACTGTCGCCAATAACAAAGTACTGCATGATTTGTTCGCAAGTGGTTCTGTTAAATTAAATGATTTTATAGATTTTTTTAAAGAAAGTGGTATCACAAGTGTAACTCCAGTCCGATATCCATATGATTACGGAATGGATAATATGTATCTTATTAATTTGATTACGGATATGAAAAATCAATCGGTTGATATGGATGTCATTGCATCTATCATGAAAAAGTTATCTACAAAGGGCATATCTGACATTGACAGAAGCAAAAAAATCACTGAACTTTCCGATGATTTGCATGTATTGAATGACAAATTGCAAGATTTACGAAACAACATGATATCTGTCAAAGGCTCCCTCAATCATAACGTTAGTGATCTGCAGCAAAACAAATCGTACACGAATAAGGTAATCGTAAAAAATTTCGATTCTCTTACCTCAAATATTGATTTTATACTTGGTGATATAAATGATTTCGAATCTATCTCAGATTTATTGATTGAATTTCAAAAACTTGATGCATCAACAACAAATTCGTGGGAGAAGAACAAACAATTGCTACGTGTTTTGAATGATAAAATTAAAGCAGCTACACCTGTTAAAGATAAATTGGATGCATATGTAGCTCTACCACCCGATCCTAAGATTTACAAAGAAACAGATTTAGGCAGTTACGTTCTTAAATACAATAATTTGATCGATAACGTTATTATGTATCAAAATAATTTAGGAATAAACTATGAAACTGACAAATCGATCCTGAAAATGGATAAGGAGTTGGCAGACTTGGGGGCATCAGTTGAAAAATTAAAGATCTTGTCGTTGATCATTTTTGGTGACAAAATTAATTGGGGTGGAGTGTTAATAAAATCAGATGTTGGTCATGCAATAGATACTGCAAACACGGTGCAGATAATTGATAATATCCGGGAAATGGTTAAAAATCTTACTGTGGATAATGATTTATCATTTGACAAGCTACCCATAAGATTTGATATGACAAGGGGAAAAAAATTGACAAAGAAAGAGATGTTTTATGATATTTTGACAGTAATGGGTAATCTTTTTTTGTTCCCAGAACTACTAGAGGAAATAGATATTCCACATGACATGCGACTTATTATTGATACATATGCGTATCCGACAGATATATGGCCAATTTTTATGAATAATATTTTACATTTGGTAGATAATGATAAGTTGATCGATAAGAATGTTGAACAGCGTTTTAATAAATTATTTAACATTTTTAAAGGTGTTATAAATGAACATGATGGTGTGACAAATGAACATGATAAGCGCGTTAGTGAACTAAATGCTTTTCCTGAATATGTTAGTTGGGATGATCCAATTATAGAAAATATGTATGACAAATTATTCTATTATGCTTCGATGGGGCCAGAAAGTAAAATTACTGATACTGTTCTTAATAATATCGATCTGACTAGTCTCCAAAAAATGCGTAATTTGCAGACACAATCGGATATTAGCGATTATATTGTGGGTCAGCGTAACATAATTATCATTAGTTTACTTTCATTGTTATCCAGTTCGTTATCGTCAGTCTATACTAAATTGATGATCGCTAGTGTAGGTAAGGCGGATAATGTTGCAATTAAAGAATTATCAAATAAAATAGCAAAAGATCATGTCAGACTGGAGAGATTAGAAATAATGAATAAATACTCAAAAAGAGTTTTTAGATCTAATTACATGCGAGAATACATAATAAACATTGATACATATTTGAATAGTCCCTTACATTCAATACCAATTCCGACTCCAGCTAATCTTATTGATATATCTAATTTAGACAACAATATGATCACAATGACAATGGACATCAAAAATAAATTCGGAGTTTTCAAAAAACAAACGTTGTCATATTTAAATCTAATCATGAGCGAAAATGATACGGGACTGCCACCATGTATTGCAGATAACGCTGATTTTACGATAATTTTTAAGACCAATATGTTACACAATTTATATTCATTAAGGTGGGAAAAACTGGGAGGAGGAATTAAAACGGTTGCAAAAGGCGTGAATGATATCGTAAAATCAAGAAGGATAGATTTTGCGTCTGTTCCAAATCACATCAAGAAAAAAATATACAATGAAAAAATAGAAATTTATCCAGTTGGCAACAAAATAACTGACGATATCGTTCAACAGTACGTTTCATATGTTAACACCATTGATCTTGCCCTAACAATTCTTCCATTAATTTTGCAAGCTAAAACAATAATAGAAAAATATGATTACACAACGCTCGGCGCTGTTAGATGGGCTAAAAATGCACAATTATTAAAAGAAGTTTTGATGTTGTTGTCAGATATCGACAGAACTATTCGATTTGAGAAAGATGTCTTGTTGATAAGAGAGATTCTAGCTCCAGAATTTGATTTTTATGATAAAACATCAGCAATACTAAATTTCCCATTTAGCAAAGCAAATATCTTAGATGCATTCGAGGATTTGACAAATATGATATCTATGTACCATTCTTACATTATCAATTTGATAAAAATATTGGGGTTGCGGGAAGGAGTAATACGTATTCGAGAAATCACATCGAAATGCGTTGATCCTAATAACATCGACAAACGTAATAAGTTATTAAACTTGTCTGATTTCGTTAACCCTATCAATAATTTAGAAAAATATGTTACAAACATACTAAATGATAATCAAAACATTGTAACAACGGCACAACGAACATATGACGATCATAAATTGGATGACGCGACTTTGCTTGATTTGGAAAATGATTATTTTTACAGCAATGGGAATAAAAAGACAGCCAAAGATTTTCGATATTTTGTTTTAACGAAAAATAAGGAGATCTTGGATAAATTTATTGAACTGGACAAAACTTATGACCAATTATTTGATTATCATGTTAAAACCAAAGATTTTTTAAGTCCCATTTTGCTAAAACAAATTATTGATAAATCGGTTGCGGGATATGGAGTAGTATTAGATAAAAGCGACAACGATTTGCGAAGGTTATTTACAGGGATGGTTGATGATATGACTGGACCGGGGGGGATATTTTTTTTGTCGCCAGGAATTCTTCAGCCAGCAGATTTACGGTCCGCATTGACGAGTGACCTGGAAAAAATTATTATTGGTAAGAAGTTTCCGGTTATTGGCGGTGTTTCAATTTATTCTCCAGCGTATCCCCCTTCTTCAACGTATATTGTCATAGATAATAATGGAGTGATAGATAAGGTAAAGATAATAAATGCGATTGATATTAGTTCTGGATCTCCATTTTTTTGGGAAGAATCTATCAAAGGAATTGCGTTTGCCCTCAATTATAATTTTACAGATTCAATAGCTTATTACAAACAATTAGCTAGAGCAATTTTGTCATATATGTATGCCTCTATAAATCGTAACAAAGAATTCGAACGTGCGTATGTCCCTTTTTATTCCAAAATAAAAACGCTAACTGACGGCTTGCCGCATCAAAAATTTCTCGAAGAATTTCGCCCATTAGTCGACAGGATAACCAACGAAAATACATACATTCAAAATACTGCCGTTCTCATTCCAATAATTACAATTCCTATGCCTGGTACAATAATTCCTGATACACAAATTGATATTTACAAATACAACGATGCTGAATTATCGACTAATCCATCGATTTCGTCACATCTTAAATTAGCAGAATCAGCTTTCAAAAATTTAGTGGACATCGTTGACACTAAAAAAATGAATGATTTATTAAAAAACGAAAAGATTGTAGGGAATTTGATAATATCAAACAAAAGTACGTTACAGATGATATTAAATAAACAGGATAACATTATGGAAGAAAACAGTGCAAAATTCGAAGAAGTCGTTAATGTTATTCGACAAGTAATGTTTAATTCGTATTACAAAGCTACAGATTTTGTTCCATTAAGTACATTAACGATGTTTCTTGGCAAAATGACCGAATATTATACACGATCTCGAAAGAATTTGGATAATAATTTGAAAAATATGATAGATATGCATGAAGAGTTTGCGTCTTTTAAAAAACAAGAAACGAATTATTTATTGTTTTTAGCTGGTTTGGATCAAAAAATTAATAGTTCAGAATATGATCCTAAGATATATTTGCGCATTGGATTTGGCTTGATCGGTTATTACAACGATATTATCAACGGAATTATTGCGTGTGTAGAAAAGAAATCTGTGGATGAAATGACAGAAATAGAAAAGTATTTATTTGATTATCATTGGATACCCTTAATGCGCTGCCGTACGCTATTTAATTGGTTGATAAATACGTACGCGCAAGAGGAAATGACATCGGAAGTTGCAAAATTAGGCAGAGGGGAGACAATTGATCATATATTTATGTCCAAAAAAATAGAATTGAATAGCGTTTCGGGTGCGATTAAACAGATTTTTACAGAATTTAATGCTATTCGACAATACATTGATCAATATCATGCAACTTTGATTCCTACTCTTTCGATTCATATGCGAATAAACGATTACGAAACAAAAAGTGGGGGCGCAATTACTAATTATAGCCCATTTGATCCGGCATATGTGGCAAATCGTGATAATCGCGTGTTTAGTGGTCATGGTAATCGATTGCATGTTAATTTTGACAAAGTTAAAGATGATCAATATCCTGGCGGGATAAATTCTGTTGATGCAGAGATGCAATTTAATTTTGTCAACAATGAAATGAAACATAGCGATAACGTACCAAAAGAAAACTATGGTGTTCTATTCAATAAGATATATGATAGTGAAAATTTCCCAGATCCGGCTATTATTTCAAATTATATGTCTTTGGCGACGAAGATATTGCAAGGGGAAGGGACTATGTTAATGACTTATGGATACAGTGGGGCAGGTAAAACCTTTCCATTATTTGGCAACAGTGAACGTAACGAACAAGGGATATTGCAAGCTACATTACAATCTTTCCATAAGAGAATATATTTTCGTGCATATGAAATTTATGGATTGGGAACTAGATTTAATTCTTATTGGAACAGACAACATTGCTCGAACAATGCTGGTTGTCCGTTTATTACATGCGAGATAGGGGAATACATTTACCATATGATCATACATCATCATCTTGAGAAAAATAATGATGATATTGTTCTCAAAAATTCTATTCAAATAGAAAATCAGCATGATATGTTAGCGTACATAATGGAAATGGTCGATCCCACAAAAAATACGTTCAAGTTTCAAACTGGGATGACGGCTAAGAACGCAGGTCCAAATCTCTTCAGTGCTGTGGATCATACAGGACAAGTGACCATACCTTTATTCGTTGAGATTGGCGAGAAACAAATCAATAATTTTGATAAAATGGTCCAAAAAATAAATGAGTCGAGGATCAATGGCATTACAAATCAATATCTGGATAGACAAACTTTTCATCAAATAAAAGCTACCAGCAATAATCCAGAATCATCTCGATCTGTCATGGTATATGAATTTCAAATTGAAGTAAACATGGGTGATAAAAATATTTTTGTTCCATTTATCATTTATGACATGCCAGGGAAAGAAGATTTAGTAAAGACATATGTTACACCTAACAGAGACGATATAAGCATCAAGACAGCAATAAATGATCATCCCAACAAAAACATTAAGCATGCTATTTTCAAGGATTTAGCCGATGATGATAATTATAATGCTGATTTTGGTGATCTGATTAAGGATCATAAGATCTCATTAATTATGAATCCATATTTGATTCCAACATATTGTAGTTCTGTCCAGATATTTAACATAGTTAAATATCTAAAAAGTTTAGATACGGTCATTTCGAATGGTTGGCGTAGTACATTTTTTGCACAATTATTTAAACTTGATGCGATTTTTTATGGCGTACAAATTGATTCATCTGATAAAGTATTGCGGACTAACGCTGATGTAACTATTGGAAGTACACCGACACAATCAACGTTGTCTACGTTTGAAATTTTTAATTCGATAATTATTACTTTTACAGATTTTTTTGACGAAAGCAAGATAAATTTTCAAGGCAGTTTTCCCAATAAAGGAGCAATGACTTCTGCAGACCCTCTTTTTAACAAAAACATAAAGGAAAATTTGGGAATATTAGAATCTCAGCCAGGGGCTACCTTAACGGCAAGCACAGTCGCGATCAAAAGATATTTACTGACATTACTCATATGGGAGTTGATGCAGTATAGAGCATTGGATATTATTGCGCGAATAATAGAATTGTCTGTTGACGGTAATTCTGATAATGGATGGGAAACTGAGAATATTCATGCGGCATTTGAAGGATTTTACATAAACGAGACTGTAAATGGATTGATTAATTTTTTGACAATTAAAGTTCTCAATAGACCAAGTCCTTATGAAAGTCAGGTTGATGGATCATTAATCGCGCCAACCAGTTTTATGCGAGAAATTTCGAGTACAATACCTATACAAAATTATTATTGTTATATCCGGAATTTATATGATGCAGATAAAACTTCAAAATTTACACTCAAAGATGATCCGATTAAATTGGTCGCTAATCCAAATTTAACAAAAAAAATAGAGAATAATGCGAAAAGAATAGAAATAGAAAATTTTGTTGCAAAATATCATTCATTAGTTGGTATGCAAAATGATAGTTCAATTGATATATTTGATAAAACAGTTACAAAATTATTGAGCGCATTTCGATCAGCTATTTACTATGATAGTTTTTTGTATGATAGCAACAAAATTTTTAGAAATAATCAAGGTGGTGTTGTTGTATGTACGGGATCGATAGGAGAGATTATTGATGTTGATAGCAAACTAAAATACATCGATCCTACGATTTATGATTCAGGGGCAACGCCATCGACCGTTCAGGGAAACGAGGATCCTGCGACACCTGCGATACTCGATGAAACAAATAGGCCACTAATACAAGACTTTTTGGAACCCTACAAACAAAAAGTAACATGTTGGCATTTATTTTACGTTATCACGAACAATGATCCTGAAAAGAAAGGAACCGCACAAATTGAGATGCTCGAGAACAGCATGAAATTTATTAACATTTTGAATTCATTATCAACTAGCACATGTACTATCTAGCGATTTGGTTTTTTGTATTGCGAATCTCTATCGATAAACCTTCGATAGCTTTGATGATATTTATCTGATGTTCTAAAATTCTGCCCATTTCTTTGCTAACATCAAGAATATGGGTCTCTAAAGCTGTTATTCTATTTTCTAAATTGTTGATGCGTAAGTTTTCAGATTCTTTATGTGACGATGAAAAGCCTTCATCGTGGATGGATGGGAGAATGCTTGTCTCTGTTGCCATTGGAGATGAGACGGATTTGATTTCGGATGCAAATATATTATCTGTAGCTAGAGATTCAGATTGGTCGCTTAATTTTGGCGGAGAACGAGGGATACTTTTGGCGTACAATTTGTGTTTTAGAGGATCTGATGTGGATTCTAATTCTGTAGCAAAAGAGACATCATGTTGTGCCGGAGATGTTATAATTTCACCGAACTTATCTTTGGTACCAGAATATGTTTTATTGAAGGATAATTGTGTCTTATCTTTTTTAGAATGTTTTCTGCTCATTTATATGTTATTCGATGATAATTTTAAAATGTTAGGAACTTAATTATTTTTATGAAAAATGATTAAGTGATAAAATGTTGTAATATTCAAAGTTTACCGGTACAAATCTCTTGGCATTACATTGAATGGACCAATATTTGTACGTTCAAATTCTGTCTGCATAAATCTCTTGGCATTACATTGAATAGACCAATATTTGTATGTTCAAATTCTTGTCAATACAAATCTTCATAAATCTCGTGGCGTTGCATCGAACGGACAAATATTTGCACATTCAAAGTCTTGTCAATGTAAATCTACCGACATCGTATTGAATAGACAAATATTTGCACATTCAAAGTCTTGTTAATACAAATCTCTTGATATCACATTGAACGGATTATCATGTCAACGCAAATCTTTATGAATCTCTTGACGTCGCATTGAATAGATCAATATTTTGCACATTCGACGTATTGTCAACGGAAATCTTCATAAATCCCTTGACATCTCATTGAATGGATTAATATTTTGCATATTCAAAGTCTTGTCGATGCAAATCTTCACAAATCCTTGACATCACATTGAACGGATCAATATTGGGCATTCAAGTCTCGTCGATACAAATCTCTTGTCATCATCTTGAGTAAATAAATAATCGAGCACGTAATATTCTGTTGACGCTGATCCATTGTAATTACAATCTTTGGCAACTTTGCACGCGTCTTCGGTAGATCATTGAATCCATATGCAAATCTCCAGCCAATTACAATCCTTGGCGGCAACTTTGCATATAATTTCAACGATCAATTGAATTGTCATGCAATTCTCCAGCTAATTATGATCCTTGGCAGCAATGTTGCATGTGACTTTAATAGATCATTGAATCTACCTGCAAATCTCTAGCCAATTACAATCCTTGGCATCAATGTTGCATGTAACTTTAATAGATCATTGAATCTACCTGCAAATCTCCAGCCAAATACAATTCTTGGCAGCAACTTTGCATCTAACTTCAATAAATCATTGAATCCATATGCAAATCTCCAGCCAATTATAATCCTTGGTAGCAATATTGCGTATAACTTCAATGATCAATTAAATTGTCATGCAAATCTCCAGCCAATCACAATTCTTGGCGGCAACTTTGCATGTAACTTCAATAGATCATTGAGTTCGTATACAAATCTCCAGCTAATCATAATCCTTGGCAGCAATATTGCATGTAACTTTAATAGATCATTGAATCCATATGCAAATCTCCAGCCAATTACACTCATTGAATTCGCATGCAAATCTCCCACCAAATACAATTCTTGGCAGCAACTTTGCATATAACTTCAATGATCATCGAATTGCCATGCAAATCTCTAGCCAATTACAATCCTTGGCAGCAATGTTGCATGTAACTTTAATAGATCATTGAATTCGCATGCAAATCTCTAGCCAATTACAATCCTTGGCAGCAATGTTACATGTAACTTTAATAGATCATTGAATCTACCTGCAAATCTCCCACCAAATACAATTCTTGGCAGCAACTTTGCATATAACTTCAATGATCATTGAATTGCCATGCAAATCTCTAGCCAATTATAATCCTTGGCAGCAATGTTGCATGTAACTTTATTAGATCATTGAATCTACCTGCAAATCTCCCGCCAATTACAATCCTTGGCAGCAATATTGCATATAACTTCAATGATCATGCAAATCTCTAGCCAATTACAATCCTTGGCAGCAATATTGCGTGCAACTTCAATAGATCATTGAATCTACCTGCAAATCTACCGCCAAATATAATTCTTGGCAGCAACTTTGCATCTAACTTCAATGATCATTGAATTGTCATGCAAATCTCTAGCCAATTACAATCCTTGGCAGCAATGTTGCATGTAACTTTGATAGATCATTGAGATCTACCTGCAAATCTCCCGCCAAATACAATTCTTGGCAGCAACTTTGCATCTAACTTAAATGATCATTGAATTGTCATGCAAATCTCCCGCCAAATACAATTCTTGGCAGCAATATTGCGTGCAACTTCAATAGATCATTGAATTCGCATGCAAATCTCTAGCCAATTACAATCCTTGACAGCAATATTGCGTATAACTTCAATGATCAATTAAATTTTCATGCAAATCTCCAGCCAATTATAATCCTTGGCAGCAATATTGAACGCAACTTCAATAGATCATTGAATCCGTATGCAAATCTCTAGTCAATTACAATTATTGGCAGCAACATTGCATATAACTTCAGTGGATCATTGAATCGGCATGCAATTCTCCAGCCAATTATAATCATTGGTAGCAATATTGCATGCGATTTCAATAGATCATTGAATCTCCAGCCAAATACAATCCTTGACAGTAACTTCAACAGACGATCGAATCTACATACAAATCTCCGATCCTTAACAACAATATTCAGACAAAGTATCATCATTAAAATGGGATATGGTACGGTACAAATATAAAATTGACTTTAATATTACAATATATAATTTAACCTATTCTAACTAATAATAAATATGGAATATGCCAATTTATTTATCAATCAAGAAACGTTCGATGTTGAAAATATACGATATATTAAACCAATTTCGTTTCCCGAAGGTTCTCGAGATATGGGTATTTACTATGCAACCCCATCTAAAAAAGGAGGAAAGGAGAGAAAACAAAAAATAATAGTTGAAACTCCTAAAATGTATGTTCCGTGCGCGTATAAGGAGTTTATTCATGATTCTGGTAAAAAATATTACAAGATGTGTTTGTCTTTCAGTACTTTGACAAATTTATACAATGAAGAAGAAATCCAAAAGTTCTATGACTTTGCAAAAAAAATAGATCAGAATAACATAGATATCGTTGATAATTATAAAAAAAAATGGAAACTGTCACCCAATTTGGTTTATCGACCAACTGTTAAAAATATAACTGAAAATTTTCCGGATGTTATGGATTTAAATTTACCCCACAACGAGACGGACGGATTTTTGTTTCACGTTTACAACGAAAAGGCAGAAAAATCAAGTTTAGATATAGTTACAAAACAATGTATCGTATCCTGTATTCTTGAACTCACTGATTTGACGTTCACAAAAAAGGCGTATCGTGCGAATTGGAAAGTTTTGCAGATCAGAAAATCTAAAAATTATTCACCTATCCAAGAATATTTCATGTCAGGATGTTTCATATGTGATAAAGATGATCCAGATGATGTAGCTTATGACAATATGATGATCGAATACAAGAAAAAGATGGATAAAAAAAATCAGCGACTTGCGATTACAGCAGCATTAACATCACCTGATCCGATGACAAATATGATGCCAATGATGCAAATGATGCAACAAATGATGGCGGGACAACCGCAAGCAATGCCAACTGCCATGCAACGTGGCGGACCACCGCCACCACCGCCGCCACCAATGAGTAAAAGCAAACCTGCCGCCCCATTACCACCGCCACCAAAAAAAACTAATCCAACTGGTACCATCTTCAGTCCACCATCTGAAACTGAATTACTAAATGCCAAAAAAATCTTGCGCTCCGTTCCACCTATTGAAAAAAAAGAATTTAAGTCAATATACAGCGAAAGTAAAGCAGAAGCTATCGATTCTGATGATAAACATAAATCTGAAGATAACAAAAAAGTTGAAGATAAAGTCAAGTCAGATGGGAAACCGGTTAAAAAAGTTGAAGATAAAGTCAAACCAAACAAAAAAGCTGAAGATAAATCCGAATCAGACGAAGAACCGAGTAAAAAAGACAAAATCAAGTCAAACGAAAAAACAAACAAAAAAGCTGAAGATAAATCCGAATCAAATGAAGAACCGAGTAAAAAAGGCAAAGTCAAGTCAGATGAAGAACCGAGTAAAAAAGGCAAAGTCAAGTCAGATCAAAAACAAAACAAAAAAGTTGAAGATGAAACGTCGAATAAAAAAACGAACAAATCGAAAGCGGATGAAAAGTCGAATAAAAGGACAGATAAAACCAAATTAAAATAATTCATAAATATTTGATCAAATATTTATAAATCGGTATATTTGTTACAACCAGCAGCATGACGTAACGTGTAAATTAATTTTTTCTTCCAATCGTTCCCAGTTGCCTTTTCGGACATAAGATAAACATCACCATGATGTAATTCTAATCTTAAATTTTTCCCGACAGCTTGACTATTATGATACCATTGGTAATGCAACGATAACGTTTCGCCTAAACGAACACCTATTACTATCACTCTTTCGCTATCACCATGATATCCAATCCCACATTTATTGACATCATAATAATAATTTCCTTCTGCTTGCAATTCAGCAGCTTTATCGGGTATATATTTTTTAAAATTATTTCGCAAATACTTAGTCAATGGAACATCATCAAATGCAACGATCCTCCCCTTACCATCTTCATAATCTGGTTCCTGAGCAACATCGCTAAAACATAGATTGTGTCTTGCATGTTTGTTGACAACTCTGCCATACATGAAAGCCTTTTTATCGTGATCAAGTTCATCTTGTTCTGTAAACAAGTCATCTCTGTCACCTTTGTTGCCCAAAATACAATCTACACCGTTTCTGATTATTAATATATATGCATTATCTGCATCAACATCTGCTGGCAAAAGTTTATTCAGCTTCACTAAAGTAGACTTATAACCAGCTACTTCAAAGTTATGTTTCGTAGCCTTCAAATCTTGCAATGTAAAACCATGATTGGCGATATCACCTATCATTTGCATTCCTTTATGATTTTCTGCTCTATCACAAAAGGTTAACGTAAAAGTTTTATTGGAATATGACATATGATAATTTTAATACTAAAATTGTTTTTTAAATAGAATTTTAAAAAACAATTTTTTTTAAATGTCGGCAGCCATCGACATAGGCTCTAATGGAGAGATATTGTTACCCATAATATCTGCAAGATCAGACATATTAGCCCATTCTAGTCCTTTGCGCGTTACTTTAATAATTTGCATCGCAAATCTTCCTTTGATATATATCAGCGTAAGATATCCTAGTTTAGTCAAGTTTTCGCCTAATTCTTTCCACCAATTAACTGACCGATGTTTCCCTGCGCCATAATGATCACTCTTGGTCATTATCTTAGTAATATTTTTATTTTGAGATCCGCGCAATATATTGATGTACATACTCAAACCAAAATTCTTAGTTGTATTTGTGATAGATTCTATGAGATCAATTAACATCTTTGCTTCTTTTTGCACATTCTGAGTTGTCTTAGTAATTTCTACTTTCTTGCACGTTCCGCAACAATTATCACAAAAATTGCATTTATCTGGCGTCTTTTCATCAAAATATTCTAACAATAATTTTCGTCGACATTGGGATGTTGACGTATATCGTTTCATGCAATCTAATAATCTCAATTGTTGACGTTGATATTCAGGATCTTGATTATTACCGTTAATAATGAAATTTTTTTGGATCACGAAATCTTTGGTACTATAAAATGTATAACAGTGTGCTTCTTTACCATCTCTACCTGCTCTACCAATTTCTTGATAATACCCTTCTATATTTTTCGGCGAACCGTAATGAATAACAGCCCTAACATCTGATTTATTGATACCCATTCCAAATGCAATGGTAGCTACGACGCAATTTATTTTGCCATTGATAAATTTTTTATGTGTTTTATATCTTTCATCAGCCCCTAATCCGGCATGATACATTCCACATTTAATTCCATTAGTAGTTAATACATCTGTGATTCGCATAGTATCCTTCTTAGTAACACAATAAATAATGATAGCTTCATTGAGATGTTTTTGAATAATCGGTAATATGTCTTGTGATATTTTGGTCTTAGGTTGTATTTCCAAGAACAAATTCGGTCGATCAAATGAAGTTGATATGATTCGCTCCACATTCATGTTCAAGACCTTACAAATATCTTTACCTACAACAGATGTTGCTGTAGCAGTTACAGCCAATATCGGTGTATTTGGTAAACATGCCTTTAAAAAAGTAAGTTCTCGATATGACTTTCTAAAATCAAAACCATATGAACTGATACAGTGTGCTTCGTCGATAGCTATCAACGAAATACCTTTAACATCAGATAATTTTTGAATAAAATCATGCATCTTGGTGATAGCTTCGGGAGTAATATATACAAACTGATACTTACCTTGTAAAATATCAGCCCGCATTTGATTCCGATCTGGAACGGATGAATTGTAGCAACACGATGTAATACCCATTTTTTCTAAAATCATTTGTTGATCATCCATCAAAGATATCAAGGGTGATATAATGATGGCAGGAAGTTGTTTGTATAAAGCTGGCATTTGATAAGTAAGACTTTTACCATAGCCCGTGGGTAAAATAGCGCACACATCTTCACTATTGATTATCTTATTAATTATTTCATACTGACTCGGTTTAAAATTATCATAACCGTAATGATGTTTCAGCAATTTTATTAATTTTTTATGTCTTGACGTTTTGGCCTTTGATTGTTCGTAAGAATCCATTATTTGGGACAATAACACGGTATGTTTATATTAGCAACATTATAGTTATATAGAGTTAATTAATCATTTTTTATTTTGCAATAAATATCTCGTTTAACAATAAATGATGATTAAATATCTTATCATTACAATTATCTTGTTTATAATCGGTTGGCAAATATTTGGCGCAGATTTGAAAAGAATGAAGATTATGGACGTCCCATATTCTGTAAAATGTTATTTTGGTGAAGAAGGATGTGAAAAAGGTGATATTGATGGGGAGACCATATGTCGTGGATTATTTTTTTTCGTGATTGGATTAATAATTCCAGACAAATATATTTACGCTATCATATTTATCAGTTTAATGCTCATCATAGAACCCTTGCTAGGATATAATCCAAAATTTATCATAAATCCATTGATTAGTATAACTGGATATATGTTAGGATCTGTACTAAGTAAATAAATATATAATTTGCAAATTATATATTTATCTTCTGCCTCTATTTCTAGTTCCGCCTCTTGTAATAAATCCACCTCTTTCACGTTCTCGAGGATATGATTGCTTACTATTATTGAGTTTAGCGATGATGCCTGGTTCATTAAATTTATTTTTAGTGTTGTATGCGAAATAATCCAACGATTCATTCTGAATTTTTTCGATCAAAATATCGGGTAAGACATTAACAAATTGATCTCTTGTTCTATTCTGTTTACCATCCCATATTTTAATATAAGTAAAATCGGCAGTGTTGGCGACCGTAGTATCGAGATCTTGATTTTTATTGTTTTCTGGAATATATGACACAGTGATACCATTAATAACACTCATATCATTTGTCAACGTTTCACCTAGCATGTACATCACAAAAGTTGACCAAACGTCATAACCATTTTCGTGCCCCATTTTAATAGTAAAAGTTCCACCATCAGAATTTTTAGGGTCTTCCCAAACTGGTTCAATTCCTTGACGCATGATAATATAATCATTTGTATCCATATTTAGCTTGAATTTATCGCCAGATGTATCAATAGTCACTTCCATTAATCGCAATAAATATATCAAATCATTAACTGTTGATATGATGCATAATTCTTTGTAAGGTTTTGCTTGAAAATTTTGTCTATTTGCCATTTTTTTGAATAATTGTTTATCATATAGATACAATACCCACTTATTTGGCAATGCGATGTTTGTGGATGGGATTTCTGGTGAAATGTCCGATTCGTTGATAAAACTATAAATCAAATCCATCACTAACTGTTATTGATACTATTATTATTTGTTTATATACTGAATTGATTTTAAAACATATTTTAAAATCAATTTTTATTTACTAACACAAACAAGCTCGAAATATTCATTATGATATTTTTTTGATCGACATTAACAGAATCGTACTCTTCGTTCTTCGCAAAATTGTCTATCAAAAAAATTTTCTTTGTTGCACTTATCTTACTATTCATCACAAAGTTTTTTAGTTCATCCAATAAATTGAATATCGTAATATTGTTGTCACAAATTATATTTACAATCAGATTGACCGTTTCGAACAATTTAGCATCACCGTTCATTAATTTTATCAATATATCATATACATTTTGTATGATTGATGGTAAACAATAACCTGATATTTTATAGATATCATCTATTGTTACATCTTTTTTCCCAAAACTTTTTGTTGATTGTAATATAGTAATCGCATTACGCATATCCCCTTTTGATAACGTAACAATTATATCTAATACATCATTAGCGCAACTTATTTTCTCTATTTTTTTGATTTCGCCTAATCTTTTTTTCATATCTTGAGCTCGTAATGGCATAAAATGAAACGGAGCACATCTTGATCGCAATGCTGGATTAATTTTATCAATATTGTTACATATGAGACAAAAACGAGTACTAGAACTATTTTTTTCGATGGATTGTCGCAACATTCCTTGTGCTTCTACTGTCATAGAATCTATTTCATCCAAAATGACAAGTTTAAACATATTTGGTGTATCTTTTTGTTTGACAATTTCAGGTTTAAAAAAGATACTATTTCTGTTGGAAACAAAACTTTTGATTTTGACTCGCACTGTTTCTATCCCCCTTTCATTAGAAGCGTTCAATCTCAATACCATACAATCTTCATATTCGCCATATATTTCTCGTGCACAACACATAATTGTTGATGTTTTTCCAGTTCCTGACAAGCCAAAAAATAGCATATGTGGTAACGTTTTGTTCATGATAAAATTTTTAAGGGATCTTATTATCATTTCGTGGGAGATGATATCATCTATCATTTTTGGCCTATATTTTTCAGTCCAAAGTAGTTGGTTATCTGTAATACCTATGTTTTGACGCGAATAAGATAACATATATCAATTTATTAATATATGTTGTCCTTGTTTTAAATGATATCAAAATATCAATTTTTATGCATTGATTATTTTATTGACAATCATATCATATGGCAAAATGTTGAATACATATTCGTATATTTTTTGTGTTTTAAGTTGCAGACTGTTAGGAGAGCCCCAAGTTATTTCCTTATCTTTTTTAGCAACAAAATATGATTTATCCAATACGTTTATTATTTTATAATCCCAAAATATACGGGGAGAATTATTTTCAACGCCGAGGATATACAAATCACCGTCTGATATTCTTTTCAATTCTTTAATAAAATTTTGTAAGTCAGGGATGTATTCTAAAGTTTCTGCGACCAAAACGACGCTAGTGTTATCTCCCAACTGACTGACGATCTCAGAAACGTTACCATCAAAACTTTCAACTTTTCCATCCGTATCTATCGAACCTCCGTTTACACCATTAAAAATGATCAACGGTTTTTTAACTTTTTGTGCTCGTGCTTTTGCTAATTCTGTTAGTTCCTTTTTTTTATTGCGTCTGATCGAAATTTTGAATAAATAATCAAGAAATAACGGCACTAGTATGAGTATTGCAACGTAAAGAAATATTAAACATAATTTGGTGAAGATACTATCTGTCATTATATAACTATATGTTCGAAAACATTTATTATTACGTTTTATTGATATAATTTATCATGTGTATGTTAAATTATATTATGTGCACTAAAGGCTTGATGGATATATATTTTTATTTATATGACTGTTGCGTCACATTACAATCATTAACCTACAAGTTATTCGGCAGTTTTCATACGATATATTTTTACGATGGGGAGGCATTAACCAATATTACAATAAATTATCACACAAACATATCTATGAGTTCGTATCAACAGGGTATGTATTACGTTCAAACATCCGGCGAAAGTTGTGATGATAATTTTATTTTTAATGGTACGATTGATGATGTAACTCGGTATATTATATCACATAACGATTCAACAATCCCGATTATATCTTATCAAAATATGTATAACAGGAAAAACATAATATTATCCGACAATGAACAAATATTGAATATTAATCTTCATCCAATCGATAGGTATTATTGTTATCTCGAGCATGACAAAACTTATGCTAAAGTGACTGATTTTGGAACGATCTTGAAAATATTGCTGGATACATCTTGCACGCACGTTTCATTTATACAAACTTTCCCGTTCAAAAAAAATACGTATGAAATTAAGGATGTTACTTTGAAGATGCTTTATTCTTAAAAAATTGATTTTAATATATGTTATATAAAAATTTATTTGATATAATATATATAGCATATTCTATGTCGAATACAAATGAAAAGGCAAATAGTTATATTACAGAAGAACATGAAGAAATAACCAGCGTAGAGTTTAGTTTGAATTCTAATCCAAATATTGTGAGAGATTCAGTTATCGAAGATCCTGCTGGACTCGTCATAGCCGAAATCAACAATAATGGTGAACCTGTAGAAGGGGGTACTGTTAGCAGAATATTTGGTGTAGCAGAAATGGGAACTAAATGTCGCACATGTGGAGAAAATTCTGCAAAATGTCCAGGTCATTTTGGTCACATTCATCTCACGGAACCAGTTTTTCACGTAGGATTTATTACATATTTGAAAACGATATTGAGTTGTATCTGCATACGCTGTAATAAACTTCTTATTCATAAAAATGAGGAAGAGATTGTTCGTCTCACGAAGAATAAAATCGGAAAACAACGCTTTGACGAAATAAGAAATGCGGTTAAAGGAGTAACGCATTGTCATTCGTGTGGTACCCCTGCTCATAAAATCAAGAAAGAAACCCCATCAAGTAATATTTATCTAATAGCTGAACCTGTCAAGCGAAGTGGTGATGATGATGGTAACGGTAAAAAACGAAATCTACGCATACTAACTCCACAATTATGTTACGATATCCTTAAACTTGTATCTGATGAAGATTACAGAATATTAGGATTCGATCCAACTGTATCAAGGCCAGAAGATATGATCATTGTTGAATTTCCTGTCCCGCCAATTCAAGTTCGTCCATCCATTAAAATGGAAATGTTATCAGCCTCTTCAGCGGATGATGATCTAACTCATAAATTAGTCGATATCATCAAAAATAATGAGAATTTGAAACGTTCTAAAGGAGATGGATCGTTAGTGAAAACTAACACTATTAGTGAAGATTTTATGTTGTTACAGTTTCATGTAGCTACATTTTTTAACAATAGTAGTATCGGAATGCCACGATCACAACAAAAAAATAAGAAACAGACTAAATCATTATCTGAACGACTTGGTGGTAAAGAAGGTCGAGTCAGAGGCAATTTAATGGGAAAACGTGTGGATCAATCTGGTCGTACGGTTATTACCCCAGATCCTAATATTGCCCTCAATGAAGTCGGAATACCGTTGATAATAGCCAAAAATTTAACTTTTCCAGAGATCGTCTCAAAACAGAACATCAACGAAATGAATAAGTTAGTGACCAACGGAACAAAAGTATATCCAGGAGCTAATTTTGTCATCAAAAATATAATTGATAGATTCGGAAATCATACTAAACAGGTTTATCAGCTAAAAAACAGAACGTTTCCTATTAAATTAGAATATGGAGACATTGTTGAAAGGCACTTAGTCAATGGCGATATGGTCTTATTCAACAGACAACCGTCACTACATAAACTGTCTATGATGGGACATTTAGTTAACGTTTTGCCGATCCCCAATCTATTAACATTCCGAGTAAATGTCAGTGTTACCGATCCATACAATGCAGATTTTGATGGGGATGAGATGAACATTCACGTGCCGCAATCCATCCAAACGGTGACAGAATTACGATTGATTGCAAATGCAGGTAAGCGCTTAATTAAACAATCGCATAGTGATGTTTCTATGAATATCAAACAAGATTCTATCATGGGTTCTTTTCAGTTGAGTCATAATGACAAAGTTGTAACTGTTGATTGGAAAGATGCAATGAATACATGTATGGCTACGAGTGTCGGTTTGAATGCGGAGATTCCAAAATTTAAAAAAATATCTGGCAAGATGCTTTACTCGCAGATAATACCCAAAACTATCAACATTGAAAGAAATAAAGATAATGGTGAAAACATACTAAAGATCGTTCGAGGTATTATCCAAAACGGTACTATTGGTAAATCAGAAGTTCAAAATATTATTCATAAAATTTGGTTCACTGTTGGAGACAAAGAGACCGTCTTTTTTATTGATGATTTGCAAAAGATGTTGTTGCAATGGTTGATGCGTAGTGGATTTACGTCTAGCATTAAAGATTGTGTAATCAAAGATACCGCATACGAACAAATTTATGCAATCATCGAAACTAAACGAAAGGAAGTATTAGGAATGATTACCGAATACGAAAATGATCCATATATTATGACCAAATATGCCTTTGAAACTTTCTTATCAGCAACTTTGTCTGCCGTATCCGGAGATATTCAGAGTATCATTGGCGGAAATCTAAACTTGAATGATGGTATTCATATTACTGTTCAATCCAAATCCGCTGGAGATATAAGTACTCTCACACAAATTATCGGTGCATGTGGTCAAGTTATCGTTGAAGGACAACGTATGCGTAAAGATTTTAATAATCGTACGCTGCCGATGTATTATCAACATGATAACAGTGCATACGCTAGAGGATTTACACATGGCTCTTTCACATCGGGATTGAATCCTTCTGAAATGTTCTTTAGTGCCGCTGCTGGCAGAGAGGGGATGATTTCTACTGCGATAAAATCAGTCACAGGTGATACTCCTGTTATTATTCTCGAAGACAATGTAGCTAAACAAGTTTTGATTGGTGATTGGATTGATTCACATCTGGCTAAATCAGCTGACAAAGTAGAACATTACAAAGATCGTGATATGGAATTGTTACAAATGTCAGACAAGGCATACATTCCGACTGCAGATATGCATGGAAATACTAGCTGGGGTGAGATATCTGCAATCACACGTCATGATCCTGGCAAAGAATTGTACCAAATTAAGACTCATGGCGGTAGAAAGGTCATTGTAACAGAATCGAAATCATTGTTGATTTGGAACAGTAATGATAAGATGTTTGAGAGAATGTCGACGCCTGACGTGAAGATTGGCGATTTCGTGCCAGTGACGATGAAATTATCAAAACCTGATATTATTAATGAGTATGTAGATGTCAGCAAATATATTCCAGAATCAAATCCGATTAAATTAACTAGAGTATTTGGAAGAGAAATTGGAAGATATTTAGGAACAGGGACATCATCTGATTTCGAAGAATTTAATTCATTAATTACAAAAATGGTAGATAAAAAAATTCCAGATGAAGCATTCACAGCTCCTGATGAGTTCGTTACGGGATTAATTCAAGGATTTTTTGCAGACCAAGAATTATTGGATTACAACGTATCTTCAAAAACAGTCATTGATGGAATCGCAATATTACTCTCGAGATTTGGAATTTTTGCTAAGATCAGAGAAACAAAAGAAGGTTTCAGATTAGCAATCAAAAAACAATGGCGCGCGAAATTCGTTGATATGTTTACTCATGATAAGCCTGCAGATTCAATAAAGTGTAATAATTTTATCGAGCAAAATGATGTCGTTCTGGACAAAATCATTGAAATCAATAAAATCGACGTTGCGTTGTATCCTAAAGTGTACGATCTTACTATCCCAAGCACTCTAAATTTCGGACTCGCAAACGGATTACACGTTGTCGATACCGCCGATACAGGATATCTCGAGCGTAAATTAATCAAAATTCTAGAAGACATCCGCGTCAAATATGATGGAACTGTTCGAAATGCAAATGACAAAGTATTACAGTATGTTTATGGTGACAATGGATTGAACACTGAAATGCAAATTGATCAGAAGATAGGTCTCATTGCGGCTAATAACAAAGCTATTCGCGAAAAATACATTTACACCAATGAAGAAATAACTAAAATGAAAAAAGATGGTATCACTACCGATAAATATACTATCAATAATAATGATATGGTGTATGAGAAACTCGTATCGATGCGAAATAAGATAAGAAACATTCAACGAGTTCGTAACCCAAGTGCGATTACATTCACTGAATCATACATGATGCCGGTTGATCTCAATCAATTTATTATGAATTTGATGAATAGTGAGACAAGGACTGGGGGACAAGTAGTTGATCCATATTATGTCTTGACAGGAATTAAGAAAATGTATTCTACGAACATCAGTAAGTTGATGAAATACAATGATGCAACATCTACTATTAAGAAACAAGACGAACAAAAAAATAAGTACTTGTTGAAATTTTACATTTTTGACGTTTTATCGCCTAAAAGATGTACACACGAATACAAACTAAATAAAGAGGAATTTGATTCTATCGTTGATTTTTTTCAGAAACGATTCAAGTTAGCTCTTGTTCCAGGTGGAGAAATGGTTGGTATCGTTGCGGCCCAAAGTATTGGAGAGCCGGTAACGCAATCGAATTTGAAATCGTTTCACAAAGCGGGAACGGGAAAAACTGTGACTGCTGAATTGCCCAGAATTAAAGAATTGTTGAGTGTGACCCCAAATCTCAAAACACCAACAATGAAGATTATTCTCGATAAAGAATATGAAAACGATCTTGCAGTTGCGAATACAATTGCATCACACTTACGTTCAGTCTACATCAAAAATATCATAGATCATGTTGATATTATTTATGATCCCAAACCTGATCCAAAGAAGGGTCTAATGCTCGCAGACGGAGTGAACAATGTTTATGAAGTAGCATCAAGCAAGAACGGATGTCAAAAAGATATTCAAGGATTGCCAATGGTCATCAGATTAGTTTTATCGAAAGAGAAGATGAACGAATTGAGCGTTTCTCTTTTGGAAATCAAATCTAGTTTCTGTAAAAATTGGCTAATGAGAAACGAAGACAGCAAAGGATCCAAGAAAGAATACAAAAAGGTTGTTGATAAGATACAACAATGTGCTATTGTAAGTAATTTTGACAATAGCCCTGTACCAATCATACATGTACGATTTGATTCTAGTAGTTACAGTTTCAATACTCTAGTTCAATTTCAAGATCTTGTAGTGAATAAATATTTGATCAAAGGAATTCAAAATATTACTGACAGTAGTGATGTTATTGAAGAATCATACATTGCTTTTGATGAAGAAGGTACCGTTCAGAGAAAGAAAAGATACGTCATTAATACAATTGGAGTTAACTTAATGGATATTGCGCAGATCAACGGTATTGATTTAGCAAAGACGACATGTAACGATATTGTAGCGATATACGATACGTTCGGAGTTAACGCTGCCAAAGCTGCTTTTATCAAAGAATTTACTGCGGCAGTTTTCAGTTCAGGTAATACTGTCGTTAACTATCATCATATTAAGATTTTGGCTGATGCAATTACACATATGGGAACTCTCAATGCTGTTAATCGACATGGAGCTAATAAATTAGACACTGATCCATTTTCCCGCGCTTCGTTTGAGAAGACCGTTGAGCAAATGTTAGCAGCTGCAGCATTCAGTCAAAAAGATTACATGCGTAGTGTATCAGCTCAGATTATTGCGGGTGCAGTAGTTGATGGAGGTACTGGTGCATTTGAATTGCTATTTGATCATGAGAAGGTTAAGAGATCAACTACGATGCAAAGAAAGGCAGTCGTCACTAAAACGATTAAAAAGAGTTCGGTTGTTGCGGATCTTATCAAAAAGAAGCAAAAAAATTAATAATTAAATATTTTGATTATTAATTTTTAAAAAAAATTGATTTTTTTAGTGTTATTTGGTTAGTTTGGTAAACAGCAAGATTAAGATGGACGAAAAAGGACAAACGTTAGAGTCAGTCAAATTTAATCCGCTTACGTGCATAACTGGCAAAATCTCATTGACACCGGGAGGCATTCCACCTATTCAACGCGAACATTGGCCAGATGATGACAAAAGAAAATTTATTAACCTTCCCTTCGATGACAATCAAAGAGGATGTAGGGAATTAAGAGAGTTTCTTGAGAAGGTGGATGCGCATTTTGAATCAAAAGAAATGAAAGAAAAAATATTTGGAGATAAAACTAAAAAGTATGTGTATTCACCTCTAACCAAAGAAAAGTCAGATGGAGAATCTAATTACTAAATCATTTATCAATATTTTAGTAACTATTTGTCATCAATATCAGATGATGATTCACAACGATCATTTTCAAAATTATTAATAAAATAATTCAGTCGTTTTAGTAATTTAGCAAAGAATGTCAATTTGGATTTTTTGTTGTTGATACATGACAGTAATTGTATTTTGATGTCATATAAATCTTGTGTAAAATCGATATTCCATTTATCCATTTTGGTGATATACGCAGATACTTCAGACCAAACTAAATTTTTTGAAAGAGCCCACCAAAAAGGATCACCATCGTCAGGTATGTTTTCGTCATTATCGTTTTGATTAGCATTTTTGTTTGTATTGCGATTATTGAAGAGATACATTTTGGTATGGCGCATAAGTTGATTATACATGACACGATGTTGTCGATTATTAACTTTGTTGGGATCGTGACCATAATAGATCGCATAGGGAATTTTTTTGACACCTTTAAGGCTGAGAAAGAATCTGAATCGATAAAATATTAATTGTATCATATTTTGTTTAGTACAAATGATATTTTTGAGAACAGTATCGATTGTTTCTTCAACTTTCTTGGTAGATACATATACCTGAGCTGTGCCATGGTGCATATCGCCATAGTGAATGTTATGATATTCTTTTTTTTTTGGATTGAAATTTAAATTGGCGAGTAATTCTGAGTAAGGTGAATCTAGAGAACTGATAGATTTGTATTGTTCGAATAATGTGAGGTCATCGATGTTATTGTAAGTGTAATCATGCGGCGTATTTAGCATTATGTTTATTGTTGGACTAATAATCGTTTTATTAATACTATTATCTATATCAACATTGTTGCCGTTACCATGTATGGTATTGTTACTACTATTTTCAATCTTTTGTAAATTATTGGCGTGCATTTCTGTCTCTTCAATATGTCGTTTTAAATGATATTTACGACGGTAAGACACATTACATATTTCACATGGGTACGATTCCGTATCTGATTCTTCTGTATCAGACAATTCTAAGTCTATTATTTTTTTTGTGTTACCGTGAACACTTTGGGGAGAACATGGTTTTTTTTTATTCATATGCCGATCAAGATGTGATTTATTACCGGCGTTGTATCCACAATTAGAACACACATATGATGTCATAATTACTTATAATATATTAAAACATAATGTATATTTTAATGAGAACTAGGATTAACGATTTGTATGAGAACAAATATGATAAGCCCATTTTATGTAATGAAAATGGACAGCTGACGAAAAAGAGCCTAAAACTGCCCGCCCTTTTTTCAACAAAATCCGCGGGATTTCGACATCAAAAAAGTGGCCATATTTTTTTGATTTTTTACATTTTTCAAGCTTTCAAAAAATCCCTCAAAAAAATCCAATTTTGACCATGTTGAAATCCCGGGATTTTTAGTTAGAAAAAGGGTAAAAATAGGCCTTTGAGGTAAGGATCATACAAATTTTGTATCCTCTTGTCCCGTAAAGTGGACTATATATATTTTAATTTGAAGATCGAATATGACATGCAAATCTCCTGCAAACACCACTCTTTGCAGCAACATTGCATTCAACATTCAAGATCCATTGAATATGATATGCAAATCTAATCTTTGCAGCAACATTGCATTCAACATTCAAGATCCATTGAATATGATATGCAAATCTAAATCTTTGCGGTAACATTGCATTCAACATTCAAGATCCGTTGAATATGATATGCAAATCTCCGGCAAATCAAAATCTTTGCGGTAACACTGCATTCAACGTTCAAGATCCATTGAATATGATATGCAAATCTAAATCTTTGCTGTAATATTGCATTCAAGATCCATTGAATATGATATGCAAATCTCCAGCAAATCTAAATCTTTGCGGCAACATTGCATTCAACATTCAAGATCCATTGAATATGATATGCAAATCTAAATCTTTGCTGTAATATTGCATTCAACATTCAAGATTCATTGAATATGATATGCAAATCTCCAGCAAATCTAATCTTTGCAGCAACATTGCATTCAAAATCCATTGAATATGATATGCAAATCTCCAGCAAATCTAAATCTTTGCGGTAACATTGCATTCAACATTCAAGATCCATTGAATATGATATGCAAATCTCCTGCAAAGATTAGATTTGCAGCAACATTGCGTTCAACATTCAAGATCCATTGAATATGATATGCAAATCTCCTGCAAAGATTAGATTTGCAGCAACATTGCATTCAACATTCAAGATCCATTGAATATGATATGCAAATCTCCTGCAAAGATTAGATTTGCAGCAACATTGCATTCAACATTCATTGAATATGATATGCAAATCTCCTGCAAAGATTAGATTTGCAGCAACATTGCATTCAACATTCAAGATCCATTGAATATGATATGCAAATCTTCATCAAATCAAAATCTTTGCGGTAACATTGTATTCAATATTCAAGATCCATTGAATACGATATGCAAATCAAAATTTTTGCTGTAACATTGCATTCGACATTCAAGATCCATTGAATATGATATGCAAATCTCCAGCAAATCAAAATCTTTGCGGTAACATTGCGTTCAACATTCAAGATCAATTGAATATGATATGCAAATCTCCTACAAAGATTAGATTTGCAGCAACATTGCATTCAATGTTCAAGATCCATTGAATATGATATGCAAATCTCCATCAAATCAAAATCTTTGTGGTAACGTTGCGTTCAACATTCAATGAATATGATATGCAAATTTCCAGCAAATCAAAATCTTTGCAGCAACATTGCATTCAACATTCAAGATTCATTGAATATGATATGCAAATCTCTATCAAATCAAAATCTTTGTGGTAAAGTTGCATTCAATATTCAAGATCCATTGAATATGATAAGCAAATCTAAATCTTTGCAATATTGCATTCAACATTCAAGATCCATTGAATATGATATGCAAATCTCCAGCAAATCTAAATCTTTGCGGTAACATTGCATTCAACATTCAAGATTCATTGAATATGATATGCAAATCTAAATCTTTGCGGTAACATTGCATTCAACATTCAAGATCCATTGAATATGATATGCAAATCTCCAGCGAATCTAATCTTTGCGGTTACATTCAAACATCGATTGAATATGAACGTAACCTTCTATAGATCAAGACCTTTGCTGTAACGTTCGATGACCTGTTGAATATGACAACAACGTTATTATTAATAGGTTGCGCAATGAAAAGCCCATTTTAGTGATCAAAAATGAACAGTTTGTGAAAAGAGCCCAAAACTGCCCGCCCTTTTTCAATAAAATCCGCGGGATTTCGACATCAAAAAAGTGGCCATATTTTTTTGATTTTTTACATTTTTCGAGCTTTCAAAAAATTCCTCAAAAAAATCCAATTTTGACCATGTCGAAATCCCCGAATTTTTAGTTAAAAAAAGGTGTAAAAATGGGCCTTTGAGATAAGGTACGAAAAATATTTGTATTATAGTGAATCTGTTTCAAAATAAAATTCTATTTTTTTGATAAGAATCATACTTGGTTAGAGGTCTGCATGTCAATGACTCATTGAAATCGCATACAATGTTGATGCCATAGATTTGCATATTCAATGCTGCAAATTTGAAGTTCCACAAACGCGAATCCCCTCAAATCTCTTAACATCACTTTGAACAGATCAATATTGGTATGTTCAAAGTTTCATCGATGCGAATTCTTGACATCACTTTGAATGAATCAATGTTGTCATGTTCAGGGTTTTGTCGGTGCAAATTTCTCCGACTCTCTCTTGAGATCATTTTGAATGGACAAATATTGGCGTGTTCAAAGTCTTGTCAGATTTATTGTCGTCATTTTGAATGGATAAATATTGACATGTTCAAAGTCTTCTCAATGTAAATCTCTCGACATCGCTTTGAATAGATCAACAATGGCACGTTCAACGCCTCGTTAACGCAAATCTATTCAAATCTCTTGACATTGCCTTGAATGGACCAATATTGGTACGTTCAAAGTCTTGTCAACGCAAATCTTTTGACGTCATTTTGGATAGATCAATATTGGCATGTTCAAAGCCTCGTCAATGTAAATCTCTTCACATTACCTTGAATAAATCAATATTGGCACGTTCGACATCTTGCCATTGCAAATCTCTTGACATCTCATTGAATGGACCAACATTGGCGCGTTCAAGGTCTCGTTAATGCGAATCTCTTCAGATCTCTTGACATTACCTTGAATAGACCAATATTGATATGTTCAAAATCTCGCCAACGCAAATCTTTTGACATCACTTTGAGTAGATCAATATTGTTACGTTCAAAGTCTTGTCAATGCAAATCTCTCCAGATATCTTGACATCACTTTGAATGGACAAATATTGACAGGTTCAAAATCTCTCCAATCCAAATCTCTCTTGATATCTTGGCGTCACTTTGAATGGACCAATATTGGCGTGTTCGAAGTTGTGTCGAAGCGAATCTCTTCGAATATCTTGACATTGCTTCGAATTGACCAATGTTTAAAGTCTCGTCGATGCTAAATTTTTGGCGTAATTTCAAACGAACTAATTATTGACAGGTTCAAAATAAATCTCCTACTTTGTTGATATTGTGTTGGACAATTAAATATCTGCGTATAACTTATTTTGCCATATTATCAAAGTTACTATTGATAAATTGCTTAATACAAAAGGCCCATTTTATAATTCGAAAATGAACAGCTGATGAAATGGCCAAAAAAACCCTCCTCCTTTTTCAACAAAATCCGCGGGATTTCGACATCAAAAAAAGGACCAAATTTTTTTGATTTTTTACATTTTTCAAGCTTTCAAAAAATTCCTCGAAAAAATCAAATTTTGAACGTGTCGAAATCCCGGGATTTTTAGTTAGAAAAGGTGTAAAAATGGGCCTTTAGGGTAAGGATCATGCAAATTTTGTAATCTCTTGTCTCGTAAAATGTACCATATTTTAATTTGAAGATCGAATATGACATGCAAACGTAACTCTTTGCGGTAACATTGCATTCAACATTCAAGATCCGTTGAATATGACATGCAAATCTCCAGCAAATCAAAATCTTTGCGGCAATATTGCATTCAACATTCAAGATTCACTGAATGTGACATGCAAATTTCCAGCAAATCAAAATCTTTGCAATAACATTGCGTTCAACATTCAAAATCCATTGAATATGACATGCAAACCTTCAGCAGATCAAAATATTTGCGGGAATATTTCGTTTGGCATTCAAGATCTATTTAATATGCAAATTTCCAGCAAATCAAAATTCTTGTGGCAACACCTAATTATCTGTCAGGATGATTATCGATAGATGCACTGCGTAATACAAAAGGCCCATTTTATAATTCGAAAATGAACAGCTGACGAGAACAACCCAAAATCCCTCCTCTTTTTCAATAAATCCGGGGGGATTTCGACATCAAAAAAAGGACCAAATTTTTTTGATTTTTTATGTTTTTCAAGCTTTTGAAAAATCCCTCGAAAAAATTCAATTTTGAACGTGTCGAAATCCCGGGATTTTTTAGTTAGAAAGGGTAAAAATGGGCCTTTAAGATAAGGAATATAAAATAAATATTATTATGAATTCGATTTAAGTAAGATTCAATGTTTCGAGCCAAATTGAGCATCAATCGATATATTGAACTTACATGCAATGTTGCTGCAAAGAATTATTAGCTAGAGATTACACGTCAATTTAACGACCTATTGAAGTTACATACAACGTTACCACTAAGAAATATGATTTGCATGTTAATTCAATGATCCATTGAACTTGCATACAATGTTGCTGTTAAGAATCGTAATTAGCCAGAGATTCAATGGTTTGAACTTACACGCAATGTTTGCCGCTAAGAATTATAATTAGCTAGAGATTTGCATGTCGATTCAATGATCCATCGAACTTACATGCAATGTTGCTGTCAAAAATCATAATTAGCTAAAGATTTGCATGTCGATTCAATGATCCATCGAACTTACATGCAATGTTGCTGCTAAGAAATATAATTAGCTGGAGATTTGCACGTCAATTCAGTGATATATTGCTGTCAAGAATTATGAATGTTTTTGCATATAATCTCAATAATTTATGAGATTATATGCAATGTTGCCACCAAGAATTATATTTGGCTAGAGATTTGCATGTTAATTCAATGATCTATTGAACTTACATGCAATGTTGCCACTAAGAAATATAATTAGCTGGAGGTTTGCGTGTCAATCCAACGATCTATTAAACTTACATGCAATGTTGCTGCTAAGAATTGCGATTGGCTAGAGATTTGCATGTCAATTCAATGTTGTTGCTAAGAATTATAATTAGCTAGAGATTTGCATGTCAAATCAATGATCTATTGAAATTACATGCAATGTTGCCGCCAAGAATTATAAAGGTTTCGAGGTCCGTGTGTCAATTCATTCATCGATACAAATCTCATGAGAAGATCATATCGAACGGACCATATTGGCACGTTTAACGTCTCGTCGATGCAAAACTCTTAATATCATTTTGAATAGACCAGTATGTTAAAAATTTCGCAACCCAAATTTTTTAATGTCATATTGGAGATAAAATCATATGCAATGTTGGTGCAAAAAATGACGCCGATGCTTTAGAATATTCTATCGATTGTCACCGATAATATTTTAATCGTCGCATTCAATTGGCGAATCATTTTCATCTATGTTCCCATATCTAAATAATGCACAATCAATAGCAGCCTCTTTTAACGCCCGTTCGAATTTTATGTTAATCATTTTTTTATTAAGCGCCATTTCCATAATTATTTGATCTACAGATATTTTTAGACTTGGATGTACTGCTAAATAAATATATATTTTGACGAGTTGTTTTTCTCTGATAACATCTTTGTGCGAACAATATCTATTTGCCCGACCCATTACTTGGTCCAGTCGTGACCAATTCCAATAAGATTCTAATATATGTACTTCTTGGACCGCTTCAAAAAACTTGATATTTTTTGATATCAAGCCGACAATCAGATTCTGTTAAGTCTTTTACACTGATGAGACAATATAAAATAGCTCAATCTGATTACTTTCGGACCTCTAGCGGAGTGAGGCCACGTATTTATTTTTTTATTCTGTTAACAATACCTTTTCTGATCTCTTCTGCATTATTCCCAATTTCAAATGGGTTTTTGCTGAATTCTCATCTCGGTTTGCTATTATTCCACATTGGCACTTGTATACTTTTAACCCTCCCATTTCTTTTGTTCTTCCACAATTCGAACATGTTTTGGTCGTTAAATATTCACTTACTTCCCTTACTGGGATGCCATATTTATATCCCATATATTTCAATCTTTGTTGAAATGCATAAGGGGATAATATTTTCATGAGTTCTTTTGTTCTGGGACCCACCACGGTGTTTTCTTTCGTCAATAAATTTTTTACACAAAATTTTCCTATTGATATATCATTATATTCATGCACTAAATTATATGACGTTTTAAAATGCATATCTTTTATCATATTTTGTTTTCTAAGATTGTATTTTTCTCTTCCTTTCTTTAATTTATTCGAATTCATTGCAGAAAAATCTGAATCTCCCAAAACTTTCTTTTTTGCATCTAATGTTGTTGTCAAATGTTTTATTTCATTTAGAATTGACCTATCATTATTGTTTACGAGTTTTTTCTTTAGTGCTACTATGTTATCAGATATTTGTTTGGCGGATATCAAATCGTTTAATTTTTTTACTTTCTTTTGATTTCTATCAACTCCCCTACTAATATTAGGATTGTTCATATTACATAATGAATAGGTATTGTTTTGAGAATATGCACATATGAAAGGAGTAACACCTAAATCGATTCCTGCAGATAATTCTATTGCATTTCTCTTTCTTGGCATCATAAAAGTTGGAGTAAATAGAATGTACTTCTTGGTAATATGACTATATTGCAATGTACATGTTTTTTCTATTCCATCCAATGGTTCTGATGATTCAATATTTGGAAACACTCTGATACAAAATGTTCCGTTTTTGAAAAGATTCGCTTCCAACTTAAGAATTTTTGTCACCCTTTCTCTTTTTAAAGGTTTAATTCTGAATTTTTTGATATGACCTTTTTTGAAATTGGATACGCAAGTTTTGAAATTGGATATAGCTTGGGAAATAGATTCATCTAAAACATGAATAGGAATCAATCCTTTATTTATTTTCATCTTAATCTTTTTTTTCTGAATTTCTTCCTGTTTTTTATGCAATTTCAGTTGCCTTTCTTGAATCTTGTTTCCGAAATATTTTTGAATTATATTTTTTTGATCTGTTAATTCAGAACGAACACTTCTAGCGTTTAGAATTTTTTTAATCTCAGCAAAATCGATAAGCTTTCCATTTTTAAAAATTCTTTTTTGTATAATATTGATAGTAATATTAAAAATTTTAGCAGTTGCGGAGAACCATTGATCAAAGATGAATTTTTGAAAATTATCAGGATTGATTCGAATCTTTTTGGTATAGATAAAACCTGGAGACTTGTTAGATTTAGTTTTTGGTATCTGCTTAAGCTGTTGCTGCAAAGAATTTTTAGGGATAATAGGATAATCGATAGTTACTTGAGGAGTTCGAATAGGTTCATAAAAATTGCGTTTCTCGATAGATTCATACCAGGAACTAGTATCAGTATAAAAAATATCCGTATTAAGAGGCGACAACCAATTGATGACATTACACTCATGATTAGAAGTATAAATAGGCGAAAGTGTAAAAGAATTAGCAGTTCGCGTATTGTTTGCCTTTTGAGGCAACTCAGCCTTTCTCATGTTTGATTATGATATGTAATATTTGTTTATATTAAAACAAATAAATCAAGAACGCAAAAATATAAATCTATGATAAAATTGTTGATAAAATAACGTGTAGGAGAATCAAAATCTTAAGAATTAATCGATTAACATTAAATAAATTTAAACAAGAGCACTATAAGATAATAGATTGAACAAGAAATATATTCGTAACAAAAACGGACAATGGAAGAAAATACAAAAGAGAAAATAATTCTTAACACTTTTGTCGTATGTTAAGAATATGGCATATCAAGAAATATCAAGTTTTATGCAACTAGTAACAACCCTCAATAAGCTTACTCCTTCTTTAATCGCGCTTGATCCTAAAATAATTTTAATTTTAGATCCATCTTCGTTGTCTTTGTTATTAAAAATAGTTTTAATCTCTTCCCGATAATTCATCTTTTGATCGCCCGACCAAACAGCAAAAGTATTTTTACCTATACCGTTATCTGCATAATCTAGATAGCCATTAACTTTTAATGCACGAATTAAGGACTTTAATCCACCATATTGTTTAAAATTTGAGTAAACAAATATAGTTCCCTCACATTTCCTTATTTTTGTTATTATTTTATGATATTTTGATGATAGTGATGATAAATTATCCATTTCAAAATCTCCATCATTCAACATATCATAATCTTTTTGATAAGGGTAGGTGAAATTAGATGTCATTCTTGTACCTATATAAAATTTATTTGAAATGTTGTCATCTGATGGATCTAAAACACCAGAAACGGCTTCTTTTTTTGCTATCAGGTTGTATAACACAAGTTGATCATCACTCATTACACAGTTAATGAGGTATATTTCTGTCCTGGGAAAAACAAAATCTGGGGCACCTCTATAATATGAAACATAGCCTTTTATTTTTTTTTTGAAAATATCCATGTTGATGATATCGATTTTATTTTGATTTTTTTTGATAAACTCTTCGTCAAAATCTTTACCAACTGGAAATTCATCTTCGATAAGCAAATTCATCGTCAATGCCAATTCAGACGGTTTATCAAAAATAGGAGTAGCTGTCATGAGTACTAATCGCATATTTTGCGGAGTTGGTTTTATGATATTGTACAATACCTGGTAATAAACTCCTGTTTCGCTTATCATATTTTGAACCTCATCGATAATCAATAAAGAATTTGTCAAATTGATTCGTCCAATGCGTGCCAGTTTAACAAATTTGTTATATGAATAAATTGTATAATATTTATTGATACGGTCATCACTTTTTTTAATAATATCAACATACATTAGATCGCTTGGATGCATTTTTTGAATTATTTTTCGTTCTTCGTTTGTTAAATATTTTTCTCCTGCACACGGAGAACGCAATTCTGTACGGAAATTACCTTTTAAAGAAGCAGGTAAAACAATAATAATATTTTTTTTATTAATAAATTGTTCTGCAACGCTAATCGCTGCACAAGTCTTCCCACTTCCAATTTTATGATAAACTAATAATCCTCTGTAAGGTGTTTTTGGATTCATATATTCTGCGAGGAACATTTGCGGTATTTGCAAAGAATATGATTTTGGAAAACATATTTCATCAAATGTTTTTTTTTGTTCTGGGATTTCATATTTTGAAAATATTGTGTTAATATTTTTAGAAAAATCCTTGCTTGATGGAGATGGATATGTCATGTATAATATATATGTGACATATTTTATTACCGAATGTCAATCATACCATTATTAACGCGTATGTGATTATCCCATTTATTTAGATTTTCAATATGTTCGAGATGGGAAACAATAATTATCATTTTATTTGGTATGAATCCTTCGATTTTTCATTTTTTTTTATCTGCAAATATTATCTTACAGCAATGTTGTTTTTGACTTTCAATAACAGGTTAAATATGATGCAAATCTCCCGCAAATATAATTCTTTGTAGCAATATTGTCTCAACTTTCGATAATGAACATGCAAACTAAATTCTTTGCAGTAATATTGCACCTGACATTCAACAATCTATCGAATTTGACATGCAAATCAAATTAATTGCAGCAATATTGCATTTGATATTCAATAATCCATTGAATATGACATCCAAATTTCTAGTAAATCAAGTTCTTTGCGGCAACATTGCATTCAACGTTCAAAATCCGTTGAATATGACATGCAAATCTCCAGTAAATCAAGTTCTCTGCAGTAACATTGCATTCAACATTCAAGATCCACTGAATATGACATGCAAATCTTAAACAAATCAAGTTCTTTGCATTCAACATTCAAAATTCATTGAATATGACATCCAAATCTTCAACAAATCAAGTTCGTTGCATTCAAAATTCATTGAATATGACATGCGAATCTCCAGTAAATCAAGTTCTTTGCGGCAACATTGCATTCAACGTTCAAGATCCATTAAATATGACATGCAAATCTTCAGCAAATCAAGTTCTTTGCGGCAACATTGCATTCAACATTCAAGATCCATTGAATATGACATGCAAATCTCCAGTAAATCAAGTTCTTTGCGGCAACATTGCATTCAACGTTCAAGATCCATTAAATATGACATGCAAATCTTCAGCAAATCAAGTTCTTTGCGGCAACATTGCATTCAAC